GCATAGCAAGCGCATAGCATAGCAAGCGCATAGCATAGCAAGCGCATAGCATAGCAAGCGCATAGCATAGCAAGCGCATAGCATAGCAAGCGCATAGCATAGCAAGCGCATAGCATAGCAAGCGCATAAATGCGCTTTAACGCGCGTTAAAACATTAAGCAATGCTAACGTAGCATTAAAAAAAATAATGCGCTTAAAACGCATTTAAACGCAATTTAGCGCGTGTAGTGTATAAACAACAAAATGTTGTAAAAAAACAACAACAACATTTTGTTGTAAAAAAACAACATTTTGTTGTAAAAAAACAACAGACTGGGGGGGTATAGTTGTAAAAAAACAACAAATTTTTTTAAACGCAACAACTCCTAAAAAATGACCCCATAGGTAGGAAATCACCGGTCTGAATCTGTAAGTACTTCTTTCTAATTTTTTGCGCAGCAAAAAATTACACCCCTCAGGACCAATTTCGGGTTTCAAATTTTTTTGCGCAAAATTTTTTTAAACTCTGCAGGACCCGTTTCGGGCTCACAGTCCGACCAGACAATATCTAACAGTGATATATACAGTATACACACAGTGGAGTTAAAATGGAACAATATAATCAAGAGCCGGATCCGGACAGCGTAGTCCCGGGCCGAGTAGAGTTTGAAAATGGTAGCAGTAAGTTTGTACACAGTGATTCTAGCCATCTCTATACGCTAGTACACCGTCTAATGGAAACGGTAGATCGTCAAGCGCGTCAAATCTCAAGGATGGAATCATCCATAAGTGAAGTTAGGTCTACCATACGCAACCGTAGTGAATAATTCTAACGGTGTTCAAATGGTTTCAAAAACTTAAAAAATGGTGAATATACTGTTGTGCGCCTAAATCGTCTAAACAGTGAATAAACAGTGGATTCACCATATAGAGCTGAGACCTAACCATAAGGACAAAGTTTTGGGCCGGTGGCCAAAATAAAACCAGCTGGTTTTATTTTAAGTGGGTATTTAAAAAGATAAATTTTTGCTTACCGCCTGCTTCGCAGGGTCAAGGTGTTGTCATTGTTTTAAAAAGCATCAGTAGCTACTGGATCTGTTATTACCGGAGTATTGCCACGCAACATAATATTACCTTGATGCAAGTCAGTTCTAAATGATGAGTTGTGTTCAGCTACAGCGTCTAGAATAGGAAGCAATTGCGGGTAGTGTTGTTTTAAAAAATTTTCTGCTTCTTGTTCTCCAGACATTTGATCGCCAATAATCAGCATATACCATTCAGCGCCTTTTGGAAAAGTTTTTCTAATCCAATTTGCACGTTCATCGATAAACGGTACTTGATCCGGGTAAGTCGTTTTCAAACGTTTAATTACGTCTGCAACGCTTTCGATTATAATTGTAGTGTAAAGTTCTCTTAGTTTCATTGATTTTCCATTTTAGCTTTATGTGAATCAACTCGTTGTTGAAACTGTTCAGGTGTAATATTCGTACCGTGCGTTTGCAGTCCTTTGTAAACTATATCAGCTATTGCTGGATCTCTAGCTGCAGCAGTCATTACGGGAACAGTAAGCAGAAGGATTGCTCTTGGCACACTCGTAACGTATGCTTGCATTACCACTGGAGTTATTTGAGTTGGATCTAGACCATTAATTCCAGTAGATCCTTTTTTGCTAAAGTACTCATTCCATTGTTCAAAGGCGCTCAAATCTTCAGTATTCTCTATACCTAACGCTGCAGGGAATTTAGCAGCGTATTGGCTCCATACTTCTGGATTGGTTTTAATAAAAGGTTCAGCGTCAGGCCAACGTTGTTTCATTACCCGTGCTGCGTATAGTGCTGCTAGTTGTGCTCTATGGGGATGATTAGATTCTAATATGTCTTGTGCTAACGCTGGCCAATCAGTTATGCCAAATCGTCTAGCGTATTCAATTAGTTCAGATACTTGATCATAATAGCTAGCAAGTAAATCAAGATGTAACCATTCTACTAATTTTTCTTCAGCTTTGGGCCAACGTTTTTTAAGTACATTAGTAGCGTAGTCAACTAATAGTTCAGGATTGTTGCTTTCTAGCATGCTAGGTTCAGCTTCAGGCCATGGGGTAGTAACATTATCTCTAACATAAAAATATGAATATCTACTACTTGAGAACGGCATTCTTTTAAGTATCTCAGGTTCAATCTCTGGGCAGCGTTCTTGTACCTGGCCAACATATTCTCTAAATGCGTGTTGGTTATTTTCTTTAAGTATTCTAGCTTCAAGTCCTGGCCATCTTTGTAGTCCTATCACATTATTCCAATACCCAAAGCAATCTCCTATGGAAGCAAAGTTTAAAAGGTATTGTTCTATTTTTTCGTCTCTGCCATTTTTTTCTGTGTAATCAATTACGCGGTCAATGTCGATTGATTTGATCTTTGGTTTGTTTTCTTGTTTTCTAGTAACTAAGGCAGTATCTATATGTTTGAATGCTTTTTTACTAAAGAATACTGCTTGGCATGGTTCTGCTTCATGTATAACAGCGTGGAATTCGTCAACTACTAGTTGAATGCCTAGTCCGCGGAATACAGAAGACCAATCGTTAGTTACGCGTGTTGCAGGGTGACTTGTATCGTCTTCGTAATCGTAGCCGGATCTAGACTCTTTGCGTTTACGTAATTTTTCATAAGCTATACTTCTAGTAACCGTCCATAGTATTGCAGCAGGGCCTTGTGTTGGGATTTCGTTATAGTAACCTTGAAATTCTGTAGCTCGGGATTTCTCTCTGCTTATAGCGCCGTCACTAAGATGATATTGTTTTTGCAGTTTAGCTAAGTCTTTTTCTAAGTCATCTTCAGTATAGTTAGAAGTGTTTGGATTACCAGATATAACTAGTGATCTGCCTGCTCCGGTATATTTAAGTACTTGTATATACGGACGTCCAGCAACAAAATCAGGGTATTGAGTGAAATCCTTATATCGATCTACTTCATACATCTGCCAAGTTAATGCTAACGGAAAGGTATAAACACCATTGGGCGTATTAAAAGCCGACTTTGGGTTTATACCTGCTTTGTTTAAAGTTGTAAATGTTATGTAGATATCCGGGTCATCTTTATAGGGTAATAATTTCTCATATGCAGATACCTTTGGATTCTGTGCTGGTTTAGTTCTAGCTTCTATAATGTCTAGTTCATATAATTCTCTTAAGAGCATTGTAAATCCTTTAAATATAATTTACAATATTTATGCTAAAATTCGTCTACATCTAAATTGTTTATCAGGTCTCTAAGTGCAGTACTTTGTATGCTACCATTAACCTTTGCTACAGGTTTTCCGTCTGGATCTTGTGTAGTGCCGCGTGCCTTAATTGAGTTTAACAGTGCATTGCCTGCTGTGGGTGTAGATGTATTACCGTAGCCTTGATCTTCATCGATGTCTGTAATACGCAATGTATCAATATCATATCCTAAATCGATCTTCATGCCAACGCCAGAACTGCTACGTGTTTTCATAAGCTGGATTTGATATCTACCACGCTCGCGCATAGCTCTACTTGTAAAGATACCAAATACGTTATCTGCAGTTTGGATCTTACTTAACCCACCTGATATATGACTATGATCAAATTCTACTTCTTCTACTGCACCCCTATTAAGCTGTGCCGCAGTAACAAACACACAATTCTTTTCTACTGCTAAGTTTCTTAATTCTTCTGATACATATTTGTCTTTAATGAATAAGTCTGCTGGGCTAATCTTTTTACTCATTGGCATTAACAAATCCAAGTAATCTACTAGTAATACGTCAACTTTTCTATCTGTTTTAATTTCATATTCTTTTAAATAACTTCTAATATCGTTAGCAGTTTTACCTGATGGCATATATTTTACTTGTAATGATCCTGATTTCTTAGCAGTCATTTTAACTTTAAGTTCTACATCATCGATATTTTTAAATACTTCTCTAGTCGAAACGCCTGTTATCATACTATCAATACGCATAGATACAAGTTCTTCACTAAGTTCTAGTGTTAAATAAACTACGTTAAATCCTGCTAGTGCCCAGTTAACACCTAAGTTAGCTAGGAATAAACTCTTACCTGCGCCTGACCCACCTGCAAAAATATTAAGCTCTCCCCTGTTCATACCACCGAACAGTTTGTCATCCATGTTCTTCCAACCTGTAGATACTTGGCCGTTCTTGTCTTTAATCTTCATTAATCGTTCACGCGGATTAGCAAAGTAGTCTGTACCTAAATCTTTTTGTAAGCCAATTTGTACTGCTTGTTTAATTTTATCTTCTACTGGACCGTATTCGCCTTTTTCAAGTAAGTCGGCTGATTCATTAATAGCACGTTCTAATCCTTTGTGTCTAATAAATGTTTCAAAGTCGTTAAGCAGCCAATCATAATGTTCTTCTTTGAGTCCGTCTACTTCTTTAAAGTCGCTCTGCGTAGCAGCGTTAATTATATCGAAAGTTGGCATTACGTTGTGTTCGTCAACGTAACTGTTTATAAAGTCTGCTGATTTTTGTAATTTACGATCGAATAATCTGTAATCAAATATGGATTGGCATCTAACAAATGTAGCTGCATCGCTTATCATCATTTCTAAATATAACTTCTGTATATCATAACCATAGTCTACGTTTTGTGCCATTCGATGTCCTTAAAATATTGTTTTGCTCTTAGTTGGATCTTAAGTGAATAAGATTGTTTTGCATCAATAATTAGCCAGAGCGTAGCCAATCTACCTAATTTAATAACAGCATCGTTAACATCTTTAATGCCATCGGGCCAGTCTGGCATGCTAACAGACCAGCCATATTCTATTGCTTGTTCTACAGTTTTAGGACCTTCGTGGTCTCTATCTGGTACTAGTATAATTTCTTTGTTTAATCTTTTCAAGAGCCAATCTTGTTTTTCTTTTATTTGTGAACCTAGAATAGCGCAACCGTCTATGCTAATAGCATCAAATGGACCTTCGCATACGATGACAAATGCTCGATCATGTGTTTGCCTATCTAAGTTGAATACATAGTCAGGTTGTTGCTCAGAGAAGTAGCGTAGTTTCTTTTCTTGTGTTACCAGTCTTGCAGTATATCCTACGATGCGTTTTTCATAAAAGAATGGAATAATAAGTCTATCGTTAAATCCAGTTTTAGGAGTCCAATAAAACGGATAGTCTTCTAAGTATAAATGTCTTTTATCGATGTATTCTAAAACTGGAATTAGTTTTTCTGGTATTTTGTCTAAAAATGAAGTAATAGGGTGTGCATCAATTGGCATAGTTCTTAATTCAAATTTAGGCATTAGTGTTTTCATTACATACGTTTCAGATGCTTCTAAACGGAATGCTTCTAATGTAAGTTTACTAATTTCACTATCGCTCATGTTCAAGTAGATCATAAGTGATTTCATATTTTTACTAATGTGCCGACCTGGTTGCCAACTAGCCTTAAAGCTACAATTGAAGCAGTGAAACGTAACTGCATCGCCATCGTTAATAATAAATCCGCCACGTTGGCGGGTATCCTGGCAACAAGGTGCGTTGCCAGTTATCCATCCGCTTAAAGTTGTTTTAGTTCGCCTACCAGTAGTCCAGTACATTCGCAATGTATCTGTAATAAGGTTCATGATAGGTATGTTAATTTAAAAATGTATTATACTATGAAACGGTAACTTTGTCAACAGTTCCGGTAGGGTTGATGGGGTGATTTCCTTGATATAACACACGGAAATATTTAAAGTCGCCTACAGGTAATGTATAGCGTAGTATAGTATCTTCAGGTGTCACTGGAATATCAATTTTAGTTGCATGTAAGTATGAATTAACACTAATGGTAGAGTTAGTGGTGCCTTCTAACCAAATGTTCCCAACAAAGCCAGTGACCTTAATTTCAATCCAAATTTGATCAGTAGCAACTGCTTCGTAAAATGTAGTCGGTATAGAGCTAGTGTGGTATATAACCTTGCCCATGTAATCGATCTCACCGGTAAATGTTTTGTAGACTTTATCATCACGGAATGTAGGCATTGCATCGCCTATCAACTCTATAGTACCAACTGCACCAAATCTTGAGTCGGCATATAACATAATATCTTTACCGTCTTTAACTGCGCTAACGCTATATTTTAAAAACTGCGGAGATAGATCTACTAAGTCATCTTCTGGAATAGTTACATACGCTATACCTTTTTTTCCAGTAATCGGAGTAATCACATACGGGCTATTTGGTAGTGCATTACCCAATGCATCCATAATGTTTAACGAAATGCCGCTTAATGTAGTTAAGTCAATTCGTTTTTGGTCTGCATTTTTAATGTCAAACTCGATAGTATTATCAATACCATTATATATTTTTACGTTTCTTTGATACACGTTTGTGAACTCCACTGTAAACCCAGCCAGATCGGCAATAAGCTCGATACGATTTGGGTATAAATAACTTGATATTTTTTGCATTGGCAATATCCTTTATATATATTTATGGCAAACTTAAGAGATAACATAGAACAAAATCTACCATTTATTAGTGTTTTAAACTACGGAAATGAAGAATACGTTGGAATAGTAATTAATCAAGACCAATATGTGACTAGTTTTTACGATTTAAATGCAATACAGTCTGCTGAAGACAAAGCTTCTTTCTTAGAAATAGGAGAAATATGGTGGTGGGAGTCAAATCGTCAATTTCCGATATCTATTTTTTGTAGAGAAGAAATTCGACCGTTTGCATACGCAATCAAAACATTTAATAGTAAAGACACACGTATTATATTAGGTCCGGTTGTTAACTTGATGAATTTAACAATTAAACGAGTTAAACGAAAATCTGTTCAACTCGTTCGAAGACCACCCCGTTAGTTTTGTTCACAAATTAAATTCATTTGTACCACAATTGCCATAGCATACGCAATGGCATGTGATTTACGGAATGCGTATCCTGCATCAGTGTCTGTGTGGTCCCATATTTCGTTCATCACCGTAGTCCATTCTTTCCCAATCAAATAGCGTTTCGCCGGTCTTATCATCGCTAGGACTGCAGCTAATTGTTCCACCGAAGTCGGCTGCATCTGTTTCAGAATATCGGTATGCCCGTTTATATGAAATAGTAGATTTACAAAATCTTCTTGAAGAAGTAGTTCCCATATTGGTTCAGTTCCCATTAAATGTAATAAATGATTATTGTCTCTAATGTCTTTGTATATGTTGACATTTAGAAAATCAATTTTAAAATATCCCCTTTGCTCGGCTTCTTTATAGTCAATTGTACTTACACCTGTTATAGGATTGTGTGGTATGTTTTGACAATAGATGCCGGTGTTATGTCTCTTAAAAGTGTTTTCGTTACTAATGGCTGCCGTAACATGTTTCATCTTTGTTAGCGCGTGTGATCTATCAAAGAAATCTATATCTATGTCAGGCATGTGTGAAGAACCTCCAATTATAAAGCGGTTTTATTACAACCGCAATATTTATGTTCATATGTTGCTCTCCTTGACCACTGTTTTTACAAGGGCTACATCATCCGATAATTTCTTAAACTTGCTAATCCAAAACGGAACATCTAATGCCAAACTCACTACAGCTAGTTGCTCGTCATTAAATTTTTGTATAAGTTGTTTACCAGAATTACAGTTTAATACTAGCCATGGACTAATTTTTCCATCCTTAATATCATACATTGCTCTATTTAAACTTACATATAAAAAATATTGATTCCACAATGCATTGTTTGCATCACCCCAATCTAACATATGGGTAATACTGCGTTCTAATGCGGTATCTGCAGATTCGGTTTTAATTAAATCTACAACATACTTGTCATATAAATCATCTCTACACCAATGATCTAATTTAACACCGCTTGTTACTACATACGATATAAACTTATCAGGGTATAGTGGTTTTACGTTACTAACAAAACTTCCAAACTTAACAAATGCATTGTAATATGGACTTTTACAAAAATCTTCATATGTTTTCATGCCATGGAAGTTTTGTGTCTTTTGATAAAATGTATTGTATGTTTCAAAGCCTAATACTACATGTTTATCTCGTTGGGCCAAGGCTCTGCGTTTTGGCTCACAAACGTGTACTGCAAGAGTAGATTCTTTTACGTATTTGCTCTTGCAGTATTGGCATTGAAATGGCTTAGAAGGAGTTAAATTCATTTTTTGAATTTCTTTTTAATTTCTTTATCGTCTAAACCGTGGTCTTTAGCAAGCTCGGTTATTTCTTTATCAGTAGTTAACGATGCAAGCATCTCAACTTCTTTCATTTTCATACTAGGATACATTTCGGCTAAAAATACTACTTTTTTATTATCGGTATTATCTTTTTTCTTAAATCCAATCCATTGATGGAAAAACGTTTTCTCGCCGTTATATGAACACATACACAATAGCATCCACATTAATTTAGGATGTTGTTGTAGGTCAAACCAATGCTTGTTAAAGCATTCGTTTACTGAATAAACAAAATGTTCTTGAATATCTCTAGGTTGACCTTTTACATTACTAATATATCTATTTAGAATAAACAATTCACTCTTTAATAGCTTTTGATTAGTTTCGTCAAGTTCATCCCACAGTTCTCGTATACCCAAATCAACTGCTTGTATTTTTTCTTTTAGTTCTAATTTTTCAGTCATTATAGTAATTTGTCTAAATGTATTAATTCGCTTTGGCGTGATACTTCTTTTACAAAATATGCACAATCGGGTTTTGATTTTTGTTGTAACGGTGTTGCTAGTAAATGACCTAATTTCATTTTAGGAAAATACCATTTAACATCGTTGTAAAAATTTACAATTTCGATCTTCTTGAATTCAATCCTAAAGTCTGATATTGGGTTAAACACTAGTGCATCAAACCCTCTATCATTTAAACTAGTTAACGGGAGTATTTCGATATGTGTTGCACTGCTACCATCTCCTACTGCAATACACCAATCGATTGGCATAGTTACTTCGTTATTACCAATTTTTAATACCATTGCTGGCGAATTAAATGATTCTAAATAGATTAATGGTGCAAAGAAGAAATCCGGATCTTGAGGATTACTGTTATCTAATACACCAAATCGCATGCTATCATCAACTTCGTCAGGCAAGCTGTTAAGTGAATACCACTCATTGTTAACTGTTAATATATTCATTTCCAATCTACCTTATTAATTTCAAATGCATATTTTGCATCTTTATAAAATTTCTTTCTTTCTGCAAGATGTCTTTTAGCATATTTGCAAGTACTAGTAATATCATAAATTTGCACAAAGTCTTTATCGTGTGCCTTTCTAATTCCTCTACCAATACTTTGTATAACTCTTGTAAAACTTTTACCGGGTTCGATTAATACTAAATTAAAAATACGCGGAATATTAATGCCAACAGCAGCAACGCCATATGTTGCTACAATAATTTTATTTGATGCTGTTTTTACTTCGTCGTATTCTGTTTTTCTATCTTTTGTTTTTACATTACCTGATACAAATACTGCATCTTCTATTTCATTTATAATAAAATTACCTGTTTCTATTCTACCAACTAACACTAATGTATTTCCAGTTTCTGCAATAGTTCTAATAGTATCACTAATAAAACGCATTCTATCTTCATTTGTAACCTGATATTTTAATTCATCTGCATATGACCGAAATGCTGGTAAATCAATTAGCTGCAGTACCTTTACATGACACGCAGACAATACACCTGCATCTTGTAATTCATGTGCTTTAATACCGCCTACTACAGGACCAATGCTTGCAAAGATTTGTTCATATTCAAACTTTTCTTTAGGCACCGTACCTGTTAATCCCCACCGAATTGGAGCATTACATAAGTTATGTGTAAGTAAGTTTTTTAATACATCGGCTTTTGCCATATGGACTTCGTCAACAATTACTGCGCAAACGCCGTCTAAAAATTCTGCTAATGTTATAATGTCGTGTTCTTGATTTTTACTTTTCTTATCTAGTATGTTTAAACTTTGCCATGTACAAATTGTGTGTGTTTTGTCTAAATCCTTTTTATCACCGTAATACATACCTACATCAAGATTCACGTTAACGAAGTCTTCACATGTTTGTTCTACTAAACTCTTATTTGGAACAATAACAATAGTACGACCGAATGGTTCACATACGTGAGCAAGCGTTGCTGTTGTTATCGTGTTATGAGTTACAATATAATCATCAGTAATATATAAATGATCCGGACTATCAATTAAAATACATTTAACTGGTTCAGTAGATACTAAGTTAATATCTGTAATATTAAGTTTTAAAGTATTTCCATATTGATATTTAAAGTTAGTAGCATTTTGTTTCCTAGATAATGATGTAAGCATCCACGGTTTAGGAAACTTAGTAGACACGGTATAAGAATCTTTACACGGGGTTCTTATTCCATTATACATATATGTATTATTAGTTTTTGTAAAAAGTTTTGCAATTCCACCGACACTTCTAACTAATCTTTGAAATCCGACCGCTAACTCATAACTAACCGATGTAAACTTAACACTAGATTTGTCAATTGTTCCATCACTATCAACTAATCCTCGTATAAGTTCTAATCGTTGTTCTAAACTACCTTTAAAATATATTTCAGGTATGAATTTAGAATGGCTGTATGTCTCCATTAAGTTAAGGTCTGTTAAAATTTGAATATATTTATGAAATGAACTTTTAGAATCAGTAATATATCCTTTTTCATTTCTAATTTTATTTTTCATATGTAACGATTTTTTATTTTGTAAAATTTTATCAGTTTTAAATGAAATTCCATAATCATACCGTGTTACATGCGTAACTTTATAGTTTTCGTCTAACTTTGATGAAACTTTGTTAATTAGTTCATCATCAGCTGAACTAAATCCAACATGGTTATTTCTAAAACTACCGTCACCTAATAAAAACCCTAACAGCCATGGATCTAATGGTAAATTAATATCAGTATTATCATATTCCATAGTAGCCAATGGGATTCCAACTGATCTCTTAGTAGATTTTTTTAGTTTAATTAACTCACGTGTTGAAATATTCCGTATTGAACCTGTTGACGATCTGCCCCACCCAATATTATATATTGGCCATATGTGGTCTTCACATGATCTTGCAGATCGTCCATCATAGAATGATAGTTCATACACATCCTTAATTCCTGGTTCATAAATTTCTAATATTGGCACTGATTTTCCGGTTGGAGTTATTACATAATCCCCAACTTGCATTTCGCCCATTGTCTTCCACCCATCCGGTGTTAAAACTTTACTAGAGTAAGGTTGGCATTTACCGGCACCTGTGGCAATTTCTTGTAATGCTTGAGTTTGTGTTAAAAATTTATTAATAGCTTCAACTTGATAGTCACGTAACATAATAGGCTGTCCGGCTTGAGAATGCCCTTCAGGCCATACTTTGCCTTGATCTGCCCAATATGATTCTGTAACTGGTGTAAAGTTTAATTTATAATGCTTTCTTAAATCTTCTATTTCGTCTATTTCAATACCGCTTTTATTAAGTACAGATAATATTGCTTCTAAATTATTTAAATATCCAGTCCCGCCTAATCCAAATAGGCTAACAGTGCCGTCCCATCTACCTAACTTAAAAGAAGGTTGATATCTAGCATACGGCACTTCGAACTTAAATGTGTTTGCTAATTTCTTACGCACATCTAATGGCAAATTTTCAAACTTAATATTAACTTCGTCTTTTATGACTAATTTAACTCCCATATGGATTCCTCGTTTCGATTAATGGTTCTGATGGCGTATATGTTATAATCAAATCACTACATTTTGCATATACTGCCGTTTTACTGTGACGTAGTGTGTTGTTAATACATAATACTGTCATTGGTTTCCACTCTGTTTTAAGAAAGAACTTTGGTAATTTTCCTCCGAGTACTCCTGCAACGATTGTTGAATCATCGAGCATAGTATTATACTGTCTTTTTGCAATTGCGTCATTAAATATTTTACCATCAGGTGTATTATCTAATCTAAAGTAAATACCGATCTTATCTGTGATAGTATTATTAGTTAACGCGGTTGATAACTCATTAAACTGTACTATTGTGTTTAACGTTGTAGTTTGATCAAACACTACTAGTAGAGGTAATCGATTTAATTCAATTAACGATTTAATAACAGTTGTTAAAGAATGAATATTGCTGTTTACCCATAATTTAGTAGATGGTCGATTAGCAATAGTTTCAGTCAACGTATTACAATTACATGGAACATTATCAGTATATTGATAACGATGTTTGCGATCTTTAATTAACAGATTAGTAGGTGTGTTACCTATATCAGTCGTAACTATAGATTTAAGAACACTGTTCGAATTGTTAGTAAGTAAAAATTGATCTAAGATTTCTAATTTATTCCACGAAACGATTGTATTATATATTTCTTGGAGTTCTGGTTCAACTTCAAAATTATATTGTTCTAAGTTTTTTATTACAGTATATAAGTTACGTTCGGTATAATCAGCAATATAAAAAGACCCCGATTTTACTTGAATAATAGTCGATGATAATGGTTTTAAATGATTACGAATCGTACTCGAAAATGTAAATTCAATTGCAATCACACCAGTGTAATTATTTCGAAATCCGTTGTATTCTGGAATCATATTAGACCCAGCAGGAATATGATAAATTTTCTTAATATCCGGAAGTATGCGAAATGAATTTTTCCATTGCGGGGTATCTAAATATTCTTTATAATCAGGTGTTGCTTCTAAAAGAAATTGCGAGTATGACGGTGTGTTTAAAATAGTAATTAATAAATTACTTTGTTTTTCAGTAATATATGTATCGGACATCATTGCACTGTGTAAACTTTGCAATGTTTTGTTATCTCTTGGCGAGAATGGCGGTTTTAATGACATACTTTGTAAGAATACAAAGTGAAGAAGGCTGTCTATTGTTTTCATGTGTTATACACCTATAGTAGTGACGGGCACTAAGCCCGTCATATTATTTAAAGAGTTGCGTCTTCCATGCCTGCACATCTTAGTCGTATAATATTGCTTAATGCATACGATTTCTGATCTAAGGCTTTTGTAATACCCAACCATTGATTTCTCAGTAGTGCAAATTCGTTAATAACAAGTTCATATTCGATTACATCGTCTTCACCTTCTACATACTTTTCACAATCGCGACTACTTAATGCCCTTGCGTATGTTTCTAAATATTTTCTAAAGTGATAACTCTTTAATCTTTTAAGTTCTATATTAAGGAACTCAAGGATAGCTTCGACTTCTTGAAGCTGTCCATATCTATGTTCTACAATGCCTGGCATTGCTGCAGATGCTTTTTCTACATTTCCTATTATTTTACACTCTTGTTTGGCACTTGTCAACTCTGTTTGAAAATATACAATGCCGTCAGGTAGTTTTGTAATGTCTTTTACGATTGTAGAATACCAACTCATTAAAACTCCAATTCTGAATAATCGTCATCATCTTCGTCGCTATTATCTTCTAAGTAGTATGTAATAGCTTGATCTAATACAGGATCAATACCAATAGCACCTTGAAAGGTACGATCAGTAGCACCAAAGTCTGCTAACAATTCAATAAATCTCTCAGCAGCAATTTCTGCTTGTTTCTTATCAATATAATCTGCAAACAACAACCATACATCAGCAATTTGTGTTTCATTCAACATTATTATCGTCCTCCATGACGTAATCATCTTCAATGATATCTTCAATGTCATCAAATACCACTGGTACATCAGTAAACTCGTTCATTGCTCTTAACAACGAATCATTAGTATTACTTTCCCATTCCTTACGGTACAATTTAATTTCAGTACCATCAGTTGCCACATATTTAAGTCTATTTCCATCTTTTTTCAAGATATTCTTTTTCTCAAATAAATCAACTAAACCACTAAATGGGTTCATACCTGTAGTATATGGAATTTTAATTTGTAATGACTCAAATGGTTTAGCATAACGTGTTTTCATAATTTTACATGAGGCACGAATACCGTTAACTTCGCTAACTTTATTACCATCTTCGTCTTCTTTCAATTTAAGTTTTTTCATTGCTACTACAATACTAGATGCATAGATAAAACCTTGACCGCCTGAAATCTTATCGTCTGGATCAAACATATCTTGTGATGCATAACTATGGTTAGTACATACTAAACCTACATTGTGACTACCGAACATATTAACACAGTTACGAACGAGTGCTGTAAGTGCTTTAGGTTTACGACCCATATCACCTTTTAAATCACCTGCTTCGAATTGATTAATATCAGTCGGAGTTAATAACATACCTAATGAATCTACTACAAACAAGACTTTCGGTTTGTCTTCCATAGCTTTGTATTCTTTCATAAACTCACTTATAGTTTTAGCTACGTCATCAATCATAGCCATGTTAAGTTTAAGAAGTTTTTCTTCACTTGTATCTACACCTAGTGCGTGTAGCCAAGCTTCGTCTAGTGCGTTTTCAGAATCAATCAATACTACATAAATTTCTTGTTCTTGAGCGTGTTTAATGATATTACCTGAGCAGATGTAACTTTTACCTGCACCTGATTCGCCTGCAAACACAGTTACTTTGCCTAATGGAATACCTTTGTTGAAATCTGAACTAATAAGATAGTTCAATGCGAAATTGCCAGTACTTACCCAATCTGTAGGATCATTAAAGCCTACACCTAAGCCGTCAATGCTTTTTGTTAGAGTTTTTCGAAATTTTGTTAAATCAAAGGGACGAGTAGCCATTAGTTATCTCCGTGTGTAGTTTTCTATTTTCTTTTTTGTTATGTTTGCCAAACCGATCTTTACGTTCTTCTGCTGTCATTTTAGATATTTGTTCTTTCTTTATATTACTCATTTTTTTACATATTTCTGCATTATGAGTATACTCTAATTTTGCTTGAGATTCTCTCATTTTTCGTTTAGTTTCATCAGTATGCTTCATACCAATATGTCCATTAGATTTACCTTTTTTTGCTAAAGAAATTGCCAATTTTCTCTCTTCAGACATAGGACCTCTAAGTTTTCCACTCAATGATGCTTTTATTTTTTGACGCTGTTCGTTAGTAAATCCTCGGCGTTTAGCAGATGCACTCATTTTCTTAATAGTTTCCACTGAATGACGCTTATTGAGCATTCCGGTGATACCTTGTTTAATATTCTCTCTCATTTTTTTTCGAGTTAATGGTCCTGGATTTATTAATCCATCGCCTCCATCTGTTAAATTGTGTAATATACCGGTACCTATATCTTTTCTACCATAAAAAGATATTAAATCTATTTCTAATGAAATTGCTGCTGACTCAAATAAATTTTCTTTTATGAATTTAATTTTTGATTTATCTTTTGGAACGCTGATTCTACCATGCGTCTCAAAAGCTCGATTTTTTTTACCTTTACCGATATAATACGGTGTATTATCAGATTTTCTTAAATAACTGTAAACATAAAAAATAGGGGTATGATTATTATCAAAGGGTTTTGTTGCCATGAATATACTCCAAACAATGTAACGTAGCAAGACCCCTTGCTACGTTAATCTTACACCTATTAACCGCGGTTACGAATTCTTGCTAAAATATCATTAGCACGAGAATCGCTTGATGCCGCAGGCGCTGTGTCAACAGCAGTTGGTGGAGTATATGCATTAACAGTTTCAGCTGGCTCATCCCAAGGTAATTCTTCTTCGACTTTGTGTACTACAGGAGCTACGGGTGCAACAACTGGTGCTACTGTAGCAGTATGCGTAGGAGCTGCATTTTCGTCAAACTGTACACCATATGGTCTAAAGTATTTGCCCCAACGTTCGATGTCATATGCTTCACCATTTACTGATGCTTCAAACATTTCCATCATAACTTTAAGTTCAACGTCGTTTGGTTTTTTAGGTAAGTAGTCTGATAAGTTTGGTAATCCAAATTTATCAATTGCTGCATTTTCAGCATCGCTTAATGGACGTGTGTTACGTTTCCAAGTTGATGTTGAATAATCAGCAAAGCCGCCTTTGCTACCGACACGTAATGTAAAGTCGAAACCATTTACATAGTCTGTAGGTAATTCTGTATATTCTTCGTCAGTTAATGCTGCGTGAATTAATTTGTTAATTTGTGGTCCGATAATAAATCTACGGATTGAATTTTCAGGTGGTTCTTTTTCGTCTAAACCGTCTTTAGATACAAAGCCATGATAAATGAAGCTACGTTTTTTCCAGTATTTACGACCCATGTCTTCTAATGAAGGATCTTTAAACCAGGGACGCACTTCTGAAAGAATCGGACATACTGAACCGTCGTTATACATTTCAACGCATGGTACATTTACTGTTACTGCTTTATTATCTGTTTGACCTTTAATACCTGCAAAAGGTAATTTGATTACGTTGCGTTCAACCCAGAAAAAAGTGTTATCTGGATTACCGTCTGGTAGGAATCTAAAAGTTGCTTCGCCGCCTGATTTAATAGTCCAGAAAGGATAAATTGATTTATCGCCGCCTGTGTTACTATCTGTTGTACGTGTTTCTGCCGCTTTTAATTTTGCTCTGATTTCTGCTAGTGTTGCCATTTTATTATCCTATGTGTTTTGAATTTAACACACAGATTTTACTCTGTGTGTTATATAGCCTATGTGTTTTATTACTAATATTTTTTGTGTTTTATACTTTAATATATAATGCCTTACTGTTAAAGTATGTGCGTATTATATACTCTATTATTTATATGAGCAAGAGAAATCTTTCACTTTTTCATATTCTTTTTACCATTTTGCTAATTGTACTATTCTAGCTAAACTATCTTCATTTTTAAACGAAACTGATTCAGCAGTTTGTTGTTGTGTCGCTGTTCCTGGAAACACTGTTACACCTTCTGGTTTTTCCGGAGGTGGTGTTTGAATTGATTGGCCAGCTTCTTGTTGTTGAAGAGACCGTTGCAGCTGTCCAAGTGCAGAGCTATTATACGCTGATTGTTGGGCAGGTGCTGCCGGAGCTGGTGCTTGTTGGCTTTGGAATGCAGGAGTAATTGCCGCTGCGCCTGCCGGAGCTGGAGCCGGTGTTTGGGCTGGATTCATATTCTTAATTGCTGCATCATATGCTGCTTTTTGAGCAGGATCCGTCGGAACTGCAGGAGCAGGTTTACTAGGATCCATATTGTTAGTAGCTTGTACACCGGCATCACGTTTATCTGACTTTGCTTGCCAATCCATTGCTTGTTGTGTTTTAGGCCCCATAATGCCGTCAGCTTTAAGTGGATAACCTTTAGCAATTAAATCTTGTTGGATTTTTACTACTGCAGGATCTGGCTTAGCTGCAGGAGCTTGTTGCTTTTGTGCTGTTGTAGCTGCTGGTTTAGCTGCAGGAGCTTGTTGTTTTTGTTGTGCAACAGGTTTACCGCTTGTTCCTTGTTGCTGCGGTGCATTAACATCGATACCTGCCATTTTTGCAGGATCTGTGTTATTCCAACCTTGTGCTACGCCTTGTCCAAAATTTTGAGCACCTTGAACAACAGTATTAGCTGCATTACTTGCTGCATTTTTCACAGCATCAACTGCGCCGCCTGCATGGTTATATGCATACTGCCCGGCATCAGCAATTGCGCGTGGAACAGCAGTAGCATATCCTGCTGCGCTGCCGAGTGCATTGCCCATTGATTGCATTATCCCGCCTTGCGGTTGCTGTGTTGCTTGTGCAGCTTCGTACATTGCTAACTTTTCATTTAGTTGATTAACTCTAAATAAAAGTGCGTTTTCTGTAATTTTTTTCATTGTTATCCTCTTGCTAGTTGAATGATTCTAGCTAAACTGTCGCCTTGACTAAATGTTACATGTTCTGCAATCGGATCTGCATGATCAAAATCTCCTTGCGTATTATCGAATGGTTCAGACGGAGCAATTGACTGATCCATGTCTGCTTTTAATTCATCATAACCTGTAATTCTATCTTGGGTATTAGCTGATTGATTTTCCCAATCAATTGCTTGTTGTGTTTTAGGTCCTAAGATACCATCGGCTTTAATAGGATAGCCTTTAGCTTGTAGTTCATATTGTAACTTTTGTACAGCTGGATCAAACTTAGCTTTAGGCGTTTTTGGTTGTCCTGCAGGATGTGGTTTATCAGCATGTGGTGCAGTACTATAAGGATGTACCGCATCTAAATCTGATGGTCCACTTAAATCATCTACCGGTGGATGATCTTGTGCATAGCTAGTATCAGATGGATTAAACTGATGTGCTTGCGGAGTCGGAGCAGCATATTCATGCGGTGCATTAAGCATACTGTTTGCAATATCGGGTGCATCACCTGCGCCAACTGATGCACTTTTTGCTGAAGGCATGTCGGCTACACCACCGCCGAATCTATCAATACCCCAATCATTTGCGTCTTGTGTAAACGTTTTATTTACGTGGTTTGAGATATCATTATATGCACCTTTTCCGACTGCGCCAATCCCGCGGGCAATTTCTTTTGCAACTTTTGGACCTTGATTAATAAGTGGATCACCTATACTATGTCCAATTCCAGATGCTAAGTCGCCAACTGCATTATTGACATTATCTTTACCTGTATTCATGTAGTCGCTAAAGTTTTGCATTGGATGTTCTGTTGCACCGATTACATTAGGAGCATCTCCGAATGCACCTTCAATCAATGCCATTGTTTCTCTTAGAGATTTAACGGAATCTAGAAGTACGGTTTCTGAAATTCTTTTCATAATTATTCCTCATTGTTTTATGCATTTTATGTTTATCGATACTATCAAATTTGCGCTTGCCAAAACCTTCCATATCGATATCATCAGTGTTTAAGTTTTGATGTTTTACGCCTGCTAATCTTAACACATCGTTTTGTTCACGAGCATCTTCGCTTGGATCTAACTGATCAACTTTTTGCAATACTTCTCTAACATCTTCTTCTGATGCATTACTGTATTCACCATCTTTAAAACCTTTAATTATTTTAGTTTTAACTCTAGTGCCTCCGATTGTAAAGTTGCGTTCTTCTTTATTCCAAAATCCAGCAATTGAATTTAAGATTTGGTCTTTACCTGAAATGTTTTCGTCTGCCGGTTCGCCGCCGTCGTGTTTATCTTCCATGTCACATTCACCAAATCCTGCCTCGCACGGAGTTAATCCGCTTTCTCTAATAGCATCACGAATAGTCATACCTTCTGCAAACATAGTTTCTAATGTTGCACCGGCTGCTTTAGCTTTAATAAACTTAGCTTTGATTTTAGCTTTCTTATGATTAATACCTTCTTGCATCGGCGGAGCTGGAGGGGGTACTTCACCTACTGGCGGAGCTGGAGGAGCGCCTGCTTCTGCACCTGGTTCGCCTTCTGGAGCTGGAGGAGCGCCTGCTTCTGCACCTGGTTCGCCTTCTGGAGGTAATTCTCCTTCCGGAGGCATTCCGCCTAAGTCTGGAGGCATTCCGCCACCTAGACCACCTAAGCCGCCACCCATATCAGGTGCGCCTTCTGGTGCTGGAGGAGCTGCTGGAGGAGCTGGAGGAGCAGATCCGTCTGCTGCTGGTGCCATGTCTTGTCCGCCGATGTTACCGTCACCAAATTGTAATTGAACTGCAACACCTGGATCGGTATATGTTACATATTGTTGTATTAACGGACGAACATCTAAGTCTGGGTCGATGTCTTTAAGTGAATCTAAAAAATCAGGATCGTCAATTAAACCAGCTAAACTTTGAATAGCATTAATGCCATCCGGTCCGCCACGTAATTCTTTTTCTAAAATTTTATTTAATTTGTCAATAGCAACTTTTTGTGAATCCTTGTTCGGACTAAAGAGTTCGTCTTTATCTTCAAGCATGATACGATTAATAAATGATTCAAATGCAAGTTCTGGATCGAAACTTTCTTTTTTATGGCTTGTATAGCCTTTGTTTTTCATTGAATGTGCTAATGCCCAAGGATTATCGATCTCCTTGTGTTTTTTCATTGCTTTAACAGTTCCTTCCCAGCCTTTAGGTGCTTTTTCATCTAAGAAGTAATCTGACGATAATTCGCAAACTGGTAATTCGCTTTCGTCTACTATGTTGTATAAGAATGGGAATACAGTTTTCATTTCTTCATTAAAAGTACGTACTGTTAACCGATCAATCCAGTCATTCATAACAGTTTCTGGAATTGCTTTTTCTTCTTTTTCAATAAACGATTCTGCAAATTGTTGATAATATGAAGGACGTTGTAAGTTGTGTATTTCTTTTTTAACTTCTTCAATGCGCTCAATTACACGATCTGTAACATTGCCCATTGCTTCTGATAATTGAGATTGACGTCCGACATATCCTTTAAACTTACGTAAACTTGCTAGTTCTTCACTAAGTTTAGTAATGTGTTTGCCAATTGCATCGTATGGGTTTCCACCATGTTTAACATGTTCTGCTAGTGCTCGAGCACCTGGTAAATGTTTATAGGGGTATTTAAATCTTTCACCGTCTGCATTTTCAACGTAAATGCATTCGATGTGCATAGTACGTCCTGCAGCTAGTTCAGGGTTAATAGGCTGGTTATGTTTAACTATTAACCGAGTTTCGCCTAAATTTTGGTAACTTATTCTAGAAGTCCCAAACATTTTACTTTCCATCATTGGTAATTCCTTGGGTTTTGCTTGAAACTGATAGTCTCGCTTGTCTAAGTTGCTTTTACCGATATTTTGTACATCAAAATTTAATAAGCGAGATTTAGCAAATTGTCTAAATGATCTTATAAATTTAAATGCATTGTGATGTGTAGCCCCGGAGTCATCGTCAACTAAGTCTCCACTAACTTGTACTACAATACCATCATCTAAGTCTAGTGTAATAGCAATAGTTCCAAGTGGTTCTCCATTTTCTGTGTATTGAAACTCAAAAAATCTAGCACGAGGAATATCGACTTTCTTACTTAAGACTTCTGCATTTTCGTCTCCCATTTTAATATCTGAAAAACGTGTTTGTATTTTACCATAAAGGTCTTTAGCGATTTTGTTTAAATTATTGTCCATGTTTATATTTATCACATATTAGAGGAAACAAATATTGGTAGAGGTGCTTCCCAGTCCTCAATTCTTTCTTCAATTCGCATTCTTTCAAATACCATAGGATCCCATTCTGCTAGTATATCAATCATTCTTACTACTAGTAATAGTGCTGCTACTAAGTCATCATGTTGCCCCGGTTTACCTTTAAAACTAATACCATGCGCAATAAAAGATTTCAATTCAGTAATTAATGGTTTACTGTTGATAGTCATTTTATCTTCTTCTACAAAATATTTTAATTTTGAACACGCTGCTATTTTATTATTAAAGGTAGTATTAAATCCTTTGCGGAATTTACGAACATGCCCTTTTCTGCCAGGTTCACTCACAAACAACCCTGGAAATGATTCTTCTCCTAAATTTTCAACTACTACTAACGCGCTTTCGCCTACGGTATTGTTTTCTATTGACCAATATATAGAATTATATTGATCATATCCTAATTCATCTTGAATGTATAATAGAATTTCTCTAAGTAACTTTACTTGTCCTTGAATAGGTGTAATGTTATGATGCCATTCTGCTACTTGATTCATCGATGGTAATTCAAAAACTGTTATTGCTGAAAAGTCACCACCAGTTCCTAAACTAGGATCTAATGCAATCAAGTATAAATTACCAGCTGTTGGAGCCTTATACCAACGTACTTGACCCATTTTCATTATAGGTTCTTTACCGTATAATTCTACTAACTTTAAACTGCTAATAAGAGTTTCGTCGTATACTAAAAATTCGCAATTTTTGATTAGAACGTTATTTGCATAATACCTGTGATTCTGTTCAACATTAAACAGATCGTATACTGGTTCTTCATCTAACAGCCACTTAACAGACACGACATTATCAAGTTTGCCATTAACTAAAATTTTTTGTTTAGGCAATAATAATCTACCTTCTATCGGTTTAAACCCATTAAGAAAATATTTATGATCAGGAGTGCTTTTAAGTGAATGACGTTGTGTAGTTACATGAAGTATCTTTTTAACACCTTTAACTAAGATTCCGTCAAACTTGCTCCAGCCGGTGTCAGTTAGCACCGTTAATCCTAACTTATTTTTTATTAATTCTTCCGCGTGTAAATCCATCAAGTTCTGTTCCTTCTTTAAATTGTTTGTTAATTACTCCATTATTATACCAACACATGCCTCTCTTTGATATTTGTAATCTAGGAAGTCTTCCCTTAACAAATCCGTCAGGGCATATATCTTTATAGGTCTCAATAACTCCATTATTAAACCATTGTTTGTCTTTTGCTGATCCAGGTTTTCCTTTTTTGGAGTCACTTATTTTTTTTGCTCTTATAGGACATTTGTTAAACTCATAATAACCTGGTTGGCTTCTAACTAACAGTTGAGTTTCTCTTTCAGATTCAGACCATTTAGTACCTAATGTACGTCCACCAATTCCTGGACGAGCGATACCTTTATTATATGGAATAGTTCCTTTTCTCTGAATACTCATTAATTGTTTGGTTTCTTCAGTATGTTTAAATCCAGTACACCCATCTCCGCCTAGTGTTTTATTTGTTAACGGGCCGGCATGATCAATTAATCGGCCGTACTGGTTAATCAGATCAATTTCAAGAGCCTTTGCTGCAGCATCTGTTAACTCAGTTTGATACATTTCTATAACCGGAGTTAGATTTTGCGCGACTAATCTAGAAATTACCGCAACTTTTAAATGATTACACGTAGTTTCTGCAGTTTCTGATAAATGATCTTTATATCGCCTACCGTGGCCCTTCCCAATATAAAACGGTTGATTTGCTAAAATACTCATATAACTTACTGTGATGTTAATTGGGGTTTTATAAATATATACATAATACATGCTAGTATTTATCATTTCGTCATATACTATGAACTTAATAATCGCATAATATCGCCCATTGTTAGTTTTTCAATTTTTCCAGATGGCCATTTAACAGTTACAACTGAATCATGCACAATACAACCGTATTCACGTCTAAACTTTTCTTCACCTATACGACCGAGCTCTTCTTGTTTCCATTCTTCATCTCGATCTGGATGATCCCACCAGTCAGACCGGAACCCAGAAAATCCATTAATTCCGATCTTGTTTGGTTTTTCATTCCCAAACTCATCAAAAAACTGTTGGCTTTCCTTCCATATAGTAGCAAATTGATCTTCGTCACTGTTTGGTGTAGAAGTAATAATACAACGTCCACCAGTTGCTAGTGTAGGTGATATAGAAGTCCAAAACTCTTCAGCAATGTTAGGTTGTAGGAAAGCAAACTCATCGCAATATAATAACGAAATACTCATACCCCGTCCTGTTGTGCCAGTAGTAGTTTGACTTACAATACGTGATCCATTATCAAATTCCATAGACCCTTTATTGTAACTTACTACACCTGCACGTAAGAAGTCTGGACATAGTTCGTATCCATAACGTATACGTTGCATAATCTCTTGAGCACCTGTGTACTTGTGCGCTGCGATTAAAATAGTTTGATCCGGGTGAAACATTGCATACCATAATAAGTATGCAGATGCACATGTTGTTTTACCACTTTGACGCGGTAACATATTAATATTAAAACGATGAGCATGATAACAATTTAATAAGTTAACTTGATAATCAAATGGTTGAAATAATAATTTACCTTTTACTGAATGTTGGATATGAAAGAAGTTTCTTGAAAAATGTAAAAATCCGTCAGCCGGATCCGAACACATTAATATATCATTAATCTGTTGTTCGTCAAATTTTTCAGTCTTGTGTGCTTTTTTTGTAAGGACACCGTCTAGCGATTTACCCATATATAATCCTTTTTTTTGTATTATGTATTTACAAAAAAAAGCGGACATAATGTCCGCTTTGTGATTAGTATTTGTATGTCTTATTTACGAGATTTAACATCTTCATATAACGATGCAAGATGATTAACAAGAGACTCGTGGCGAATGTTCCACGGGTTGCCGCCACCTGCTTGTTTAGGAGCTTCTCCGCCTTTACTAAACATATCATTGCCTGTTGGTGTAACCGCATCGATATCGAATACTTTAGAGCCTTTGTCGCCTTGTTTAGAATTACCAAAGCTATCACCGATAACAATTTCTGCTTCATCATTGCCTAATAATTTTTCATCGTCGTGAGGTGAGTGTGTAGGTTCATTGTCTGCATCACCGCCGATGCCTTTTAAAACATCAATTAACTCACGAATACCGTCTGCACCTTTACTGTTAATAGTAAGATTCATGTTTAATGATTCATCGTGAGCAGGACCACTTTGTATAACAGCCGCCGGCATATCACCGCCGCATTCTTCAATTGATGTATCTACACCTTCATCAATCTGATACATCTTTTGCATTAATTCTTTAAAATCCATTATTTCATTCCTTTAGCAGTTGGCAGTGTAACTTGTTTAGATCCAATTGCACTTGTTGTTCCAACTGATTTATCATATTTAGAACTAACTACTGCTGATTTTTCAACAGGTGCGTTTTTTGCTAATAATTGGTCGTTAACGCCTTTGTATTGTTCGCCTTGATGTTTAACTTTATTAAGTTCTTTTAACAGCGACATAGTACTTGATTGCCCTACTAGGTGTTGATTATTTTCTTTTTCATAATCTTTACCTAACAATGCTTCGCCTGTTTTTTCATCAAATTTGTGATTAAGTTCTTGTTCTTCTTGTTCTTTAAGATTGCGAACTTTAACACAACATTCGCTTAATCCTAATGACTCTGCTGCAAGTTGTCTTACTTGAAAACTAGTTGCAGGGTAACTTAACGTAATATCATATGTTGTAACACTGATATTTTTATGTTCAGGAAAATCAACTTGTGTTTCCTGAATAGGTGTACGTGTACTTCTTTGGAATAATTCCACTACGAACTTATCTAACGACCCTTTAAATTTATCAAGTTGTTCATCTGCAGGTTCTCCGGCAATTTTAACTTTAAATTCATAAGATTGTTTTGATTCGAGTAAATGTTGTTTAAATGATTTCATAATATATCCTTGATAGTATATTTATTTCATATTCTTTAATTTTTCGATCAAACTGTTACGATCGGTTACGATAAACCCATCACCTTGAATATTAACACTGTTATCTTCCGGATGTGCATCGCTATCTAATTTTTGTTTTTTAATTTGTAATTCGATCATTTTAAGCTTTTTATCTATTTTAGCAGATTTAGCATCGATTGCATTTTTTAACATACTTGCTGCAACTTCAAATACGCGTCCGCTGTATCTAGCTTCAACGTTCATACCTAAATCCATTAAGTCGTCGTATGCAGCAGTTGCGCGTTGTGCTAATGCATCAAATTCAGAATCGCTAATGTCTCCCAACCCTTTTACTTGAGGCAATGCTGCTGAGATTTTATCAAACTCGGCAATATCTCTAAATAATGGTGCAGGAACAGTAGGAGTGGGAATTTGTGTTTCGGTTTCTTTTATAATAGTTTTACTTTCTGGTAAATTTAATAATTCTTCCAATTTACGTGTCATGGAATATCCTCATATAGTAATACTATTTACGTTGTTTGCCGCCGTTGTGAAAAATATCGTCTTCATTAATAACTCTAAAAACTAATCCGTTTTGTTTACAATAAGCAGTTGCTGCTGCCCATTTAGCTTGGTTCTTAATGAATTGTGCTTGATTATATTTGTTCTTACCAACACGTTCTAATATGTGTTGACTTGCAGGTTTTATTTCAATTACTTCGTTATGAATTTTATTATTCTTATCTACGTATTGTATAAAGAAATCAGGTAGGTAAATTGTATTACGATTGGTTAATGGGTCTCTATAAGGAATAGTTATAGCCTCACTTGCCCATTTCTGAATTCCGGGATTAGTGTCGCACATATTCATAAAGTTCCATTCCCAAGAACTCCTGTAATAAGGAATTTTAGTTCCTACATACTTTCCAGGATTCTTAAATACAAATTTTCCTTTTGCAAATTTACGACTGCTCATACTAGTATATTTCGTTTCTCATATGCGTTATCTGCAACTTTAGTACGATAACCGATTAAACTTGTTTTTTCTCTATATGCATTTAAAATTTGAGCAACAACTGATGATAATTGCATAGTAGGTACGGCTTTAAGTGTTTCTAATAATTGAAATACTGGTATATTATCAAACCTAGCCTGATTCAATAAAACAATAGCAACTGTTCTTGCACTTGATAAATCAAAACCACGACGTTGAAAAAACCCAATAGTTGCATCAACATCATTAGACGGAAAGGTAACTTGATTAACATAAAATTTGTCGAAGAACTGTTTAATTTCAGCTGCACTAGATTCTTTTTGTGGTAAATTAGACGTTAACATATATATCCTTAATAAGTTGCCGTATGATCAGCAGTATTTGGTTGTGTTGTAGTATTTGAAGATGTATTTGGTATATTTGCTTGAGATGCAGTAGTATCACTACTAGTACGCCCAACTGGCAATGCCACGTCTTGAAGACCGCCGGGTTTTGGTGCAGTTGAAAGTATTGTATTATATATTAATGTATTATCTTGAGTTGTACTTGGATTAACAGTTATATTATCAGAAAATGATGCAGGATCTAACTTTGGAGCTGATGCATCGGTTGAACCAAACGGAACCGTTGCAAACGATTTTGAATTACCAACTAAATCATTTGGCCCGCGTGTCGGATCTGAATTATATATTGGAGACTGAGTAGTATCATATAACGGAGAAAGAAATCCAAAATTAGACATTTCTACATCACCCTCTGTATGATTAACAAATCCGGTATTAAACCAAACTGCTTCGTACGCTAGTTTCATATCAAAATGATGAGCACCTTGTTCATAGTATCCTAATTTATTACCAGTCCAACTAGTAATAATTGGATTGATTAATTTATAACTTACAAATTCTTTTCTTGACATTTGAAAAATCGTAATGCCTTTAAAAAATGGTTTTTTACGTCCATTATAACCATAAGGTGCTGTAATGTGATCTGCAGATAACATTGCATTTTTTCTATATGAACTAGTTTTAGCCGATACGGTCGGATCAGCATAATAATATTTGTAATATAATTGCCATACTTGATTAATAAGACCCATGTTATCGTCATGAAACGAAATATCTACATCATTGTACTTATGTTGGTATTGGACTACTTTTTTTCTGTTGTATTGATTTAGTACTTCGTGTTGAACCGAATACGACGGTAACGTTACATCCTTAACTAACAGGTTAATTTCATCTTTAAGTGTTTCTACTATACTAGGATTAACTTTATCTAAAGGAAGTGAAGATTTACCTTTAGGATTAGCTACGTTCCAATCGATATCAAAAGATACATGAAATAAGAATTTAGTTTTTGGTAACAATCTAAATTGATCGTCAGCAAAAATTCGTGCGGCATGTTGCCGACATCTAAGTAGGGTAATCGGATCTGATAGTAATTCTGTATTAGGTGTAAATGACATACATATATTTATCTTTTTAATAAAGTGTATGGTTTAATAGTCAAAAAAAAGCCCGTATAAAACGGGCTTTTTAATAATGCTAAATTTAGCCTTCGCCAGCTGACACAACAGTTGCGTTTTGACCAGCCACCCTAGCACCGGCAGGATCATCAAATGGTATAATACCACCACCAAGTGTCTGAACGCAGTTATCAGCTTGAATTGATAAATCAACTGTCATGCCTGTACCTGCATCTGAATATTGTAATTGTCCGTATGTAGACGAAATTACATAACAACCAACACATTCCCATGATTCCAAAATGTTAACAGAACTATCTTCATCAGTAAAGTTGCCAGCGTTGCCGCCGTCTAACATATCAATTCTCATTGAGAATTTATAGTCACCTGCAGCTGCAGCTGAACTTTGTTCAAAGAAATCAAATTGTTTTTGATTTTGCTCACCGATCAATTTGTTTACTACACCAGTAGCATCATCACGTATTTTAATAGAGATTGGATCCCAATTAGGTTTACCTGCATAATGAATTGTACTGTTATATACTTCAATTTTTTGATCAGTAAATTTTACAGTGGGACGATTTGCTTCAACAATCTGTTTAGTTAATTGTGTAGTATCTGACCCTTCTCCGCCAAGACCAAAATCTGTAAAAATCACTCTAAAGCGATATTTTAATTTTGGCATTAACATACCTTCATTACCACCTCCAAGAGGTGGTACTGAGAAATTGTTTAAACTTGCAACTCCGGTTGTAGCCATTTATATTCTCCTTATCCTAAGCCTTTAATTTCACCAGTGTTTTTCAAACGCAGTGGGATATAAATAAATTCTACTGCCTTCATTGGCTCAATTGCAATATCGACCCATAGTTCGCTACGATCGATTCTATCTGCAGTGTTATTTTGACTATCACATTGAACGAGGTAATCGTTTATAGCACGTTTTGCAACTAAATCAACAAAAATTGATTCAATGGCGTGTTTAACTTGATTACGTGTAGCAGTATCATTTGGTTCAAATAAGTACGGTCTAGTTGCTTTATCAAGTTGTCTACGCAAATAAACTACCAAACGTGCAACGTTAATACGATCTAATGACGATGCTACTGGAGAACGTGTATATTGTCCAAAGTTAACAATGCCTTGTCCGTCAAGATAAGTAATTGGATTAACTTTAATTTCTGCTAATGTATCACGTAACCCGCTATTTAACGATACAGTTTGATATTTACCAGTGCTTGTAACATATCCAGTTGAGTCAATATTAGTAATACTTCCTCTGTTTGTACCAGCAGGTGCAAACCATGGATAAGTTTTTTGATCGTTTAATGCAATAGTACGCAACATCATATGTGTTGGAGGAAGTACTACATTAAGTCCTTTATTGTCACTTGCCATACCCCATGGGTAGAAAAATGCAACATATGGATCTGCAGTTACTAATCCGTCATCGTTGTCTTCTGTTGCTAAATTAGCATTATGACCCCAGTTGTTAATATCAGTTGCGTTTGTAGCTAAACGTGCTGGAGTATCAGCAAGTACAAATGCAGTAATACCACGATCGTAGTTTAAAATTCTTAATTCACCTACTAACTCTGGATAACCAGGAGCTGCAAGTAAATTGAATACACGTTGTTCTGTTTCACGAACTTGTTGATTAGTGTTAACTAATGCTTGTAATGATTGAATAACAACTTTACGTTGTGCTTTACGACCGAATGCACCAACACCATTTCCGTGGTTAGCAGACTCAGTTACCCAACGAGATGTTACATAGCCGTTTGATGTATTCATTAATTCATCATTATGTCTCACGTTACGAGCTAACGGATTAACATAATTTTTATGATATTTTTTAACATTAAATCCACTTCTACGTAAATTCCATAACAACATACCTTTTGGATATAATGCAGGATTTGGTGCATCAAAATCAACAAAGTTTGCTGCTTCGTTTAATGTTGCTGCTTCTTCAGAAGTTACATCAGAACTAGAAACAAATCCACCTAGCATATCAGTAAGTGAACCGATTGTGTCACCACCGTTAGTACTCCATCTTGCATCAGCAAAAATAATACCATTTTCAGTAGTGTGATCAGTTGCATCGATCAGTTCCCATTGTTTATCAAAATCTACATATCTGTAAATTTTTGGATAATTTTCAAGATCTGAAGTGTTAATCCAGATGTCACCTTCGGCTAATACACTACCGTCGGATTGTAACTTCGGTTTAGTTGGAGTAATAAATGGACCTGTTGAATTTACAGGAATATCACCGTATACGTAATTACGGAATGCTACCCATTTAGTTCCGTCATTAACCATAAGATCAACTTCTTCAACTTTAGAATCATACCACAATTGGCCTTCTGCAGGACCTGCAGTAGGTTCCGAATCCGACGGTGTAATAAATGACGATGTTTTATCAGTTGTAAATTCAGTCCAGAAAGAACCCAAATATCTGTAATATGTTGTAGGAGTTCCACTTACTAATACAGATTCAGTACCAGCTGGGTGATCGTAGAAGTTAGCAGTAGGATTAGCACCTGTTGTACTAAACAATTTAGTAACAATACCATTAGCCGGTTGTGATAATTCAATTTCACCACCTGTAGCATGAACGATAGCAAGTTTAGTTGTACCTACAGCAACCGCATGAACATTAGTGGTATCAGGAGTGTTGTTAATTGCTTCTAAAATTTTATCAATAATTGTTACAACAGTATCATTAGATGTGATCGCAGGTACAGAAACAGTTCTTGAAACTAAAGTATCTGAGCCAGCTACGCTTTCTTTTAAAATAAAAGATGTTGCGCTGCTTATGAATGTACTTTTTTTAATTTCAGCTGATTCAAGACGTGTAGCAGTTGTAGCACTACGACGGTATAATTTAAAGGTTGCAGCAGTAGTAGCAAGTTCGGCATCATTTGTTTTAGCATAAATTGTATTACCTGCAATGTTTAAACCGCCGCCTGTTGAATCTAAACCGTTTAATGCGCTTGCATTATTTGGATAAACTGAAACAGTTTGTGGTAACCATGTTTTAGCAGCTGAACTATATTTGCTAACAAGTAAATCAATACCTTTGTTAATTGATGTAGTTTTAATCCAAATTGATCCAGTTGGATAATTAGCTGTTCTAGTTTTAAAATCAGGAACTGATGTGTGTTTTGAAATTTGCAATTTAGGTGCATAGTACACTGAACCACTAGAAGTACCAGTATTATCTAAACGGAAACCTAATGAAGATGCAGTAGTTGTTGATGTACCTGCTAAATCAATATCTACCCCTGTTGAATACAAATTAATTTTATTATTAATTAATTGTGCAGTAATTTCAGCATTAATTGTTGAATTATTGTTAATTGCAGCTACTAAACCAGCTAATGAATCCATAGTCGGTGAACCAGTAAATACTTGTCCATTAATATGAAGTTCATCAGCAGCAGATAAATCAGTGCTATCGATTGTTTTTGTACTAGCAACAGTAGGACGACTTGCTTTCCAACTAGCTGAACCAACCTCAACCCATTTTGCAGCTACTGAATTAACACCTGGCTTTTTATACCATAATTTCATAAGGCTTGAAACAGCAACGATTGCATACGAGCCTGAAGCTCCAATACTCGCTTTTGGTTGTGTAACACTGTTAACTACTTCGGTTAATGATGTATCAGTAATTACAGTTGGTACTTTGTTAATGAATGTTTGTCCAGTTGCGGTTGATCTGTTACCTGATGATGGATTTCCGTCCCATTCAAAAATACCCCATTTTGAACTTGAAGTATCTAACCAAAATGAACCATCTTCTGGAATGCCATCTGGAATAACAGGTGTACCGTCTAATTGTGCTAAGTCAACGCTTGCACGCGCAACATACGCACGATTTGAAACACCTAAATAACTGTATGCGGCTTGTAATCCATATTCATTTTGTTCATGAGCATGTTGTGCATTATTACTAGCATCAGTTTTGAAAATAGGTGTGCCAAATGTATCTAATAAATCTTTTTGACCAGTAAGTAAGTAAACTTTACCGTCGTTTTCTGCTAATGTTCCTGGAGCAATTCCTGTTCCAGCATCTGTTAATTTGTTTGAAGCAGAGGCAACAAAAATTAAAGGTATTGTACCAGCGGGTGCCGACGTATATGCACTTTCATCAGTAATCGAAACGCTTACCCCTGGTGAACTAAGTTGAGCCATAATTATAATCTCCATATATACAAGTTCTAACTGTATTTATAGGAAATTGTATTTTTATGGCATTATATATTAACTATTTCAGTTACTTTTGCGTATAATGCATCAAGTGTGCTATTATTTTCTATCGTATAATCAACTTCTAAACTATACCATGCCCACTCGCTTTCATGAATTCCTGACTCTTTTAACATTAAAATATCTTCAATATTACCAGCCAATGCACCGGCAACATGAATATGCCATTCTGGTTCCGGTCCTCGTTTTATACGAATAATTTTGCCGCCGGCATTCTTAATCGCAGTAAATTCATTTGGGAATCTGCAATCACTTATTACTACATCAGTTGTTATGTTTTTTAACTTATATTCTAAACTAGCAATCCAAATATCGTCATGGAAACTTCTTCTGCAAACTTCAGTACCCCAGAGTTGTAAAATTAATCTTGGTGTTAAGTTTGGCATATTTAATTTATCTGCCCACCATTGATCAACTTGTTCGCGCCATTCTCTCGATTCTTTAGTTTTGCCTTCGAGTAATTCTCTGTCCCATCCAAATACTGCAGCAACTGCATCTTTTAATGTACCTGCAAAACTTTCACGCTTAAAACCGTGATATGTTTCTAAATAGTCTGCAACAGTGTCTTTACCTTCACCTATATTTCCTACAATGCCAAAAATCATGTTATTCTCCTAAAAAAAGCATTATACGCTCTTTATAGTCAAATGTCAAATTAACCTATAATAAACGTTAGGCCAGTTCCGCCAGCAACGTAAGTTTTGAGTTCTTTGTCAAGTGCAATAAGTTCTTCTTTACCTGCAGATTTCATATCATTACCATTTAGTGTAATGCCGCCACTCGGGCCTGCAATTGTCGAAAATAGACTACGTGCTTCGCCTAACATAATTTTACAAGTAGCAAGCGTGTAATCACGTAACCATTGTTTAGCATAGATGTCAGTTAACAACACAAAATCAGGACGATAGTTATGCGATTTAATTAAAATCTGTTCGCCTTGTGCAAAAGGACGTTGTAAAATTGTTAATACATGACTAGTAGGCTTCCATTTAAATTCAATGTAACTACCAAACATTTTACCAACTAATTTTTGATAACCTGCAAACAGTTCATACGTTGCAAGTCCGCCCATCATACTACCACTCATCATATATGTGTTAGTATAAGCTAAGTTAAATGGCTCAAATAATGTACCACCTGCACCTATACCAGAACGTGAACCGATTGCACGTCTAAATACACTTTGTACTTCTATAATTTCATCAGGTAATCTGTACTCGTTTTGATCTTGTATTAATTCTAAAAAGCTATAGCTTTCTTCTACAGCATTTGGACTGCGTTGTCTAAATCTAGTTAATGCTCTATCCAATGCAGTTTCGTAATGAATTGGGTCTAAATCTATAGTGATCATGCCATCGCCAAGCATTGCTTTAACGTATTCAAATACTTTATTTCTTTCTATCAATGAGGTTGTTTCGTCAGACATAATAGTTCTCCTACTATATTTATCTTACGATAAATATGATAAAGGAGAAGAACGTTGCCCAGATTAAGTTTATATACCCCAGAAAAAGGAAATAATTATAGATTCATTGATCGTCAAATATCATTGATGTTCCAAGTTGGCTGTACAGATGTGCATGTTCATAAATATGCAGGACCAAAAAATCCACTAGAAGGAACTGCTGATCAACCGATATATGATGTAATTAAAGAAACAAATATTCAAGATTTATTATTTTTAGAAAATCGTGATCGTAAATATGAAGAAGAAATATACCGTGTTCGCGGGCATTATCAACTTCAAAACCTTAATTTTAATCTAAGCCAATTTGGTTTGTTTATTGATAACGACACTGTATTCATGACTGTACATATTAATGATATGATTACTACATTAGGTCGTAAACCGATTGCAGGTGATGTTATGGAATTACCTCATTTAAAAGATGATTTTGCATTAAATGATTTAGATCTAAGTATGCCGCGCTTTTTTGTTGTTGAAGAAGTAGATCGTCCTAGTGAAGGTTACAGTGCTACTTGGTATCCACATTTGTATAGGTTAAAACTTAAAAAACTTACAGACAGTCAGCAATATTCTGACATACTTGACAAACCTGCCGGAGAAGATACATCATATGCGTTACGTGAATTATTAAGCACACGTACTAAAGAACTTGAAATTACTGATGCAATCGTAAGACAAGCTGAATTAGATGCGCCAATGAGCGGTTTTGAAACTAGACAATTTTATACGTTAGCAATTGATGAAATAACCGGTGATAAGATTTTAATGACAGTAGATTCTGATAGCATCGATACAAGTTATAGTAGTCAAACAATTAACGGTTTGTCAAATATTAATGTTAGTAGTGTTAACGCAGTACCATTAAGAACAGGATATACAGGTTATTTGTTTGGTGACGGATATCCACCAAATGGCTATGTGTTTGGTACAGGAATTCGTTTTCCGCAAAATGCAGCAGAGAATGATTTTTATTTAAGAATTGATTTCTTACCAAATAGGTTATTTAAATTTAACGGACACCGATGGTTAAAAGTTGAAGATAATGTGCGAATGACTATGACAAATACTGATAATAGACAAACATTAAAAACTGGATTTATTAACAATAGCAAGTTTATGTATACCGAAGAGCTCGCAGTTGATTATGTAAGAGTAGCAGTCGGTGATTACATATTTAATACAGAATTTATATATCCAACAGATGCGTTATACCTTGTTCTTAAGTTCTCGACTACACGATTAGAGTTTGTAATTGCAGATAATCCGACATTATTTGAACCGTATACAGTTGATGGAGTTAATAAAATACGAGTAACATTACCAATAGTAGATGATTCGCAAATCACTATTCCATTTGCTGGAGCATGGCGAGTTATGTTGTTTAACCATCGAGAAGCAGAGCGCCAAGGAATATCAAAAGCACTCAAACCAAAAGCAGATTTGTAAAAATATACTGCAATAAATAATGGAATAGGAGAACACATGCAACATTTTTATGACGGTGCCATAAGACGGTACGTTACTCAAACAATACGAGTTTTTAGTAGTTTTACTGTTAGATATAGCGACGGAACACTACATCGCGTCCCGGCGTCATATGGTGATAGTGATAGACAAGCTGCAACGATTGTTAGACAAAATTCAGAAAACACACTAAATTCTATACCAAAAATTAGTGTATACATTCATGCAATTGAGTTAGATCGTGAACGTATTCAAGATCCAACATTTGTTAGTAAAAAACAATATAGAGAACGAGAAATTGTAGATGGTGAGTATACTAGCAATCTAGGCAGAAATTATACAGTAGAAAAAATCATGCCAACTCCATTTAAATTAACTATGAAAGTTGATATATGGACTGCAAATACCGATCAAAAATTGCAGATTATGGAGCAAATCTTTATTCTCTTTAATCCTAGTTTGGAAATACAAACAACTGACAATTATATCGATTGGACTAGTATTTCTGTATTATATTTAGATGCAATTGCATGGTCAAGTAAAGCAGTGCCAGTCGGTAATGATACACCAATCGATATTGGTACATTAACATTAGTTGCTCCGATATGGATTAGTCCGCCTGTAAAAGTTAAACAAATGGGTATTATTAGAAAAATTATTACAAATATTCATGATGCATATTCACCAGAAATAACAGGGTTCGGAACTGATACTTTTGTTCCAGACACTGCAATTTCAACGCTAATGCAAGGTGTAGTTACAGTCATTGAAGATTATACTATCGAAGTACTTAATAATCAAATTACGTTATTAGATTCTCATAACGGTGCAGTTTCAAACGATTTGTCATTTGATATGCCAGAACGTATAAACAAAGAAATATCATGGGATTTATTGTTAGACATGTTCCCAAATAAATTTATTTCAGGTATTGCAAGAATATTTTTAATGCAAATAGATGGAACAGAAATAAACGGAACAGTATCAAGAGATCCACTAAATGATGCAGTTTTAACTGTTAATTGGGATCGTGATACTATTAGTCCTAATACAGGAATTAATAGTGTTGGTTTTTTTGATTTTGATCCAAGATATGATGCAGGACCAAATTATAGACCAAACAGTCCTGGAACAGTCGATGCAATTATTAATCCTCTTACATTTAATCCAACAGATCATACTGTGTTTCAAGGATTACGATTCTTGTTAACAGAAGATATCGGTGATATTAATAATACTGAAGGACCGATCGGGTGGAAGGGGAATCAAGGACAAGACTTAGTTGCTCACGCTAACGACATCATTGAATGGGACGGCAATAAATGGAATGTGATTTTTAGTTCAGTTAATGAAAAAGATGTTATAATTTGGCAAACTAATACATATTCTGATTCCGGAATACAATACATGTGGAACGGTGTAGCATGGGTTAAAAGCTTTGAAGGTATATATAAGGTAGGAAAATGGCGATTAGAAATGTAACAGAACAAGTAATATGTAGCGGGGCGTTAATGTATTCGCAAGCTACTCACAGGTTTCTGTTAATTCAAAAATCCTCAGGTAAACATCAAGGTACCTGGGGATTAGTTGGCGGAACTAACTTAGCTAATGAAAATCCATGGCAAGGTCTTACTAGAGAAATAGAAGAAGAAATTGGGTTTCTTCCAGTCATTAAAAAAACACTACCATTAGAAAAGTTCGTATCTAATGATAGTGTCTTTAATTTTCACACATATTTCTGTTTAGTAGAAAATGAATTTGTACCAACGCTAAGTGATGAGCATATTGCATGGGGTTGGTTTAGTTTAGTTGCACTTCCAAAACCAATACATCGTGGGTTAAATCTTAGTCTGCGTAATAAAATTATTCAAACTAAGATTCAAACTGTTATCGATATTATTGATAGTTTATAACCCTAATACTGCGTCTAATTCTTCATGAGTAGTTGCTGCAGAAATTGCAGCAATTTTTGTAGTTAAATCCGCTTTTGCTTGTTCAATTTGGGGGAGATTAACTGGTTCGTCTGAATGTATCCAGCGTTGAGTAATACTAGATACTTGAATCATACATTGCTGTTTAGCATTTGATATTTCAGATCCTTTTCGTTCTTCAAGTAGTAGATCTAAAATAAGATATGTAATTTCAACCGGATTTGATAATAAATTATATTGAGGAACTGCAATTTGATTTGTTCTAACAATAGGTTTAGGTTCTAATTCTATTGCATCTCTCCATACTATTTCGTCTTGTTTCCATAAATTTATAGCACCGGTAGAGTTAACGTTTATTTTGTACATAGTTGCCATTTAATTTTCCTTATAATGTAAATGTAATAGTAACGTACCCGCCACTGGGCACTGTTATTGATATAGGTGTTGTGCTATAAGACGGTACTGATGTTCCTAAAGTTGTAGGTATTGCAGTTGCGGCGCCGCCGTACCCGCCCGGTATTGCTACACCAAATACGTTAGTTGCTGCGCCTACATTTGCTGTAGCTGCATTTATCCCTGAAGTCCCAGCTACATAGTTCCCAGTTACATAGTTCCCAGGAGTATATGATGCTGGAACATTACCTATACCAGCACCAGTACCAGATTGTGCAAATATAAATGGACTAGGTGGTAGGGGTCCTGTAGAAGGACCTGAATATGATGCGGGAAAATAACCTGAATACGGGGGTGACCAATAAACCCCAGGATACAGATTATTATAAGTTACGTTAAAGTTTACTGCGCTTGAATATTGGTACCACGCTCCGGGAACTCCTGCAGTAGTACCGTAAGCCGGTGATGGCGAATAAGTGGTTACCATATACCCGATCACTACTCCAGCTAATGCAGGTTGATAATACCCTGCATTAGTATACCCTGCATTAGTATATGAATTATCATACGGATTGCCGGGAGTAGATGTTCCAGTTCCGCCCTTTCCAGTTACATATACTTTTTGTTTGCCATATCTTGGATTATAATTTCCAGTTGCGTTTAATGTTACTGGCGACATGTCGGCTGGAGTCAGTTCTTTTATCATTCTACTAAAAAACTTACCAATCATTATCTAACCCCGTACATTGCTAAACTTCCAGCAAACGTTGTTCCACCATCAGTTGTAAAAAATGTCCAAACGTCGTAACCTCCAGTTCCGATCACAGTTAATGTAGCCGGAGGAACTGTACCAGACGGCCATTTAATGTTAGATGCACTTGCAGTCCGTTGCCACGTTAAACTTGCAATTGCTACGTTATTTTTAACAATGACATTTATTGAGTATATATTTGAACTAATCATTGTAGACGGTGTGCCTGTAAAATTAAATACCTTTGCTTGACTAGCAGTAGTGTCGCAGGTTATAATTATGGTAGTATTAGTAATTGTAGATAAATCAATTGTAGTAGTTGCAGTAGTGCTAGATATGGTGGTAGTTTGTTCAATAATGCCAGTTGCTTTAACATATCCATTTACTTGTAATTTATTTACACCGTCATCAACTCCAGTACCTAATAATACATTACCGCCATACTGTCCAAGTTTTATAACTCCGGTATCTAATACTTCTATACTCGGAATACCAGATACATCATTAGCGGAAAATATAGTTCCAGTAAAGCTATTAGTAACTGAAAGTAATTGCCCAGTTGATCCAGTAAAAGACAATGAACCAGCATTAAGCATAGTAGCAGTTATTGTTTTAGAAGCATCTGGACTAGTATAAGTTACCGGAGCTGCAACATTTAAGCTACTATCACTTTGCCCTAATGTTAATGTTTTACCAGTTAATGCTCTAATTTTACCATTTTGTTCAAATATAATATCAACAGACGTTGTACCGTCACCAATGTAAACATTTGATGCGGTGTTCCCAAGTGATAATTGTCCAGTATCGCTTAATGATATAGTAGCAACTGATACATTTGATGCGTTTTTAAAATCTATTAATCCGCTTGCTGGCGTTATTACTACGTCTTTAGCCATTAAAGTCTCCCACCTAATCTAATTTTGTTTTGTAAAAAGCTATTTTCTGTTGATACTGCATCTAATAATTGGCTTGGTCCCTGGTTTATAATCCCAGCAATTGCAGGATTTGCATACGGAGTATCTAAGGATATTTGAAGTGGTTTAACCCAATATCCAACACCTGGTGTATTTATATTAGCAGTAGTATCTGTTACACCAACATTTACCCATCTCGGAAATGACACTGCCGCTAATGTTAATTCAGCTTTTTCATAAGTAGTAGAATTAGCAGTGCTAAATTGCACATAGCTACCTCCTCCGGATAATGCACTACTAAATTCGCCGCCTGCATTTCCTAGTTGATTCGGATTAGTTCCTGACTGTGCAGTTCTTGCACATAACCATGGTTTATCACTTCCACTATTCCAGTTTGATTGTAATTTAATAGAACATGTTGCTCGTAACGTTACATTTGGTGGAATATATACACCTTGGAACCAACCTCGACCCCACTCTGTAAAGTCTTGTGCAATAACTACATGCCATGCATTTTCAGTTAAATCCCACCATCTTTCAGTTCCGTATGCAAGTTGTCGTACTCTATCATATTCAAAATCATCTTCAATCATAGTAACTATTTGATTACCTTGAGTACCTCTATCTAGGTGTGTATGATAATAACCACGTTGTAGGGTACTAGGAGTAGCGTTGAACACATTAGGAGCTCCACTGCATGATCGTAACTTTGAATATAGTAATGTAGCTTGAGTTCTTTCAGTATGTGGACCATACCAATAACCGGTAATTTTCCACTTATAAAACGGTGTTTGTTGTGATGTAATAAACTGTATTTCACTACACGCATCTATAATAATGTGATGCATTCCACAGTTACCGTCAGCTTCAAGAGTTCTGCAGCCCCATGGGGTTCTCGATGTGTAGTTATATGCTAATTCTCCATACTCACTAGACCATTCGGATCTAAATGACCATGAGTTACTACCGGCAGAAATACAATTATACGCAGCATTACCATTATCATACCACCCAAATAATATATTACTGTTAAATGGCCCAATTGACGAACAACATCTAAGTTGCCCATATCTATTATTCCAATTCCACAAACCGCCTAGGTCTCTAGTAGAATTACTAGCAGTCATTGCAATACCTTCTGTCCAACATTGTTGACCAAATGCAGGCACGGTATTAGTTAATGTTACTGGTAACGAATTTGTGCTATGATATCCTCTAAATGAAACACCGCCTTCTGCTTGCCCTTGAGAACTTCCTACGTATCTAAAAAATACATCTTTTACTATTAATTTTCTATCATAATTGTCGCTAGCATGTTCAACATAAACTCCATAATAATCTGAATTTGGAGTAACTGGCTCGACAATTATATCTCTGGTTAATCTTGTAACTAATGCACTAACAACTACATTATAGCTAATTGCTGCAGATAGATTAATAGTTGTACCGGAAACTGAAGATACTGTTCTAACATACGTAGAATAAGCATTCCATGAAAAATCAGAAGTCCCGCCACATTCACTTCTGGCTTCAATCCAAATTTCGTCGCCTGCTGCAAACATATTAGCATTTGCGACTACAATTGAAGTAGCAGTCGATGCAGCTGCAGCAGTTGCTACTGTAGCAACTTTTCTTACTTTATTTCCGGAAGTGTGAATTTTATCCGTGCCAGTTTCGTACACAGTTTGCCCAGTAACTGCACCACTAGAAACCACACTATCACAAGTAATCACATTAGTAGAATAATTGATAGCAGTTATTGTTTTTACATTTCTATCAGCACCCGTTCCAAAAATAATTTTCTGGTTAACTCTAAAAACTTTAGCATTAGCAACAGTAATTGTTGATCCATAAGCCTGAGTAATAACCGATTCTGGACCAACAAATTGTCTAAAATAAACTGTTGTTCCTGAAATATCGTGGATCCAAAAACCTTCATCTCTTAATGTAGTCCCACCGCCAACACTTGCTTGTGCAGTAGTATTATCATATATTGCAAACCATTCACCAACTGCAAAGTTTGTTACACTAGTAAATGAAAAACTAGTCGATCTTTCATTTGCAGTAGCTGATAAAGTAGTAGTTGGCATACCATCAGAACCTTCCATAATAAGATTAGCACCAGTGTCTGCTACGCTGTATAATAATCTAGACGATGCGGCGGCTCCTTTAAATTGAAGTTTATGCCCTGCTCTAGCATGGAATGTGCCACCAGTTCTAATTTGAAGTCTACCATTCATTCTAAGAACATTAGTTGCACCAGCTGCTGCAGTTTGTAATATTCCGTAAATATTACTTTCAGCAAATCCATTAGTTACAGGAGTAGCTACGTTATAGATAACAGTGTGCCCGGTTGATATTGTAAAAGAATCTCCGTCAACTGGAACAACACCGCCTGTCCATGTCGTAGTAGCGTTAAAATTACCCGATTGGGCTGATGTTATTGTAGCCATTTATTATTACCTGTTGATATGCAGATTCTTGATGCGGAATTGAAATTTCTAATTCAATTATTGAATCTTCTTGTTTAATATGATTAATTGTTACACCGTTTTCTGCTAATGCAGTAAGATCGGACGTATTGATTGTTATTTTACTTAACATTACATCTCCTTTTGTATATTTATGTTAGATACCAAACCGGCCTCTTAACGCATTAAAATTTTGTAATACTTCAGCGGCTGACAATGCTCTGTTATACATTTTTACGTTTGATATGGAACATTTTGGGTAGAATATATAGATCTCGTTTCTTAATGTAGTATTACCAACTCCACCAAGATACAATACATCAGTAGTTACATTTGGATTTGTTAATGCAGTAGTTGTACCTGTTCCAAAATTAACACCATTAACATAAGGAGTAAATACGTTACCGTTTTTAGTAACGACTACTTGATACCATTTTCCTTGATTGATTTGCGCGCCAGAAGTTCCAAGCGTCCAAGATGCTACCACTGGTTCTGTTGGACCAGTGGTCATGTGTGCATAAATTAGATTTGAACTAGAATAATAAAATCCGGCATGCCATCCTCGATAAAGCATTAAATTACTCATACTTTCATACTGATCAAAACTAGATGGATTTATATCATTAATCTTAAACCAAATTTCCCAAGTATGATTTCCATATACAAAATTTCCATAAGTTAATGCACCAGTAGCTGTGACATCCATAGCTGGTCCAAATCTAGTAGTTGCACTACGAGTAAACGTGACACTTTTATCATCGTATGAGATATACTGATTGTGGTATGAATTTAATGTATAATTACCAACAGAGTCTTTAACGGGCATTACATAACTAGAATCATCTAATTCAAGTTTTACACCCCAGAAATCTAAAACGTAATCAGTTGTATTGTTATCTAAAATGTCTAAAAACGATTTAGATGTTGTAGTTGTAGTATTAGAAAATGAAACTCTAACCCATTTACCAGTTACTAATTGTGATGAATAATCTAATGCTGGGTTAGTATCAGATAGCCCGCTCCAAATTTGATTACTTTCTGAAACGGTACCACTAATTTTTCTAACCCAAAAACTTACAGTATAAAGTTCACTAGTGCTTGCTGGAGTAAATGAATTAAAACCTATTCTAATTAAACTTTGGCCAGTTGTTTTGCAAGTAACTCGGACTGCGTTAGTACTGCCATCTGGAGCATCGATACCTGTGGTAATTGTCGTATTTGCGGAAAATACATTCCACCAAGTTGATGCGTTATAAATCGGATCCTGAATTAAATTTCCAGTACCGAAACTTGTAACGCCTGCAGTTTTACTAAAACGTTTTGAATTAGCAAAGTCTAAGTTTAAAAGTAAACTTGAATCAACTACACTATTTGGTTTATATGCTACACTCATAATCCGTATCTCCCTCTCAAAGCATTAAAGTTTTGTAATACCTCTGCTGCGGATAATGCTAATTTATATACTTTAGCTACTGCAATCTTTCCAAGAAAGTTAAGTGTTGATGCCGGAGTTGGTCCTAGCATACCGATGTTAAGTTGTGCAGTGGTATTTGTTAGAGATCCAGTTGTTCCGGGTGTTCCGAGAACTGTTCCGTTGCGGTATAAAATCATATTATAACCATCAAATGTTGCTACTAGATGGCTCCAGTTATTAACAGATAATGTTGAATCTACTGCATCACCTGCCGAACTTCTACTGCCAGCAGAAAATCTTTCAAATATAAAATATGTAGTAGTAGTTGCACTGCCATTAAAATACAAATTGTAACCATCTCTACCAGATCCCGGATTACTTTCTCTACAAATAATACCAAGCCACGCATTTGTGCCTGGATTTGCAGTTGGATAAACCCACGCTTCTAATGTAAATGGTTGTAATCCTAAAAATTGAAAATCAGTATTTGAAGTTGCAGTAACATAATTAGAACTACCATTAAAACTAAATGTAGTATCACTAGCATAAGTTAAACTAGATGCAGTAAATGTATTAGTAGTTGACGATGTTCCGGTTGTTGAAGAAAATGGAGTGAGTTTAGGATATGGTTCTAATTGAAATCCACAGAATTGCATAGTTATTCCAGCAATCATTCCACCAGTATGAGCTAAGAACATATCAATACCATTACCAGCAGTAATATTACCAGTAACTGAATATCGTTTCCAAGTTGTAGTAAACGTTGGATTAACATCACCGGTCATTGCAGAATCTGATCCCAATACAGACTGCCTCCATATCTGCGAATTTCCTATGTTACTTGAACTGCTACCGCTAATTAATCTTGCATAATATGAGAAAGTATATTTTGCAGTGGTCGGAACAGTATTTGATCTAATAGCAAAAAATTGATATCCGCCAGTTCCTGTATAATACTGTAAGACTCCAGGAGCATTTACAGGATTAGCAACACTAGTTTGATAGGTATAAGTTGCCCCTAAATCACTCTTATTGTAGGATAATTCAAAAGAAGAACCATTATATGACGCATAAGGATATGGCATATAATTTTGTGTTTCGTACGGATTAGCCAAATTTAAAATAGCTTGAGTATTAGACCGAGTACCATTGACAAACGGAGTTCTAAATCCATTTACTTCAGCTTGTGGATTTCTATATAAAATAAAGCCACTATCTGCTAATCTAGTTGAACTACACGCTCCTGGATACATATAACATCTAACTTGAGGGTTGATTGAATTAGCAGGAACTTGTACTGTTGCATATTTAGTTTTCCATACACCGACTACTGATATATCGGGATCATAATAACTTGCACCAGTTAAATAGGTCCAATTTGGACTCGTTGGTTCATATATTTCAATATTAGCCAAAAAATGCTGGTTTGGTGAAACACCATAATTGACGCAGGTTGGTGAAATATAATAATCAAATGAAAATGTTACATAACTTCCAGGTGAAATAGTAGGTGATGCTAAATTCATACCATGGTAATGGCAAGCATTTGTTCCTACTGTATATGAATAAACAATGTCTGATGGTTGAACTGTATAATCGCCATAGGTTCCAGATGTTACTCTTACAAAAGATCCACCGTTGCCTTGAATAGAAAATGTCACATTTCCCGAACCATCAGGCGTAGGAACTTCATATTGATTAACAATGGGTTGACCTTTAAATGACTTTTTAGTATTGCCCATATCATAATGCAATATTAAGCCATTAGTAACGATAGCAGGTGCATGAGTTATTGCCATATTACCATTTTCCTATTGGACAAGATTTTACTTTAAGTGTTAAAAGTATAGCAATTGAACAATTACATTCGGAACACATTGGTATAAAATGCTCATTAGAGTCTACGCGTTCACATATACTACAGAAACTATTTCTTTTCTGGAGTTCTTCTTCTGAACAATTTAAGTCTAATTCTTTAATCTCGTTTATAACTTCATCCATAATTAAAATTCCACAATTAATTTTTCAACATCTTTACGTTCTGCAAATACAGTGTAGAAACAGTTGATATTATCTCCGCCTACAATTACTGTATTATCTACAATATCTTCAACCCATAAATCTTGTGATTTACCAATAGCAGTTAAGTTTACTGTAATAGTATCTTCATTAACTAATCCAATCCAGTAATCTGGTAATTCTATAACATTAGAATCTTTTAATCTACCACGAACATAAACACCATTTTCTGGTCCCTCTAAACTACCATAACGCAGTTTCATATCTGGTTTAGTTGGATGGTCAATTACGAATGATTTAGTAGTAGCAGCAAATGAACCGTTTACTTGAAGTTTGTAACCAGAATTTACAGTTCCGTTACCAATAGTAAGGTTGCCGTTTTGGATGTACATATTAGTTGCAGTAGTATTATTACCAACTACAACGGAACCAGCATTATTCCAATGCAAATAAGTATCTGATGTTGCGTCTGGATGAATATGTACAGCAGTTGAATACCCGCCAGCTACTCTAAATGAATTTGATGAGTCTATTGCAATAAGATTAGTAGCAGTTCCATTTGCCATCTTTTGTTTGATAGCAAAATTATTCTCAAGTAATAGATTACCATTAACGTGCAATTTTTCACTCGGACTAGATGTTCCGATACCAACATTACCAGCAGAATCAATACGTATGCGTTCAGTTGCCGAGTTGCCCGCAGCAAACACCATGATTCCAGTATCGGATACTGCAATTCTACCTTGCTCACCGTTAGTTGCATTACCAAAGAACATGTATGCATTATTAGTACCACTGCTAATTGCATGAAATCCAGCATAACCAGAACCACTTTCAGATTTTATAATAGTATCGGCAGATGCATTTCTAACATGTAACAATGCAGATGGGCTAGACGTTCCAATACCAAGTTTTCCAGTATTATCCAACACCATTCTAGTAGCAATGCCACTATTACTAGTTCCCCAAGTATGTGTTCCTATCCCTGAAATTTTATAAAATGATCCCCAACTAGTTCCCGCACCTTGACCATATACTGAACCTGCTTCAAATACAGTTGATGTATCTGCAGCCCATCTATTACCAACAACTAATCCATTATAAGTAGTAGCATCATTTGCTTGATATATTTTAGCTGCCCAAGTTCCAGTTGGTTCTAACAGGACTGCGTTTGTGCCATTTTGAACATGTAGTTTAGCAGTTGGAGTTGATTGTCCAATACCAACATTACCGCTAGAATCAATACGCATACGCTCTGTGTCGGTTGTCATAAAGACAATCGGCTTTGCAGCTACTGTTTTTAGTCTTAATGAATCACTATTTGTGTCTGATGAAATAACAAATTCTTTTTCATTTCCAGATTGACTTACACCAGTAAGTCTATTTCCCGTACTATCTCCTGTATAGCTAACATACTGTGTTGGCACTCCAAATCTTGTTAGTCGTGTTTCTCCAGCAACTTGTAAAGGAACTGCTGGAGCTGTAGTACCAATACCAACATTACCTGTTGTAGTAATCCGCATCCATTCATTAATAGCAAATATGTCTGTAAACAGTAATGGAGCAGCTGACGCACTAGTATGATCATTACCAGATTGTATGTAATTTTTACCGTTTGCGTTTACAAATCTAATTACAGAATTAGCGTCTTGAATTGACTGGGAAGTACCAGCTGGTGTATATACATGTAATTTTTCAAGTGGACTAGTTGTTCCAATACCAACATTACCTGTAGATTTAATTGTCATCGCAGTTGATAATGTAGTACCGGTCTGTGTTTGAAAATCGATTCTACCGCGAGCATCAGCTGCACTAAATGCATTATCAGCAGTAAAATAGATTCGAGCTACATCATTCATTCCAATGCCATCCCAACCCCATCCAGTTAAACACCCTAGCGCATCGTCAGTTTGTACTGCAAGTTTTGTTGCCTCAGTACCTCTACTTCTAAACAGTTCTAATACACTAAATCCACCATTATCAGCAGTACCTGCTAAATTGCCTGAATAATGAAATGCGTCAAATCCTGCCCATTTAGGTGTTTCTGAACTTGAATTGATTGATCGTATTTTAGTAGATGTATCAACTGCGCGTGTTTCCATTGCAGAATTATAAACATAAAACCCGGTATTATTAAGGCGCACACGCTCAACACCGTTAAACGTCCAGTTTCTATAAAGAACACCTAGACCTAAATCATCTTGGTAATATGGGCTGCCATTTGCATCACGCAATGCTGATATAGAATATGAATTTGCAGTTCCGCCAATCATTCTTAATGATACAGCTGCCAACGCACCAACTGTTGAATTTCCAATGCCTAATATAGTTTCAGCGTTTTGTGCTTTTGCTACTACTAATCTTGCAGCATTTGAATACCAGTTAGAGGGAGACGAAGTACCAATTCCGAGATTGCCGCTGCTATCTAATCGCATTGCTTCAGCAATTGATTGCGGCGAAGTATTTGTTTGGCCAGTACCCCAAGCTATACCGCCTGTATTTCCGTTACCGTTAAATTGCTGCCATGCCATCCAAGTAGCATCAATTTTTTGCTGCAATCGCGTACCAACTGTAGTCCAGTCTGTGCCAGCTGCATCTCTAAAATGTGAGATATCAAATAATCCAACGTTGCCGGAATATGTACTAGAAAATCTTGCGGATATTTCTTGACTACCTAGTGTGCCACCTAATGCTGGATTATTTGCTTGAAAACCAATATTACTAACCCATCTATTTTCAGCAAATGTCCAGTATAATGTCTTATCAGCTGCAGCTTTAATAGTAATACCAGCACCATTTGCAGTTATGTCACTATTCCCAGTAGAGGTAATATTAGTAACAGTACCTGCAGTTGGCGTAGTTCCACCAGTTACAGTGTACGTGATACTTGTTGAACTAACAATAGATGCAACAACAACTGACGAAGGTGATCCGCCATATAATGTTCCAGTACCAGCTGTTGCAGAAATAGACACTCCTGTAATTAGATTAGCAGTAGTTGTCATATTTGTGATAGTAGCAGTCCATGGTCCAGTTCCGGTAATAGAACCAACTGTACCAGTAGTACTTATTGTTCCTGATGTAACTGAACCAAGTTCGATATTTTTATCATCAACGGATACTGTTGAAGAATTAATTGTAGTTGTAGTACCATTAACTGTTAAGTTACCTGTAATAGTTGCACTACCACCAACGTTTAAGTTTTCTACAATGCCAACTCCACCTGCAACTTGCAAAGCACCAGATGTAGTAGTAGTTGACGTAGTAGTACTTGAAATTGATACTGCTGCAGATCGTAGTTCTAATGTAGTACCAGATCCAGTACGCACCATTACTTTTTTACCAGGAGCAATACCAACAACTAAAACCCTGTTATCACCCGGAGCATATGACAATCCTGTAATATTAGTAGAATTCGAAGTAACAAAAATCGGTTGATCGTCAATACTAGTTGCATCTACTGTATAGTTTGTGTTAAAATATGGTGTTGTAATATTTGGACTAGTAGACAATACAACAGAACCGGAACCAGTTGATGTAGTAGTTCCGGTACCTCCTGCTGCAACGGTTAATGTTCCGCTTTTTAAATAATTTGAAAAGTTAATTGACATTTAGAAATTCCTATATCGTATATTTATCGTCTATGAACGATTCAATATTTGATGTTTAATTTGAGTTGACCAGTACACAGCGTGTTTACTTTCAATTCTAATATCATATTTAATAGGTTTTTCAAATATAAGGTTTGTATCGTTATACTTACTTTGATTTATAGTGTCAACAAATACTGTAAAATCTGCATTAAATATTTTTCTAATTTCTTCAGTTGGTGCAACAAAATCACATATTACATATTTAGCGTTGGATTGTTCAGCTAATTGTTTCATTCTATTACACTGTCGCAGTCTTCCCTGATCGCTAAAATCCCAATCATTATACTGTTTTCTAATTTCATCGGCATTAAACCATTCTAAATTTGGTAAAATTTTAATTAATTCATTTGCTAATGTTGTTTTACCTGAACCAGGTAATCCTAATATAAGTATTTTCATTATTCAAGTAAAACAGTATTTAATAAGAATAACTGAGTTAATTTATTTGGATCCAATGAATACCAAATCCACGGTCTAATATAAATGTAATCATTCTTTTTCAATTTAATAGTATTAACTGTTAACCATTTACTAGCATCATAACAATTATCAACAATAAATTCATCTAAGTTATCTATAACATCAAACACAGTCTTTACAGTATCTTGTTCATAAATAGTTAAAAGAGTATCTTCCATTGCAACTATAACTAACCACATCGAATGTTGAAAAAACTGTTCTACATGGATTATATCAGATGATTTTCTAAAAATACCAGTACCTTGTTGTATAGTAATATTAGAATTAATTTCGTGTTTAAAATAATCTTCTAAATCAGCCGGAACGTAATTAAAGTTGATAATTTCTTCACCAAATATTGCACCCTCAAACTCCATTGAAGACATTAACATGTGCAATTGATCTATGTTATTATACAAGCCAGAACAATGAATAAAATTTTGCATATTTTTACCTTTTGTATGTACTTAAATATTTAAAAAAGAAGTCTCTTTCAGTTTCTTCATCTAGCACATAAAAATCAATAACCTCGCCATTAACATTTTGAAATGCTAATTTTTCTGGTAATTTACCTTTATACGCGATATTATTGATAGCGCAATAACTATAAAAATGTTGCACTACACCTAAAGATAATCTGATAGTCCAATCATCGCCGCAATTTTTTAATTCTTTATGCCACATCTCCATTCCGCGTTCAAGCCAAGTAAAGTCAGGTTTTGGATGATCTGTTATAAATTTACTCCAATAATCAACTAAGATATAATGTTTAGCAAAAACTCTATCTGGATATGTTCTAACATTTTTATAAATTAAATCAGAATTTCTACCTATAGATTTTCTTTTTAATAATTCATGATTAGCTAAACCATAATGTAAAATCCAAGCATAATCTTGCCAAAACATTTTACCTAAAAAATGCTCACCGTCTTTAGATGGATATTCATGCACAACACCAGTAAATCTAATTTTACCTCGTTTAAATAATCTATCGTGCATAACATCAACATTAATACCCATTTTATGGGAATCAAGTGACATGCATTGTTTTTGTTTCAACAACATACCATCATAGTAATCGCTGGTAATATACTTAAATAAATTTTTCCAACTTTCAACTTGTTCATCAGCATCAATCCAAAAAATATAATCTCCAGATGCTTGATCAATAGAATAATTTCTAGCTCTAGAAAAATTACCTAATCCATCTTCTTCTAACCATTCTAAATCATAAATTTTATCTGTATATTTTTCGGCAATTCGTTTAGTGTCATCAGTAGAACCAGTATCAACAATAATAATTTCATCTACAAATCCATTTAACGATTTTAAACAACGAGAAATATTATCTTCTTCATTTCTAACAATCATACAAGCAGAAATAGATTTATATGGTCTAGTTTTTATCCATTTTTCATTATAATCAATTTCACCAAATTCAATATTATCGCCTTTAGAAGAATTAAACCAAAACGAAATATTGCTACAAGGTTCGTTTCTTCTACCCACCACACTAGAAGATGAATGAATTAACGTAAAATCTACGTTTTTTAATAATTGTTTAATATCAGATCTTTCAAAATGATGAACATGATTAAGTTCTACTTTATTCATTATCATATTATCCCACGGTCCTGTTGGAGTAGTAAAATAAAATAACGTATCAAGTTGAGCTAATTTAGTTACTGTATTAAGAAATTCTTTAGTATCCTCAATATGTTCCATTACCTCACCAAGAATAACTACATCAGGTTTAATATCATAATTCAAAATATTAAACACAGAATCACAAATAAATTTTAATTGAGGATATTTAGATTTATATCGTTTTTCAACAAAATCTAACACAGGTTTATAAGTATCAACTAATGTCATTTCTGAAATATTAAGAGAAAATCGTGTTAGTAATGGCAATGATAATATACCATCATTACTTCCTATGTCAACAATTTTTAATTTTTTACTAGGAGCTTTTTTAATAATATCATCAACTAAATTTATTAGATGAGTACCTCTTTCATCTAACATAAAATCTTCGTCTGAGTTATAATCTTCTCTAACTAATACAACATTTTTATTGTAATAATCAGCATTATCTAACAATTTTCTATATTTTTCATCTCCTGTTAATTTATAAGCAGCTACTATATCTGAATTATAAACTAACTGGTCTAAAATTTTAGATTTATATTTTTCAAATCTTTTATTAAACATAGAATCAATTTCTCTGTTCCAAGATTTGGCTACGTTTTGCCAAGAATATTTTTCAATATCTACTCGCGCCTTATCTACAGCTTGATCATACAAATCTTTATCTTGATATTTTTTTACTAATGATAAAAATTCATCAAAATATTCTTGTGTATCGTATTTTGATTTAACTGTAGTTTGAGATTTAACAGTTTCTGATAATGCAAAATTATGTGTAGCAATAATCATACATTCATTATATTGAGCTTCAATAGCATTAATACAACTAATTTCAGGAAAATCTGTTGGATATAGCATGTATGCGCAATTAGAAAGTAATTCATAATATTCGCGTTTAGGTAAATTACCTATCATTTTAACATTAGTTGAATACTCTAATAATTCTTCAACCTCATTATAAATTTTTTGAACTTCTTCCGGAGTTCCTAGTGTATGCTCATATCCGCATAAATGTAATATTGCATCAGGATTAATATCTAACACTTCTGGCCATATTTTTTCAAGTAGATATTTCAATCCTCGTTCGGGTCTAGAAGCATAGATATAATTATTTTTCTTTTCTTCAAATGATTTTTTTGTTGTTATAATTGACTGATCATAACCATTAGAAGTTTTCCAAATATAATTAGTTGGTTCAATAGTATAATTGTTAACAAATAACGATTTATGATATTCACTTAAACAAAATACTCTATCTGCTACGCCCATAGCATCACGAAAATTATTAGAATCAATATCATGACACCAAAGAACGTTAAGTTTTGAATCTAATGGAACTGCTAGAAAATCTGTAAATCTACTTACAATTACAACATCAAATTGAGAAATATCATCTGCCATATATTTTTCTAATGGTCGATACTCAACATTATCATAAATTCCAGGTTTATCGCATTTACAATAAACTGTTACTTCATGACCTAAGGCTGCAGTTTCTTTAGCCATATAGATCAAGGCTGATTCTGACCCACCTAACGCTTTTTCGTAAACTGAATTACCATTAAATTCTAATCCAGCAGTTACAAAACAAATACTTTTATTCATAATTAATTTACTCTCTTATAGGCTTTTTTATGTTTAGATATAGCAAATATTTCAAATCCGCCTGTTAACATTTTATCTTCAATTTGTTGATGATCGTAATATGGAATATCATCAAATATTATAATTCCATTCATAGAGAGTCTAGGAATAAAAAAATCTGCTTCTAGCAATACGGCATCTGTACAGTGAGGACCGTCAATAAATACTAAAGCATAGTTGGATTCGATTGTTTTAACTTGATTATACACTGGAATACCGTCAGAATATCTAGAGAAAAATTCAGTATCTTCTAAATTAAAAAATTGAAAATTAAATCCTAAATCAGTTATATAAGAAAATAAATTAGGAATCGTTTCGTCTCTCATACGATTATTATAATCAAATTTTATAGCTAAATGCAAATCGCTAGAAGCATAATCTATATTTCCGTAAGGATCAACACAAACAAATACTCTATTAGTATCTTCAAATCGTTCTAAAGAATCTGCGATTAGTATTGCAGATCCACCTTTTCGAGTCCCTAACTCTATTATATTTCCAAAGATATTATTTTTTGAAATATATTCACAAGCATCATTTAATATTTCATAATCTATACTATCAGTTTCAAACATTATATTTTTCCTTTAATACAGCTTTTAGTTCGTCATATACTTCATTCCAAATTTCCGGAGTAACTTGTCTAATTAACCTTACGTTTTCTCCATACCAACTAGAATTTGGTTTACCTTCGGCCCAGACATAATATTCCATGATAGGAATTAATATAACAACTTGTTTACCTAGCGCAGCCGCTGCATGTGCAACTGAAGTACACGAAGTTATTACTAAATCTAGGTTATGGATTACACCTAGTAAATCTTCAAATGTACTTAACTCAAATTGCAAATCAACAACTTCATTATGATTTTCTAATTGCGCTAACCCAACATCTCGTTGAATAGAATATAAACTCCAGTTATTGCCTTCTGGTAAGGAATTTATAACTTCTGTTAAATTAACGCTGCGATGTAATTCATGATCATATCTTGGATTGCCTGCCCATCGCAACCCAACTTTAAATTCTCCAGATAATTTATGTTTCTCAATATAGTCAGGTTTAGCTTGTAAATAAGGGCCGTACCATAAATCGTTAGCATCAATTCCTAATGTTTTTGGTAATGCCATCATTGGAGTCCAACAATCATAATCTTCTTTTTTATAGTCTGAAATATCAATAATTTTTTCAAATGGTAAATGATTGTAAATTGTATGCACTTTATGAGTAGTCATAATAGAAACTTTCATACCAAGATCTCTTAAATGTTTTACAAATCTAACATTAATAATCTCGTCGCCAATGCCGCCTTCACCTACCATTAATATATGTAAATTTGGTTTTGGTTTACCGTTCCATTCAGGGATATCCCAAACTTTAGAATATGATCCAAATACATTTAACTTTCTACCAATGTAAAGGTGTTCCATACCTTTTTTAAAATCTCCATCTTGAATATAATGCACTCCAAGATTAAATAAGATCGAATCCGCTTCTCGTTGATCGTATTTCCATAAATTTTCTTCCATGGATTTAACAATATCATAAGATTCTTGTTTTTTATTACACGCAAATAATGCAGCTGAATAATCTAATAGATAGCGATCATTATCTTGAATATTATCCATAACAAATTCATAATATTCTACAGATTTAGTTGGCTTATTTGCTGACAAATAAATTTTAGCTAAATTAGACTTAATTGCTACAGTTTGTTCAATAGCTTTAGATAGCGATAATGCTTTTTCGCCATATTCTATAGCAGTAACAAATCTTTTTGCTTTATCATAAGAATAACTATATAAATCATAACCTAAAATATCAAGAGGAACTATTTTATTTTTTTCAAATAGTTCCATTAAATTTACTATTTCGTCTAATAAATCCGATCTTGATAAAATATCAACTGTTTGCTTTACTGCATCATAATCTGTAGCCATTATTTTCCAATTCCAAAATAAACTCGTATTCCGATGATGATAATTTTTCTTCAGGAACACAAATAAAATTTATATCCAAAACAAAAGTTTTATAACCTAACGATTCAATTAACGTTTTTAGTTCAGTTGCACCGTTATATTGCTTATAATATTCAATATACATTAGTGGTCTGTGCTTGTTAATTGTAGCAACAGCACCATTAACTACGTCTAGTTCCATCCCTTCAACATCAACTTTAATAATAGAAATATTTTCTATATCTTTAAAGTATTCATCAATAACAATTTGATCAACAATTTCACCATTACCAAAATCTAGATCTTGGCCAACATCATCAAATTCTCCAGTAAGACCTACACTACCAAAACTAGCCGGTTTATAATAATCTACTTTAGGTACAGTTATCGGTTTAGTAGACGATCCGACTGCAGTTTTTTCCGCATATACGTTATCTACGCTGTTTAATGCTAAGTTACCACATAGCATTTGATAGATCTGACGTTGCGGTTCAAATGCATACACAGTTCCATTTGCTGGTAAAATTGCATCAGCAACTTGGACAGAGAACGCGCCGATGTTAGCACCAACATCAATCACTGCAGGATACTTTTTATCCTTAAGGTAATGACGTAAGATCCACATTAATTCCATGTTTTCTGATCCCATGTTCATTAAATGATATCCAACTCCGGGAAAATTTTCTATAGGATTGTAATCAAATCGGTTTACTATCATCATACCAAACTCAGTCGGTATTATAACATTTCTTCTTGGTTTTCCTATCATTTCATGTGCTTCCAAAAATCCATTTCTTCTAAATGGTTAAACAAATCTGGTGGAAGAATCGTTTGACGTTCTTTAAACTGAACTTTATTCCTAACATGATGTAACCCTTTAATGTTCATGTCGAAATCAAATTCATCGTAATCACCAACTACGTTATCAAAATCATGATCAAACCAAGATTCTCCAATAAATTCATAAATTTTCTTCATAACTAATTTAGGATTTTTAGCTAATTGATCATATTGGACTATCATAACATTTTCTTTCTTTGCCCCAAACAACGCTTCTTTAACTCCGTTATATGCAAACCCAACAAATGAAGATGAATCTGTTAGATATTGCGCTCTAGAGTAAACAGAAACTCCTGCTCCGTCAGGAAATATAGACGGAACATCGTATGGATTTTTAGCAAATAAAGTTTCAAATGAATCTATAATCCACGGAATTGATCGTATGCAAACAATAATCTTAGCGTCTGGATATAAATCAGCTAATAATGGAGTTAAATAAGTCCACCCTCGATTAGTATCAAACACTACGTTATTTGAATCTTTATAGTAAGTTTCTGTAAGAGAATGAATTAATTCTTTGCGTTTTTCTGGTGGGCATTGGAATCTATATCCGCCCTGTGATTGACTTTCTTGAATAATAGCTCGTGTAAATCTAGCAAGCGGACCAGAAATACTTGCTCCAAAATTTGGATTTTGATTTAAAATGGAAGAAAGAAGGGTTGTTCCAGAACGGGGCAACCCTGAGATAAAATGAATTTTTTGCATATTGACCTTTCAAATAGTATAATAAAACATAATTTTACTATACTTAGTTCAAAAAGTCAAGTGTTATTTTTTTTCTAAATCATATTCACGCAATTCAACTGTTGTTTGAATAGCGTCAATTTCAGCAGTTTTTGTAGATTCCCAATTAAAACAATTTTGGATATGCGCCATTATAGAATTAACAATTAATTGTAAATCAGTTTTGTTAATTACAAAAAAACCTTCTGGAAATTTCCATTCAGCAGAGTAATCATCATTGGTTAATAATAATGCTTGAGAATACATTACTCTAGTTTCTCTATCAGTATACAGAGTTAACATTTTTCCATTAATATCTCGCGTAATTGGCGTTGTTTCTTTAACCCAGCGTAAATTTGCTAATAATGATTTTAAATTAACTTTTATAGATTCTATAGGAAATTCTTGTGCGTAAAATTCTGCTATGTGATTATTAGATTCATCATAATAGAATCTTGGTCCAGCTATTTGATCAAATATTGTATTAAGTTCTGTTGGATTAACAATTTGCGTTGGAACCAATTTTAACGATTCATTAAAAATTAATGGTTCGCTTGGCGGATGTTCTATAGTAACTTGTTGGTGTAATTCTTCAGAAACAAAGTGTTCAAAATATGCTTGATGCCAATCTCTTGGACCTGTTATTATATTTTCGTTTTTTAATAATGTGTATGCCATTTTTAACCTTATACTATTTGTAATCCCATTGTCGAATAAATTCCACCAGTAACGTTACTCCAGTTACTTAAAGTTCCGACTTGCATTGGGCTTGATCTATTGGTTGTATCCAATAATCCTAATCGACCTTGAGCATTTAAACCCCAAGTCCATAATGTTCCGTCTGTTTTTACTGCTGCTGTATGAAATTGCCCGCAAGAAATTTTACTCCAGTTGGATAGAGTCCCAACTTGCGTTGGGCTTGATCTATGAGTTAAATCTCCTAATCCCAATTGACCAAACGTATTATTTCCCCAAGTCCACAATGTTCCGTCTGTCTTAATCGCTGCTGCAAAAAAACTTCCAGAAGAACTCGAAACTTTACTCCAGTTAGATAGAGTCCCAATTTGCACTGGGCTTGATCTATGAGTTAAATCTCCTAATCCCAATTGACCCAAACTATTACCACCACAAGTCCATAATGTTCCATCTGTTTTTACTGCTACTATGTGATTTTGTCCAGCAGAAATTTTACTCCAGTTGGATAGAGTTCCAACTTGTACTGGGCTTGATCTATTGGTTACATCGGCTCCTAATTGGCCAAGACCATTTAAACCCCAAGTCCATAATGTTCCATTTGTTTTTACTGCTGCTGTATAATATTGCCCACAACTAACTTGACTCCAGTTAGATAGAGCACCAACTTGTATTGGGGTACTTTTATTGGCTGTATCGCCTAATCCTAATTGACCATAAGTAGCACTATTTCCCCAAGCCCATAATGTTCCGTCTGTTTTAATTGCTGCTATATGATTCCATCCAGCACTAACTTGACTCCAATTAGATGCAGGTACAACTTGATTTGGGCTACTTTTATTGGTTGTATCAGTTAATCCTAGTACAAGATAAATATTAAATCCCCAAGTCCATAATGTTCCGTCTGTTTTAATAGCCGCTGCAGAATGATTTCCGATAGAAATTTGACTCCAGTTAGATAGAGTCCCAATTTGCACTGGGCTTGATCTATTGGTTATATCAGATAATCCTAATTCTCCATATGTTTGGCCAAACCCCCAAGCATACATATTCCCAGTTGTCTTAAACATAGCCGTGGACATATATCTTGTTTGTAATTTTGTTCCAGTTACTTTATAAGTCATAATAGTGAAGCCAAAGTTGTATTATCCATTGCATAAACGCTAACGTATGTATTTAGCGTTCCGACTTGTACAGGGCTACTTGTATTAGTATAATTTTCCTGACCTAATTGACCAGAACTATTTAAACCCCACGCCCAAAGAGTTCCATCCGTTTTTATGGCAACAGAATGATAGTTACTTGCTGCAATTTTGCTCCAATTAGATAAATTACCAATTTGCGTTATACTTGAACGATGAGTTACATCTCCTAACCCTAATTGACCATAACTATTATTACCTATAGACCAAAGAGTTCCATTAGTTTTTAAAAATAATCCATGTGTTAATCCAGCAACAACTTTAGACCAACCAGTATCTAACGATATTTGAATAGGAGAGTAAACATTACTAGAAAGTCTACCTAATTGTCCATAAGCATTATTACCCCAAGTCCATAATGTTCTGTCTGTCTGAATAGATCCTGTATAATAAGCTCCAGCAAAAATTTGATTCCAGTTACTTAACGATCCAACTTGTACTGGGCTTGATCTATTGGTTACATCGTCTCCTAATTGACCTTGAACATTATAACCCCAAGTCCATAATGTTCCGTCTGTTTTTATCGCTGTTGTATGACGATATCCGCAAGCAATTTTACTCCAGTTACTTAAAGCTCCGACTTGTACTGGACTACTTCTATTTGTTGTATTAGATAATCCTAGTTGACCCCAATTATTTAAACCCCAAGTCCATAATGTTCCGTCTGTCTTGATCGATGCTATATGCGCAAGTCCAGCGGCAACTTGACTCCAATTAGATAAACTACCAACCTGAACTGGACTTGATCTATCGACAAATGAATCTGATATTCCTAAATAACCATTAACGTTACTACCCCAAGCCCATAATGTTCCATCTGTCTTGATCGATACTGTAAGATATCCTCCAGACGAAATTTGACTCCAATTCGATAAAGTTCCAACTTGCGTTGGGCTTGATCTATTCGTTATATTCGATAACAGTCCTAATTGGCCTTGACCATTATAACCCCAAGTCCATAATGTATTATCTGTTTTAATTGCTGCTGTATGATAATATCCACAAGCAACTTGACTCCAGTTAGATAACAACCCAACTTGTACTGGGCTAGATCTATGGGGTACATCAGATAATCCTAATTGACCATAACTATTATTTCCCCAAGCCCATAATGTATTATCTGTTTTAATAGATGCTGTATGATAATATCCACAAGCAACTTGACTCCAGTTAGATAGAGTTCCAACTTGTACTGGGCTTGATCTATTGGATGTATCGAATGATCCTAATTGACCAAAACTATTACCACCCCAAGTCCATAATGTTCCATTTGTTTTTACTGCTGCTGTATGATGATATCCACAAGAAAACTTAGTATTAGTTGTAACATCATATAAACCTGGATACGAAGGTAATACAACTTTTTGAACAACAGGATTAATACCAACTTGACCAAAACTAGTTAACCCCCAACTCCAAAGCGTAGTATCTGGTTTAATATAATAGCCAAATCTATCACCGAACGATGCTTCTATTGCAGAGTCTATTACAACTGGCAAAGCAATAACAGTTCCGTTTGATGACGAATTAACGTAAGTTGGATATAGCGACAAGTAATCCAAATAAGATTTTGTAGTTAGCAAATAATCTGCATTATTGCCGAATGCATACAAATTACCATCAGAATTGATAGCAGCACCCCAAGCAGTATTTTGAGTTCCTGTTGGAAATTTATTCCAACTAGAAGATGATACTTGATTAATATTAGAACGATATGAAATATCAGAATACCCTAATTGACCTTGATTATTTAAACCCCAAGCCCATATTGCTCCGTTTGAATTAATCGCTACTGTATGAGACGCTCCACCAGAAATTTTACTCCAGTTACTTAAAGTTCCAACTTGTACTGGGCTTAATCTAGCAGCAGTATCTGATAATCCTAATTGACCATAATTATTTTGACCCCAAGACCATAATGTTCCATCTGTTTTAATTGCTAATGTATTATACCGCGCGACAAAAACGTTACCCCAATTTGATAGCGCACCAACTTGTACTGGGCTACTTCTATCAGGTATATTGTTTAATCCTAATTGACCATAATTATTTTTACCCCAAGACCATAATGTTCCATCTGTTTTAATTGCTAATGTATCGCCATATCCACAAGAAACTTTACTCCAATTTGATAGCGCACCAACTTGTACTGGGCTATATCTATCTGTTGTATTAGATAATCCTAATTGACCATTACCATTCCAACCCCAAGACCATAATGTTCCGTCTGTCTTGATTGCCGTTACATGGGCGTAAAAGCCAGAAATTTGACTCCAATTGGATAGAGAGCCAACTTGTACTGGACTATATCTATTCGTTATATCAGAGAACCCTAATTGACCATAAACATCATTACGACCCCAAGTCCATAATGTTCCATCTGTCTTGATCGCTGCGTTATATTCATACCCGCTAATAATTTGGCTCCAGTTGGATAAAGTTCCAACTTGTACTGGGCTATATCTATCAGTTGTATCAGATAATCCTAATTGACCATAAAAATTATAACCCCAAGTCCATAATGTTCCATCTGTTTTAATCGCTGCTGTATGATCATATCCGCTACAAACTTTACTCCAGTTACTTAAAGTTCCAACTTGTACTGGGCTTGATCTATTGACTTGATCGGATAATCCTAATTGACGAAAACTATTTAAACCCCAAGTCCATAATGTTCCATCTGTTTTAATCGCCGCTGAATGATTTTCTGCGCAAGAAACTTGACTCCAATTTGTAACGCTTAAAGGGGTCGGAACTGAAGGCAAAAACCGATAATTTCTACCAACTTCCCAAAGAGTGCTATCGTTTTTTATTATATAATTTGAATTATTTTTTATACCGTAATATTGAGTCATTTATACTCCATAAACTGCTTTTGTAGGAAAAGGTACTGTATCAAACAATCCTAATTGACCTAGATTATTATAACCACAAGTCCATAATGTTCCGTCTGTTTTGATCGATGCTGTATGAATATTTCCGCAAACAACTTGACTCCAGTTACTTAAAGTCCCAACTTGCGTCGGGCTAAGTCTCTGCGTTAAATCAGATAACCCTAGTTGACAGTTACTATTGGCACCCCAAGTCCATAATGTCCCGTCTGTTTTGATCGCTGCTGTATGATACTGACCGCAAGAAACTTTACTCCAGTTAGATAAAGTTCCGACTTGTACTGGACTCAATCTATTAGCTGTATCAGATAATCCTAAGTTACCAAAAAAATTATAACCACAAGTCCATAATGTTCCGTCTGTTTTTATTGCTGCTGTATGATGCCGTCCGCTAGCAACTTGACTCCAGTCGGATAGCGTACCGACTTGTACTGGGCTTGATCTATTAACTGCGTTAGCTAACCCTAATTGACCGCTAGAATTCTGCCCCCAACTCCATAATGTTCCGTCTGTTTTAATCGCTGTTGTATAATATCTCCCACCAGAAACTTGACTCCAGCTGGATAGCGTGCCAACTTGTACTGGACTCGATCTATTCGTTAAATCAGATAATCCTAATTGACCTTGATCATTTGCACCCCAGGACCATAATGTTCCATTTGTTTTGATCGCTGCTACATAATGCTGACCGCAAGCAACTTGGTTCCAGTCGGATAGCGTACCAACTTGCGTTGGTCTTAATCTATTTGTTAAATCAGATAATCCTAATTGACCATAACCATTATAACCGCAAGTCCATAATGTTCCGTCTGTTCTAATTGCTGCTGTATGTTGAACTCCACCAGCAACTCGGTTCCAGTTGGATAGCGTACCAACTTGTACTGGGCTTGATCTATTAACTGCGTCAGATAACCCTAATTGGCCAGAAACGTTATAACCCCAAGTCCATAATGTTCCGTTTGTCTTAATCGATGCTGTATGAGACTCTGCTCGAGAGATTTTACTCCAGTTAGATAAAGTCCCAACTTGTATCATAATAGATTTAGATGTAGTAATAGCTTGCGCCCACGCAGCAGTTTGTGGAGTATTTTCTAAAGCACCGAAGGCTCCCCGAATATACGTTTGTGAAGTATTAGCTCTATTGGAAAATATTATTGCGCTTGGTAATACAGCAACTATATCAGCAAAATTATCTAAATCAAGTTTTGGAAGATTTAATACTGCATTACCAGCATTAAATGCATTACCTACATTTAACGCGTAATATCCAGAAGAACTAATATTATTTTGACCAAATACAACAGTTTTTCTACTAGAAATATTTAACGTTTCTATTGGAAAATAATTTATATCATTTGCATTAATATAAGTATAATCTAAATCAACAGAATTTAGTTTATAATTAGAACTCATTTAAATATCACTCCTGCTGAATAATTTTTAACTTCTACTTTAACAGCAGTATTTATCAATCCAATTCTAACTGGGCTACTTTTATTTGCTGTATCTCCTGTTCCTAATGCGCCATATTGATTATTACCTAATGCCCATATACTTCCATCTGTTTTTGTAAATAAAGTTGAATCTAAATTTGTAGAAACTGAATTCCAAGTATCTCCAGTAACTGATTTTTTTACTATGTTAGTATAAATTGTATAATCACCTAAGTTGCCAGAAGTATTCATACCCCAAGTCCATAATGTCCCGTCTGTTTTGATCGATGCTGTATGATATTGGCCACCGGCAACTTGACTCCAGTTAGATAGCGTGCCAACTTGTACTGGACTTGATCTATTTGTTTGATCAGATAATCCTAATGTACCGTATTGATTATTACCCCAAATCCATAATGCGCCTGCCGAATTAATCGCTGCTGTATAATAATAGCCACCGGAAATCTGACTCCAGTTAGATAGCGTGCCAACTTGTACTGGGCTCAATCTATCGGTTGTATCAGATAATCCTAATTGACCACTATTGTTGGACCCCCAAACCCATAACGTTCCGTCTGTTTTAATCGCTGCTGTATGCCTCCACCCGCAAGCAACTTTACTCCAGTTAGATAACGCGCCAACTTGTACTGGACTATATCTATGAGTTTGATTAGATAACCCTAGTTGGCCATTAGAATTTAAACCCCAAGACCATAATGTTCCATCCGTTTTAATCGATGTCATATTATAATACCCGCAAGCAATTTTACTCCAGTTTGATAGCGCACCAACTTGTACTGGGCTCGATCTATCGGTTGTATCAGATAATCCTAAGCAACCATAACCGTTATACCCCCAAGACCATAATGTTCCATCTGTCTTGAGTGCTGCTTTGTATTGGCCTATCCCAGCAACTTGACTCCAGTTAGATGCAGTACCAACTTGCGTTGGGCTTGATCTATGAGTTAAATCTCCTAATCCTAATGCACCATAAATACTGTTCCGACCCCAACTCCATAATGTTCCGTCTGTCTTAACAGATACTGTATGATCATATCCAGCAACAATTTGACTCCAGTTACTTAAAGCTCCAACTTGTACTGGGCTTGATCTAGTTGCAGTATCCCCTAATCCTAATTGTCCGGAACTATTTAAACCGCAGGACCACAACGTTCCATCTGCCTTGATTGCTGCTGTATGTTGATATCCACCACAAGCAACTTTACTCCAGTTAGATGCAGTTCCAACTTGTACTGGGCTATATTTATGGGCTTGTCCATCCGGAAAATAGCTCGTATTATATCTACCAGCTTCCCATATATCATTAGTTGTATTGACTATCCATATGTTAGTATCATCCATACTAGCAGTAGATATTGATATACTGCCTATTTGTACCGGACTACTTCTATGAGTTTGATCTGATAATCCTAGCTGACCATAATCGTTTTTACCAAATACATATCCACCGTAACTATTATCTACTAACATTGCTCCATAATCTGAACAATACACTTTAGTCCAATCGCTACGAGTTCCAATTTGAACTAAACTTGAACGATAAGTTGTATCTGATATGCCTAATTGACCATAAGAATTATTACCTACAGACCAAGCTGTACCGTTAGTTTTAATTCCAACAAAATGATTTCTACCAACATCAAATGTATTCCAAGTAGATGTATAATCGCTCCAAGGTATATCTAACAATAAACCTTCCGGATATATATTACTGTTAACATCTAAACAAAAAATATCATTATTACTTGCGGCAATTTGTTTGTATGCTCTAGAAGTTGCTTTAATAGGGAAAGTTGAAATTGGAATATAATTAATTCCTAATTGACCCCAACTATTATTACCCCAAGTCCATAATGTATTATCTGTCTTAAGTGCTGCTGTATGATAAATTCCGCAAGCAACTTTACTCCAGTTACTTAAAGTTCCAACTTGTACTGGACTTGATCTATGAGTTAAATCAGATAACCCTAATTGTCCGGCAGAATTTAAACCCCAAGTCCATAATGTACTATCTGTTTTAATTGCTGCTGTTTGATAATATCCGCAAGCAACTTGACTCCAGTTTGATAGCGCACCAACTTGTACTGGGCTCGATCTATCGGTTGTATTAGATAATCCTAGTTGACCTCGATTATTAAAACCCCAAGTCCATAATGTCCCGTCTGTCTTAATTGCTGCTGTATGATAGGGTCCGGCAGCAACTTTACTCCAGTTACTTAAAGCTCCAACTTGTACTGGGCTATATCTATCTGTTATATTAGATAATCCTAATTGACCACTATTGTTGGACCCCCAAACCCATAATGTTCCGTCTGTTTTAACTACTGATGCATGATACCGCCCACAAGCAACTTGACTCCAGTTACTTAAAGTTCCAACTTGTACTGGGCTCGATCTAGAGGCTGTATCAGATAATCCTAATTGACCATAAAGATTATATCCCCAACTCCATAATGTTCCGTCTGTCTTAACAGATACTGTATGATCATATCCGGCAGCAACTTTACTCCAGTCAGATAGAGCACCAACTTGCACTGGGCTTGATCTATTGGTTAGATCTAATAATCCTAATTTACCATAAAGATTATTTCCCCAAGTCCATAATGTTCCATCTGTTTTAATCGATGCAGTATAATAAGCTCCGCCTGCAACTTGACTCCAGTTGGTTAAAGTTCCAACTTGCACTGGACTCGATCTATGAGTTAGATCAGATAAACCTAATCCACCAAAACTATTATTACCCCAAGTCCATAATGTATTATCTGTCTTAAGTGCTGCTGTATGATAATACCCATCAGCAACTTGACTCCAGTTAGATAAAGTTCCAACTTGCACTGGAATACTTCTATTAATTAAATTAATTAAAGCTCCAGATGTAAATAATTGATTTCTTTCATTTAAGAATGCTGTAGCCACACCGCTACGAACTATACTAACGCTAGTCCAATTGTATCCACTTGATACAACAACAGGACTAGAATAATTTGTCAAATTGTTAGTTCCTAATTGCCCAACATTATTATAACCAAAAACTTGCACTCCGCCTAACGGTAGATATGCAGCATAATCTAAAACTTTTGCTAGATACTGAAATGGATCATTTCCGCCTTCTTTGAATGCCATTACTTATTCTCCAACTTCTCATTTAACTCTTTAATAGCTTCTAATAAAATTCCTATTAATGCAGTATAAGCAATAGATTTAACCCCATCAACTGTATTAACTAATTCCGGCAATACGGTTTCTAATTCCTGCGCAATTAAACCGTAACTTTTATTTCCAGTAGATTTCCAATTAAAACTTACACCTTGCAATTTAGTTAAAATATCCAAAGAATTATCAATTTTTTGAATATTCTCTTTTAAATTTATATCAGAAGCAGTGTTAAAATTAGTTGCATATAATGTATTATCCCCTGAAGTATAATATAAATTTACAGTATCTACTCTAGCATCTGTCCATGTACTTGTTGAATAAGGCGAAAGACCGATATAATATGTCGTAGATGCTGCTACACTAGATAACGTAGCACCGCCGCCACCGCCACCGCTTACTATCCAACTACATGCACCAGTTGATGAATTATATGTACTACTTGGTGGAATATTAACTTGTCCAGGTAGCCATTTAAATGAGCTGTCGTCACCGTTTCTTACAACGATACAAATCCATCCAGGTCCTGGAACCCAAGTTGAGTTTTGATAATTTACAACTCTAAACTTTGTTTGGTCATATGTTGCTGACTGGCCTTCAGTGATTTGATAATAAATTGCTTCCCAACCATTTAACGGAATACCATTTGCATCGCATGTGAGTGTTGTAGTAACATTACTTGCATTATAATAAGTAACTGTGCCAGAAATTGGACAATTTATGTCAAAAAAACCACTTGCGCTTTCTTCTGGCATTTCAACCGGAATAGCAATAACCCTAGCACTCCACAAAATTCCAGTTGTTCCGGTAGTAACAGTTCCGCCACCATGTAATGAGTATTGTGCAGTTACATTTTTCCAATCAACTACTAAACTGCCACTAGCTGTAGCAAACGATGTTGCACGCAAGGTACCAGTACTCGGAGTATATGTTAATTTTGATAATGACGTTTTAACCAATGCACCGTTAGTTGGATCTGTAAACAACGGATAACACGACGAAGTAGTTGCATTATCATCAGTAAGAGATAATGCATCTTGAAATGCCATTTTGCCTAAATCAGAATTTGTTGGTATTTGATTGGGCTTAGTGCCAAGCAAATTTAACAATTTAGACATTATTCACCTGCCCATTTTCTATGTGGAGTAGTCGGGGCATCTATAAGTGGTAACGCTGCTTCTTGTTCTGCAGTTAATTCTGCTTTTGCATTTGCATGCCATCCATCGATTGGTAACATTTCTGGATATTGTAATCCATCTTCTGAAAGCAACGTTTCTCCAGTTGGTTTGTAAATTAAACCAATAACGTCTAAAATGATATTTGGTACAAACTGTGTATCACTTTTAGTACCATAAACAGGTTGAATTGATCCTAATCCTAAGTTAATAAATGTTTCTTCTAACTCAGCTTGATCAGTAAATTTTAAATAATAATTTTTCATGTTGTATTCCTTTAAAGTGTAATTGTTTGTAATTCAGTGTTACTTAGCCGTTTTGGAAAGTAGGCAATTTTTGCAATTTGTCCATTTAGCACACCGTAAATAGTTGTTGAATAACCAATTGTTAATTTATGAACAACAGGCGGAATTTGTCCAGCACTATCAGTAACTATATCGTAGTTATTTAACGAATGTGCAAAATTATCAGTTTTATAACCATACGCAGTTTTATTTACCGAAGTTAGTGATATAGTACCAACCGGATACATATCTGCATTTGTTATACCACCTGGGCTATGTGTTCCGCATGTTACATAATTTGCGCTAGTCTGAAGTAATTGATAATGATTGTAGTTCCAGTCATCTAAATAATTTAGTTCAGTAATAGTTGGGTAATTTGCAGTTGCAGTAATAGCGTATGGACGACTAAATGACGTTACAATAGTTCCTTCAGATTGTTTATACCAGCTAGAAAAGTTAGTACCTGATATTAATGGTTGATCTGCGATACGAGTAACTGACGTAGTTGCAATTACTGTATCAGCAACTCTCGACGAAGTGCCAGTTGATACATTTGGAATATAACTTGATGCACGATATGAATTTTCTTCAAATTGCGCACCCCATGCATACACATAATCAGATGTAGTATTACTTGTTCCTTGGTCTCTTACATATATTCTGCATGCAACACTAGTCGATGCATTACCGGCTAATGATGTACTAAGCCTAACCCAACCGTTAACAGATGGGATTGCAGAATATGCAAAACAACCGGTAGAATCTATAACTGTATTAGTATCAAAATTATACGTTAGTACTGATTGGGTAAATGGAGATCCATTATATAAATTTAAAGTAACGACAGGCACACTGCCTCTTTTTACATAAGCTGACCAAGTATTTGAAGTACGATTTGCAGTTACAGTTATGGTTTGATGTATAAACCCAGTATTTACAGTACTAGCTAAAGTAGTTTGTATTTTATCAGCAGTTTGAGAGCCATCAGGTGATATAATTTGATTTGCAGTTACTGAGACATTAGCTCCGCCTGTAGTCCATGCACCGTTAGAAAAATCTTCACTATACGTAGCTGAATTTGTACTAGCCGCTTCTGTTAATAATCTAGATCCTAAACTTAAATTATTAGGATTATAATCGTACCGCGCTGCTCCAGATGCAGCAGTTGTCATATATCCATTCGATCCAAAATACGTTGCAGTAGAAGCTCTTGATGAAAATGTCAAATAATTTGGTATATAACTAGTTGCAAATGAATTAACTTCTACTTGAGCACCCCAAATGTAAATACTAGATATGTTATCACCAGTATAAGAATTAGTGAAATCTTTAATTACTGAAATCTGCATAGTGTTAGTAGTGTTCACTGCTGCTTTAGTGGTAGTAATCGAGCATCTATACCACCCATTTCCTACTGATGTAATAGTTGATGTTGGTGCAGTATAATCTGTACTTGCTGCATCTGCATTTAATATAGTACCGGTTTGTAAGTCAAATCTTACACCAGTCGAAGCACTAACAAAATTGCTCATTCGTATTTCAAATTGAGGTCTAGAAGATGCTACTAATTTAGCATACACTGACGCAGTAACAGTTTCGTTTGATCCGGATCTAGTAAGGTAAATAAAATGGCCAGCTGACGCAGTGCTATCTTCAACTAACATATCAGCTGTCCAAAATCCATCAGGCGCTAATGCAGCATTAGGAATAACTCGTGAGTTAGCAGTAGTCCACGCGTTAAAGTCTTCACTTATAGTTACTACATTAGTACGCTGTTCTTCAACTAATAGTCCAAGAGATTCACCGGTAACTGGATTATGATCAAAACGAGGAATTCCGCTTGCAGCTATTTTTAAAATACCATCCTCGTCATAATATGATCCTATAGATGCTCTAGTAAACGTAATCCTAGGATCAAGAGTTTTAGAATTTGCAAAGTCTAAATTTAATGTTGGAATAACAGACGAGCGTGTTATGTCTCCTAAATCAGGGACATAATTATCAGCATCTTCATATGCCATTGTTCCTAAATCAGCATTTGTTGGTATTTGATTTGGATTTGTTCCTATTAATCCCATATATTTTCCTTAAGTTGACATTGCTTGCAATTCAGCATTTGTTAAGCGTTTTGGGTAGTATGCTAGTTTGAGTATGTGTAAGTTTTGATAAGGTCCGATTAACATTCTACTCATACCTTGTCCAACTGCAGCAGACGTATCAGTTTCAGTTGTGCTACCGGAAACTGAAAGTGCAATATCATTAGTTGCGTATGCAAGTGCGCATGATATTACAGTTTGTGATGTAACAGCAGGTCCATTTAAATCCCATTGAGAAACACTGTTATTAAATCCGTACGAATCAATAACTGCGCTGCCACTACCGCTCACATATCTTAATGAAATAAGTGTTGGTGAACCGCCTGTTGCATTGTCTACCCATGCCATAGTTGGAACCGATACTGCAGTAGTAGTTGACATTAATCTTGAAGTTGCATGCAATGTGCCTTCATCTTGTCTGTACCAATTTAAAAAGTTAGTGCCTGTCATTGCAGCAAATTCACCAATTCTAGTATTCTGTGAAGAAGTGCAAATATCAGAAGATCGAGTAACAGTACTGGAAGCAGTGTTAATATACGAAGTTGCCGAGGATCCGGATTCTACTTGTGCGCCCCAGATATACACACCGTAATTAAGTGTTCCTAGGTATGAATTAGTTCCATTCCATACTATATAATAAAACACGCCGGCTGTATTAGTTTTAGTAAATGTTGCAGTACATCTAAACCAACCGTTACCAACTGGAATTATTGTTGCATTGTTTGAACCTTGTTGTATCACCGTTCCTGTAACTAAATCAAATGCTACATATGCTTCGCCATTACTTGTAAGAGATAATTGAGTCCGATCAGCAGCTTTTGCATAAACGCTCATAGTGTAAACAGCTCCGCTTGATACTGTACCTAAGCTTTGTGCAACAAAATGTTGATCAGTTGTTGCAGTTTCATTTAGTTTATAAGCAGTAGTACGGTTATTGGGAGCAGTTGTTACATTAGCAGATACTGTTGCAGTATTAACCGTCCAGTATGAAGTATTATCAAATTGTTCACTATAATAAAATAAGTTTGTAGAGGCAGGTTCTATCAATAATGTTGGAGCTAATTTTAAATTAGCTGGATTATAGGTATAACGTGCAACATTTGTTGATGCATATTTAATTAATCCAGTTGAATCATAATATGAGCCAAAACTTGCACGCGATGTAAATGTATCATTAGATGGAATATAGCTAGTCATAAATTCGCCAGTTTCTACTTGTGCACCCCATACATAACAAGAACCAGTGCTTGCAGCTGCTGGATAAACTACAACTTGAATTCTAGTATTTGCACCACCTGAGTTACTTCCAGTTATAGAAACTCTATACCACCCGTTACCTACATTTTGAGGTTGGGTAAATGTTGAATTACCTGCAGTTTGCACTACAGCAGTAACAACCATAGTACCCCAAGTTAACTTTGCTTGCATGTAATTACTAGTCCCACTGCTATAATACGCTAGATAAAAATCAGTTGTAGCCGCAGAACCTTGTTTAAGATATACAGAAAATGTCCTAATAGTTGTGTCGCCTGCGGTTATTACTAGATCTTGCGCAATAACTCCGCTATTTGACGTTGCATTTAAAAGTACTCCAGATAATGACCCATCTGGAGCAATACATGCGGCACCTCTAGTAGATAAACTTGTTTGAACCCATACACTTGTATCAAACAACATATTGTTAGAATATTTTAATAAATTTGTTTTCTGTTCTTCCATTAACAACCCAAGTGATTGTTTAGTACTTGGGTCATGATCAAATCTTGGTTGATTAGCAGCTACTATTTCAATTAATCCATCTTGATTATAGCGTGTTGCAATGCTAGCTCTAGCAAATGAAATTCTTTTATCTAATCTTTTAGTATTAGCAAAATTTAATAACAACGATGGTCTAATAGTTGCGCCGGGATAGTTTGCAGCTACATTAAAATTACCAGTAGATGTACTAATTGTATCAGTGGCATGATTAAAATTTATTGCCATTTGTTAAACTCCAGTAGAGCCTGCCATATCATCTTGCAATGCTACCCAGTTATACACTTTTTCTAAAAATGCAGTACCGTCTTGTTCTTCAATTTGATCTAAAGGTGCATGATATCTACGAAAATCAATGTCTTTTGTATCGTCATTTGTTGGTTTAGTAGCATATCCAACTACGTCAATCATTACTGAAAATGTTGCACTACGTTGTCTTGTTACTGACGCGGTTACTACTCTAAAATATGCACCTTCAAATGGTACACCGTAGTTTGATGTTGCTAAATCTAATTGTATTGCCATAATAATTCCTTGTAATGTTTATATTTATGCGTATGTTACTTCAACAGAATCTATATTACAGACCCATCTTATATTTGTTGCTGCTTTTGCACCACTTGTTACAGCTAACGCTTTATTAGTAGTATCTGCAGTAAATGTTGGTCCTGATGCTAATCCAATATTATCAATCATTGTGTCAACAGATATAGTCGATAATGTTATTGTACCTGCATGATTAACTATTGCACCTTTGAATATATAACTTGCAATTGTTCCAGATCCAGGTTGTTTTCCTATTAGCATTCCTTGGAATGTCATTGCTTGTCCTGTTGCTACAATAAGTTGGTTGTTTGTGCTTGCAGCTGCGCCATCTGAAGTTAATACTACGGCTGTTGTGGTTGATGTAGCTGCACGAAGAACAATTTTACCGTATTGGGCATCCCCGTTGGATAAAAACATTCCCGACGCAAATGCAAATTTACCAATTTGACTACTGGTTGACCATCCACCGAGAGCTACTGAATAATTACCAACAGAAGATGTCGAATATCCGCAGGCAACACTTCTTGCACCGCTAGCGGTTCCTCCTATGATTGCCAATGCTTCTTGCCCAGAACTATTAGCATAAGACCCTATCGCTACTGAAGATAATCCATTACTTATGCCTAAGTAACCTATAGCAATACTATGCGTGCTAGTCGCCCCATAACTACTCGTATTGTTAGCAATAGCCGCTGCAAAACTGTCTGTGCCAGAAGCATAAGAACCGCCTAGTGCCATTGCTCCTGAGCCAGTTGCAGTAACTGAACCTGTTGCCCCTGAATTACTTCCTATAGCAGTTGTTTGAGCACCAGACGCGCTGGCATTAGACCCTATAGCAGTTGTGTAAGAACCAGTTGCAGAGCAACTATTTCCTATGGCAGCTGTGTAAGTACCTGATGATGACATAGATCTGCCAATAGCTATCCCTCCATATGCTGAAGTAGTACATGAAGTACCTATTGCTATTGAAAATAACCCTGAGGATGTAGCTCCTTGTAATGCTATGCTGTCGCTGCCTGACGCAATTGATCTTGTACTTGATGAAGCTATATTCTCAGCATATCCACGCATTGTCTTTTTACTACCAGTTTGCCAATTTGTGTTATCGCACACAATGTCTAAACCTTCTCCTTGTCTTAGGGTAAGTGTAGCAACGCCATCAATCGTTTCAGTTAAGTTAGGGTCAATGGTAATTATTCCAGTACCGGTGTTCCAAATCGTACAAGTAAATCCACTGCCTAATGTTGCTGCTGCTGTTAAACTAACAGTAAACGTATTAGCGGTACAGTTAATAATCTTACCTAAGTCACCTGCTACAACTGTATATGCACCTGTTATATTTGAAATTGTTTTAGTTGCACTAGCAGATGCACTAATTACACCACTACCGTTAACGGTAATAGTAGTACCATCAACTTTTACTAAACCTAATACAGATGTACTTGCAATTGTATTATATGGACTTGATGGATTTGGTGTACTTTCTATTTTCCAGTTATTAGTTGCTGAAATGTATATAAGAGATACAAATGTACCACTAACATCTAATATTAATGATGTACTATCACTTTCAATAGTTTTACCATTTGGTAACACTGTTAAGTTATAAGTTGTAAATGTATTATACGCATCGATAATTCCGACTAAATCACCATCAGTCGGTGATGCAGGCAGTGTTACACTAAATGCACCTGCTGTTGTATTACACCTAACTAATTCATTAGCTGCAGCCGTATATGCTGATGTTTTAATAGCAGTTGCAGTTAATCCACTACCGCCACCGCCTGCAATGGCACCCCATAGAGTACCATTATAACCTTCAAATTTTAAAGTCGTAGTATTAAACCGTAAATTACCTTGTGCAGGAGTTACAGGCAATGTTGACGTAGTCGGAACAACAAGTGAACTACTTATAGATAATGAAGCAGTAGTAGGTGGCAATGTATTTAAAAATGCTAATCTACCTAAATCAGCGTTTGTAGGGATTTGATTAGGTCTATTACCTATTAAGCTACTCATTAATATTCTCCTTTGTTAATTTTCATATTATTAACCTGTTGTAATTGATTGTAATTCTGCATTTGATAACCGTTTTGGGTAATAGGCTAATTTAGAGATGTGACCGTTTTGTTCTGAATTAGTAAACCCGCCAATGTACAGTTTTACCACATCGGTGGGTATTACTGCCGTAGTGTTAGTTGCTACAGTAGCACCATTAGTTGACATTGCGCAATCATTAGTTTTATATGATGCTGCAATCAAATGCATAGTATTAGCTGCAACTGTAGTTGCACTGCTAAGTTCGGATTGAACTACGTCGCTATTATTCCATATTGTATATCCAGTAAGACTTGACGGGCGGCAATTTTTTATAACAATTTTACTATAATCTATAGAATTAGCAAACATAACTGTATGTTTTGGGCTAGTTGGAGTTGCGTACACTGTATCAGATTTGACAAAAATCGATCCTTCATCCTGTCTATACCATGAACTAAAGTTAGTTCCAGTCATTACCGCAATGTCTACTGTGCGGGTTGCTTGAGCTGAACTAGATACATCCGCTGATCTGGTTGCTGTTGTCGAAGTTGTTGAGATATAACTAGTTGCCGATGTGCTGGTTTCTAATTGTGCGCCCCATACATAAATACCTGATGTGCCGTTGCCGGTATATGACTCAACACCTGAATCATTTATTATTCCTATATACAGTGTTCCTGCAGCAGTTGCACTTGCAGTTTGAGTTATCGAACATCTATACCAACCGCTACTATGAGGTATAACTGAATATGCAATTTGGTTTCCGCTAACACTAAATGCTCCTGAGATAAGATCAATTGTAAGTCCAGTTAGCGGAAACGCGCTATTATTGGTCCAAAATACAAGATTTGCTTTAAATCTTTCTGCAGCTTTAATATAGCACGACACTGTATAAGTTGTTCCGGATGTTACGTTAACTGACTGTGCTATATTATGAGAGTTAGTTGTTGAGTTTTCAATTATTTTATCAGCAGTTGCATTTCCATCTGGAGCAGTTGTTGCGTTCGCAGTTGTAGTATTCAACTGCCATCCGCTCCACATATTAAATTGCTCACTATAAGTCAGCAAATTTGTTGAAGCAGGTTCAAGGAGCAACTTAGGTGATAACGCTAAATTCAATGGGTTGTAGTTATATCTAGCTACATTAGTCGCAGCAGATTGAATTAAACCGTTTGAACCAATGAACGTACCAGTTGATGCCCGTGAGGTAAAGCTATCGGCAGAGGGAATATAGCTTGTAGGGAATGCACCTACTTCTAATTGAGCACCCCAGATGTATAAGCCAGATGTGCCGTTGCCGGTATAGTTATTCGCGCCAGCGCCAGATGTTGCTGAATCTAAATATGGGAATATTTGTAATATCGTAGATGCTATAGCTCTAGCGGCAGAACATCTATACCAACCATTGCCTACATTTGTAATGGATGCAGTGCCAACCGCGCCTGCTACATCAACAACGCCAGTTAACAAATTAAATACCCAGTCTGTACCTAATGTACCATCCCATGAACCTAAAGTAAGTCGCGTTCTTTCGCCTGCTTTAGCATAAAATGAATAGGTATAATAACTAGTTGCTGTTAGTCCCGATAAGTTTATACCTAAATAATGAGTGCTAGATGTTGTATTCTCTACAAATTTATCAGCAGTGAAAGTCCCGTCTGGTGCGGTAGTGGCATTAGCAGTTATTGTAGAATTACCTTTAGTCCAAGCCGCATTGTCAAAATTCTCACTATACGTCAGCAAATTAGTACGTTGTTCTTCAATTAATAATCCTAAACTTTCTTTAGTTACTGGATCATGATCAAAACGCGGTTCACCACTTGCTGCAATTTTTAATAATCCATCGTAACCTATATAAGTTGCTGCAGATGATCTAGTAAATGTAATACCTTGATCCAAAAACTTACTATTAGCAAAGTCTAATAACAACGATGGTCTAATAGTTGCGCCGGTATAAGTAAGTCCGGTTGCATCACCTATAAACGCAGTTGCTTTTACTGTCCCAGTTACTTGTAATTTGCTAGTAGTATCATCTGTAGTTGTACCAATTAACACATTTCCACTAGAATTAATTCGCATACGTTCTGTTATAGTAGCCGAGCCATCGGGCGTAGTGCTGAACACCAATCTACTAGGCATATCATTAGTACCAGGTACACCGTCCACTACTGCTTCGATACGTGCTGTGATAATAGTTGCGGTAGGTAAGGTAGACGAGCCATCATGGCCGGAAAATCCAATGTAACCTAAAGAATCTCCATTTTGTACAATCGCAGATGTTGTTGCATCACCCCGACCTTTAAAGAGATTAATTGATGCTCCGGCAGCGTCATTTGAGTAGCGTCGAATATGTTGTTGTGCCGCTGCATCAATACCCCATAATTGTAATCCTGCAACGCCGGCGGCAGTGGAATTGCCAATTAATACGCGACCACTAGAATCGATACGCATACTTTCAGTAGCACCGGCAGATGAACCAAATGCCAGATAATCTGTGCCATATACCCCAGCTTCAATCCATGCTTTTGGAGTAGCAGGATCAAAACTAAACTGAATACGAGCATTACCATTTCCAGTAGTAACATTATTATTTTGGATGTGTAATGCAGTACGAGAATTTATAGTTCCGTTTGATGCCCCAGTAGCAAGAACATGTAGTTTAGATACTGGAGTAGTTGTTCCAATCCCTAAATTGCCAGCTAGATAGTTATCAGCAGTACCACCCATATATAAGTTAAAACAGGTCTTACCAGAAGTTACCGGAATGCCGCCGTAAAAACCATAGTTAGATGTTGCACCTATTAAGCTAGATTCTGCTGCAAACCCTATTTGAGACGTTACTACTGAGCCAGCACCAAATGTGTCTTGATTTGCATAAAAATGTCTAATACTGCCAAGTGTAAATATAGCAGCTTGAGTTGATGGCTGTGACTGGAATATATTTGCATTCGTAGTAACATCAGATTGTATTTGAGCATAATTTAATATCCCATAACTGTTTACTGCACCGGTTATGTTTTTTCTAACACTTACAGTTGCACCTGCTACTGGAGTATTTCCAATACCAACATTACCAACAGAATCAATACGCATTCTTTCAATAGCACCACCGGTTCTGAATATTAACGTTTGATTTGCAATATCGCCAGCAATACCTGCAAGAGTAGTACCTACTGTAGATGAAAAATTAAGTGCAGATATACCAGTTGAACTACTGCATAGCTCGACTACTGCATTCCTGTTAACACTTTGTACATTAATATAAGAGTTTGATGCTACTGTACCTGTATTTTGATTATTATATAACTGAAGACTTAACCCAAACCCGGTATTTGGAGTAGTTGTACCAATGCCAACATTACCAACAGAATCAATACGCATACGTTCTGTATTAGATGTATCAAATTCTATAACGCCCGCTTCAACTGCACCAATAATAAGATTACCGGTCCCTCGATGTGATAATATCGTGTTACTGTTTGCACCTGCATTACGTAAAAATCTAGCACTATAGTCTGCATACGTAGTATCTGATGTTAAATCAATATAAGAAATACCGCTACCTGTTCTGCCGCCACCGACTTCGATGCCAGCTGTTGCAGTTGATAATGCCGTTGCGCCGCCTACGTATAACACGTTATTATTAATAAATGCGTTTCCGCTATTCGATGCACCTAAATTAAGTGTAGTTGCATAACTACCAACTGACACGGTAGTTTGAGTTGAATCATTAAGCACTGCAGATGACGTTAGTACATTAACATTATTAATTTTATAAGTTTTACCTGTAGCAATGTTCCAATTTTCACTAGATGTCCAGTTAGTATTAGTAGAATCCCATGTAATAGTTTTATCAGTTGCTCCTCGCAATGTAATACCGCCGCCATCTGCAGTTGTATTTGTTGGAGTAGCAACTGATCCTAATTCAATGTTTTTGTCGTCAACTGTTACTGTGGTTGAATTTACAGTAGTAGTTGTTCCGTTAACGGTTAAATTTCCGGTTACGGTTAAGTCAGAACCGATCGTAGCTGTGCTAGTAGTAGTTAATGTAGTAAACGCACCTGTGTTAGCTGTAGTGTTACCAATAGCTGGAGGACTTGAAAGATATGTACTAAAACCAGTACCGCTTACTGTACTTGATGCAGATAAAGTGGTAAATTTACCAATTGCAGCAGTAGTATTACCGATATTCATATTATCAATATTACCAGTAGCACCTGAACTAATTGTAATTGTACCAGTGCTAGTAGTAGTGTATGTTTGATTATTAGTAGTAGTATTAGCAGTAATTACACCGGTTGCAGTTAACGATGGTACAGAGACAGTATATGCACCACTAAAAGATAAATTACCTCCTAATGTCCATGTTTGTGCAGCTACGTTAGTAATATTACCAGAATTCATATACAATGCGTAGTTATTAATAGAACTGTTTGATGCATCTGCATATAAACCAATATTCATACCGCCGGCGTGTGTATCGTTAGCATAACCGCGGACACCGATTGCACTTCCGGTATCACCTGTAGCAGATACATGACCTTCACCTACTACACCGCCTGATCTTGTAGCAGCATTAGTATAGCCAACACCGTATACACCGATACCGTAAATACCGGTATTAGTTGGGTGTGCAGTTCCTTCTGCAATTAAACCGATATTATGCGTTTCACTTTGTTGAAGTCCTGCAGCAGTATCCGAAATAGCAACTTTTGCATTTGGGAATCTAGCTGAAGTAGCTGCACTTCCAATTAATGCAGATGTACCTATTAGTTTACCAATTTGTAAAGAATCGTATGTTGCATTTGAAAAATCAACGGTTGTATCTGGTTCTGGAATAATATTGCTATAAAATTTCCAAACACCGTCAGTTGCATCTCTTACTAAACCTGTATGTAAATGTGTACCAGCTGGGTTGTATGCTCCAACCCAACCTATATCTAATATGTCTGCGGCGTTGTTTACTGCTAAGTAGATCAACGAATCGTTAACACTTAAATTTGTGGCACTAAGTTGGTTAGCAGTACCATTAAAATAAATGTCGCCGTCTACTTGCAAATCATGTTGCATATGAATAGTACTAGTATTAGAACCCATTGTAATTGTAGTAGCTGCTCTACCAAAGTTAATAGTAGTTGCAGTTGTATCAAGTAAATCAAAACTAGTACTTGTAGTAGTAATTGCGGTGGTAAGTGACGGACTAGATGATAATACAACATTACCTGTACCAGTTTTAGTTGTAACACCTGTTCCGCCCGAAGTAACAGGTAATGGATTTGATAATGTTAATGATGTAGCAGATGCTGCTCCTAAAACTGGAGCTATAAATGTTGGTGCATTGTTAAAAACAAGTAACCCAGTACCGGTTTCGTCTGACATAATTGCAGCTAGTGCTGACGATAGTGTTGACGACGCAGTAAATTGGCTTAAGCCTGCAGCTGCATAAACAACTGTACCGCCTGTTCCAAAAGAAACAGATGATGCATCAGTACCTGTAAATGATAAAGTATTGTTAACAGTTAATGTTTTACCGTCAATAAGAGTTAATGTTGCGCTATTAGCAGGAGCAGTAATTGTAACTTTATTAATAGTAGTAGCAGTAGCATTACCTAATGTAGGAGTTACTAATGTTGGATTGTTTGATAAAACAACATTACCGGTACCGGTTGAAGTTGTAACACCTGTTCCTCCTGAAGTAACAGGTAACGCATTAGTTAATGCAAGTGTTGGAATTGTGATGCTATATGCACCGTTAAATGTTAAGTTACCGTTTAGATACCAAGTTTTAGCACCTGCAGAATAGATATCCCCACTGTTTAAGTATAAGGAATAATTTGCATTACCGTTGGTTGCGTCGCCGTATAAACCAACGTTTATCCCGCCAGCATGTGTATCATTAGCGTAACCACGAACACCAACTGCAGGAGCAGTATCTCCAGTAGCAGATACATGTGATTCACCTACTACGCCTTGTCCAGTAAATGAACCTGCAGTATAACCTACACCATATACGCCTGCATTTCTTGTAGCCCCTGCACCGACAGCTTCAGCAACAATACCAATATTACCATTTTCGTTTTGTTGAATACCTGCAGCAGTTTCTGAAATAGCAACTTTTGCATTTGGGAATCTAGTTGTAGTAGCAGAACTTCCAATTAATACTTTATTATTACTGACTAAATTTGAAGAAAGAATAATGTTATTAGACACTGCTGAGATTGTTAAATCTCCAATACTAGTAAGTGTATTGTTCGTAACGTTAAGATTTCCAATATCAACATTAGTACTTTTAAAGTTTGTTGTTCGAGTAGTTCCACTAACGTCAAGCAAATATGCCGGTGAATCAGTATTAATACCAATTTTATAGTTAGTAGGGTTTGCATCTGATACACTAAAATACAACAAGTTTGTTTCGAATGAAAGATCTACATTATTACGTATTAAATTCGAAGACAACATGTGTCCGGATATTTTACCAAGTGCCATTTATATTCCTTTATCTAAATTTTATTTTATTTGTCAAACCCATGAAGCACAGTTACCATTTTTCCAAATGGTACAGGCGAACCAAATTTTAAATAGTATCCAGTCGGTGCTTGTGTTCCCGTAATAGTAAGTTGAGTGTTTACTGCAATAGTACTTGTAATAGTTGGTTTACTAATTACTACACTGATCAATGCATCAGTGTCTGGGTCAGATATTGCTGATACAACGGTTGTACTACTTTGAATATTAGCATGGCCGTTAATGGTTGCACCGGTAATATCAACTGATGTATAAATTGCATCAGCACTTTTAATTTGGCCAGCAACTGTCATTGTACCGGTACCTGCACCGGTAAAACTAACTGAACTATTAGTCGATGCAGTAACAGTAAACGTACCGTTATACCCTGTTGGTATAAATCCAGATACAACAATCGATGATCCAACAGCAAATGGTGTTTGCGTTAATGTAGTAAATGTTAATGTTACAGTACCTGCAGATGCGCTTGCGCCTGTACCTAAAACGTGACTATTAAAGTATAAAGTAGTTGCTCCGGTAGTTGCAGCATAACTTAATTTTGGTGTATATGCTGCATTCGTAATTGCAGTATCTTGAACAATTGTATAGTTAGTTATTGCTAGTTGAAGAACGTTCTCGACTATAACTAAAATATTTTTAGCTTTCTGTGTTAAATCCCAAGTAACACCACTTTGGGCAAGTGTTACGGGTACCGGAAATAACGGACCAAAATACAAATTATTACCGTCGCCGGCTCCTAAACTTTGTTGTGTAATAAGTCCAGGTTCTTTAAATCTTAAACTACGCCAGTTGTTAGATTGATAAACTTCAATTTCGTCAAGTGTTGTGTTGTAACGAATCATACCGTTAACTGAAATTGCAGATACTGGACGTTGTGCTGTAGTACCCGACGGAAGTGTTAAGTTATTTGGTGTATTCATAACTACAGCATTATTAATGTCAACTGAAAGTCTTTGATCGTATGGTGCTCTGCGATTTAAAACTTGTTTACGTAAATATCTCATGTTATACCGCCAATGTGCTTACAGTTACTACTAAATTAGCTGGACTATCGCTTTTTGCAAATAATTTATCACCATTTGCTAATACCATTTTTTCTTGATCAAAACTTACTGTTTCGCCAGCTGGAATAGGTAAACCATTTACAATTGTATGTTTAGATGCAGTCGTTGTGCCTGATACATCAGCCGACGGAACTGCGTATAAATACAAGTTTGTTTGTCCTGTTAGCGGATTATTTGAATCAAACGTTGCAGTATTACACACAATAATTGTAGTAATGGCATTGTTACCAGAACTAGAATAAATTGCTGTATTTGTTGATCCAATTGCTATGTTTGAAATTGCCATATGTTATCCTTAAAAAAGCATACTAAAAAGTAATGCCCTGTTTGTTGCTACTAGCTCGTCAGATGTTGTGTTATTTCTAAAAAATAGTCCACTTTTTCCTGGTCCTGCTGTCGCAATTGAATATATTTTTGTTTTCCCTGAAGATATTGCAGGAGTAGAACTTTGATCGTCTAATGCTAAGACTGAATTTATTTCTACTAAACTAATATCTGATTGTAAAATTAATGGATTTGAACCTGTATTTTTAAGAGTAGTACCAAATAAGTTAAGTGTATCAACACTTAAACCAGTAGCAGTTATAACTGCACGTTGTGAATCATTAATTGTAAATTGTAACTGTGATGTGCTTGTTGCTAAAATTTCTGATTTCATTATGTTATTAACAAAATCTTTATAATAAATTTTATCAACATCTGCCATACCAGCGGTTAATTTACCAGATACTACATACGTATTCACATATTTTTTAGTAGTAAGACTGTTGTTAGTTGCATGATTAGCATCAGAGTTTCCAGCTATTAATCGATCTTCGTAAGTAGTACTGCCGTATGTTGAGTTTACTAGTGACAAATATGTGTCAGTGTTATGTAAATTAAATTGTATACTATCAGAGCCGTTACTTGATACAGATTTAACTTCAACACCGTATAATTTCATACTTGCAACTGATACAATTGAATCACTTTTTGTACTTAGTACAAACGTACCGCTATCATATGTTGTAGTTGCTGTATTATAATGCAGTGCCTCTTCGTCGAATAATAATGAAGCAGACGATACTAGTGAATTAATCTGTCCCCTATCAATTAATATTCCAGAAGTACGTGAAGCAACTCCATTTTCAGTACGTGAAGAAATCCCGCTTAATCCCGGTTCGCCACTATTTAATACAATTACATTATCTTTAACAGTAGCATTTACTGATTCAATAGTAGTAGTTTGTCCTTGTATGTCAAGGTTTCCGTTAATGTATACAGTGCCAGAGAGACCGGTATCTAATGTAATATTATTACCAGATTCAACTATAATTCTATAATTACCTTCATTAACTCTTAATACTTTTGACATTTATATTCCTTTAAAGGAGGGCCTTGCGGCCCTCAACTGTTGCATAATTACGCGTTTTCAATTTGTACAGTAGTACTTGTTGCAGCACTAAGTGTCCATGGTACTTGTTGAGCTTCGCCGTTAATTAAAGGAAAAAGATGTCCGGTATCAGAAAGATCTGGAACAATTACAGCTTTGTGTGCTGTTAATTTTTTAACAAAATATTTTTTAGCTGCACTATCAAATGCTGTAATTGTCATTTCACCAACTGCGGCTGCAGTTACTGTTGTTAATGCAGCAACGATAGGTGTACCAGAGGTATCAGATGTATTAATTCTGTAACGATTTTTTGAAACTTGTTTAACAATATCAGCTTGTTTAACACTAGAACCAGTAAATGCTTTAGCAATAATACCTGCATCTGGATTAGATGCTGTACCAGTTGCTGAAGTATTTCCAACTGGGCTTGTCATAACAACAGTACCTAAAGTTACAGATTGTGTTGCAGCAGCAGTTGGTACAGTTGTTGAGTAACCTGAACCAGCATCAGTGATTAAAACTTCTTTAGCATTATATGTTAATGTAACAGTTGCTCCGGTAGCTAACGGGTTAGCTGAATTAATAATAGTAGTTGCACGAGCACCGGTAACTAATGCACCGTCTGCATATGGGAATGAACCACGTTCAGTAGTAGTAATTGTTTGAATTACACCAGAACCGTTAACTGTACCAACTGTAAATACAGTGCCGTTACCGATAGTAAATGTATCACCTGTAGTATAGTTAGTACCGCCTACAAATGAACTAATTATATTAACTTGTGATGTAATTGTTGCAGTAGCAGCTACTCCGCTTAACAAGTTAGGTGCACCTGTTAATGTAACAACAGGGCGAACGGTATACGAACCAGCCGATGTTACAGGAATACTAGCCACACCTTTACCGCCGATGCCGTCATCTGCAGTAGTAGTTGTTGAACCGGTGTTACGGTTACCAAAATATTTTTTATTTAATGGACGTCCCATTTGATTTCTCCTTTGACGTTTTATGTCATACGCAGTGGGTACTGCATAAGTTTGCAAGTGCAACACTTATTTGACAAAGTATTTATCCGTAGGTGATGCCTATACCGATTTGATTTATAATAACTAGATCACGATGAGGATATACTTGATTACTTCTAAAACTAATTGCAATTCCGAATGAATTAGACGAAACATCTGCACTAGTTAATGCAGTTCCCCACATTTCTGCAGGTCCTCCGTATACATTTACATCTCCGATAATAGGAAGTAATGGACTATTTTCACCTGTATACATATTGCTTTGAACAGGGTTAATTGGACTAGCCATGTCAACACCGATATAATTGTTATTATGTATAAGTTGAATACGTAAATCTTCTATTCTTGAAAATCGATGCATATCTAAATAAAATTCTATACCAGTTATTGATTGTTCTTCATCTGGTATATTAAGATTAGTACACCGTAATTCAGCAGTGTTGCTAAGAAATTTTTCCATCCACAAACCGCTAATAGTATACAAAGGTTGTTTACTAGTAACGCAGTTAGTTGGTGTTATTAATCCGTTAATATCCCATCTAATTATAGGTTGTATTAAATCTGTTTGTTCGATATATTCAACGATTGATGTAGGATTATAAAATTGTGTGTTCATAATGTATTTATCATAAAAAAAGGCGCAATTGCGCCTTAAATTTTAAAAACATAATTGCCACAATCCCATAGTCGTCGGTATTTGTTTGCAAACATGTTTTCAGTTTGAGATAACATATTATTATAATTAGGTAACCATTTTTTTAAATTCTGTTTTTGACATTTATATCTAGATATAATAGTATTTCCGTCAGTCCAGCAAAAACCAGGTCCGGTAGTTCTTTCTAAATAGAACCCAATTGAAGTATACCCAGTACCATTTGATTTATTCCTATCACAATACGAAACAATAGTTGCATTATTAATTTGACGTTTTGCGTACGAAATTAATTTACTTGCGCCACCAACTACAGTTACATTAAGTATAGTAGCCATTCTTATTAATTCGTATGATTCTGATATTTTTGAAAATCGATCTCTTCCAATTGAAATTGCCATTTGAAGTTGGTTATTATACAATAATCCATAATAATATTTTGCAGGAGCAAATCCGTGTAAATGGTTAGTATTAAAAAAATCTTTAGCTTGAATAGTATCTAACTCAATAATTTTGCATTTTCTAGCATAAAGTTTAGTAGTTAACTGTAGCTTTGATCTTAATATTGATTTAATAATAGATTGTTTATTATTCCATTCCCAATCACTAATATGAATTAAATTAATTCCTTTTGAATTTGCAAGATTAGTTTTGTCCATATGGCGATTTTTATATTCAATTTGGGTAGACATTGGATTAAACGAATGCCAATATAATCCGTTAATCTCTATTCCTAAATTATGTGATGGAATTAAAATATCAATCTCTTTACCATCTAAAATAGTTCTATCATGCGGAATAGATTTAACATGTAATGTGTTAATATAAGATTCAATTTGTTTTTCAATAAGAGAATAGTTACTGTTTGACCGTATAGTAAAATTATGTTTTTTACAATATTCAATTACTGTTGAATAATATACATCTAACTCATCTGCAATATCAACTGCGCTGCGTTTATTAATGTTATATTCATTATCTAACCAATTATAATCTGTTAAACAAGCATGTGAATATTCTGAAATTTTAGGTTTAGACAACATAGGTTTTACATCATTACGTTGAGAATTAAATTCAACTCCGTATTTGTTAATCATTGTGTTAGATCGTTTTTTGTTTATCTCAGATTGTAATGTAGTAGAAACTTGTTCTTTTGTTTTTTTTACGCTACTACAAATGTTTTCACGGGTACAAGTACACGATGATGCTGGACCGCATCCGTAAAATCCTCTATTAAATCGTTTGAACTTTTGATTATTACCGTATTTACAGACACCATTTTGTTGATATATTGCACTATATGCATGTTCGCTTAATGAGTTTGAAGTTACAAGTGAATTTTTATAGATCCAATTTAACATTTCTAAATTTTTTTTAAAAATAGAAGGATATGATGTTGGGTTTTCTAAAATTATTTGAAGTATTTGTGTTTTCATATTAACAGTATAGCATGTATTTTGTTGTAAGTCAATAAAAAAGGGCTCCTAAGAGCCCTTTAGTATAAAATAAAGTTAAGAAAATCTTAGCTAAATTTAACGTTTGCGTATGTGATACCAACACGACCTAAGTAGTCAGCTGCATTACCTAAAGATGATGCAGTATTTGATAATTCAACATAACCATAACGTGTCATAAACGATACAACTGGTTCAAATGTAGATGGATCAAGTACAACACCTGACGACATCAACGGAATGTATGGGCAGTAAAACGCAGGAGCGTCTGATTCTGAACCACCTTTGTAACCAATTAAGATTGAAGTGTTGTCAGTAGCATAGCTATTAACATAAACTTTCAATGAATTGTTTAATGTACCAACAAATTTTGTGTTAGTAGGAGCTTCGAAAGTACCTTCAGTTGTACGAGCAAATGCTGAAGTTGTAGCTGATTGCAAAATTGTTAATGCAAATGGAGATACAACAGCATAGTTACCAGCACCACGACGTGTACGTTGTGCAATCAAGTTGCTTACACGGTTGATTTGAACAGCTAAAGCAGCGTGTTCGTCACCTACGAAAGTAGCTGTACCTGATACTGCAGCTTGGTTGTATGTTTCAACATCTGAACCAGCTAATGTTAACAATGAAGCGATAATTTCTTGATCGATCTCAGCAGTGATTTCTTGAGCTAAAGCAGCCATAATTTCTGCTTCAACGTCAATACCTTGTTGTGCTTGAGCGTCTTGAGCAGATTCAAATGTCCAGCGAGCTGACAACTTACGTGTTTTAGCTTCAACTGTTTGTTTCAAGATTTGAATGCTCATTTTTTTGCCTGCTTGTCCTTCTAAAGTTGCAGTTGAAGCAGCTTTAGCAGCTCCTGTTAAAGCTACGTCATTACCTGAATAGCTTTCTGCAATTTTGAATGGACTTAATGCTTCTTCACCAGCTACTGTGCTGTTTGAACTATCAGCATAACGAACACGCAATGTATGAATTTGTCCAACTGGACCAGTCATTGGTTGTACACCAACTAATTCGTTAGCAATAACGGTTGGCATAACACGACGGATTACTGGTAAAATCACGCGGTTTAAAGTTGCAACGTTGCCAGCAGATGTAGCACCAGCAGTAGGAGATTCCATCAAATACTTACGTGTATTTTCAAGTGTTACGCCCATTACTGATTTTTTTGTACCTGTCAAGCCTTCTAAAAGTGCTTGTTTTGTTTCTGCCCAACGGCCATTAAGTAGTTCTGACATTTAAATTCTCCTAAATTTTTATAGTCCAGCGAGGCGGCGGATATCGATGATATTCGATTCATCTTCGCTGCTACGGGTGGTGTTGGAAATTTGTTTATTTCCGGTTATTTCTTTAGCTTCTACAAGAGCTTGTCTTTTTTGTGGTGCTGCTTTACCAGACATTACTGCTGGTAAATATCTTTCAAAACTTTCGTTAAGTTTTGAAGTTTTTACACTCGTCATCAATTCACCCATGATAGAACGTTGTTCTGCACTTAGCGGAGCTAACAATTCGCTCATGATTGCTTTTCTTTCTTGCGACTCTTTCAGCGCACGAATCTCTGCTTGTTTACTTTCTAATATTTTTTCAGCTTTGATAACTGCATGTGCAGCTTCATTGATGGCTAAATCTTTCATGTCTATGACTTTGAGTAATTTTGCAGTTTCGGATTTCTCATTCAAGTAACTTGATTGGTATTCAGCAGCAAACGCTTCGAATAGCTTACGACCAAAGTCTGTACGACGAGCTGACTCAATGTCTTCTTTTAATGAAGTAATTTCAGCGTTTAAGGTTTGACCTACAACACTTTCAACCATTGTAGCTGCGCGTTTTACAAATTCTTGTTTTACTCGTTTGATTTCTTGACGACCTTCACGAATTAGACGAACTTTTGATTCGGCTAAATCCTGTTTGTCTTTATAAAATTCTGTAATCTCTTGAGCTAAAGCTTCAACAACAAAATGTTCTAATGTGCTAAATTTATTAGCCATTGACATTTGATCTTCGTGGAGTTCTTTAACTTCAGAAGCCAATTGGCGTGTTACGAATTTATTCATAACTGTTGCACTTTCGGTCATTTTTCTAGCAAATTTAACTTTCATTTCTGCTAGCTGTTTGCGATCAGAAACAAACTCGTTAAGTTCACTTGATAGTTGTTCAGAGATCATACGATCAACTGCTTCAACCATTGTGTTCTTATCATGTTCATATTTCTGTGCAAACTCTTCGCGGAGTTGTTGAGCTACTACCTCACGGTTTTCAACGATACGTTGTTCCCATGCTTGCTCAATAGACTCTTTGATTTCTGCCGAAACCACATTGTTTTCAAATAACGTTTTTAATGCATCCAACATATGTGATTCTCCTTTCTATTGGAGTCCGTTTATTATATTTAATAAACTTTCTTTGAGGTATTTTTGCGCCTTTGCATCACCCCGTACCTCTTCCGCTAAACGGATTGAACTAAGACCACCTTTTGAATTCATAAGGTGTTCATAGATTGGTGTAGGATATGCTCCCGGTGCGCTTGGTTGAGCTACCATGTCTACTGTGATAATCTCAAAATCTGACACTTCACCGGATCCGCTATCGCTAACGTTACCAGATCCGCGTGAACTTACGCCTAGTTTCACTCCGCTCTCTAACATAGTGCGTATAAGTTGTCCCATTGGAGTAGGTAAAATTTTAAGTTTACCATACCCGTTTGGTCCTTCCATCCACATGTTAGTTATCATATGTGATACTCGGTCTAAATTTATTTTTAGATCATCTGGATGATCTACTTCTCCAAGCACAGAATAACCATTTTGAATCTGATCGTTAAGGGTTTTAACAGCCTTGCTAATCTCACTTACAGGATAGACACGTTGGTTAGCATTACGAATGCCACCTTGTATACAGATACCACTCATATACAAACTTTTACCGTCCCGCTCGTCAGATTCAACGATCATTTGTGCTTCGTTGAAGCTAAGGTTTTCTCGGAGATGTAACATAAATTACTTTCTGCCTGGGATTAAACTTCTTTTGTTAATACCATTGTCACCTGAAGATTTTTTCTCTGCGCCGTGACCTTTTGGAACTGGTTTCAACTTAGGTGCTTTTGTATTTCCAGGAACGTTTTGGTTTCCGCCATCCATTTTAGATGTAGATGGGTTTAACAATCCGCCTTTTGTACCTTCGCCTGATGCAGTTTTACCAAATTTAGGAGCTACACCACCCATGTCATTGTATTTAGGTTTGTTAAAAATACTTTTGTTATTAACACCGTTGTCACCGTGTTTAGGTAATGCAACTTTGTTTACGTATTCAAACATACTTTGGAATTCGTTTTCTTCTTCGCCTTCTTCGTCGTCAAATCCGCCTAGGTCGCCGCCTAATTCGTCATCACCGAACATGTCTTTGTGTTCTGGTTCGTTTTCTTCACCAGCTAAAAGTTGTTCAAATTCTGATTTTAATTCGTCTAATGCATCTTCTAAATCAAGAACGCGGTCTTCTAGTTCGCTGTCGCTTTCTTCGTCGCCAAACTCGTCTCCGCCAAATTCGTCATCGCCACCGATGTCGTCATCGCTTTCTTCGTCGTCTGCACCAAATTCGTCATCGCCTTCTTCGTCATCGCTGCCAAATTCGTCATCGCTTTCTTCGTCGTCTGCACCAAAGTTATCGGCTTCTTCATCATCGTCGCTTTCTTCATCATCGTCGCCGAACGCTTCTTCAAATTCTTCTTCGGCTTCTTCAGATAATAAATTTTCATAAATTTCGCGAGATTTTGCTACTACAATATTGTGAAATATGTCTTTTGCTGCTTCATGATCTTCATTGATCAATGCCTCAAGCATGGCTTCAAATTTTTTACGGTCAGTCATGTTTATCTCCTGAATAGTTTCGTTTTCTACAAGGCTGTCTTATATTTACACTACTTATTAAAAATAGTGTAAAAACAGGGTCAAACCGGTGTTTTTTTTAATATTTTAAAATTTATTTATGCAGCAGGTGCTGGTGTTGAATACATTGTGTTAATAAATTGTAATTCAACTTCTTGTTCTAAAATATGAGCTTCACTGCTCTTACGTAATTCGTTAATTTGCCTAAGTGACAGTCTAGTTTTACGAGTATCTGAACGATGTAAACTTCCATTATCGTTATCAGCATCATATCGTAACTCACTTGCAACATGCCGAGTGTTAGGATCAATATAAAAAAGTTCTCTTAATATCATATATCTATTTATCACATTGGGGCTGCAGCACCGCCCATTGGTGCTGCTGGCGGCATACCTGAACCCATACCGCCCATACTTGCATCTAAATCCATCCCCATATCGGCAGGTGCAGAAAGATTTCCTGCCATTCCTAAATCGCCTTCCATCCCTGCGGCAGATAAACCTGCGCTACGAAGTTCTCCAGCAGCATCTGTATGTGTAGGTTGTCCTTTACCTTGCTCTTCGCCCCATAATCTTTCGTTTTCGGCTATTTCGTCTTCGTTTAAACCTAAGAATCGTTTAAGGGCAAAGCGTTTACTCATATACGGAACTGTTTGAATAGTGTTAAATGTATTAATTCTTTCTGAATCTAATCCTGCTTGGCGTGCGCTTGCAAAATTTAAAGGAGGATTAAATGATAATTCAAATAAATTAGAGTCAATATTTGTTCCTCTTGAGTACATATACATTTTAAATTCGTCTGTAAACACTTCTGTAATTAAACTTTGTAATCGTTCGCAGTATTTGTTAAAGCGTAACTCTTGAATATATGCTGTACCAACACGTCCATCATTAAAACTTGCTTGACTATCGTCTGCACCTGTTGGCAAGTAACTACTTGGAATACGTAAACCACGGAATAATTTGTTTGTAAAGAATTTTAAGTCATCAATTTCGCCTAAATTAGTGCCACCTGGTAGGGTTTCGACTTTAGAACCACGACCTTCTGCAGTTTGAGGAAAGAAATAGTCTTCATTGATTGATAAAGGGTTGTACGCACTGTCAATTACATTCTGTCCGCCACCACTTTGACTTGGAATTCTACGCTGATGAATCTCATTTTTAACTCTTTCTACAAACGCCATGGCTAAATGACTCGGCATATTACCTACGTCAATATGAAATACTCGTCTTTCTGGTGCTCGTTGTATACGATAAATTAAAATAGCATCTTCTAAAAGCTCTTTTTGTTTGTAAACTTTGAAAATATTCTCTAATAAACTATTACCAAATGGGTAATTGTTATCTAAACCTTCAGAAAGTGATAAGTGAACAATGTGTTCAGCATTAATTGCGTGTTCGGTTTCAGCTAAACCAAATCTAGATCCGCTACTTGAACTAGGAAACGGCCCAGAAGACCCACGTTGAGCACCAGGTGCGCCCATATATCCTGCACCGGATGTCATACCTCCGCCTGCTTGTCTTGGATTAATGTTAGGTGTAATCTGCGTAACAACTAAGTTTTCAAAGTTAGGGGCTAAGTCTTTAATAATATATTGTTCTGGTTTCTTCCCATCGCTTTCATTTGCAATGATTTTAATTATTTTACTGTTATCAATCCAGTTCCATTTTTGAGTTTCTGGGTCTCTAATAAAGAAAGCGTCACCGTATTTGAATACATTACGAACAATACGGAAGATTTTGGTATCAAATTGCTGTAATTTATTCCATTGTTGTAAGTATTCGCCTAAAATTCGTATTTCTGAGTTAGTACCTTTGCTATTCCATCTAACAGTAAATGGACTTTTACCATCTTTTAGCTTTTGTGTACAAAATTCAGCAAGAATATCTAGTGCTGCATTAATTTCTGGATCACTATCCATTACTTCATATTGCTGATAACGCTCTACACGGTTAGGACTACCTGTATAAACGTCAGGTAGGTAACTAGAATAGTTAGTTCTAGCTGGACCTGCTTTAGAATTTTGAGTTGTATTCGAAGAACGATTATGTTCATAGTTAACATCAACCGGTGAAAAGTGTTTTCGCCATGTCATATATATTTTCCTTTGTTTTTATCTTATCCCAACAAATTACCCGATAAACTTTTAGTTGCTCTAACTTGTTTATGACTATTACTGCTAATAGTATCGGCATGTTGAACCATCTGTATCATAGTCTTATTTAACTGTAATAGTGAATCATGTAAATCTTTTAATGTTGTCTCGTGTGCTACCGGTGCAGGTGTTGCAGGTGGCGGCGTAACTGGTTTTTCTGGTTCTGGTTGTTTAACAGGTTGTGTAGGTTTAGGTGGTTCTACATCTTTCTTTGTTAATACTGCATGATCTGATTTTACGTCTTTAATTGATGCATGCGATTGTTTTACTTCTGCTGAAACTCTAGAATTATAGTCATTAAACGTTTCTAATCCAAACTTTTTGTACATTTCTTTAATATGCGCTTGCTCTTTTGTTTCTGCAGGCTTCTTAAGTTCAGGTTTAGGAGGTTCAACTTTAGAGTTATCGTTAATATTAGCAGGTTCTGCAGGTTTTTCACTTTCGACTTTAGGTTTTTGTTTGTAATAACTTGAATGTTGTCTATTAAGCTCTGCAATACGAGCTGCAGTTGCTTCTGGACTATGATCTATTTTACCTATTCCTTCTTGAGACCGTTTTTCTGAAGCAGCTAGTTCTTCTGGTGAAATTTCTTCGTATTTTACATTACCTTTAGCAAATGATGGCTTGTTATCACTCTTAAATAATCCAGATATAGACGAACCTACATCACTAAACGTGTCTGTTATACTATCAAAGAACCCTTTTTCTTTAGGTTCTTCTTTAGTTGGTTCATACCTTATAGCAGTATCTTCTAATTTTGGAATACTTGCAGGTTTAATAGTAGCATCTAACGATTTAAAAGAACTTCCAAGCTGATTACTTAATTCTTCAAATGCTTTAGGTTTAACATCAGGTTTTATACTTTCAGTGGACGGTAGTTCTTTTTTAGATCCACTGCTATAAATCACCATTTCTTTCTCAGCAGTTGTCATTTCTTTAATAGACTTATCAGTTACTTTAGATTTATCAGTTTTTTCAGGTTCTTTTGCACCGTGCTCCTTCATAAACTTCTTTTCGGCTTCTAATGCTTGCGCAACTTGGTTTGCATGAGCTTCTTGAGCGGTTTTATTTTTAATTTCAGCATGTTTAGCTTCTTCTTCAGCATGAAGTTTTAATTTACCTTTAGTTTTGATTAAATCATCTTCGTAACTGAGTGCTATTTTTGCAACTTCTTCTTTTTTCTTAGCTAAACGTTCTGCAGCTTCGGCATTTGGCTTAGTATTAGCTGCTTTCATTTGTTCGTAGTCAAAAGATGCGTTTTCTAATGCTTCTCTTTTCTTTTGTAACGCCATTCTTGCAGCAGATGGGCCTAATTTGTCTTCAGCAGCTTTACCTGAGTCACTAAGATCCATCTGTGACATACCAATTTTAGAAATATCACCAGAATTCATTGATTGTTTAAACTTAGCTAAGTTTATTAAGCTTTCGTCTAACTTTGAAACATCTGGAGCTTTAGGTTTAGGTAGTGGAGCAATTGTAGTTTTAGGTTTTTCAGCATTTGCTATTTTAACTTCAGTTAATGACCCTGATACTGCTTTGCCTAGGTGTTCAAAATTCTGATGTAATGCAGTAATAGCCGATTCTTCTAGAGACTTAGGTAGTTTAATTGCATCTAGATTAGGAGTAGTAATTTTTGGTGGTTCTTTAGGGGTAGCTGGTTTAATAAGTTTGTTAAATTGTTCTCCTAATTGTGCAATAGATTGTTGTTCTACAAACTTAAATTGATTTTCAGCTGGTTTTACTTCTGCTTTAGGTGGCTCAGCAGGTTTTACTTCAGCTTTAACCTCTGCTTTAGGTGGCTCAGCAGGTTTTACTTCGGCTTTAACCTCTGCTTTAGGTGGCTCAGCAGGTTTTACTTCGGCTGGCTTAGTTTGAGGAGTTGCTTTTTCAATTGCTTTAGTAACAGTTTCGTGCATTTCTTTTGCTTGTGGAGCAAATGTAATATTTTTAAATTTTTCAGCAATATCAGTAAACTGTTTAGCAACATTTTTCATTTCAGTATTAATATCTGTAAATGTTTTACCTAATTCAGTTAATTGCGGAGCAGCAGGTACTGTTTCCGATGTGGTTGTAGGAATTTTAATATCAGTAGTACTTGGAGATGGTGTTTTTGCTTGTTTTTGATCAGCTGATGCTACACCAGGTGGCATCATTTGCTGTACAAACCGTTTCATTTGATCTTCATTAGCTACAATTTCGTTACCATGAAGTTCTGCAAGCTCACCTTTTGGATCAAAGTGCGTAAACATGTCTTTAAATCCGCCACCACCTGATAAGAATTTTTCAAAGTCAGGAGTTCCGTCAGCAAAATGATACTTAACTGGAGATGCACCTGTTTGTTCTGGAGTTAATGTTGGAGTGTTTTTATGTGCTTCAATAGCTTTTTGATGAGCAGTAGATAACGGAAGTGATGCTTTAAATCCATCAGTAATTTCCTTAGCCATGTTACCAGGTGTAGCTTGTTCCTGTGTTCTAGGTCTAAGTGCATTATTAATACCATCAAAAGTTCCAATTAGTTTATTACCACTGTCAACTAGCCCACCAAACATTTTAGATGCACCTGCAGACATGTCTTTTAATGTGCGATCGGCTTTGTTTAGTGTAGTATCAAGCTCTGCACCTTTAAATTTTTCACCTTTTTCGTCTAATCCTTTTTGTGCATTATGAGCTTCTTCACGAATCATTCGTCTAGCAGTAGCTTCGTCGATATTATTACCTTTATTTCTCTCTTCATCAATTTTTGTTTGAATCTGAGGTAATTCTCTATTGTTTGTTTGTGCTTCGATTGCTCGTTGTGTAACACCGCCTGAGCCATATTGCACCATATCTTTAAAGCCATCAGAATTTTGCCATCTATCAACAGCTTCTAATGCTTTTTGCATTTGGATCTGTGCTGCAGCTTTTTGTTCTGGAGTGTTTGCAGATTTCATTGCTTCTGCAGCTTTTTGCAATTCTGGACCAGCGTCGCCCATTGCAGCCATAGATTCTGCGCCTTCTTTAGTACGCAAACCGCCTGTGAACGTTTCTTGGAATACTCGTTTAGCAGCTTCTGGCATGCCTGCCATGTCTTGCATGGATTCATTAAATCTATTACGAGCATCTTTGTCTAATCTTGATAATGCAACTTGGACAACTGCATCTTCATTACGTTTTCTTAAATCATCTTCTTGCGCTTTCCTACTTAAACCAGTTATTCGAGTAGTTTCATCCATTGCTGCGGTCATTCGAATAGCAGAATCGATTGCAGCATTTTTAGATTCAATATCTGACATGTCAATACCGCGTTGACTGCCCATTGCTGCTTTAGCTACCTCAGTAACGTCTTCAGTTTGAAGTCCAAATTCTTTTAATTTGTCAACTACATCAGATTCTTGTAAACCTTTAGTAAATTCTAAGAAGTTTACTTGTGATCGGTTCATAGTTGAACCTAAACCATTTAGTTCAGTTGCATTTCTTTTAAGAATATCACCGTATTCTTCATGTGTTAACCTTGCACCTTTAACTAACCGATCCATGTCAGCTAAATTATTATTAAAGTTAGATCCGTATTCACCAAATTCAGTATTCTTTTTATGTGCATCAAGTACAGAGTCGCCAACTTTTTTGGTTAAATCACCTAAAGTTTTACCTAACAAGCCCCCATTGTTCTGTAATGCACCGGTAAGTACATGAAATCCGTCTGCTACTTTTGCACTACCTTCCCATACATTTTTAAGAGCACCGGTTGTTGCGCCTACCATGTCTACAAATCTATCAACTACGCCTGAGCCAGAGTTTGAACCTTGCGAGATTGGTGTTCGAGGTGCAGAGCTAATTCCGCCACTACCGCCTCGACCGTTAAGTTGTCTAGTAAGTCCTTCTATCGCTTCAGTAAGTCGTTCTGTTTCTGTTTGAGCCATTTTAAAATTCCTAAAATTTTGAGTATATAAATACGGTTAATTATATATTTATCCGGAGATAAACATGGCACAAAATCCTTTACAACAATATTACAGACAACCAAAAATTTATATTCCATTGCCTTCAGGCGGCATTTATAATAAACTTGGAAGTTTATCAGGTGATGCAACCCACATGCCAATTTATAGCATGACTGGTATGGATGAAATTATTGTTAAAACACCTGATGCATTAGTATCGGGGAAAAGTACAGTATCGATTATTGAAAGCTGTTGCCCAAATGTTAAAAACGGTTGGGAAGTAACATCATTAGATACTGATTTATTGTTAGTTGCAATTCGTATTGCAACATTTGGGAATATTTTAGAAATTACAAATGTATGTGATAAATGTGGAACAGAACACGACTACGATGTAGACTTAACTACAGTAGTTAATCATTTTGCACAGTGCAAATATGATAGTGTTATTGAGTATAATGGATTGATTATTAAATTACAACCGTTAACTTATAAACAAACTACTGATTTTTCAATTCGTAACATGCGTTTACAGCAACACTTATCAGCAGCTGCAGCTCAATCAGCTGATGAACAGAAAAAGATTATTGAGGAGTTATTTAAAGACTTAGGCGCATTACAAAACGACATTTATTCTGCTAGTGTTGAGTCAGTTGATACTGGAACAGTTGTTGTAACCGAACCTAATTTTATTTACGATTGGTTAACAAACTGCGACAAAGATGTATTTGATAAAATCCGCGAGCAATTTAATAAAAATAAAGACGTTTGGAGAGTTCCAGATGTTAAAGTTAAATGTTCGTCATGTGGTCACGCTGCTGAATTGTCAATCGATTTAGATCAATCAAATTTTTTCGCAGCCGCCTAATTAGAATGTCATATAACGAAATTGTTAATTATCTAGTTAGGCTTGTAAACGAAATTAAACAATTTAAACTTGAACTTTATAGGTTATGTTGGTATATGCGAGGTGGTGTTAATATTAACGATCTTCTGTATACTCTAGGATCAGAAGATCGCGATATTATGTATGATATTGTTAAAGACAACATTGAATTAACTAAAGTATCAAGGATGCCGCTACTTTAAGTGCAATTGGCCATCTGGACCTCTTACAACTCTATCTAAAGAAGTATACGCACTATCATCTGTTGATGCTACAATTTGTTTCATTTGAGATGGGTCGAGTTTTTTCTTTGGAGGTTCAGTTGGTGTTTTCGGTTTAATAGTCCATGGATCGTTTGGATCTGTTGCAGACGGATCAACTGCATCGTTTGTAGATGGTTTTGCATTTGGGTCTGCAGGAGTAGTTATATCATGATAACCTTGTTCTACATGTTGTTTTGCCCATTCAAATCCTTTCTTAAACATTTCAATTATATCTGATCCGTAACCAGGAATATCTTCCATGTGTATGTTTATTAGTGGACTTGCTAATAAATTTGCGATAGCAATTCTTCCTGCATCTGATGATAACCATAACATAGCAGCAGATTGTACAGCTGGCCCTAGGACTTTAAATAATCTTCCAATTAATGGACCTATTATAGGTATAAATCCAAATAGCTCAGATAATAAAAATATACCAACTTCGCCCATGGATAATGTTCCAGCAATTGCTGCTAATTCGGTAATTAAGTAACCACGTTCTATCTGTCTTCTTTGTTCAAGCTCATCTGGTTTATCTTTTAATTTACTTTCCCATTGTTCCATATTTAAAAAATAATCAGCAATTGGTTTAACAAAGATCACACTGTATGTTGATTTTTTTAACAGGTTCATGTATCTATCAACTGTGCTAAGTGCAGATCCTGTTCCGGTTGCATTCCTTAAACGACTTGCTCCAGCTGCTAATGCGCTATCGAGTGATTGACCAAATGTAGGTGCTTCATAAAGATTTGCTGGTGTTATAATTTCTCGAATTTTCATAATATTCCTTTCAGGATATCCCTTATATAATATGAATATTTATTAAAAAATAAATCTCATATTAAAAGATGAACTATCGTTCATCTATATTTCGCTTTCGCTCAATATTGTTTTCTCTAAAAGCTATAATGAAAAAAATTAAATTATAACTGAAATATTATAATTTAATTATTTTATTTAAAGAGATATCACTTTTGAAGTCAGATGCACCCTAATAAAACTGGATGCAAGAAATCACCCCATCGCCATGGAATCGCAGTAAGAATTTATCTGACTGTAGACTCTTGTTATCGGCTACCTCCCAACCGCCACTTACAGGTATTTTTAAGATATAACTTTCAGGTGCTTCGTATATCATTGCAAGATTGTTACTATTACTAGTATTCTACAGATTTAAGAACTATGTATTCTGTTTCAAATACAGCTAGTCCACCATTCCGATTAAACAAAGCATTGACATCAATGGATGTTGCTTTTGGCATCCTCTCGCGTGAGGGTAGTGTTTAAAAGCCGTTGCACAATCAACGGTTTGAGCAGCGGTTCTCCTTCCAGAACTTAACTCAGCAGTATTACAAACTGGCCTGCCAACCTTATGTTAGTGTTAAAATAAAAGTGTTTTGTGTGTTTTGTTCAGTATTTACAAATGTGTTTTGAACAAGGGATTAAAAGTGGCTAAATGCGAGCAGCAGCTTCTGCTAAATCATTTGCGCGTTCGTTACCAGGATTACCTGCATGGGCTTTAACCCATTGCCAATCTATAGTGTGTGCAGCAGCAACGGTTTCTAATTTAAGCCATAGATCACGATTTAAGTAATCAGTGCGCCCTTTCTTTTTCCAATTAGGAAACCATTGTGTAAAACCGTCAACAAGATATTTTGAATCAGAATAAATCCTAACTTTGCATGGTCTTTTTAAACGCGATAGTGCTTCAATAGCAGCTTGCATTTCCATGCGATTGTTAGTAGTTTGTGGTTCTGTTCCAGAAAATTCTTTAATGACGTCTCTGTATTGCATAGTAGCACCCCATCCGCCTTTACCTGGATTTGGTACACATGCGCCGTCTGTATAAATTATTACGAGTTCTTCCATAGTGTTTTGTTAGATTATATTGTGTTTAGTATTTTTAAACAAATATTTATCTGAACAACTTCTCCACCTTGTTAGAAACGATTATACAGTCATTAGTATCAAAAGTCAACTGCTATTATTACCAATGGTAAATATACACAATATAGGAACACATATGAAAGTTACTGACATTTTAAAAGAAGAGTCTGAAGAAGAAATTAATCAAAATCGCGATAAAATTTTAGGACAGATACCTGCTGAATATACTAGTAAAAATTCACTTTATCAAAGCTGGAGGAAAGTAGTTGCAGGAGCACACAGACGATGTTGGTTTGCTAACGCTAAATCTGTTCAAGAAAGAACTCCATTAAAACTAAGTCGTGAATTTAATGTAACATATCAATATCTATGGGATTTAGTTAAGGTGCAACAATGGAAATGTGCAATTACTGGTGAACCATTAGCTCCGATCGGTAATAAAGATGATAATAATCGAATAAGTATTGATCGTATTGATTCAACTAAAGGATACATACCTGGTAACATTCAATTTATTACAGCAAGAAGTAATTTAATGAAATGGACACATGATCAAAATGACTTTGTTAAGTATTGTCAGCAAATTGTTAGTTACACTAATAAGAATGGAATACCGTATGATCCTGCAGATCAATCGACTAAATTAAAAGAAGCATACATTAAACAACCACCGAGCATTTTAAGAACATGGAAAAACAAAAGTGGTCCATTACATTATTTTTTAACTTCACCTACTAATGAACCATTATATGCAGATTTAGCTGCTAAAATACCGTGGCGTAGTAAAACTGGATCTACTTTTGAAAAGATGTTTCTAACACCGCAAACTGCAGCTACTTTGCTTAATTGGGTTAAATTAGGAGATGCTGCTTACAGAGAACAAAATATTCCTGAGTTAAAAGAAATTAATTCTAGATTACTTATAGTAATGGGAAAATGTATCTCATCGGCTAGTAGTCAACTAGAACAAGGAAAGTATCCCGAAGAGCTAGGTGTACCAAAATCTGTATTAGCATCTCTTAAGAATTTTAAAATTGCATTGCAAGATCTACATGATGGCAAAAAAATGATTCTTACAAAAAAAGCAGGCGAATCACAAACTGATGGTAGATACATGACACAAATAGAACGTAAACAGTTTGAAGATTACATGTTACAAATTGATCAGTATTTACAAAACCGCCCTTCTTATGAGCAAGCAAAAGCTCTTTATGATCAAGTAAGACATCATATTGATAAAATTACACGACGTACCCTACAGAATACTGCACAAGGTATAACTCCTGCACAATTTCTTGCAAATCAACTAGCGTCATCAAAATTTGATGTAGTAGATGATGATCGATTTACATCTAGTGATTTTGCAGCGTTAGATCCTCAACTTCAAAAACGCATTACCGCACAGCAACAACGAGGAGCAATGCCAGATGAATGGGATAGATCAAAACCGGAACATAGATCGTGGAAAAAGGTTTTAAATAATGCTTTTACACGTATTTTGTCACGCTCAAAAAAACGTGAAGAAACTGGTAAAACCGCGTTAGATCAACATAAGTTTAATGCTAGTAATGAAGAATTATGGAAAGTAATAAATGACCAAAATTGGACATGTCCGTATACTGGAAACAAACTAGAAGCTACTGGAGAAGGTTCTGATAACCAACTTAGTCCAGATCGTATTAACTCAAGTTTAGGATATGTTTCGGGTAACATACGATTTGTTACTTACAGAGTTAACATTATGAAAGGGGATCGATCATCGGCGGATTTTGTAAACAGTTGTAGACAAATAGTAGCTAATCAAAAATCTAAGAAACCTTAGAAAGCTTTTCAACAACATCTTTATTTTCACTCCAAAAAGAATCGTAATCAGTAAACACCCATTTACCGTTCTTTTTGGAGTAATAGTCTACACTTTTTTGTAGTTTGAATTTTTTGATATGTTTATGCTCAATCGCAACATAAGATCCTTTACGATTAAACTTCATCATAATGATATTAAAATCATCCTTATCAGCAACTTCTAAAGTTTGCTCAATCCAAGTATCTAAAATCTTAATTTCACCTGCAGTAAACAATTGATGAAATGGAAAATCAGCATAAGATTTACATTCGGCATTAAAGTGCTTCCAATTTAATGGCGGTACAATATCACCTTTCATAGCACGGATTTGTCCTTCATGTAAGAACTCTTTACGTACTGCATTCTTACCTCCGATGTATGCACCGCTGCCCGGCACCCGCATGAAAGATGCATTATACAGTGAGCTTAAATGTTTTGATACTGTGTTTTCCCAACTGTTCCCTTTTGTTTTAGATTTACTTGGCATAAATTCCTTTTTACTTTAATTATCTTGATCATTCTTAGCGTCAATTGCATTTTGATTACGTTCCTTAATCATAGCAATTGCACGTTTACTTGGTTGCTTAGGAGAGAATTTTGCGTATCTAAAATCCTGTACAACTATGCGCTGTTGATCACACAGCTGTCTTAACTTAAGACTAACTCTTTTTAGTTCTTGTAAACATTTACGAACTTGAACACAACTAATATCAGTTTGATTAGTAGCCCATCTTTGATTTGCTCTAAAGTACTCGTCAAATGCTTTCATTATTTCTTCATGTAGTTCTTCATTTGGTAACATAATTACTCCTATATCTATATTTATTAGTCGTGAGAATGCCACTCTAAAAATAAAGTGGCATGAAATTACAATTTTAATTTACAGTTGTCGCCGTGAAACAGAGTATAATGATTTTTTGCAATCGTCTTGTTACAATGCTCGCATGTTCGTTGATGTTTAGGTTGTTTCATCGGATTGTTATCTCCTGAATTTTTTAACTTGGACATTTGTTTATTATATTCAGATGCAGATTTTCCATACATTGGATTTTTTTCGCCTTTTAATCCTACTTTAGGATTTCCTTTTAATGATTTACTTATATTTTCATTATGGGTCGCCGGGCGAAATTCTGCATAATTTTTAACACCATTGCTTTGTTTTTGTTTAACTTCTGAAGAGTGCTTTTTTCCAAAGTGTGGACTTAATTCACCTCTTTTACCGTACATAGGATTTTTATCTCCTTGCCTTGCTAAACCTTTCTTTGCACGAGTTATTTCTGACTCAATTCTACCTAATCTATTTCCTGGATCAATTTTAGCATTTGATTGATTAAAACTCATAGGATCGTTTTTAGCATCTAAAATTGTAAGGTAATCAGATTCTAATTTTCTTATATATGATGCAGGACCAATTGCTAAGATTTCATATCTCCAGTCATTTCTATTTTCTAAAATTAACGGCTTTACTATTTTACTTGAACACAGGTAATTCTCATGGCAAGCTGGATTCCACCCAGCTTGCGTTTTTGATCCTATATACCATTTATTAGTAGGTATGTGAATCCACTTGTAAAGGTACGGTATTGACTGTTTCATTGTATAGTTGGATAATCGTAATTCGTAAAACCGTTTTCTTTGTAAACTCGCAATATGTTGTCTACTCGTCCAATTAATTCTTCTTTATGACTAATTAACCAAATTGACGAATCTGATTGTCTAGCTTTAGCTTTTAAGATTGACAACGCACACTCAATGCCGTTCGAATCAAGCCCGTTGTCTAACAATTCGTCAACAAACAGTAGGTTAATTTTTTGATATAAGCTTTCCCATACATCTCGAAAAGCTAAACTTAACGAAATAATAACTCTATTCATTTCTCCTCTTGAAAGATTATGAAAATCTAAGTCTTGTCCTAATTGTGTGATTTCAACACTTAAATCGTTTTGGAATACAACATTATGCGGCAATCCCATCTTATCTAAGTAGTGAGTTAATCGGTTATTTAAGTATGCTAAGTTTTGATCTATAATCTTTTTACGGATAAAACTGTCTTTGTTTGTTAGTAATTTAAGCAAAAACTCCTGATGATCTTTGAGTGCATTTGCTTCATTAATAGTGTCCCAAACAATTTCTTGCAATGCAGCATTGCGTAATTCGTCAACTTGTTCTTGATATGGATCAGTCTCGACTGCTTTAATTTCTAATTGTTGTTCTAATGATTTAAAGTTAGTTTGATGTTTTAATGCGTCTTCTAGTGTTTCGTAATAGGTGTCCGGACGCTTTTCAATTACTACAAACTTACTTAATTCTTCACAGATTTTAGTGTGATCTGCTAGTACTTTATCATAATATTTCTGTGCTTCGAGCAAATGTTGTGTAGCAGTTTCTAATAATTCTTCATGTTTATGATCATGCAAATCTTGGTCACAAGCATGACATTTTTTATTATCTAATGAATCGATTTCTCTAACATATTTGTCTCTTGTTTTAAGAGCTTGAGTAGTTGCAGATTCTAATGTTGCTCTTTCTTTGTTAAGACTCGTCATTGTTGCACGTTGATCTAAGTATTCTTTTAACAATGCATGATTGGCAATTTCAGCTTCGATATCTACACCTTCCATCTCTACGATAGCACGAGCGAGTTTTTCTAAGTCAGTTTCTTGTTGACTATACCATGCTTTTTGTCTTAATAATAACGTATCAATGCTCTGTTGAATCTTCTCATTTGACTTTTTAGCAGCTTCAATGTTAGCAGTTTCTTGATAAATTGTATCTTTAGTTTGTCTAATTAGTTCTTTAAGTGCTTCAGCTTTTTCACTTAGTAATGTAATACCTAGCAGTTGTTCAATGATCTCACGTTGATCATTTGCTCTCATTGATAAGAACGGTTCTGTATAAGTGTTTAATGCGACAATATGTTTAAACATATCATGACTCATACCAAATAAATGATGTAAGTCTTTCTGTGTCTCACGCATATCGCCTTGTGCATCATCGGCTAAAACTTGAGATTCTTCGTTAACAAAAAACTTAAGAACAGTTGGTTTACGACCACGTTCAATGCGATAAGTGTTACCGTCCTTTTCAAAAGTTAAGGTAACTAGCATGTTTTTATTGTTAATTTTATTGATTAAATTGTCTTTTTTAATGTTAGTAAGAGCAGTACCGTAAAGCGCATAACTCAATGCGTTTACGATAGTTGTCTTGCCTGTACCGTTTCTAGATCCAGCGTCATCACCGCCTTGATCTAAGTTTTCTCCTAGTACAAGTGTTAAGTTTTCTTTCTCAAAATCTACAGCTTGAGTTTGATTCCCTACACTCATAAAATTCTTTACAGTTAAATTTTGTATTTTCATAGGTTGCTATAGATTGATAATAATGTGTTTTTGTTATAAGTTTCAGAGTCAATGTTTACAATTTGAGTAGCTACAATTTCGTCTATACTTTCAAATGCTTCAATGTCTACGTTACTAGTTACATCTATTGATTTACGTTCTTCAATTACTTTAAGTTCTCTTAGTTTGTAATCTCCAATGAACTTTTCTTTAATAAAGCTGGCTTCTTCAAAGCTAATATCAATGTCTAATGCTACACGTAAGTGTTGATTTGGTTTAAGAATCTTATCAGCATCGTCTAAAAGTTGACTTAATTTAACAGTTCTAAATGTAGGTTGATTTGGCCAAGTAAAGAATTCTGGTTGTCCTCCCCACTCTAAAGTCATCATACCTCTTGCATCATCCCATGCATCTGCATAGTTATGAGGAAATGCATTACCGATGTAATGCATGTTTTCACGTTGTTGTCTTTTGTGAAAATGACCACTAAAACCAAGTTCGTAACTGCTAAAAGAGTCTAAACTAATCTCACCGTGATCAGGCATTTGTACCATTGCGTTCATAAAAAAATGAGGTAATTCGAAGTGTCCAAAGATATATTTCGCACCTTTCTTACCAATTTCTTTCCATTCATCATGTACTAACCAAGGACATAATGTAACATTTCCAACAGTAGTAGGATGATGAACTACGGTAATTCCAGGGATATATTTGCCAAATTCAACGCTGTGTATGTCACGTTTATCTTTATAATATAGGTCGTGATTACCTGGAAAAAAATAAAAAGCATCAAACGCTTGGCCTAATTTTTCCAAGCATCTTAAGCTATAATCCATTGTTGTAATGTTTAAACTGTTGCGATTGTGATGCCAATCTCCCATGAAGATACCAACGTCGCACCCTTCTTCTTTTGCTTTCGCAATGTACCAATCTACAAATTCTTCACAATCTTGATTGTGTACACTGCTGTTTGACTTAAGACCATAATGGATGTCGGTGAAAACGGCAGCTTTTTTAAATAAATTATTCATTATTTCCTGTTGATTCGTGTTTTAATAAAAACCAAACTAAATCTTTGTTTGTGTTAAATGTAACTGTACCGCTAGACATGCTATCAAACTTTATATTGCATTTGTAAGTTTCTTCAAATAGTTTTTCAATATGTGTATAGTCGGTGTTAGGGTGTTCTTCTTTAAGTTTTTTATATGCATCATCGAGTGCAGGATGTGCTATATCCAGTGTATTATTCATAGTCATTATTTTTTTAATTTAAATACTAGTTGTCCGCAGTCCCAAACTTTAAAAAACCCGTTGTTTTCCATATTTTGTGATGCAGTTAATGTGTTATCAAATGTTAATAGTTTGTGTTTCATTAAGTGTTTTTGCCATTGATACCGTGAACCTGCATACTTTCCGGATTTATCAATATAAAAAAATCCTGGTGGTGATGTAGATTCTAACGTAAATCCTAATTTGTAATAAACATTACCAGTGCTATAACGACGATTGCAATACGACAGTAATACATCATTGGGTTCCATATAACATTTAACAAAATGTTTAATAAGTTTACTTGCGCCGCCTACTACTTGCAACCCCGAGAATGAACATAATCGTAATAGTTCAAATGTATTAGTGGCTTTAGTAAATCTTGGCTTACCAAACGTTGCAACCATAATTAATCTATTAGTAGTATCGTACAGACCTAGGTTAATTAAACTGTTAACGTCTCCCTGCAGGTGATGAGTTGATATAAACTGTGCCTTCTCAGCTGAATTAACTACTTGCAGGTTAGTGTGCCTTGCGTATAATTTAGAATGTAGCCCTAATCTGCTATCAATTAAATTAATAGTTTGTTCCCATTTTTCATTAATTTCTGTATCCCAAAATTGTAATAATGCAATGTTTTGTGATATACATGCATTAGTTTTTTGTAAATGATACATCTGTGTTTTGTTATACTGTTCTGAATGAAAATAACATCCGTTAATTTCTATTGCTAAATTATAGTCTGGAAAATATAAATCTAATTCTTTAGGTGAAATTATAGTTCTATTATTCGTAATTATTTTAACACCTTTTTGATCATAATGCAAGTATAATCTTCGTTCTAATTCACTTGCAGAATGCCGGACGATATTAATATTTAATGAATGAAAAATTTTGCATAGTTGACTAGAACTAATACCTATATCATTAGCAATCTCGTGTACAGTTTTACCTGAATGCTGTTCATTTTCTAGCCAAGATGCGTTTGTAAGTTTTTCTAATGTATCTGCAGAAAAATAGTGTTCTCGTTTAGTAGCAACGCTTTTTTCTCGTATACTTGCATTACTTAGAGGATTAATATAACCGTATTTAATAATGTTAGTATCTTTAATTTGTTGTTGAATATCTAAATTTAGTAACGGATTAGTGCAGCCGTATCTAATAAGATTCGTTTCTTTAATTTTAGATTGAACATTATAATTTTTTGCAGGATTATCAAAGCCGTATTTAATTAAATTAGTATTTTTAATTTTTTGCTTAGTCTCTGATAAGTGCATAACATGTGATACATTATATTTTTCTAAATTAGAAGTAATAACACGTTGTTTGTATTCGTCAGTTTGAGAATAATGGTCAACACCGTATTTTTCTAAACTAGTAGATTTTACTTTAGTTTTCCAATCGTTGGTTTGAGTGTGCCATTCGACACCAAGAAGTTCTAAATTCTTTTTCTTTTTTATAACAGTAGAATAAGTTGCAGTGCATTTTGGACTGCAATATGCTCGGTATTGTTGTAAATCTAAATGCCAACTTAACTGGTTACTGCATTCACAACACGGAATTACAAGTGATTGTTGTTTAATATGATAAATTATTTGTCTAGCATTTGTACTAGACAATAATGTAGAAATTTGTGATATTTGTTCAGCATACGGTGTTTTTAATAATGCTGTGTAAGACAGGCGAGGTCGCCTGTCTAAATCCGTTAATGTAGTTAAAATTTTTTGATATTCAATCACTCGTAATCCTCTGATCTTCGCATTGCTACCTCATATTCTTCTGAACCTGTTCTAGTATACGACGGATTCATTCCATTCATTTCTAAAATATCGTCTCTAATATTCTGATTGCGCTTCTCTATATTTATAACTCTTACGAACGAATTGGTAACTGCAGCAGTAAAGTATGCAAATGGATTATCTGATTTAGATTCGTCAAATTGTAATCCAATTTGTGTTAGTTGTAATATTGCCTGTCCACGCATTTCATCGTTGTAGGTATAACCTCTAACATTACCTCTAGTAGCATAACGTTCACAAAGTTTAATCATCATACGAGCTAACGTATCAGTAATTTGTCCTGCATTTTTATCAAAATGCCCAGTTTCTAAGTCTCCCCTCCAGTGGCTTTTACCTACACATACAAGTTCGTCATCTATAAATTTCCAATGTTGAAACGGCGGAAAATTAACTTTTTCTCTTCTATCTGCTTCTGTTTTTGGATTTTTCTTTCTTACTGAATTAAGAGGAATATGATCGTAAGTCATAATTCTAAAAACTACATTTTCTTTTGCAATTTTTTTATAATCAACTTCGCAGTCAGCTTGTTTAATCTTTTCGCCGCTGCTTTTTCGAATAGCGTAGTCTAAATCGCCTATTCTTTTTGCTTGATTTCGTTTAGCTTCTGCGATAGTGCGGATGTTTATCTTATCTAAGCTAGGTAAAATTATATCATATTGGTGAAAAGATTTATCTGTAAACACACAGTAAGAGCTTTTTGATCTGTGTATTTCTAACAGCATATCCTTGTTGTTTAAGTAATTTACTTTTGGTGTAAGCATTGTTCGTATCTCCATGTACTGTATATATTATAAACTCTATACTTAATAAAGTCAAATAAATAATGTTATATAAGAGGATTTATTTATGGCAATGAATATGGCAGGCGCAGCTGCTGGCGTAGGAATGGGCGCAACTGCATTAGGCGGTGCATTTAGTTTTTTGAGTGACTCGAGATCAATGACATTGCCTAGAGCAGGTGAAGTAATCGGCGATACAATGAGTGTTGCACCGTATTTTGATGATTTAAAAATTGATGATTGGAGAGTTCGATTATCGTTACCGTTATGGCCGAGTTTTAGGTATACAAATGCAGTATTACAACCATTGCTTGATGCTGGAGGAATGATTTTTCCGTACACACCTAGTATTACTATTCATTCAAATGCATCGTACACAGCAATGCAACCAGTACATTCAAACTACAAGTTTAATGCATATCAGCATAGTGATCCGGGTACAATTACAATTACCGCACCAATGAATGTTGAAGATCAAGAACAAGCATTATATTGGATTGCGGCACTGCATTACTTTCGATCAGTAACAAAAATGTTTTCAGGTAATGATCCAAAAGCTGGTAATCCGCCACCGATTGTAAAATTAAATGCATACGGAAGTTATGTGTTTAACAATGTACCAGTCGCAGTTACATCGTTTCAAACAACATTAGATGCACAATGTGATTATATTCCAGTTGCTACACACACTAGTATGGTAGGAAAAGTTAATTCGTTAGCAGAAGGTATTGGCGGATTAGCTGGAGCACTAGGTGGAGCATTTGGCATGCAAAAAGCTACAAGCAAACTTACAGATATAACAGAAGGAGTTAGTAAAGTAGCAACACTAGCTAATGCTATGGGATTAGGTTTTGATGCTGAAGGAGGTATTGCATATGTACCAACTAGGAGCCAGTTTACAGTAAATTTAACACCTATGTATAGCAGAACAACTGCCCGTAAGTTTAGTTTAGATAACTTTGTTACCGGATCATATCTTAACAATAACACAGGATATATTTAAACATGATAGCAAAATACAAAAATACAAGTCCGTGGTATAAAACTTCGGTTACACAGGATTACTTAGATATTTTAAAAATTCGTCCAGTTGCAGCAGAAGTAGTTGACTTTTTGTATACAATTGAAATACAATACAAGCATCGTCCAGATTTATTAGCATTTGATTTATACGGTGATGCAGCATTATGGTGGGTGTTTACACAGCGTAATCTTGATGTAATTCAAGATCCAATTTTTGATTTTGTGCCAGGAACACAAATATATATTCCGCAAATGAGTAAATTAAAAGTATCATTAGGGATATAAATTATGACAGATTCAGCAACAACATTGTTTAATAGTGCAACGTCGTCAGATGTAGTAACTAGCATTTCGGCCTTTGCAAAAAGCATTACAACCAAATATCAAAAAATTGGTGATATTCCGCTACCGATACCAAATGTGTTACATGATTATGCATCTTACAATTATATTATAGGATTTGCAGTAATAACAAATGATGATTTAGCAAATCCAGATTCAACATATATGTCGAACAAGTCAGTATTAAAAGATAAAAAAACAGGTGATTCAAAAACATCAGACTTGCGATATATATTTAAAGCTGGTAATGCAGATCCTGATAATAGAATTTTAACAGCATATGGAAAGTTTGATTTCTTTATAGATGACTTGAATATTGAAAGTGTTATCGGTCTTGAAAGAAGTAACAATACAAATACAACTAATATAACATTTAGTGTAACTGAGCCGTATAGCATGGGGTTGTTTTCAATAGCATGCCAACAAGCTGCATGGGATGCTGGACATAAAAATTGGAGAGAAGCACCGTTTTTAATAACTATCGAGTTTCGTGGCAACGATGAAATGGGTGTAATGTCGCAAATACCTACAACACAACGACATATTCTTGTTAAGTTTCAAGAGATGAGTATGACAGTTAATCATACTGGTTCTGTTTATCAGTGTAGTGTATTTGCATGGAATAACTCGGCGTTAACTGCAAAAAATGCAACGTTAAAGAATGATATGTCGGTTAAAGGGTCGTCGGTACAAGAAGTATTGCAAACTGGTGAAAACAGTCTTCAAGCTGTATGGAATAGACGATTACAACAACTTAAAGAAGATAAAGTTCTTGAAGTACCAGATGAAATAATAATTTTATTTCCTGATGCAGTATACAGTGAAAACGATGAAGATAATAAAGGCAATACTGAAGAAGTATCGAGTGCAACTACTGGTTCAGCAGCTCCTCAGGATGCAATTTATAAAAAATTAGGTGTAATGAAAGATGAAAAAAATAATAATCAAGTACAAGATCCTAAAAATTGTAATATAATCGGGCAAGCATTAATTGGAGTAGGGCAGGATAAGAAAGCAGACGCGCCTTTTGGTAAAGATCAAGAAGTGTACAACGAGCAAGCAAAAGTAAATGTGCGTCAGAATAATACACCTACAACAACTGAAACTGATTTTAGGTTTAGACAAGATATGTCAATACCAAATGTTATTAATCAAGTAATTTTGCAAAGTAATTTCCCACAAGAAGCGTTAGATCCAAACGCGTTATCACCAGAAGGATATGTAAAATGGTGGAGGATTGATACACAAGTTTATAATGTGTCAACTGATGCAAATTATAAATCAACTGGTACACAACCTAAAATTTTAGTGTATAGAGTAATTCCGTATAATGCACATAATAGTTCAGGACCGGGCGCTGCAGGTGCTAAACCACAAGGATATGCCGAATTATACAAAAAAGCTGTGAAAAAATATGATTATATCTATACTGGTAAAAATGTTGATGTATTAAATTTTGAAATTAAAATTGAAAATAGTTTTGCAGTGTCCATGGCAGCAGATGCAGGCGCAAGATCTCAAGATGTTGTAACAGCCGAAAAGCAAGGTTCGGCTCCTGTTGAAACTAACGTAATTAATCTACAAGGTGAAGAACCTGAAGAAAATACAACTCATAATTCAGTATCGTATAATAACACAAAATCAAAAACTGATAAGTTAGGCGGTAGTGGAGTTGACACTAACATAACCCGAGCAGCTAGATTATTTCACGATTCAATAACTGAAGGTCAAGATATGATAATGTTGGATTTAAAAATCGTAGGAGATCCGTTTTTTATTGCACAAAGTGGAATAGGAAATTATACATCAAAACCAACAGAGCATTCGAATCTAAATTTAGACGGAACTGTTAATTGGCAAAATGGTGAAGTGCATATTATTGTTAATTTTAGAACTCCAATTGAAATTAATCAGTATACTGGTTTGTATCAATTTCAAGGAGAAACCCAACCACATGCAAAGGAAACTACTCCAGTTATGCAATATAGCGGATTATATAGAATAAATCGAGTCACTAGTACATTTAAGAGTGGACAATTTGAACAACGATTACTTGGACAACGTTTAAGACTGCAAGAGAAAGAAAAAGAATCACAATCGTCATTTGGCACTGGTAATTTAACAGCTTCGGCTGAGAACATAATGAAAAAAATAAGCAATTTACCTGGTGACCTTGTAGATACGGTGAGTGATGTTGCAAGTTCGATAGGCAAGAATATTGTTACATTTATCACACCTGGAGATTAATATATGAGTGAAACAACAGATACAATACCAGCATCGTACGGCGAATCAAAACCAGGTCCATTTTTAGCTAAAGTAATTAGCCATTTAGATTCGTCTTATATGGGCGGCTTAGAAGTTGAAATATTAAGAAGTGTAGGTAATGATGGGTCGTCAGGGCAAACACATCAAGTAAAATATATGAGTCCATTTTACGGAGTTACTAGTGCCGATTTTACAACTGGTAAAGAAAATGATTTTCAAAATACACAAAAGAGTTACGGCATGTGGATGGTTCCGCCCGATCCAGGAACAACTGTAATCGTTGTTTTTATTGACGGAGATCCAAAACGAGGATATTGGATCGGCTGTGTACAAGATGAAAGTATGAATTTTATGGTTCCTGGATTAGCAGCTACTGCAAATATAGTAGATCCATCAGGTGATAGATTGCCGGTAGCTGAATTTAATAGAACTTTGAATAAAAACAATACGTTACCTGATCCTACTAAAGTTCCAAAACCAGTACATCCGTTTGCAGCAGTGTTGCAAAAAAGTGGGTTAGATAAGGATGATATTCGTGGTATAACAACAAGCAGCGCACGCCGTGAAACTCCTAGCTCAGTATTTGGAATTTCCACACCTGGACCGTTAGATAAAAGTGATGGTGCAAAACAAGGAACGATTGGTAAAAAAGATCACCCTATTAAAAATGCGTATGTAAGTCGACTAGGCGGATCGACGTTTGTAATGGACGACGGTGACGATAAGTTTGTTAGATCAAAACCTGCATCAGCTGCTGGTCCGGAGTATATTGCAGTTGAGCAAGGAAAAGAGCCAGGCGATTCTGGCCATTCTATTCCACATAATGAATTAGTTCGTATTAGAACTAGAACCGGGCATCAGATTTTATTACATAATAGTGAAGATTTAATTTATATCTCGCATGGTAGCGGAAATTCATGGATTGAGATGACTGCTAATGGTAAAATTGACGTGTATGCAAAAGACAGCATTAGTTTTCATACCGAAAAAGATTTTAACTTTACTGCAAACCGTGATATAAATTTTACCGCATCACGTAATATTAATACAAGTGCAGGCGGTTATATAAGAGAAACATCGGGTGGTGCAAATGAAACTAGTGCAGGCGGAAACATAGTTGAATCTGCAGCTCAAATTCAAATGAATGGTCCGGCAGCACAAGCAGCACTTAAAGCAAATCGGATACCGCAACGTGAACCATGGTTAGGCCACGAGAATTTAGACCCAACTGTCGAAACAGACGCAACTAAAGAACCAAAAGAACCTGCCGGAGCTCCGGCGTATACGCTCCCTAATGACACGTTTGAAAAACTTAAAGGACCTGAAGACGAGCAACAAGGATAATAAAAATGAGTCAACAATACGACAGAATACAACTACCTGCAATTACAAAAAAAACAGAAGTAATTGCACCAAAAACATATAAAGGATTTTCAACTTTAAATAGTAAAGCAGAGCATTATAGTTTATATGATTTTGAGTTAATCAAACAAGATATTATAAATCATTTTCACATTAGACAAGGAGAACGTCTAATGCAACCAACATTTGGCACAATTATATGGGATATCTTGTTTGAACCGATTACAGAGCAGGTAAAATCTATAATTTTAGAAGATGTATCTAGAATTATTAATTATGATCCAAGAGTTAAGATAACTGATACGAATATTTCGGTATATGAATCCGGTATACAGATTTTGTTTTCATTAACGTATACCGCATACAATATCACTGAGAGAATAACGTTACGATTTGACGAAGCAAACGGTTTAACTACAAGATAAACTGCATGGTTAATATAAACAATAAATATCATTATTAGGACAACATCATGAGTGCAACCGACAGACAAAATAGATTATTAGTAGCTGAAGATTGGAAAAAAGTATACCAATCTTTTAAAAATGCAGATTTTCAAAGTTATGATTTTGAAAATTTAAGACGTACAATGGTCGATTATATTCGCCAAAATTATCCAGAAGATTTTAATGATTATATTGAAAGTTCCGAATACCTAGCATTGCTTGATGTTATTGCATTTTTAGGACAAAGTGTAGCATTTCGAGTAGATTTAAATGCTCGTGAGAATTTTTTAGAATTAGCAGAGCGTCGTGATAGTGTATTGCGATTAGCAAGATTAATTAGCTATAATGCAAAAAGACATATACCTGCATATGGATTGTTAAAATTTACTTCAGTACAAACATCTCAAAATATCTTAGATAGCAACGGTCGTAATTTATCTGGACAATCGGTTGTTTGGAATGATTCATCAAATGCTAACTGGTACGATCAGTTTATTAAAATAATAAATGCAGTAATGGATCCTACTCAACAGTTTGGAAACCCATCTGATAAGGATACAATTTACGGAATCCCAACTGAAAAATATACATTAAACACGACAACATCCGGAGTACCGTTGTATTCTTTTACTAAAACTGTAGCAGGTCGTGTAATGAATTTTGAAGTTACAAGTTCGACATTTACAGGACAGAATTACGTATACGAAGAAGCTCCAAAAGTAGGTAGAAAACTATCGTGTATTTTTAGAAATGACGGACAAGGATATGGAAGTGCAGGAACCGGATTCTTTTTAAATTTTACACAAGGAACATTAGCATCGTCTGAGTTTACAGTTACACAACCACGTAGTAATGAAATTGTTGATGTTGGTACAACTGGGATTAATAATACCGATGTATGGATGTATCGATTAGATAAAACCGGTGCCGAGTTAGATGAAAATTTATGGACTAAAGTTTCAAATTTTGAAGGTAACAATATTATCTATAATAGTGTTAATAAGAGTATTAGAAATATTTATAGTGTAACAACCCGAGCAAGCGATGCGATTAGTTTAAATTTTAGTGATGGAACTTTTGGAAATAAACCGTTAGGTACATTTAAAGTTTATTATAGAACTAGCAATGGTATTTCGTATTCAATTAATCCGCGTGACATTAAAAATGTGTCAATATCTATCCCATATACTTCTAATTTAGGAAAGAAGGAAACATTAACACTGTCTTTATCATTAGCAACTGCAGTAACTTCTGCGGAAGAGGCAGAAACTAATGCACATATTAAAGCAAATGCACCGTCTACATTTTATACACAAAATAGAATGATAACCGGAGAAGATTACAATATTGCGCCATTAAGTGTAAGTCAGCAAGTTTTAAAAGTAAAAGCTGTTAATCGATCATCGAGTGGTATTAGTAGATATTTTGATTTAGTAGATCCAACTGGGAAATATAGTTCTACAAATTTATTTGCCGACGATGGTGTAATATATACAGAAGATTATCAAATTACTGATTCGTTTTCATATTATAGTAAAACAGATATTGAAGGGGTTATCTATAATATAGTAAATTCTCTTCTTAAAAAATCAGAGTTACGTAATTTTTATTATTCTCATTATCTTTCAGAATTCCCTCCGTTAGGATCAACGTTTTATTGGGAAGCTAATGTAACAACATTAGGATGTGTTAAACGAACTGGAATCGGGTCAATTGCACAAGTTGGGCCAACACAATCGATCCCTGATGACTTGAGATACATTAGAACAGGTGCATTAGTTAAATTTATAAGTCCTGTAGGAAAGTATTTTAATACATTCTTAGATAATGCATTAACAGACATACCCGAAAATACAAATATGTCTGATATTCCTGGTGCAGTTGATTACCTTTGGGCCGCAGTTGTAAGTGTAGACACTGCAATTGCAGGACAGTCATTAACTGGTATAACGTTAAACGTGAAGATACCATCTAATGCTTATGTTTATCAAATTATTCCTCAATTTAGAGCTGCATTAGAAACAAGTGTAATTTTAACAATGATAGATTTAATATTTGAAAATAAAGCTTTTGGTTTAAGTTACGATGCATTAACACAAAGTTGGAAAATTATTTACGAATCTAACATAAATTATCTATCATCGTTTTCGTTAGGAAATCAAAGAGACGTAACAGCAACCCAACAAGATGCAAGTTGGATGTTACTATTTACAACTAACAATGAAAAGTATATTTTAACAAGTCGAGAAACTAGATACATTTTTGAAAGTGATAAACAACTAAGATTTTTTTATGATAAAAATGATGTTATTTCAAAAACTATATCAAGTTCTGTAGTTCGAGATAAGATTAATGTATTAGGGATTAATCGGCATCCGTCTAGTACAAAACCATTTACTACTGATTTTATGTGGGACATTGTGTCTGAATATATAGGGTTAGACGGGTACGTAGATAATAAAAAAATTGTTATTTCGTTTGCTGATATCGACGATAACGGTGTAGTTGACAATCCGGAAATGTTTAATGTAATTGTTGAACCGTTAAATTTAAACATTTTACCAAATAAGAAATATGTTATTCAAGAAAGATATTCGATATCAGTAGGTCAAGATGATTATCGATACTATGATAATTTTACAAATGATACTGTTAAAATTTTAAATTTAGAAACAGAAGTAGTTGATTATCCTAATTATCAATATTATTATTTTATTGATACCGGAGTAGTAAAGAAAAGAACTACTAATTCTCTTATGCTGTCAACGGACTATAAAGTATATGCCGGTAGAGACAAATTAAAGTTTCAATATATACATAATGCTAATTATGATTCTAGAATAGATCCAGGTGCTAGCAATATAATCGATGTGTATATTTTAACTAAATCATATGATACGTTATTTAGAAGATGGATTAACGGTTCGATTTCGTATAAACCATTACCACCGGGATCAGACGAGTTGTATAATGTTGTAGCACCGTCTTTAAATTTAATTAAATCAATTTCAGATGAGATAGTATACCATCCGGTGGTTTATAAAGTATTGTTTGGTGCTGACGCAGATCCGGAATTGCAAGCAACTTTTAAAATTACAAAAACACCTGGTCGGGTAATATCTGATAATGATGTTAAATCTCAAGTAATTGTTTCTATTAATGATTTCTTTTCGTTAGATAATTGGGACTTTGGCGACACGTTTTTCTTTACAGAGTTAGCAACATACGTTATGAATTCTGTATCGCCAAATATATCTAATTTTGTAATTGTGCCAAAACACTCTAATATTAATTTTGGCGGATTATACGAAATTAAATCAGACAACAACGAAATTTTAATTAACGGCGCATCAGTATCTGATATTGAAATTATTTCAGGAATTACAGCAACTAACATTAAATCGTCAAACGTAACAATTGACAATAACACAATAAATCGACAATTTATAACTAGCTCAATATATGGGAGTAACTAATGGCTAACAACATCATCATACCTAGAACCGAATCAACTGACACGAGCGATGACGCAACGGTTGCATCGTTTTTACCTAGGCATTATAGATCTGATGCAAATAAAAAATTTTTGCATTCAACAATTACTCAATTAACACAGCCAGGACAAGTTAAAAAAGTTAGCGGATATATTGGAAGACAATATTCTAAGTCTACCGTTTCGGATGATGTATTTGTTAATGCTCCTACTAGAAATAGACAAAATTATCAACTTGAACCCGGATTTGTTATTGATGATATGTTAGATAATACTGTATTTTTTAAGGATTATCAGGATTATATTAATCAACTACGAGTGTTTGGCGCAAATGTGTCGGATCACTCAAGATTAAACAAACAAGAATTTTATAGTTGGAATCCGCATATTAATTGGGATATGTTTGTTAATTTTCAAAATTATTATTGGATGCCACACGGTCCTGACACAATTACTATTAAGAACGTAGCTTCAACTATTGCAACTAGTACATATCAGGTAACTGTTGACACGTCAACAGCTGACAGCTCTTATATGTTTTCCCCTGACGGAATAACACGGAATCCTGTAATTGCATTATATAGAGGTCAAACTTATAAGTTTATAATTGACAGTATTGAAAATACATTTAGTATTAAGACACAGAGAACTAACGGACCTTTAAATCGATATGTAAGCCCATTGCTGATTAACAATTCTATTCAGTCTGGTGAAATTACATTTACAGTTCCGGATAATGCGCCTGATCAGTTATTTTATGTTAGCGAAAGTAATATAGATATGGGAGGGGTGTTTAATATTTTAGATCTAAGCGATAACAGTTACATTAATGTTGATGCAGAAATTATCGGAAAGAAGACTTATAAATTTAATAATATTAATTTAAGTAATGGAATGCGAGTTCAATTCGCAGGTAATGTATATCCTAAGACCTATGCAACTGGTAGATATTTTGTTGAAGGAGTAGGCACTAGCATACAATTAATAAATGAAAAAGATTTAGAAATTATAACATCGTATACTACATCAAAATCGATGCTGTTTGAAAATGATTTATTTGATACAACTCCATTTAGTGATTCTACATCGTATGTAACTAATCCGGATTATATTGTAATTAATCGAGCAAGTAACGATAGAAATTTTTGGAGTAGAAACAATAAGTGGATTCACAAAGAGGTGATTGAGAAGAGTGCGTTAGCAAACGACATACCTGCAACTTACGATCAAGCTTTTAGAGCAGTTAGACCAATTATCGAATTTGAAAAAAATTTAAAATTATTTAATTTTGGAACTCGTGCAATCGTTGATGTTGATGTAATTGATACAGTTACTCGTGATGCATTTTCAACAATTGAAGGGTCGTTAGGATATAACATCGATGGCATTAATTTAATCGAAGGACGACGAGTAATATTCACTGCAGATACCGATGTTCTTGTAACAAATAATGTATATCAAGTAGATTTTATTGATGTGTTGCATGAAGTTACTACACGAAAAATAAGCCAAACTGGAGTAATTGAGAAAGTTAACGCAATTAATTCAGGATGGACTGCAGTTGTTACAGGATTAACCTCAGTTGCAGGATTAACAGTCGGAGGGAATCTAATTGCAACTGCAGGAACCGGGCAATTATATAGCGGAACACTCGATCCTGATGTTATTAAAATAACTGCAATTCTTAGTTCTTCTAGCATTGCATATACTATCTTAGGTGGAGCAAAACCGATTGAAGGTACGATTACTAATATTTCTACTACAATGGATACTAGTCGTCAAATCCGACTAGTGAAAGTAGCCGAACCTGAACAAAACCAAGTTGTTTTAGTAAAACAAGGTACAACATATCAAGGTAACATATTTTGGTATAACGGAGTATCGTGGAACTTAGGTCAGCAAAAAACAAAATCAAATCAAACTCCTCTATTTGATATAGTAGATGTTAATTTAGTAAGTGTCGGTGATACAAGTTCATATCCAGGTACTACATTTAAAGGCACATCGATTTTTTCTTATAAAGTCGGAACTGGAACAACAGATTTAAATTTAGGGTTTGCATTATCGTATAAAAATATTAACAATATCGGTGATATTGTTTTTAAATTTGCATTAATTAACGATGTATTCAAATACGAATTAAATGAAAAAACGATTACACAATCGATTGATACTGGATTCTTAGTTAAAACTAATGATGATAACAGTGTACAATATGTTAACGGATGGGAAACATCTAAAATCAAAAATTCACAAGCTGCAATTCGATTATACAAGGATTCGGCTATAGTTAATAACTTTGATATTGACATTTTTGATAGTCTTCCTGATATTAATGATATTGAAATTCGTGTATATGTGAATAATGACAGAATTATATCTGCAGATCAACAGCCTGCAGCATCTACAGAAAACAATTGGCAATTAGTTTCGACTAATTCAAAAAATGTTAAATTACCTTATTATCAAATAAAGTTTAAAAACGACGTTGAGTTAACTGATATAGTATTAATTAAAGTAATTTCAATGATACCGATTAATTTAAACGGATACTATGAAATACCTATCAATGTTCAAAATAACCCGTTAAATAGTATGTTGACAGAGTTTACATTAGGTGAAGTTCGCGACCATGTTAGCAGTATAATTGATAACATTTACACACTTGGGTATTTAGAATTGCAACCTAATGTTGGTAATCTAAGAGATTTAGGACCTGTGTCAGCTTACGGAACACGGTTTGTACAGCATAGTGGACCTGCAAGTTTGTCGTTATACCATATTACTTCTGATACTAGCAATGTAATTAGAGCAATAGAACAGTCAAGAGACGATTATTGTAAATTTAAAAAATCGTTTTTAACCGTATCTGAAACATTAGGTGTTGACACATCACCGGTTCACCACGTAAATTTAATACTGCAAGAGTTGTTTATTAATTTTTCTAAAACATCACCGTATTATTTTAGTGATATGATACCGTATAATGCAAAAACACAAGTTGACTTTACCGTTTCGGCTCCTGAAGATAACATTTTTTCATTGTCGGCGGTTTTTGATTTACAATCACTGTCTAGTAAAGCAGTCGGCGTATATTTAAATGATGTTCAATTAATTCACGGTAAAGAATATACATTTAATAATCAAGGATTTGTAGTAGTAACTGCATCAATAGTTGCAGGTGATGTTGTATCTGTGTACGAATATGATAGTACTGACGGATGCTTAGTGCCAGAAACTCCTACAAAATTAGGATTATGGCCAAAATATGAACCAAAACTATTTTTAGACACCTCATTAATTACACCTAGGATGATGATACAAGGGCATGACGGTAGTCTAACATTAGCATATGATGATTTTCGTGATGAGTTATTGTTAGAATTAGAAAAACGAATTTACAATAATATTAAAGTACAATACGATCCTCATATTTTTGATTTAACAGATATTATACCGTCTTATTCTCGTAAAACTGATTACAGTTTACATGAGTTCAATGATGTGTTAATGCCAAATTTTAATAAATGGGCAGTCGACGCAGGTGTTGATTTTTCAACATTGTTAAGTTATGATAAAACAAACTCTTTTACTTTTAATTATAATAATCACCGTGCTCCGGACGGTAGGATTGTTCCGGCATTTTGGAGAGGAATATACCAATGGATGCTAGATACTGATCGTCCGCATTTATGCCCATGGGAAATGCTAGGGTTTAGTGAAGAACCAGCATGGTGGATAGAAGTATACGGACCAGCACCGTATACAGGTAACAATTTAGTATTATGGGACGATATTAGTAACGGTCTTATTAAAGAACCAAATAAATCGGTTGTTAGAGTTACAAAGTATATTAAACCATATCTATTAAACCATATTCCGGTCGACGAAGATGGGAATTTAATTAGCCCGTACTACAGCGGATTAGTATCTGGTGAAGAAGTTCGCAGTCTACAAGGTGATTTTACATTTGGCGACGGATCTCCAATTGAATCTGCATGGAGAAGAAGTTCTCATTACTCATTTAGTGTATTAAAAACTGCAATTTTGTTATATCCGGCTAACACAATAGGTAAATTAATTGATCGATCAAGGTTAGTTAGAAATAATGCAGGCCAGATCGTTTATGCTGATACAGGAGTAAGGATCACTCCTGCATCAGTTAAGTTTCCGAGTGTTTATTTAAGTAATACTCGTATTCAAACTGCAGGATTAATAAATTATTTAATTAACAATATCAATTGCGATACATTGGATGCATATACCGAATATAAAACTGAATTAGAAACTATTACTGCAAAATTATCTTATCGAGTTAGTGCATTTACATCTAAAGAAAAGTTTAACCTATTGCTAGATTCAAAATCTCCTACATCTGTAGGTAGTGTTTTTATCCCTCAAGAAGATTATAAAGTTATATTAAATACATCATCTCCTCTTACTACGTTAACATACAGTGGTGTAATTATAACCAAAGTAGCAAGCGGATACGAAATTAAAGGTTATAGTCAAATACAACCATTTTTTAAATATTATACTCCAACTTCGTCTGCAGGTGCATATGTAAATATCGGAGGCATTTCTGAATCTTATATAGAATGGGGCATAGGCAATAGATATGTTGAAGGAAATATAGTTTCATATCAAGGAGGATTTTATCGTGTAACTGCATCGCATTTATCAACGGTTAATTTTGACACTTCTATATATGTTAAACTTGATTCTTTGCCAATAGTCGGAGGAGTCGATGTAATCTTTAAAACAAACTGGAATTCAAATGCAAAAGTTATTCAATACGGTACTCGAATTACAGATATTCAAGACGTTGTTGATTTCTTATTAGGATATGGTCAATGGTTATCTGCTCAAGGATTTAGATTTAATGAGTTTAGTTCTAGTTTAGAAACAGTATCAAACTGGGAAACTAGTGCTAAAGAATTTATGTTTTGGACTACACAAAACTGGACAGCACCGACAGTTATTTGGATAGAGTGGCAGCCTGAAGTTAGTATTAAATATGGTGACATTGTAAGATATAATGGAGAATTTTATAAAGCATTACTTACTATGAAACCTGGTTGGTTTAATGAAGATGATTATTTGTTATTAAACGGGGTTGATTTAACTGGTAATTCAGTAATATCGTTAAGTCCTGCAGCAAATAAGTTGTCATTTAACACAGTGTTAACAGTAGTTGATGATATTAGTAATCCAAGTAATATCTACGAATTGTTTGATGCTAGTGGTAATCCTATTACTACACATTTTTTAAATACGTTCAGAGTAAACAATGAAGTATCGTATTCACCTCGAGGTGACGTAGGCATATATTGTGCAAGTTTTTATCTAATTCAACGTGAACATGTTGTAATTATCAACAATACCACAATGTTTAATGATACAATATATAATTTGGAAAGTGGGTATAAACAGGATAAACTTAAAGTTTCTGGCTATGTTAGTATTAATTGGAACGGATCGTTAGCAGTTCCTGGTTTTGTAGTTGATAGAGCAATATTAACTGAATGGACACCGTGGAAGGCATATTCGATCGGTGACATTGTACGTCATAAATCATTCTATTATAGTGCTAATGAATCATATCAAGGCGAAGAACTATTTGACAATACAAAATGGGTAAAATTAGATAACAAACCAACAGCTAAACTATTGCCAAATTGGAATTACAAAGCAAGCCAGTTTAATGATTTTTATAGTTTAGATAGTGAAAATTTTGATATAGCACAACAACAAATGGCACAACATTTAGTTGGTTATCAAAAACGCCAATATCTTGAAAACATTATACAAGATGATGTAAGTGAATATAAATTTTATCAAGGTATGATTATTGAAAAAGGAACACAAAATGTTCTTAATAAATTATTTGACGTGTTAAGTGCATCAAACAAAGAAAGTTTAGAATTTTATGAAGAATGGGCAGTTCGCACTGGCCAATACGGGGCATGCTCGTCTTTTGAAAATATCGAGTTTGTACTTCCTGAATCAAAATTTACAGTAAATCCTCAAGGATTTAATTTAGTTAGTGATCGTACTACCGAGTCTAATGTAGTTATTCAGTTAATCCCAACAGACATATATTTAAAACCAGCTGGATATAAACCTGCAATATGGCCAACTGCTAAATCATTAAAAACTGCAACAGTGTATGCAAGAACTGACGAAGTTGATGTTAATTTTCAAACGTTGGATGATTTTTTAAACACAGCAGATATATCGTCTATTAGTTTTGGTCAATATATAATGTGTACATTTGCACCATTAGACTGGAATGTGTATCATTATGTTAGCAGATCATACACAATAACAGACATTTCTAATGATGCAGAAACAGTTAAATTTTCCATTGAAAATATTAACGATATTGTATTAGGATCAATAATTAGCATTAATGATTCTACTGTTACTATAGCAGCCGAAGTTAGTAAAGTGTATGTTCAGTATACTAATATTATACCGACTATTACAACTAGTAGCGGCACAGGTGCAACATTTGTAGTTCTTCGAACAGAGTTAGCATACGAGGTATCTGTATCTAATGCAGGCGAAGGTTATGCAGTTAATGAAACTATTACTATTTTAGGAAATAAGTTAGGCGGTGCTAAGATAGCAAATAATTTAGTCATTACAATTAAAGAAGTAACTACTACTGGTGAAATTAGTGTTATCGAGTGGAGTGGTGTAGGAACTGTTGTTACAGGTACTGCAGTTATTGAAATTTCATCAGTATCATCATTCTCGTTATCAGACACTTCGATAACTGGAATGTTTGTATCTCGTAGAATTAAACAGTCAATTGATTATAACAATTACAAGGAAGATGATATTGTTAATGGTGTAAAATTATGGACTGATAACGACGACGATTCTAGTGATTTTTATGATAATACTAGTAATTGGAAAGTATGGCAATACGATAAAATTTATAAGCTTAATGCATTACACAAAGCATTAACACCTAAAATAACTCAATTTGGTCGTTCGGTATCAACAACTGAGAATGGTAAAATTGTTGCTGTTTCTGCAATAACAACTGAAAATTTAGAAGCTGAAGGTTCAGTAATGATTTATAATAATACTGTATTGCAAGGATGGGTATTAGCTCAAGTTCTTACAAGTCGTTTTCCAGTATATAATAAATCAAACTTTGCTACTGAAGTTGCTATTTCTAGAGACGGAATTTGGATTGCACTCGGGTCACCGAGTGCAGATCAATATAGTAGAGGAGCTGTGTCGATATATAAAAGAGATTTAAGTAACGCATACAGTTTGTATAGTACAATAGAGAACCTCAATCCTGATTCCGATACAACTAACTTAAACAATGAACAATTTGGTAAATCTTTAGCATTTGGTAATAATAAGTTAATTATCGGAACAGCAATCGGTAATGTGTATTGTGTAAATTATACATCTGTAGTATATGCTGCTCCAGTTTATATTTCAGCAGGAAGTAAAGGAACAACTGTAAAAGTGTCATCAGTTGAGAGTATAATACCTGGCATGATCGTTTCTGGTAAAGGGTTTACGAGTGGTCAAGTTGTTATGCTAGTAAATGAAGAAACCTCAACTATTGAAGTTAATAATCCGCCAACTGAAAAACCTGCAGGTATTATTAGTTTTTCATTATACGGATGGGATCAAAATTTAGATAATGTAGTGACACTTACCGGTTCTTTACAATTTGGAAAATCGATAGCAATTTCGTCTAAAAATACACTAGTTGTATCAGAGCCGTATATGTCAACTACTATCAGAACAGGTCGGGTTCATGTTTATTATGATAATGAAAATTACGCAGTATCGCATAATATTAATGCTCCGTATAACTCGGTAGTATTTGGAAAATATGTTGATATATCTAAAAACGATGATTACATTGCAGTGTCGTCGTTAGTCGATGGTGATGTTTACGAAGGAAGAGTTGAAATATACGGTAAAACTGAAAATGGTTACATACTACCTGAACCGACTGCGTTAGTATCTCCAACAGTTGCAGTATCAGGAGAGTTTGGTAGTAACTTAAAATTTGCAAATGATTATACTACATTAGTAGTAGGTTACGAGATCGAGCCGTTATTAGTTGATGCTAATTTTACTGATGTATCGTTTAGTTCATTTTTTAATAATGCATATTCGTCATCGATTGCTGTATTTGATAGATATGAGTCTAAGTGGTTATTTAGCGAGCACTTAACACCGCCTGCACCGGTTAGTAATAATCGTACATTTGGAGCAGCAGTAGTAGCTACTCCAACTGGTGTTATTGTCGGTGCTCCTGGGTCTGATAATCAACTAGGAGTGGTATATGAATTTGTAAAACCGATTGTATCGCAATACACTTGGAATATTAAGAATAAACATATAGCTAAACCTGATATTACTAAAATTAAACAAGCATTTTTATATAATAAACGTACAAATAAGCTAGTAAAATATCTAGATATTGTCGATCCTATACAAGACAAGCATGTAAATGTTGCCGAACGTGAAATTAAATATAAATTTTCTTATGATCCGGCAGTTTACACAACCGGTAATACGTTAGTAACTGTCGATGCAGGAGTTGCATGGACCACTGCGCAAGTCGGATCACTATGGTGGGACTTGCGTACTGCTAAATTTGTTGATAATTTTACCGATAATGTAATGTATAGAAATAGCATGTTAAGTACGTTAGCATACGGTGCATCAGTTGACATTTATGAATGGGTAGCAAGTAGATATAAACCGTCCGAGTGGGACAAAAGAGCCGACACTGATGCTGGATTGTCTTTAAACATAAGTGGAAAATCGTTGTACGGCGATGATGTTTATTCGGAATTAAACCGATATGATACTATTAGCCAAACATTTTCGTCTATCTATTATTTTTGGGTTAAAAATAAAGAAGTTGCATCTACTGGAAGAAGTATTTCAGCAGCAACAATTTCTAAATTAATTAGTAATCCAAAAGGCCAAGGATATGAATACTTAGCATTAACTGGGTTAGATTCATTTAGTTTAGTTAATGTAAAATCGTTATTATCACATAATGATGTAGTGTTATCGGTTGAATATTGGACAGTTGATAATATTAATCAAAATATTCATACTCAATGGAAACTTATTAGTAATGCATTAACTACGACCTTACCAGGTAGTGTGGAAGAAAAATGGTTTGATAGCTTGTGCGGTAAAGATATTAACAATCGAATAGTACCAGATCAGTTATTGCCTATGAAACTTCGATATGGTATAGAAAATAGACCTCGTCAAAGTATGTTTGTTAATAGATTTGAAGCATTAAAGCAATTAATTGAACAAACAAATATTATTTTAAAATCAAATTTAATTACTGATACACGTAATCTAACAAATTTAAAGAAATACGATATTGCACCAAGTGAAGTAACTCGATTATACGATACTACTGTTGATACGTATGAGGAATTAAGATTTTCAATTACCAAATATTATTCGTTACCGATATTAACTCCAATAATCGTTAATGGTAACATTTCGTCTGTTGTCATTAATGATGCAGGGCGAGGATATTTGATTGCTCCGACCGTTATCATTTACGGTAACGGGTCTAATGCATCTATAAAAACAGTTATTAATGAAATTGGCCAAATTGTTAGTATTATTATTGAAAATAGCGGTTTTGGTTATGATGACAATACTGTCTTAAGTGTTAGAACGTTTTCGACGTTAGTTTTAAGTGATTCAACATCTAATGGAAATTGGAGTATTTACTCTTATAACACTAGTAATAATTTATGGTTTAAGATATTAACAGCATCTTATGATGTGAATAAATATTGGAATTATGTAGATTGGTATGAAACAGGATATAATCAATTTACTATTATTCAACATTCGGTTAATACTTACGCTGATTTATACCAACTCGATGCATCGATTGGTGATAATGTAAAAATTCGAATTACTAATTCGGGTAGATGGGTTTTATTAAAAAAATATCAAGAATCAACATCGATCGATTGGACAGAATCATACAAGGTAATCGGTAGTGAAAACGGAACAATACAATTTAGTTCGTTATTGTATAATTTTAAAGATACTGTAATAGGGTATGATGGTGCAATTTACGATTCGATAGTATACGATAATTATGCAGATGTAGAGTTACGAATTATTTTAAATGCTATTAAAACTGATTTATTAATAGGGATCGATTTAAAACCTAAATATCTAGATTTATTTTTTACAAGTGTCCGATATGCATTAAGTGAGCAAACGTATATTGATTGGATATTTAAGACTAGTTTTGTTAACGTAACACACAATGTTGGTAATTTACACCAATCTGCTACTTATAAAAATGATAATTTATCTAATTTTGAAGATTACGTATCAGAAGTAAAACCGTATCGCACACAGGTTCGAGAATACACAAGTGTCTATGATGTTCTTGAAAATAGTAATTTTAGTGTTAGTGACTTTGATTTACCAGCTGCATACGATTCAACAGCAAAAAAGATTGATGTTGTTGATGTTAATAGTCCATTAATTAATACGTATCCTTGGAAAAATTGGGTTGATAATGTAGGATATTCTGTAATTGATATAAAGATTATTAATGGTGGTTCAGAATACGTTACTGAACCGGTAGTAACAATAGTGTCGGACACAGGCGAAGGTGCAACTGCAAGAGCATTTATTGTTAATAATCAAATTTCTAGAATTAAGTTATTAACTACCGGATTAAAGTACACAACGACACCGATTGTTAAAATTGAAGGTGGAAATAGAAGTACAGGAACTACTGCACAAGCTATTGCAATTTTAGGTAATAGTTTAATAAGAACAAGTAACATTAAATTAAAATTTGATCGAATTTATCAAGATTATGTCATTGATGATTTGCAACAAATAGATACAATTAACAGCAGTATAGTAACAGGAAATAAAGTGCAATTTGTTCTTACCTGGTTACCTGATGTAACAATTGGAAGAACTACAGTAACTATTAACGGGTTGCCTGAATTAAGAAACAACTACACAATAGGATCAGTAACATCTATTGTTAATGGGCATACGGTTCACACAGGAGTTGTTACATTTAAGACCGCACCGGCAAAAAGTAGTATAATTGTTGTGACCTATTATAAAAATATTGAAGTGTTAACTGCAACTGATAGAATACATTACTATTATAATCCAACTTCGGGAAATATAGGTAAAGATTTACCGCAGTTAATGTCGGGCATTGATTATGGCGGTGTAGTTGTAGGCGGTCTTAATTTTGATATAGTACATGGTTGGGATAGTATGCCGTATTATTCAGAACGATGGGATAATATTGATCCTGCTGACAACGATTACACAGTAGTAGTTGGGAGTTCGTTTTCGTATTCTATTGCATTACCGTATGTTCCGGAAATCGGAACACGGTTTAACGTGTATTATAAAAAAGTAGATACTACTGATACGGTTAGAGTTGATGCATCTGATTATAGTTTTGGGGTAGTAAACACTAATGTTGATGTAGTAATGTTAACTCCAGTAACAACGGGTGAATCTAACATTATTGAGTTACCTGGATCACTTAACGTGTCAGCTGGTGATACTATTATTATTCGCAAAGAAACTAGCGACGGATCAGTTGTTAATGATTATGATACGTTATTATCGGGTGGTAATTTTGCAATGGGATCAGCAGCAGGGATAACACCGGAAGATATAGTCGTCGACGGTGATGAATTTTATTCAACTGTTAACGGATACGGACCTGAAGAAGTTGTACCTGGTCAAGTAGTTGATACTCTTGCTATCAAGGTTTACACTAAATTAGAAACCGGTGCATTTATGCAGTTTAAAGACATGTTAAATACGGTAAAATATACTAGATTAGAAAGAGATAAAAAAACTAAATTAGCTAAAGATTTACTACAAGGAGATACTACTATTACGTTAGTTGATTCAACTAATTTTGAGAATCCAAATCAACTAGTAAACAGACCGGGAGTTATTGACATTAATGGCGAAAGAATTGAATTTTTTACAAATGAAAACAATACTTTAGGTGGGTTACGTAGGGGAACAATGGGAACAGGTGTTGCGAGTATTCATAAAGCTAATTCAGTAGTTCAGGAAATTGGATCAGCTGAATCTATTTCATATACCGATACAGTAAAAATTGATCAATTTACAATAACTGATGCTAATATTACAATATTATCGGACGGAACAGCGGCAACAGTAATCGAATTATCATATATTCCTAAAAAATCATCTGCTAGTTGGGTAATTGATTCGGTATATGGCCAAACTGATGAAATTGAAGTGTTTGTTGGTGGTTATAAATCGGATGAAATGTGGGAATCAAATGTTAGTTATTTGGTAAATGATATTGTTAATGTAGGTGTGTATGCATATCGATGTATAGTTGCGCATACTAGTAGTGTTAATTTTAAAAATGATCGCAATAAATGGATTTATTTTATAGGAAATATACGATTGAAAAAAGCACCATATACTGTTCATAATATAAATTTAAGTACATTAAGTTCGACAGGCGATATTCAATTTAATGCTGATTTTGCTGTTACAGGAGCATCAAGACGAGTATTAATAACTTGCCCAATAACTCCTGGAACATTAGTTAGTGTTATTAGAAAAACCGGAGTATATTGGCAAACAGGGTCTGAAGAAATAACTGCGTTCATAAATGCAGTGCCATCTGCAGAATACGAACCGCCAACTATTTAACTTAGCACTTAATAATTGTGATAAATATAGAATAACGAGAGAATACTATGCAGACTATAGATTTAACAGGGATACATATCGAAGGGCATCTTAAGATTTTTGATCCTACTAATGACGAAGTTTTCGTCAATAAACGCAATGCAATACATTATGAAAATATGAGTATTGCATTAGCAAGAAGCATTGCAGATAGGGGGCAAGGCTTTATATATGAGATGAGTTTTGGAAACGGCGGTACTTCAATTAACGATACTGGCATTATTACGTATTCGACCCCTAATAGTTCAGGATCAAATGCTAGTTTGTATAATCAGACATTTACTAAAATAATCGATGATCAACAAAAAACTAATTTAGATCCAACACGAAATTATATTGAAACACGACACGAAACAGGTAAACACTATACAGATGTTTTCATTACGTGTTTGTTAGATTACACAGAACCTGCCGGACAAGGGGCATATGATAATACAACTGATGTATCAAATGCATTTATTTTTGACGAATTAGGTTTAAAAGCTTATAGTTTAGATGGGAATAATTTGTTATTAACACACGTTATCTTTCATCCAATACAAAAGTCATTAAATCGGTTGATTCAAATTGACTACACCGTGCGCATACAAAGTTTAACTAGTGTAGTAGGAGTTCAATAATGTCTTATGATGTATATTTTACAAATATTTTAAAAAACAATAAAATAACTGTAGAAGATCAAGTTATTAATAATTCTACGTCTCTTAGTTTTGTTGGAAAGAATTATATGGGATATGGAAAAGTATTAGCAGAAAACTTTTTACATTTATTAGAAAATTTTGCCAGTGAAACATCACCTTTAAATCCTGTTGAAGGGCAGTTATGGTATGATACTACTACTAAGAATCAGTTACTTAAAGTTTATGACGGTTCTAATTGGAATCCTGCAGGTTCGGTAAAGAAATCAGTTAGTGCGCCATCGGTAGATAAAAGTATAAGTGGTGATTTATGGGTTAATTTAAGTACTAATCAATTATATATGTATTCAGGAACTACGTGGGATTTAATAGGACCTCAATATAGTACGGGTTTAAAATCAGGACCAGTTGTTGAAGTTATCGATGATATTCTTGATGAGTCCTATGCAGTTATGGTAGTGTATTCAAACAACGATATAATTGCAATTTTTAGTTCAACAACATTTACACCAAAAAATATTATTAGCGGTTTTGATATAATTAAAAAAGGTATTAACTTATCAACAAGTGCAGCAACCGCTGATGTAAATAAATTATGGGGAACTGCTGAAAGTGCAGATGGATTGATTATCAATAATGAATTTGTAGGATCATCTAATTTTTTAAGAGCTGATGCAACTTCGATTACTAACAAGTCGTTAAGTGTTCAAACAGTTGACGGTATTAGTGTCGGTAGTGGATTAGAGTTTAAAATTAGTACTGATGATACTGCTAAGTTAATAAATCTTACTGCTAAAAATAATAGAAGTTTTAAATTTGAATTTATTGATTCAAACACTAAGGCATCGACTACTGGTTTGTTTATTGATAACACACTTAAGATAGGAATAGGAACAAATTTACCGTTGGCATCACTAGATGTAAATGGTAGTACTATCATTCGTAATTCATTAACTGTTGGTGTATCGGGAACACCTGGTAGTATTACGGCAACTAGCAAATTCACAGTAGGAACAGGCGTATTGTGGAGTACATTAGTAGCAGATGTAATAACAGTTCCACCAGCAGTTGCAACACAACCGACTGCACAAATAGGCGGGAAATCTGTATTTTCTGATACTATCGGTGTGTATAAAGAATTAGGTGGTCCGATACTTATACCAAAATATACAGCGGATCAATTAGCACACAATCAGAATGAGCCGCAATATGATATTGGATCAGAAGAAAGACCGTTTAGAGATGTATATGCAACTACATTTCATGGTATTTTTTCAGGTACGCTTCAAGGAAGTATTACCGGTAGTATAAACGGGAGTGCTACAACATTAAAAACAGCAAGATCTTTTAAATTAGACGGTGATATTACAAGTGAACCTATATCGTTTGACGGATCTTCAGCTGTAACACTTGCAGCAGTTGTGAGTCCAAATATCATATCAAAAAGAACTGCAGCAACAAGCACGTTAGACACTGATTTAATTTTAACATATAATCCAAATCGCGGACTGTTAAAGACAAGTAAAAGTTTGTTCTTATCTACAGTTCCTGCAGTGCCAGTTGGTGCAATTCTTCCATATGCGGGTGTTAATCCGCCAACTGGTTATTTGTTTTGCGATGGCAGCGAATTACCAATTGCAAGTTATACTAAGTTGTACGAAGTACTTGGATTTTCTTATAGAAGCCAAGCAGCATTAGTTGGTGATAAAACGTTTGCTCTTCCGGATTTAAGAGGCCGGTTCCCGTTAGGTAAGGATAATATGGATAACAATTTAACAGTTGTAAGTAAAACATCAACTACAACACCTATTATAGTTAATGCCGGTGGAAATCGAAATAGTTCAGTTGCTGGCAGTATCAGTAGTGATCCTGCAAAACGAGTAAACCATGAATCTAGTAAAACACTTGGATCAAGTTCTGGCAATGAAGCATTAGGTCCAATTGCGGTTAACGGTGTATCAGGCACAGTTTCATCGACATTGCCTACAGGCACATCTAATGCAAGTTCGGTTATGAATCCATACCAAACAATCAATTATATTATTTTTACTGGTATATTACAATGAGCTATACAATAAACAAAACAGACGGTACAGTATTAACTACAATAATCGATGGCACTATCGATCAAGTTAGAACTGATTTAACCTTAATTGGTAAAAGTGCAAGTGCATATGGCGAGTATATAAATGAAAATTTAGTTCATCTTTTAGAAAACTTTGCAAATACTTCTCAACCAAGTAATCCAATATCAGGGCAGCTATGGTATGATACATTAGAAGGAAGATTAAAGGTATACGACGAGTATGCTGGATTTAAGTTAACGAGCGGGACTATTGTATCGAAAATTATTCCGTCGTCGATTGCACAAGGAGATATTTGGATAGATACTGCTCGTCAGCAATTATATTTTAATGACGGAGTTTCGACTATATTAGCTGGACCATTAGATCCAGCTATAACTGGATTTAAGATAGTACAAGTTTCAGATACTGCAGGCACGTCTCATAATGTATTAGTATTAACTGTTGGGTTAACACCGTTGGCAATTTTTAGTACGGTTGAGTTTAAACCCGATTCGGAAGGATTATTATATACTGCATCTGATACTATCAAAGTTGGTTTAAACTTTTTTAATTCGTCTTTTATTAGAAATGTTTCTGATCCAATCGATCTTACAGATGCAGTAAACAAAAATACACTCCAAAAAACGTTAAAATTAGCAACGTTATCACTTACTGTTGATATTGCTGTTTCTGGTATTACCGGAAGTGATACTGAAAAACACACTGTAATTATAGATCAGTTTATTAATAAAATTTATCCTGCAAGCAGTTACACTGTTCTAAATGTTGAAGGCCCTATATGTAGAGTCATTTGTAATGATAATACATCATTAGATAAACCAGTAACTATTAAAGAGTTTATACTAAGAGGCGGTGAATGGGAATACAACCGTGATTTATAATTAATACAAATAAATATATTAAAATAAGGAATAAAAGATGGCGTATATCATCAACAAATACAACGGTGATCAAGCAGCATTAGTAGAAGATGGAACTATTAATACTACTCTTGATATTAAATTAATTGGTAAAAATTATGCCGGTTATGGCGAAGCTCAAAATGAAAATTACACATGGTTACTTGAAAACTTTGCAAGTCAAACCGCACCTCCAAAAGCAGTAGTTGGGCAATTGTGGTATCAAACAAGTACACAAAAACTAAAAGTTAATTACGGTACCGGCGTTTGGCATACAGTTGGTATAAATGATGTAGTGTCGTCTGTTTCGGATATAACAGGGTTAACACAAGGTGATTTATTTTGGGTATCTGACGAACAACAATTATGGTGTAAAGGTTCTACAGAGAATATTTTAATTGGCGGAAAACTAACAAACATTTCTACTCAAATGCGATCAACAACTGTATTGTCAAATACTAATCCTGCAGTACCGTATGAGATTATTGAAGCAGTTGTAAACGGAGTAACTACATACGTTATTAGTAGTGCAGCAGCAATGTTTACACTAGCAACGTCAGAACCATTAAGGTCTGAAGAATTTAGTAGCATTTATCCAGGCATAACAGTTAGAGGATTTAGTGCAACAGGTAACTTATCAGATACTTATAAATATTGGGGTTCTGCATCTAATTCGGATAGACTAGGCGGAACACTTGCATCAGGGTATGTTACAAAAAGCGGTGCAACATTTTCCGATCTTGCAAAGTTTGCAGAAACTGGATTCTCTTTAGGAACATCAGGCAGTGACATACTATCAGTTACAACTCCTAGCAGTGTTCCTACTATCACTTCAACAGTTAATTCGATTGTATTTAAAACAAAAGTAAGTAATACTATAAAACAGCCTATGACGTTAGAAGGACAAGATATACTTCCTGGGACACCGTATGCTAGTTCAGCTGGATCAAATATAGGATCTTTAACTTCAAAGTTCTATCAAGTCTATGCAACTGAATTTAAAGGTAACTCAGATTCAGCCAGTGCGTTAACCTTAAGTAGTGTATCGTATGCGCCAGCAATTGATGCTTCTAGCGGTACTGCTGTACTAAGAGCCCCAACTGGTGGAACGTCTATTACTGTAAATGGTGTGTCGTATACGTTACTTGCAGGTGGTATTGCAGCAACCCAAGTTGTTGCACCTGATCTTAAAGGCAATGCATCGTCTGCAACAGGATTACTTATTAACACTGCTACTGTATTACCGTCAACAGCTGCTACTGCAAATACAGTTGTAGTAAGAACAGCAGTGGATGATAATACTGTAACCGTAAATGATGGGTCATTAGTTACGTTGAAAGCTGGATCTATAAAAGTAGTTCAATTATATGCATCTAATGGAGTAGGCACATTGTTAGGCGACTTAGCAGAAAAATATCTAGCAGATGACGTATACGAAACTGGTACAGTAATAATGGTCGGCGGTGATAAAGAAATAACCGCAGCAATTTCTGGAAATCGCGCTCTAGGGGTAGTGTCAGAAAATCCAGCGTACTTAATGAACATTGGACTTAAAGACGGTACTGCAGTTGCGTTAAAAGGTCGAGTACCTGTAAAAGTAACGGGAACTGTTAAAAAAGGAGATAGATTAGTTGCTTCTGCTATTGCAGGCGTTGCAACTGCATTAACAAATTCTAATGAATCAGAGTTTGTATTTGCAATATCATTAACTAACGACAATAATAATACCGTTGAAGCAATTATAATTTAAGGAACATTCATGGCAACACCAGAAATAATTACATTAAAGGAATTTAATGATGCACAAGTAATAGTAGCTAAGGTATTAGGTGCAGGGTCAGGAGATTACGGTTATAATCAAACAGTAACTAGTTCTCAACAACTATCAGTAACTGGACCTGAAGTTGCTAAGTTGCGTAATGATATATATCGAGCATTACATCATCAAAAAGGCGTAGCAAATGCTAATACATTAATGCCAGCATTTGTTGCACTTAACGGTACAGTATCTCAATCGATACGAATTGCAACAACTGGAACTCCGGCAATAGGAACTACTCCTGCAGTACTTGGTACAATAGATAGTGGTAGATTTTCAATGTTTACCGGTACTGGTGCAAAAGTAACTAATGCAGATACATTTCCTAATTTCATAACCGATCAAAATTGGAACGGAACAACTACACAAACTACTACAGTAACGTTTATTGACGCAACTCATATGCGTTCTTTCTTTAATGCTGGTTCTACAATACAAATATTACCATCAAAATCTGGTGTTGTAACTGTAAAAAATACAGCATGGACTAATTTGCTTAATTTAGGAACAATTACATTTCAACGTTCTGGTGTTACTACTGCATCAAAGCCATTAGTTACTGATACAACAGGCACTGGATTTGATACATTAACTAGTACTAATGCTGTTATTTTTTCAAGATCGTCAGATACAAAAACTGAAGTATATACAATTAATGCTAAATTAAGTGGTGATCATACAATCATATTTACAAGTACATTTTCAAATTCTGGATCAGATGTTACTGGAACATTATCAAGTACTGTTAAATTATTGCGTGCAAGTTATGATCAAACTGATATAGTTAATGTTACTACTTTAAGCATAGGAGCTCCAGTTAGCATCGTATCACTTGGATCAACTACTAATGAACAGTGGAATACATTAGCCGGAACAACTGGCGTAACATATTCAGTAGGATCAGTACTTACTACAGTAGTAGCAGGTACGGGATTAGGTACCGGTACTGTTACGTTCCCATATGTAACTATTCCAGCACCTGGTGTTATATCAACAATAGTTCCTGGTTTAGCTAGTCCGACATATACAATTACTAAAAGTCCAGTTACTTCGCAAATTAGTGAAACAGGAGCATTTGTTTCAGTTTCATTTACAGTTAATACACATAATTATACCGGTACACACATTTATTATCGTATAGTTAAAGCTAACAGTAGTGCTTCGGATATCATCGAAGCTGATTTTGTAGATAAACCACTAGCAGGTGCTCTTGCAATTAATCAATCTACAGGTGTATCTGAAACATTAGCGTTAACTGCAAATGCAGATAATGCAACAGAAGGGCTTGATAAATTTGATATTGAATTCCGTACAACAGAAAATGTAAATGATCCAGTAGTAACAAGCATTTTAAAAGCGTTTAACGATGTTCCTATATCAATTATAGATACGTCAATTACACCTAAAGTTATACCGCGCACGATACGATTTGCATCACTAGCGGCTGGTAAAATGTCTGCATCAACAACCGAAGGTGCTACAATATCGTTTGGTATTATTAGTACTGGGATATCAGAACCATATGATACAGTAACCTGGAGAATATATCCAGTAGCAACAAATCCAGTTGTTATTACTGCATCAGATTTTAAAGAAGGGATTGAAGGCACATTTACTATGCCAAGCAACCAGCTGTATACATTAGATTTGCATATTAGTGCAGATACAGATGTTACTGAAAAGTTAGAAGAGTTTCAAGTATATTTGTATCTAACTGATCCGGTTACAAATGCACCAAATAAAACTAAAAATGCTAATAGTTACATGGTGCAAATTGGTGCAGATGCGGCGTTGGTTACACAAGGATATGAGGTTCTCACACCATTGCAATTAACAACTGTAGAAGGCGATCCTGTTGGTATTTCAGTTCCTTTTAAAACACCATATCTACCACCTGCAGGACAGAAAGTATGGTATCGTATTTCAGCACCAGACTCATTAAATGCAGCAGATGGTGCAGATTTTACGGACGGGTTATCATCTGGTTCGTGTCCAGTTACGGTAACTGGAAATTCTACTACAGGATCAGGGTCAGGTACTCTTAGAAAGTATGCAAAGAATGATAAAATAACGGAAGGTACTCAAGGGTTTATTGTAGAGTTTTTTAAAGATAGTGCATTTTCACAAAAATTTGGTGAAACTACTACATTAACAATTACAGAAAATGTTGGATATACAGTCACACGGTCGACACCGTCAATGATTGAACCATTAGCCGATGGGTCAACTGCAGGAAAAGTAACAGAAATTACATTTACGTTAAATACTCCATTTATTCCAAATTCTCCTGAAACACTAGTAGACTGGGAAGTTAAAAAAATTAATTCCGCCGGCGGAATTGGCGAATTTACTACTAACGATTTTATAGACGGAGAAATTAATGGATCTAACCCAGTTGTCGATAATAAAGTAATAGTTACATTACGAGCAAATAACGACGGTCTAACAGAAGGAACTGAGCAGTTTTTTGTAAGATTCACTTACCCAGACGGTGACGGTACTGCATATAAAGATAGTCCGATTGCATCAATTACTGAAACTGTTAAGTACACGATCGATGTAGCAGCTGGTAGCTCAACTTCAATGGTTGAAGCACTAGCGAGCAATTCTCAAGGTGTGGTATTTGATATTACTACGCCATTTTTACCACCAAATACACCGGTATATTGGGAAACAGTAGTTCCTGCAGGAAACAGGACTTCTAAATTTTTACCAAGTGATTTTGCTGATAATAAAACATCAGGCACGATTTATATAAATCAAGGTGGAACTATTACTAATCAAGCAACTCTTACTAGAATTGCAATTATTGATACAGACATTGAAGGCAACGAAACATTTCAAATTATTTTAAAAACCGGAACTGCTAAATCGACCGAAGTTGCAAGAAGTCCAGTTATTACTATTACAGAAGATATTAAAGGTAAGATCGATAAAGGTTCGACTACTACACTTGTTGAAGGTGCAACTGGTGCAACATTTAAAATTACTACACCTAAACTGCCAGATGGTACAAAGGTATTCTGGAATATTAATCAAGGTAGTGCAGGTAAAATACAAAATATTGATTTCTTAGTATCTGATGCTAAAGGTAAATCAGAGCAACGACTAAGTGGCTATGTTCTTACTAAATCTAATGCAGCTACATTAACAATTGCAGCTAGAAAAGATGTAGTTCTTAATAGTTCAGACGGAACAGAACCTGATGAAAAATTTACTATTTCGATAAGAATTGGATCAGAAACTGCTGACATTGAAGATACCACCTCGGAGATTACAATACAAGATGTTTCATCATATGTAATCACTGCTGATCAGACTGCAGTTAAAGAGTCTGACGGTTTATCATTAGCAACGTCTAGAACAGTAACATTTACTGTATATACTCCATATATGGATGACGGAACAGTATTGTACTGGACAACAGCATCGTCTGCTGGAACGATTACTGCTTCTGATTTTAAAGATGGTTTATTAAGAGATACTGTTAAGGTATATAAAAATAAAGCGACTATTATTCGATCAATGAATGATGATCAAACTTCAGAAGGAAATGAAAAATTTTATATACAAATTAGAGAAGGCGGATACGACAATCCTGTAGTTAAAGGAGGTGTAAGTCCGGGCGTGCTAATATATGACAATTCTCAAGGAGCACCTGAGCCGGAACCACCAGGAAAACCAACAGCAGTAGTAACCACCTTAACAAATAGTTTAACATTTGTTGAAGGCAGTACAATTAGGTTACAAGTTGCTACTACTAATGTATTACCGACTGATAATTGTTTTTGGTCGGCATATAGTGTAGCACCGGGCGGAATAGTAGATGATTTAAGTAAAATTCAAAGTTCTGCAGCAATCCATGTACAGGGATCAAGTGATCCACGAACAGTTACTATAGAAGATATTGTAGTAACTCCTGATTTAATAAATGAAGGTGCTGAAGTATTTATTTTTCAATTTCATAAAGGGTCGGTAGCATCTAAAGCTATTGGGTATCTTCCAATAACATTAGTCGACACGGTTAAATATTCAATTTTTGTAACTAATTCGTTAATTTCTGAAGCAGGAAATACTCAGACAACATTTAATATTACAACGCCGTTAACAAACACATTGTTAAAATGGACAATTGTACCTGAATCTGGTAATTCAGGTACTGGTGTATCTGGCGCAGATTTTACTGTTGCAAATATTTATAATTTTGATTCACCGTCAATGACTGGAACTGTAGCAATTGGCGCAAATGGTACTGGTGCATTTGCATTATCTGCTGCAACTGATAGTATTGCTGAAGTTACTGAAAAATTCCATATTATACTTAAAAAACCAGGAACTGGCGGTGCATATGAAGTTATTCCGGATTTGCAATCAGACGTAGTTAGTATACAAGATCTTACAGGATACACATTGACTCCTACTGCAGTAGGATACAATTTACCCTCAGCATCTTATACTGTTACTGCAGGTACATCTATAACTTATACATTAACTACTCCAAAGATATCTAAATTATCAAATCCTTGGAAATGGGAGTTACTTGGTAGCAATTTAGTAGGTATGATGTCTACATCTGGATATATTACAGTTAATGCAACTGATATTTCGTATTCATTTATTGTTACAACCAATGCTGAAAAAATTCTTGATACTAAAAAGTTTACAGTTCAAATTACTGATTTTGACGGTGGTAAAAAAACGGTATCAGGTAATCCAACAATAACTATAACCGCAGGTGTAAAAAATACAATTGTTCCAAAAGTTAACGGTGCAGTGCTTGAATCACCATATAACATAACTGAGTCAACCGCAGTAACATTTGCAGTTGTATCAACATTGCCAAAGGTATATTGGTATCTTGCTCAAACTACAACTGAAGAAACTGCAAATACTAATAAAATAGATTCAAATGATTTTTCAACTAACCAACCGTTAGCTGGTACACTAGTACCAAGCCCTACCGCTAAAACAGCAAGTTTTACATTAACATTTGCAAATAAATTGAATAGAAAACATGGTAATAAGAAATTTCATATTATTTTAAGTGATGTTGCACCTAGTACTCCAATTCAGTCAGCGTTACCTACTGCATTAGTGTCAACTGAAACTATTACCAGAACTGAAAATACAGTATACACAATTACTCCAAGTTTGTCAGCGCCGTATTATACAAATGAAGGAACTGCAGTTACATTTACAGTAACTACACCGTTTATTTCAGCTGACACGTTCTATAAATGGGAAGTTGTTTCGACTGGTGTTTCGTCTATTTCGACTGTTCAGGTTAATACTAGTGCTAATGTTACACAAACTACTCCTGGCGCGTTGTCTGGTACATTTAAAGTGTTTTCTGCAACTAACTCAGGAACGTTTGCAATAACAGTTACAAATGACAATATTGATAATACTAGATCGTATCAAATTAGAATTTCTGATACATCTAATGCTGTAAAAATTCAAACTAATGATCCGGGAAATCAAATAATTTATGTTGAATCTAACCCAACATGGGGAATTATTGCAACTGCATCAGCAACTAGCGACACAGAAATTGCGAGTATAATGGAAGGAGATCCTATTACTATTACTGTTACTCGTCCTGCGTCGGCTCCTGATAACACAATTAAAAAAATAAGATGGTCAGTAGTTAAAAGTGATAATGATTCAACCTTTATACCATCTCATGTTGTTATGCCATCTTCTAATACTGCTTCAGTAAAATCAGACGGCACATTTATCTTTTCATTTAAGGCAAGTATTGATAATCCGTTATCAAGTCCTAACACTAATCGAACATTTAAGATTGCATTAACTGATGATTCGTTAAATCCAATTAGTAATGTTGACGATCTTGTTATTACTATTACTGATTACTTATGTTTATCAGTAGTTGATGACGGTTCTCCATCTACCGGAAATCCAACAATTAATGAAGGTGTAAGCGGTAATACTATAAAATTTACTGTTACTGCTAAAGAATCAGATATCGGACATGCATTAACATATAAAATATTCCCAGTTGGAATGCAGACTACTGATTTTGTTAATATATCATCGTTTACAGGTACTACTGATTTAGTAAGTGCAAATAAAACTGTAGAGTTTACATTATCTACTACTCCTGATTCAACTACTAATAAAACTGCTAAATCGTTTTATGTAACATTTACAAGTACAGTAACACCTACAGGTAACATAAACACTTGTAAGTCAAGAGTTGTTAATGTAGCAGATTCGTCAAAGACTGCAGCACCGGAAAATTATGCAGTTGAAGACAATGGTACAAATCCATTACCGTCAAAATTATTACCGTCTATAAATGAAGGCGGCGACGGTAGTAGCATAACATTTACTGTTACTACTAAAACTACTGACAATGGAAATCCATTATATTGGCGAATAAAAAACCCATCAGGGGCGTATATTAATGAAAAATGTTTTTCAATTGGATCATTAACAGGTCAGACTGCTAATGTTGCAAGTAGAACAGCAACATTAACATTAACTGCAGTGGCAGACACCGCAGATAATAAACCAGCTAAAAAGTTTTATGTCGAATTTAGTACAACTTCTACGTTCCCAAAAACAATTGCAACTGGGTTAACATCTCGTACTGTTGATATTGCTGATACATCTAAAACATATTATCCGCCTTCTGCAGTTAGTATCGAGGTAACATATATGCCAGCAGTAGTGTATCCGGGGGATAAATTTGTAGTTCAATGTAAATTAGCATCGACTACTTCAACTCCATTACCTGCATCGCCATTATTAAAGGTATCATGGGTTATTAATTCGGCTAACACTACCATTGCGGCAAATGTTAGACAACAATCTAAAGCTGATACACAAATTGGCGGAGTAGCGATGTCTCAAACTGCTACACTTAAAAATCGTACAGGAACTACATTAGCAAATTCACAATTTTGTGTTCTTCCTTTGTTAGCATATAATAATCCTAATTTTGTAAGTAATAATGACCCATGTGGTAATTTTACAATAACATTTACAGTGACTGATCCTGTTACAAATAAAACAGTTTCGGCAACAACTGATCCAATTCAGTGGAATCATATAGTAATAAAACAAACGATAAAAAACTCTGGACCATGGTCTATTCCAAAAGATGCTAATTTTGTTAATATAAAACTTTATGGTGGTGCCGGTGACGGTGGCGTTGATACTGGTGGTAGTAGAACAGGCGGGTACGGTGCAACTGGTGACATTGTTATTGGTACTGTTAATGTTCAAAATATTTTATCAAAAAGTTTATATTTTAAATTTATACGTGGTTCAGACGGTGGCCCTGCTAAAACAAGTGGCTGGAAAATTGCAGCAGGAACAACAGGCGGTGGCGCCGCAGTAGTATATCCTGGTATAAATGATAAAGGAACAGTAATTGCAGTTGCAGCAGGCGGCGGCGCAGGTGGTAATCAATGGACCAATGACGGCGGATCTGGTAGAAATGGAGCAGCACCGACATTTGTTACAACGTATAGCTCATCAGTTGATAACGTTGGATTTTCAGTTGCACCAACATATGGCAACGGTGGTGCAGGGGCACCCAGAGGTACAAACAATACTACTGGTATTGATGACAACAATGATAGACGCGGACCACGTTACGGCGGTGGCGGCGGTGTGTCGTATGTTCCTGCAACCTTTTCTCGTATAGCAGGAGAAATAGGAATAAACGGAGTGCCGCCAGGAGCTGTAGGTGAAAATCCGTTTGCGGTAGTTTCGTATTCACCGATATGTGCTGGACAAGCTATAGAGTCTTATGAATATATTGAATCGGGAACATACAAAGTTACTGTTCCTGCAGGAATTGCACATGCTAATGTTGTAGTAATTGGTGCAGGAGGCGGTGGCGGTGGTGCAGGCGGAACTGCATTAACTATTGATAATTCTGTTTATACATCTTATCCAACACAAACAGCTTCAAGTGACGTAACTGCATTTTTAAACAAATATGGAATCTACGGCGGTGCCGGAACAACTACGATTAAAGCATCGTATAGAACATCATTTGCTGCACCAAAACAATTAACAAATTATATATTAACCTATTATGGAAATAATTCAGGATATATCACACTTAATGGTACTAAACATTCGTTTAGTTCTAGTACATGGGCATTAGTAACTAAATCTATTACGCTAACTAATAAATTTGATCGTAAAATTGAAGTATCCGCAACAATTAAGGCCGCGTCGTATTCAGCCTTAGTAGGAACAAATGTTACAGGTACCGGTACTGGTGCAAAGTTTAATGTAACAATAGCCGGAACAGTGTATACGACTGTTAAAATATATGCAGCGGGTAAAAATTATGCAGTAGGTGATCAAATTACAATTAGTGGTCGTAATTTAGGTGGTACTGACGTAAATAATCTCGTAATTACAGTTGCAACAGTAAATAGTGGAAAGATTGCTACTATTACTACAGTTGGTACAGCGGATGGGCATTATATTGCTGCAACGTTAAGAGTTGATGACGGGTCAGACACATTATTTGATCCTGCTATTCATAGTACAAACGATAACAAAAATTTTTATAGAGAAGAAGATATCTTATGGACGACACGTAAACCTAAAAATCTTATTACTGCTGGAGTAGGCACAAGTAATGGTAGTAGCGGAGCAGGCGGCGGTGCAGGCGGCGGTGAAGTTACCACTATAGCTGTTACAAGTGGGGACGAACTTACAGTAGTAGTCGGAGCAGGCGGTAAAGGTGGTACTGGACAATACGACACATCTGCAGGTGCAGCTGGGCAAGTTGGCGGTTCTAGTTCAATAACAGGAACAGGTGTATCAGTTACTGTATCGGGCGGTAATTATGGAAGCAGTTCTTCGTCAGGAGTTGCAGCTGCAGGCGGTGCTGGCGGAGCTGGTGCTGCAGAAGTCGGAGGTGCAGGATTACCAGGTAAAACTAATACATCTACATCTGTTACTACAACTGCAGGCGGTGCTGGCGGCGTAAACACAACATCGTACGGTGGAGGTGGTAGTGGCGGGAGTTTAGTCGAATCTACCCAAGAAACTATATTTAATTCAGGTACAGCCGGACGTCCGGGATATGTGTTAATAGCATGGCGTCCGTAATACGATAATAGAGAAATAAAAAAAGCCAGCAATGCTGGCTTTTTTGTGATTAGTGTTTATAAAAATTAAATAAGTGTTGCCACCAGTTAACCAGTTTATGTTCAACAAGATCTTCTTTAATAACATCGGGAATAGTAACAAATGTCTCTGATTCTTCCTTATAAACAAAGTCATTTACCATTGGAAATACTGCGCTAATTGCTTGCGCACATGCTACAGCAACTTGTTTGTGTTCAAGCTGTGTATCCACGTTACTGCGCACTTGTATGTAGTGAATCCATGAGCGCAACGTCCCGTTAACATACACGCGACTTTTAGTATTACCTTCTGGAAGAACAACACGAGCTTGTTCTTTAGCAATTCCTTTGCTAATTGCCCATGCATACTGTACTTTTGCTGCTTCAATAAGATATTGCTGTCTTAGTTTCCATTCGTTATTAATTGCTTCTTCTTCAACAGTATTAACTGTGATAGAGTTTTGACGATTCTTAGGATCTTGGAAACGTGCTTCACGTATTTCAAAAGACAAGTCATCAGTTGGATCTGCATAACGTTGACTAAACTCTTGGAATCTAAATGAAGCGTGGCGTAGTAATTGACGTGCAATATCACGGGTGGTATTGATTTCTAAACATACATTAACCATTTCAAGTGGTGACCAATGTTTATGTTTAATTAAGTAGTTGATGAGTTTTTCTGAAGTTTCTGTATTAAACTGATTTGAAGGATTACTTACTCTTGCACAAAATGCTATAAGTTCTTGTGCATCGGTAATTCCTAACTCAGCAAATTCTTCAGTTGGTTGAGAATATGATACTAATTTAATGTTCATAATTTATTTTTTTTAAAAAATTTATTAGTTGATTTTTCAATGTCTTTTTTAATTTTAACTGCGTCAATTTTAAAATTAACATCGTCTATGCGATCTTCGTATGAAGTGAGTAAGTCAGACAAACTTGTTTGAAAACTTTCCCAGCCTTCTTTTTTTAATTTTGCTGTTAATTTTATTTCCCAAGACTTATTATCTTTAAAATTAACAATTACGGAATGTAAATAAAGAAGAGGTATCTTATTAATAGACACCTCTTCTAATACTTCAGGCCAAACTGCAATCACATCCTCAGGAAGTGGTTTCTTTTGGACTGTCAACTTTTGCCTTAGCTACTTTTTTAGTAGTTACTTTGTCTGATTCTAGTGCCTCAGCTACTGCCTCAGCTACTGCTGCGTCTCTTGCTTCTAGCAAATCAGTTTTAGATTTTTTAACTGTAGGAACAAGTTCTTCGGCTTGTCTACGTAAAGAAGCAGCTTCTTTTGATAACCGATCTGCTTCTGAACGATAGTGTTTAGCTTTTTGCTCGGGAGTTAAAAGCTCTACTAATGCTGATTTTGGTTCTTCAGATTTTACAGTTTCTTTTTCTTGGAACGGTTCAATTTTAGTTGGCGATTTAAGTGATAATTCGTCAACTGTTGTACCACGTTGTTCTGCAATAATTTGATTTAACTCGGACAATTTAATTGAAACTGTATGCGTTGGTAACATTTCGACTTGATCTGTTGAAATTTTTACCAATCTATTTTGACTATGTAATGCAGTTAACATAACATACCCATCTGGAAAATTAGTACGTGCTAATGCTTCCGCAAATTCATAAGCAGCTTGTCCGGCATTGCTTTCTACTAAATTAATAATCGCATCGTGATAACTATCTGGTAAATTTTCAGTAGGAACAATTAGGCAATTATATGCCTCACCGGGTAATGTACGATATGCAACAATGCATTTTTTGCCGGAGCTAATAACTCTACCAACATGTTTAAGTTCGGCCATATTATGCGCCTTGTTGTTCAGCTTGTTGTGCTTCAGCTTGTTTAGCAACAACAATTAAAAAGTTTTCTAATTTAGCATATGTCTGACCAACAGGTACTAATTCATTTGGTTTAAATGCACCTCTTGAAATTGCAATATCAAAAATAGTTTTGATTGCATTTAAGTCATTAATAGTAAGATCATTCGATGCTGTTTCTTGAGCTGTTTCTTGTGCTACTTCGTCTTGTACTGCGTCTTGAGTTGTTTCTGTCATGTGTTTTCCTCTATGGTTAGTAATATAATTAATTATCTTAAATTAATTTCAGGGCAAGCAATTGTGAAAAAGCTAAGATCTTTTTCAGATTCAAACCCAATAGTAATGTTATAGACAATGGAATTAGATGAATCTAATGAAATCCCCTTGTCTATGTAATATCGATTATTTAAATTTTTAGCAATCCAACTGTCAATAGATCTGACTAATTCTGGATTAAATTTATTAATTTTGAAATACGTAAAGTGAGGGCAGGCAAAGCCCACCCTACGCATGTTAAAGTAATTTAATGGATTCGGTTTTCCATTTTTTAGAGCCATTATGCTGGCTCCTTAGCAAACTCATAGTAAGCAAACTCACCCCATGGTGGAACAATTGTATTATTGCCATGTATGATAAACACTGTGTCGCAGTAAGCTTCATCACCCCAACTACCAAATGGGTAACCGTCAGTAAACATAATAAACTTTTTAGGTTGAATATCATGTTCTTTCATGTATTCCCAGTTAGCATCAAAGTCTGTGCCGCCACCTCCTTTTGGCTGATACTGGTCAAACTCTGTAATAGTGTAAGCATTGAAATCAGCTTCGTTATATACTTGTGTATCAAAGCACCACAGTTTAATATTAAACTCTTGATACTCTTGCATAATGCCTTTAATCTCACTTAAGAAATCTCTAGCTTGATCATCGCCGATCGATCCTGACATATCAATAGCAACACAGATATCAATAGTTTCATCATAATTAGTACCTGGCAAAATAGCATTCATATGCCAGCCTTTTCTGTTAGGACGCATGAATGAAAAATCATTTTTAATAGTACTTTGAATTTGCTGACGTAAAATTTCACGCCAGTTCATTTTAGGTTCAGTAAGTTCTTTAATCATACGCGCAACACTAGCCGGAGTATTACCAGCACCTGCAGCTTGTGCAGCAGCCATAGTAGCTTCGCGAATCTCGTCTCGAATCTTTTTCAATTCGTCTTTAGTATATTGCGGACGGCCACTGCCGTTAGGATTACTTTCCCAGTCAACGTGTTCATCTAACATTTCACCAATTTGAGAAAGTGACTGTTCGTCATGATCATCCATTAGCTTGTCATAAATCTCTTCAGAACCCATACCGTAATAGTTAGTGTCATGAAAGATTTTAATAACAGGCGGAACTTCGCCGATTTTATCACGAATTAATTGACCGTTTACATTGTAGTCACATGCAATGTTAAAGATTTTAGGATTACGACCATCTCTGCGTGACATGTGATCAAATACGTTGTGCAGGATCTCATGGCCAATAACGAATTCAATTTGTTTTACAGTTAGTGGTTCAAAGAACTCGCGATTATAAAAGATAGAACGACCGTCAGTAGCAGCAGTTGGACACCAATCTGTACCGTCGACAATTTTTAAACGTGTAGCCATGTTGCCAAAGAATGGATGACGTAATAATAAGCCTACGCGAGCTACGATAATCTTGTCTACGATTGTATCTAATGCCATAAAATACTCCTTAATTTTGTTAGTAAGTGTAAAGTATAACACCGCCTTGCGGCGGTGTCAACTGCTTTGAAATTACTGACCGCTAGCAGCAGTAATATATTTGCCATACTTAGCATGGAAATCGTCAAAACATTCAATTTCGTCTGGCTCTAAAGGTAATTTGTATTGGCACAATGCAAGTTTAGTACCCATAATTGCAATTTCTGTTTCAAAATTATTCATTAAAAACAGGAAGTAATTGTTAACTTGGTCATTCCAATTAGGTACTTTTTTACTAGCAGCCTCTTTTAACTCATAGCATAAACTAATTGTTAATGAGTACATTGCTGAAATCTCTTTAGTTTCACATTTTGTAATTTTGCCTTCAAGTACTGAGCGTGGATCAGGCAATTTACTTGCAAACTGTCTGTGTGCCATAAACTTAATACCAAGTCCTTCGCCAATTGAACCTGCAACTAGATCGGACAATGTGTCAGAATCAACATCGTTATCTGCAAGCAACTCACTTACAAAGCTCCACGAACGTGGCGTAGCAAATGCACGTGAACTCGATTTAGTATCAAATGTATACAAGTCCTGTTTGCTTGCTGTTAAGAAACCAACTACGTCTGGATGAATATTGTTTTCTGTAGCCCAGTCAAAATAATCATCCCATTCAACAGCCATTTCTAAATGCACAAATCTGTTAGCCAACGGGGCTGGCATACGATAAGTAACACCTTTGTCTGTTTCTCTGTTACCAGCAGCAACAATTACAACATTTTCTGGCAACTCATATTGACCAACACGACGATTTAAAATAAGCTGATAAGCAGCAGCTTGAACACTAGGCGCAGCAGAATTCATCTCGTCTAAAAACAAAATGATGCTTTTGTGTTTTGCAGCAAACGCTTTGCTAGGAAGTTCTGAAGGTGGAGCCCATACCATTGTTTGGTCTACTGAATCAAAGTATGGAATACCTTTAATATCTGTTGGCTCCCATAAACTTAATCGCACGTCGATCACATGTGCAGTTAACTCACTACCTAATTGTTTAATAATATCAGATTTACCAATGCCTGGAGGACCCCAAATAAAGATTGGACGTTTGCTGTTAAACGCTTTACGTAAGCATTTTTTAGCGTTTTTAGGACCGACTGTACGTGAAGTGATTTCGTTGCTCATAGTGTAATTCCTCATAGTGAGTTAAAAAAATAAAGTTAAATATAATAAGTAAGCAGTGCGTAAGTTGTTGCGTTGCTAACTAACTATGCTGCATATTATACAGTATTTTTAACAAACGTCAAGAACTTTTTACAAGTTGTTTTGCCGTTCTCGCATTGCTTTAGATAATCCATATCTCCGTATGTCATCTGAAAAGAAATACAATTCAACACATTTGCGTTCGTTGAATACTGTTATGCTTTTATAAGTTAAGTAATAAGGGCAGTCAATATATCTTTCTAAAAAAATGATTGTTTGCGGACTGAGTTCTATTGTATCTGTAAATGGAATTTCGTATGCTTTGAGGTCTAATGTTTTAGTTAGAAATTCAAATCCGTCGTCAGATAATCTTAATGCAGCAGGTTTTTCTGATCGAACTGATTGCCACCATTTACGAGAAAATAATTTCACGTTAGTGTCATCTGAACTCTTACCCCACTGCTCTAAGAAGATTTTTGTTAATGCAGCTTGCGTGATCATCGTACTATAACCCCTTTAAATAGCTTTAGTACAGCGAAGTCGCTACAATTAAATGTAGTGTTTAGCTTTTTAGCTAAGTTGTGTGCATGCCCTTCATTTGAGAAGCTGGTCTTTTTGTACTTGTAACTATTGTTGCTAGATATATTTTTTAAATTAATCGGTTCATTACGATAGTATACAGCCCATATTGCATCAGCTTCTAAAATTTGGTCTATTTGATTTGTATTTGGATCAGTGTATTCTAAAAGTATACGTGGTTTAGGTCTCGACATGAGGTCCTCCTATTAACTACGTATATTTATCCTATTTTTCTTCACTAAAGAAACCGCCATCGAGATTAACAGTAATAACTTCGCTGCTTTGTTGTTGCTTTAACGCTTCTAATAATTCACCGTAGTCACGATTAATTTGATCTAAAAGTTCAGTTAGTGCTAAATTAAGTAATCTAGCTTGTTGAATTGGCATTTTTACTTCTTTTTGTTGAGATAACTCAGTTGCACGCAACAACTGAGCAAACTGTGTAATAGGACTTGTATTAATCGTTTTTTGCATTTGCTAATACCATTTTCATTTCAATTTCTGTTTTAAAAGGACCTTTATGGTCGTTGCGTTCTATAGTAATTGCCTTAGGACAAAAGCTCTTAACCCAGCCTTTTTCAAATTTAATTACATAATAACCAGCACAATACAAACTTTTACTTTGATCGCTCTTGGTAAATAACGGTAATTTACGTTTAACATCGTATACTGAATTATATGGTTTACAGCTAGTTGGAAACCCATAACATTCATTAGTATCAACTGATGATACTTTTACATTGTTGTTAGATAAAAAGAATCCTGATCCAAATTGCTTAGTAAGTTCTTCTTTTTTGTTAAACATTACTTCGTTGTTATTGCTACTTAGTACATACTTATTTTCTTTTTTATGTAAAGTAGCAATTTTTAAACCGTCTTGTTCTACAATCCAAAATTTACCATCTACGATCGGTTTTGCATGTAGTTCGATTTCTACCATGTATCTACACCTGATATTTCAATTGTTTGAGTAGTAGCAACCTCATTTACTATGTACGGAAACGAAATTTCTAGCAAGTATCCAATACCACTAGATCCGTCATACCCTACTTCTATTTTTTCTACATCTGGAAATTTTTCTAAAACTTCTAAAATTTCAAGTAATTCTTCTTTAAGTAATGTAATTTTTTTCATATTATTGTTTTGAATAGTTAGCTTGGAAAGGGATGCAATACTGTTGTATGCTATCGACAATGCGTTTCATTTCGTATGATTGACAAAATTTCATCATTCGGACACCCACTTGTGATATCTCTTTTGGTTTAGCATTTTCGGTAATAGTATCCTCAATTATTTTACGAATGTCTTCTGGTTGTTGTGTTAAATCAATCAATGTTCTGTTACGTTCGTAATCGTCCATTACACGATGTTCTACGCCGTTGTGATCAGTCCATCTTTGTAATAAAAAGTTATTCCACGAATATCCTTTAGTATTACGATCTTCAAATGCTTCAGTTAATCCTACTTTTTTCGAAGTGCCTTTTGTTCTAGCACCTGGATATGCTGAAAATACATTATCGCTAGTATCACCACGTATACACTTTTCAAACAACATCCACTCTGGATCAAATGGTTGTTTGTTTTCACCTGTCTTTTTATCTTTAATAGGTTTGCCTTTAGCATCAAAGTACCCTTCGTGTGTAATGTGATGATCAGCAACACCGTTATACTGACTAACAGTAGGACTAATTAATTGTTGAAAGTCAGTATCTGTACTAAAAATGATATGTTTATCATTTGGGTGCATTTGAATAAATCCGGCAATTAAATCATCTGCTTCTAGTCGCGGATGTTGTAATACAGTACAATTAGTTTTATCACGTACAAATTCGCAAAACTCGTTAAATGCCTCCCAAAATATTTTATCTTCTTCTTGCTCTTTAACAGTCATTGCTGCACGAGTTTCTGCACGATTAGCTTTGTATGGCTTGTAAAAATCTTTACGCCAACTACGCCCTTCTAAACAAAATACTACGTGATGTCCGTCAAAATCATTCCATGTTTTCTTAATACCATTAAACATAATATGTAATGCCATACCGAGCTTAATATCGTCACTTCCTTTTACAGAATGACGCGCTCTAGAAAACAAGTTTGCTGTATCTACTTCAATAAATGCCATGTTACCTCTCTATAGTTTGTTAACTTTAAGGATTCCAAAATCTTGATCTGTAATATCAATACCTTCCGCTGCTGCAGCATTGTAACAGATATCTCTATACCAACGACCTACAATTTCATCTTCTGGATCACCATCAAAACCGTACCCTTCTTGTTTTAATTTTTCAATCCAGTAATCATTCCAATCGATTTCAAAGAATCCGTTTCTGACATTGTCTGGATTAACTCTAAAACCGATTACATCTACCCATGGTTCTTGTTTTAGTGTTGCTTTTTCTTTTTCAGTTAACGGTGCTTTCTCGACAGCAACTTTAGCTTTTGGTTTAGCTTTAGTTTTTGGTTTAGCTTTTAACTGTTGTTTAGCTTTAATTGCCGCTTGTACTTCTTGTTGGTGTTTTAATTGTGGATTTTCGCCACTAAACACTTTTTTTATAAAATTTCCAAACATTATGTTCCCCAGTTGTTGCCGAAGAGAGGGAGGTGAAGTCTATCACTATATCTCAATCCGTGTTGTAATGCAAGTTCAGCTACACGCTGATTATTAAGATTGTATACTTCAGTTACTCCGCCTACTGGCATTAAGTAAATTTCACCTTTAAATCCTTTATCTTTGTATAACTGCATTACTTCGAGTGCTTCAGTAACATCATCTTCAGACGCTACTACAAACTTTAAATATGACCCATGCCCTGAAAATTGATATTCGGTTACAATTTCAGGACGTATCGCTTTTTCTCTAGGCTCACCACTTACACTTAGTTTAGGACTAATTGAAAACGTAGTTTGATACCGACGTTCTTGATATAAGTAATCTTCAAACGTGTTTAATAGTTCTTGTGTACCATTAGTTTCAAATGTAATGTTTTTTAAGTCTGCAAGTTTAGGATGTCTTAGTAATTCTGGATATATTTGTTGCCAACCTGGTAATAATGGTTCGCCGCCTGTAATTACTAAGTGTACTCCACCCCATTCACCGTTAGGTAACAGCGCAATCATTCTGTCTACAATTTCATCAGTAGACATAGCTGGACTTAAATGCTTAAACTGCGGATATATCGCAGCATATGAGTCACAACCAGTAGTTACTAATGGAAGTAAATTATAGCTTGTATATAATGATGCAGATTTTGCAAGATCCAAAGCTTCCGTACTTAATTCACCGTTTTGCATTCCAAAACCTCTACAGCGAAAATTGCAACCAAATGTTCGTAAAAAAATTGACGGTACTCCCATAAATCGCCCTTCGCCTTGCAGTGAGTAAAATATCTCGCTTATTTTAATGTGTGACATGTATTATCCTTGATTAATTTAGTTATACCAAATTCTTTAAAAGATTTTCCAACAAACGTTGAAAACTCATTATGAATTGACGCAAATTTATGTGTTATAATAACATCATTATTAATAATAGTCAATGTATTTTTAGTAAATGTTGGATAAACTGTTAGTAGTTCTTTACTAGTGTTACAAAATCCTTTAGGTGTACAGTAAGAGTATTTAGATGCAGTTTGGCTTCTAACTATAGATTGTTGACAAACTATGCGTGGTCGTTTACTAGCTTCTCTTTTTTTGTTAACAGTTGCTATACTGTCTTTTCTACCCTTTGCTAATGCAACATATATAATACCGTTATATTTGTCAAAAAGTTCTTTAGGAATTCGTTTAATTTCTAAAGTATTCAAATTTTTTGCAACCACTGTGCCTTTACTATAATTACTTACAACCTTTGCATGCGATTCTCTAAGGTATGCATACACTCTATTGGTTATTTTATAAGATCGGCATACATCACCAGTTTTAGAATACACCATTAAGTGTAATGCTTTAATCATTTTAGGACTATTTGTGCCTTTTGCTAATAATAAATGTGCTATATAATGATGCCTTGCACTTAACGTAATTAAGTTGTTAATATTATCTAATCCGCCAAATGACTTAGGAACGATATGATGAGTTTCGGTGTATTTGTCATTAAGTACTAAGGTTTTACAATGCTCAATAAATGTTACATAGCGGGTTATATTATGATTGTTTGGATTTAAAGAATGTTTTAAAATATGTTGTTTATAGTCAGTCACCTGTTATTCCTTAAACATTGTTTAATCCGATTCTAGCATATCCTAGTGACGCGTTAAGTTCACGACGACCTTCACGGTTGTCTACCTTGTTCTCTAAGATAATAAGATTATGTTGTAATTTTTGAAGATATAGCTTACCATTGCGTTCCAATCTGTCAGCCGGATAGTTTTTAATTCTGTCCATATACCGCTCAATCTCGTCTTTTTTGAGCTGGATTCTATGCTCAAGATTCTCTTTAGTTTTTTTCATTGTAAGCCTCTTTATGAAATTCTTGACAATCGTTAACTGCAGACTTCAATGCTTCTGCATAGTTTAATGTTTGTTGCTCGGACATTATAGTAGACTGCTGATATTTAAGATAACCATTAAACCACAAATTCCATGTCATTTTAATACGATGCTGAAACCCGTTAAGAAAGCTCAATGTTTCGTATGCAATACTGCTTAAAAACGAATTTTTAATTTTGTATGTGTTTGAAACATCAAATGGTCTATCCCAGTACGCAGTTTTTTGCGTTGTAAATGTAGTTACAGTAATCATATTAAGGTCATCTGCCTCGACCATAAACTCAATATTGTCATCGTCGTTGCCGCATGTGCATTGAATTTTATACATTTTACTGTTACCCCAGTCACTTGTTTTCATAATGCCTACTGCTGGAATTTGTGGTTTTAAGTCTTTCATAACTCTCCTTATTTGTTTACAATACTCATAAATTCTGCACGAGTAGTTGGATCGTTTTTAAATGCACCACCTAACTTACTAGTAACAGTAGAACTGCCAGTATCTTCTACACCTCTTGCAGCAACACAATAATGTTTTGCATCAATAACTACTGCAATATTATCAGTGCCTAATATGTATTCTAATGCATGGAATACTTGTTCGGTTAATCTTTCTTGTACTTGCGGACGTTTTGCAAAGTATTCAACTACACGATTAATTTTGCTTAGTCCAAGTACAACCTCGTTTGGAATATAACCAACTGTTGCAAAGCCGTCAATTACAACTCCGTGATGTTCACAATTACTTTGTATGTTTACATTTCTTTCCACAACAATTTCATTGTAGCCCATTTTGTTTTTAATAGTAGTACACTTTGGAAAGTTTTCTTCTTTAAGTCCAAAATATATTTCATTTGTGTACATTTTAGCCATTCGATTTGGTGTTTCTGCTAAACTATCATCTGTTAAGTCCATTCCTAATGTTGACCATATTGTTGTAAATGCGTTTTCAATAATGTCAATTTTTGTTTTATTATCAACTACTAGGGCTGTATTATTAATCGGAGTTTCGACTCCTTTACTAATTAAATATTCTCTTACTCGTTTACCTAACGCTGGATCTGTTTTAGTTTTATCAAAGCTCATTATTTTAATTCCTGTTATATTTGTTTGTGATTTTTAAAAGTAGGTTTATCATGTTTCCAAATTAATCCAATTTGATAGCATTGTGTAGGATTATCGCTAATATCTTGATTAGTTCGGTATTTTCCTTTAAGTTCACCTTCAAAAATTATTCTCTGTTTAGAAGGTTTATTTAATCTACCATATGTAATATTATAATTGTTTTCTAAGTAAAAGTCAACATCTTTTTTAGATAAAAAATATTCAACATTGTTAATTATACACCATTTATACCCTTTAGTTGCAGATCTACCATACATGCCATTATTAGTACCTACTCTTGCCATAGTAGTGTTAGCACCAATTCTTGTTTTAATACCGGTTGTAACAATAATATCATGATGACTATTAGCCTCTTGTAAATCTAATAATTTAGATTTCTTAATAATAGTATGTTCTTTGATGTTAGTATTGTATACTGTAAATGTGTCTGTTCTTAGCCCAATGTGCGGTTGTAAGTTACGAACAGGGTTACTCCTTGCAGTTTGATGGGACACCCACCCTCTCTCACGAATATTTGTTATTTTATAGTTTCTAAATTCTAAAATTAATTTAGTCTCTAATTCTACTGCATCTTCTTCAGATAGATTAGTGGCTACTTTAAAAATTATTGGTAATAACTGCAATCTAGTTAATTCTCTAATTGTGTTTAATTTATGTGAATTTTTATATTTTCGTGTAGGCCGTGCTTCTTTAAGATGATCAAATAATCGATTATTTTTACCGTAACCTACATAAAATGGTTTAAATAACAGTGAACAAAATGTAGAAACATATTGACCTGGTGTTCTTGGATCTAAGTATACATAGACATAGTATATATTGTTATTAGATGACATATAAGATTCCTTACTCCTTACATAATTGATTTTTAAAATGGGCATTCCTATCATGATTGCCCATTGTTATTTATTAGTTAAGAGTTCTTTGTCAATGTTTTTAAGTCGTCTTCTAAGTATTCTAGATATTGTGACAAACCTAACAGCATACGTTGATTGTTTGAATCGCTATGTTTAGCAATATCACGTTTTACTTGTGCAATTTTTTCTTGTAATTCTTCTTTAGTTAAATCTGTCATTTTTTACCTCCGATCTTGCTATTTCTAAAAACATTTGATATTTTTCGTATGCTGCTTTAACAGTTGGATTAGAATCTCTAACATACATATCTTCATAATATTTTTTATTCCAGTCTTCGCACTTTTCAGCTTTGTCAATTAACTTTATAAAATCGTTCTCGTGTATTTTAACAGTTAATGACCGTGTAACGTTTGCTCTTTCGCTTGGTAGGTTTGATCTTGACCAATCTAACGAATAGTTATCACCTGCAGCATAAAATTGTTCAACGTCTATGCTTCGTATACCGTGTTTCTTAGCTATTGAATGTAGTTCCATTATTTCTTCCAGTAGTTTTCCCATGGAAAGTCAATCCAAATCGGATCGTCTCGTTTATCAAATTCTTCAGCACAATAATCAACATGTGCATTGCTAGCAGAATTATCAAACACTGTAGCAAATCTTACATTTTTATGCCAAACATCGTGTTTCCATCTTATAGAATCTGGTAAACATAATGATTGCCAATCTTCTTTAATCCAATCGAGTGTTGCACCCGAATCGTTAATATCGTCTACAATTAAAATGTTTTTAGCACGTCCGGTACTTGCTAGTTCGTCATCAGTAACACCAAATGCATCACAAGCCATCCATGCATTATGTTCATTGTCGTCTGGATGGTCACGTAAACTAACATGTAATGTTAGCATCTTAACTCCGAGATACTGACTAAGTAAGTTAGCGGGGATAAGTCCCCCGCGTGTGATTCCGACAATGTAATCTGGTTTCCAATTAGCAGCTTGAACTTGGCGTGCTATCTCTAATGCGGCACCTTCTAATTGTGCCCAACTATATTTTACTACTTTCATTCGTCGTCCTTTGGTAACATGCTATCCTCATAGCAAATTGCATAAATTGTTTTTAAATTTCCGTATGCTTTTTCTAAACCTGGATATTCGTCGCATAACTTCTTAAATGCATCCCATTCTGGAAACGCATCTATAAAAGGTCGTCCGTTCATTGCAGTTGAGTTACTCCAGCTACCGTTACTACTTAATGTACTACCTCCTATTCCGTTATATGCATAGTAATTACTTGTTAAATTAGTAGCTATAGTATTATACCCGTATACACCATTAGAACCTGTGATAGTAATTGTATCACTTGCTGCTGCTGTTCCACTCATAACATTTGACGCCGTGTATGCCGATAATGTACTTGCATCGAACGCCGGTATACGAACATGTGCATCTCCATCCATAGTAAATGTAATCGTATCTTTATTTGAATCTATCATATAATTTCTCTGCGTTAAAAAACTCTTTTGTTAAATATTCTGCTTGGGTGTTTACATAATGCGCTATACTATCATAGTTTTCTATATAATAAATAATTTTATTACATAAATCATAACTGTGCGTTTCGTAATTTTCGTAACTAATAGACCATTCTGACGGGTATTTAAAATGATACATATACATTTCTTTATAACTTAGTCTATCGGGTACCATTGGTATAGCACCAAGCAATGCGCCTTCGTAACAACTTATGCCTAGGGTTTCTTGTAAGTTAGCACTAAACACAATCTTTGCTTCGCTTAATAATTTATGATATTCGTCTTTAGTTAGCTTCTCGTCTTGGCACACTACAAAATCGTATTGCGGTAATTGCATAGCTAATGATCTAAAAATATCAACTTGTTTTTCTGGAGCAACCCTATGCGGAAACAATATTAGATCACGTTTTTCTGAATTTTTATAAGGAGTTAGCGTATCTTCTAAATACTCCATAGGCCAACCTGTTTTTATAATAGACCCATCGTCGTATATTTCGTCCCAATCCTCGTCGTACCATGGATTTTCACTTGGATAACCATTTTGTATAACATTGTTAAAAAACATTCTTACGTGAAACTCGGTAGCAAAATAGTTATGAGTGTATGCAGTGTACATACTTTTTTCAGCAAGTCTAACCCATGCGTCTTTAATATTACCTAAAAAGTCGTGTGGATCATAACTTCCTGCGTGCCATAGACCGTGGAATGTCCAATTTAGATGTTCTAAATCGTTAATGTACTTTAATTGTATAATAGTAGGATTCCATGCATCAGTAAATAAGAAATGATCATTAGGAGTAGTCCTGTGATAATTTTTTAAAAATCCAACAAGCTGAGAACTTTTCCATACGTTTGTGTCGACAAAGTTTAAAAATGCACCCGGAGTTACATCGGTTGCGTTTTGTTCGCCGTCTATTTGAATTATGTTGTATTTGTCGTTAATATAATTGCTTAGTTGTTTAGGGATATGAGTGTGCCATTGTCTAGTATATCTAGTATCTAATGGTTCTACAGGAAATATCCAAATAGTAGGTTTCATAAAATTCCTTAGAGAATGAAAGCTCCATGAGGAGCTTTCGTGGTTGAAAATAATTGTTATGATTTTTTATAATTTTTAGGTCTAACACCGTTTGGCCAAGGTTTATTACCTTGATATGGTTTGCGTGGACGTTTACTTGCTAAGTATGCACCATACGATTTACTATCTTTGCGATATAAATCCGATGGATCAAATTTACGTAACTCAATTCTGCAAAAGTCATGAAATGCTTCTAAATCTTCAAAGATTTTAACAACATCTGGACGTGATTCGAAGTATGAGAATGTTTTGTAATTTTTAGCCATTTTATTTTCTTCCGTTTTTTAATATAGTTTGATTAGTACGAACATTTAACGTGTGTTTTAATTCGTGTAGTTGTTGTCTAAGTTTTGTAATGTGTATCATATGCTTAGGTTTACTGTTACCTGATTGCATATTTTGTTTTTCATAATCAGTTATCTCTTGGCGTAAACGACTAATTTGTTGTTCAAGCATAGCTTTTGAGATATAATGTTTCATGCTACATATACTTAATAAATGATCCGTTTTCACCATCTTCGGATACTTCAATCCACACTTCTTTGTGTAGATATTCATTTGTTATATTACAGTATAGATCATTACTTATCATTTCGCAACTTTTGTTATCTAATGATAATGTTAATACGTAGTGTTTCATATTAGTTGATATTTATTATTTTAGTGAAAGTATAAATACAATATTAGTGAGATAGAACTATGCCTAAACTCAAAACCCTTAATAGTAATTATACATGTTATTTGTGCGGTTGTCAAGCATTTTACATAAGTATTAATTCCAAAGTCTAAAAATCGATCTAAACGTATAGCTTGTTCTATTTCATTAGATGACCTGCGTCAGTTGGCTGGTATGTAACAATGCCATCAGATTCACCATCTTCAGATACACAGACTGTATAGTGCCTATCTCCATATTTAGGCAATAAATGATTAGTTAAAATATCACTAGCAATCATTTCGCATGATTTGTAATTTTGATCACCTGCAGTGATAAAATCAGTTAATGCCCATTTAACCAAAAAAAACTCTAATTCTCTATCTAAGTGATTAACAGAAATAGTTACTTCGATTTTAAAAATGTGACGATGTATATTTTCAAGAAATGCAATTTTAGAATCAATCAATCCTGCATTTGGGTAACAGTGCATACCTTCAAACTCTGTTCGAATTTTAATAAATGTTTGTAATTTCATTTAATTATCTTGTCGTCGTTATAGTCGGTCCAACTAGTAAACACATCTTCATTTTGCAAAACTTTTAAGTTATGTGTCCACACGCCGGGGTTAGTTGCGTTAAAATCTATGTCATCTAATTTAACCATTGTATTATAACTCCAATCTTTAATATTTGCAACCGGAAATCTAATTTGAGGAATAAAATTTTCATATGAACATAAATTAGTTTTATTATTAAAATCATTCATTGCTGTAACCGGAATATCTAATGAACAGTGTTTGCCTAATTTTAAAAAGTGCTCAATAATGTTATTCCAGTTGAGCCAGGTACCTGGTGTGTTTGGATTAAAACTGTGGTTTGCACCAAAGAAGATATGTGTAATATCTTCTTCAGTATCTAACCGGTGATGTATTGCTTCTGTAGTATGAGCACCAACAACAAATAATGTTTTTAAACCATATGCTGGAGTATGCTCTACTTCGGTACCAACAAAAAACTTAGCAGTGTTAGTAGTTATATTGTTATTATACTGTCTATTCATCTTTAATGCTATCTTCTAGGGTAAGTAAAGTGTCTTCTTCTTCTTCAGAAAATTCAAATGCCGTCGGATCGACATTATCCTCATCTATGTCGTTAGGATCTATATCTTCAAGTGTCCAAAACTCATTAAACTTTGTATCAGCATTGATTGTTTTCTTGCCACAATTACCACGTGTACCAGGAATATCAATCCATAATTTGCTATATCTACTAATTAATTTCAATGCAGAACGCTTAGTTTTACTGCTAATGATTTTATCAATTATATCGCTAACATAAACTGGATTAAATTTTTCATCAACTAACATATATGGCAAAATATTGTTATCAAATGTTTGATTTGCTCTTTGTACAGCATCAATATGACTCCATACATTATGCCCCATTAAAATAGCGTAACTAAAACTATCCCAACTTGTTCTACCGACTTTGTTAATTTTATTCGTACTGCCCATAGTAATCCAATATTTAGGATCATTTAAGTATAGTGGGTTTTTAAATAAGTCTTCATGATCAATGCCATCATTGTCTACTTCTGTCCAGTTAGGATCACCTGCACCGTAGATACAAATATCTTTTATTTGTACTTGATCAATAAGTGGACTTGGATTAAACACTTTAAAAATACCATCATCGATAACCGCGTCTTTAAACAGTCTAGTATCATATGCGTATTTTTTATTATCAACACTCGGGACCATTCGATACACCCATTTAGATCTATCTTCTAATTCTGTAGTAATGTAAACCTGACCATTTGCTGTAGCCAAAAACGGACTAGCACAATCATAACTAATAGTAAAGCTAGGATTAACATATTTACGAACTGCTCGTTGAATTATAGTTAGTAAACATGCCCATTCTAATTTACTAGTTCCTAAGAAATGCATCCAGTCGTGCTGGCCTTCTTGAAGCATGTTATCAAATTTTAAACCAATAATGCGTTTAAGTACTAACTCGGCATCGCACATGTTTTGTCCACCCATTGCCCAGCCATTAAATGCTTTATCACCGTAGATCTTAGTATCGCAAAACTTTTTCATACTTTGATACCATTTTTCTGCATCTTTGTGTGTTTCGCCTTGTAATACATTTAAGAATTTACAAGCACCTGTGCGATTTTGAATAAAGTATTCATTGTTAATAAATGTACCTTTAACTGCATCTTTGTAATTTCTAATACCTGTTGCTTTTCTACCAGCCGGCATACGTGCTACCCACGCAGGAATATCAAGACACATACCGTAATCCATTAACTCGTCCATCCATCGCAGTACTTGTTCACGTTTCTTTTGTGCTTTAGGACAAGTAGGATCTTTCCAATCAGCTGGCCATACACCTTTCCCTATTTGGAAGCCTCCAGAGTCACCTAACACCCAACTAGTACTTCTATCTCTATTACGGAACATGTCTTCACTTTCGTCAAACTTATCTAAATCTAAGTTTGCATGTCCAGCTGAGTACAAGCACCATTTATAATAAAATTCACCTTTTTCAGGTTCTAAGTAGTTAAGTCCCTCTACACCTGCTTTAAATGATGTTGGAATACGTAACGGATCAACATAATTACCATAACGTTGTTTACCAACAAATGTTGAGTAAAACCCTGACGTTGCAGGCAAAAACACGGCATAATCCTGTTGTGTTGCTGTTAAGTTTCTATTCATGTTTTTTCCATATATATGTTTTATTTCCGCAGTCCCAGATTCTATCATAATTATTATTTTTCATATTTTCCCATTCGGTTTTTGATAAATCAACAACTTCTAATAATTTAGATAATTTATGTTTTTGAAATTTAATTCTACTCATTATGCGAGACGGATCACTATTTAAAAAATACCAGTAATTTGGATCAGTATCGTGTATAAATTCAAAACCAAGTTGTGTATATAAATTACCAGTTGACCATCTTCTATCTGCATATGATACAATACTACTCGGATTATGTAATTTTATAAAATGTTTAATTAATTTACTACCTGCACCAACTACTGTAGTATTCAATTTATTACAAAAGCGAATCAATTCCCACTGTGCAGCACTTGTATATCTAGCTTTTGCAAATGTAGCTAACGATACTAATTCACCATCAAACATTGCGCCAATATTTACACTTGACGAGCAATCACCTTGAATATGATTTTCATTTAAGAAGTTACGTTTATCTGTAGTTGATACGTCTATTATACTACAGTTTCGTGCAAAAATCTTGGTTGATTTATTCAATTTATGCAATAATTTTGATTTTATAATATCAGTTTGCGTGTTCCATTCATAATCCCATATTTGTATAAGTTGAATATTTTGCTGTTCACATGCAACAGTCTTTGATACATGGTATTGTTTAGATTTTCCGTGAAGTTCGCTATGCCAAAAACTTCCATTAAACTCAATTGCAAGATTAAAATCCGGTAAAAAAATGTCAAGCTCACGTGGTGCAATGATTGTTCTATCATTTCTAATTATGTTTTGAGTGTAATTAGATAAAAAGTCAACTAAATTAGTTTCTCCGGCCGAAACATTAAATCGTTGTATATCAATACCAGCTGCAACCAATCTTTTAAGTATCGGCGTTGGAGAACACCCTAGTTCTTCTGCAATTTGACTACATGGTTTCTTTAATGTTACATGCTGTTCTATAAGAAACTCAAGATTGTGCAATTTATCAATATTCTCATTAGTTAAATGAATATGTTTATTTGACGAAACACCAAACTTTTCAATACAAGTATTGTGACGTTTATCAATTACGTCATCCCAATTTCTATTAAGAGATGACTGACTAATTTTTAACTTAATCATATCATTTTTAGCTGCATTATCCACACCGTACTTTTCTAAATTTCGTTGTTTGATTTTTTCTTTAATTTCTAAAGATTTAAATACGTTATCAACACCGTACTTTTCCATTGTAGCAGCATTTCGAGTTTCTCTAATAGTTTCATTGTGCATAGGATGACCGCCATACTTAGCTTGATTAGTTTGAGATTTTTTTAATAATATTGCAGGATCAGTGCCCATGCATTTAGCAGAGCACCATTCCGAATATGATTTTAAACTTTTAACAAACTTAGTAGATAGCTTTCCGCACCGGGTACAGGTTGGTACGTCAATCGTGTCATTAATAACGTGCCACAATCGTTGATGCGGAGTAGCAGTTTCGCTTAGAAAACTTGTAATGTCAATAAACTCAATAACATGTTCATCTAATATTGTACGTTTAGCAAATAATTCATTAGCAGTTGATTGCAATTGTATAGAATTATTCAACAGCTTTGTCATCTTCTTCCTGTTCTGTGGTTAAGGTTGCAAGTAGTGTAGTAACTTCTTGCAATTTAGTTTCTAAAAGTGTAATTTTTGTAGACATACCTGTAATTTGATAACTTGTATTAACATAGTTAGCTACATAAGAATTATAGTTATAATTAGTATGTGGATCTCTATTATATCCTTCGAGAGTAGATAACCTCGATTCAAGTCCTTGCACACGTTGTTTCATGTATTCATAATCAACATAAAACTGTTCAAACGGACCAGGTGGAGTCCATACAGGAGCATCTAACTGTGCTAACATTGTTACTTTATCAAGAGATGATTTAACACTCTCGTTGTTGTTAACATAAACAATGTCTAATAATTTTAATGCTTTTCTAATATCTATCATTATTTTGTTTGTGCTGGTAATGTATAAGTATATTCTGCAATTCCGCTATCAACAACAATTTGTAATGCACCTTGATCTGCAATACGCATAGTGATGGTTCCGTCTAAATTTAAAATACTTAATATTTGTGCTACCGGCCATGACCAAGTATTTTTTAATTTATAATCAATACCGGTATAAAATACAAAAGTACCAGCATGTGTGCTTGCATCACCAAAACTAAACACTAAATTATTATCTTCAGTCGAAACTTGGAATACTGTTTCTTCTGTGTGTGCAGCAGCTTGGAATTTTAATCGTTGCACATTAGCTGCTTCTGGTTTAAATTCGATATCGTAAACAATTTCTACTTTGTTTTTAGGTTTTTTTACTTTTGCTTCGATAATTGCGCGAGCCATAAATCTATAATCATTTTGAAAATCGCCAGCAGCATTAGTAAAGTGTAAACCTGTAGGCACATATTCTCCATCTCGGGTGTCGTATACAATATTAATAACTGCATCATTTTTATATTCTGGACATTTAAGATGTAAATCTAATTTGTTTAAATTAGGCATGCCAAATACACTTGATAAACCGTTAACTGGTGCAAATGTTTTTGCATTAAGAATTACTGATCTATCTTCAGCCATTGAATCAACTTCAACGTAATTGTCATGTTCTGCTGCAACCTTAACTAATGGTAAAACGCCTAATGTGTGTGTATGTGCTACTAAATCTTGTAAAAAGTCTTTCATGTGTAATCTCCTAGTAATATATTATAATGTATTTGTAGTGGGTTGTCAATTTTATTTTAATCAAAATCAAATAAATTGTTAAATGTGTTTTTGTCAGATGTGTTAACTAGTTTCCAGTTAAGAATTCCGATTAAGTTATCTAACTTGTTATCAATAATTGTTTGTTCCATTTCATTATGATCAAACGGTAAGTCTTTAAACCATTGCGGTAATCGTAGTTCGTCTACTGGATATGCAACACTTGTAAACCCCAACGGATTTGGTTTAAGTTTACATACAATTACTTTTGCACCGTCTGTAATAGACATCGAATATTTGTCACTGTACATACGTTTTAAAGTATTCCAGTTTATACTTGCTCTTACATGCCCGGGCATATTAGTTTTACCTTGTTTATCTTCTTTTGTAGCATATGAAGTAATACTGTTAGCACGTTTAGGTGAACCTTTTTCCCACCCAGGTCTAGCTTTAAATAGTAACCTAAATTCTGTAATGTAATCTAATACAGTATCTTCACTTTCGCCTGCTAGAACCATTTGTAACACTTGTGATAAAAAATCTTGAATAAATTCCGGTGTATCACTACGTTTTAAATCTAATCCCATAGCTTTAATTTCACCATTTTTACCATTAGTGTCTTTACGTTTACCTTCTTTATCGTATACTAATACTGCATAACGCTTTTTAGTAATAAACAACGATTTACTTCCGACGATCTCACGTCCGGCTTTAATAACTTCGCCACGCGATTTAGGACAATGGAATGCATCTAACATAAACTGCTGGAATGTGCTATTAACTTGATCACTAATTTGATCATATAACTGAACAATAGTATCTTTAGACCATGGTAAACTACCATTATCGATATCACGTTTGAGTGTATTGTATGCACTAAAGTAACAGGAGTCAGTATCACCGTAAATAATAGCTTTACCTGTGTGATTATAATCACCGGTAATGATTTCATTTACTTTTGCAGCCATATGTTTAGCAATTTGGCGACCTACTAGCGTAGTAGATTGTCCAATGCGCTTATCAAAGAACCTACAACCTGGATTAAGAATAGCACCGTATAAACTATTTAGGTTAATCTTCTTAACTAACTGTCTTTTATCCCAGTATTCTTCTTCAATTTTATTACCTGCGTTAATAGCTTCTTTTAGTTTTTTCTGCATATCTTTACGTTCTGCATACCATCGTTTAAGTAAACCAGGAATAACTCCTTCTACTTCAACGGAAAAGATAGTACCATTAGCAGATAACACCCATGGTTGATTGCTTTCAAACACTAACCTGTATACTTCGGCAGCACTTAGTACATCTGTATCACCATTTTCCCAGTCAACTACTATATCAGTACCTATTTCTTCATTCATAACAGCAGTATATTCAAGAGTACCAAATAATCCTTCCCATGCAGCGGCAAATGATTTACCTTTTGCTAGTTGCATAGAAATAAATTCATCAGTTGCAACAGGTCTTAACTGACCTACAATAGTCTCCGGACCCATATTTAATGCTCTAATAGCACTAGGATACAGAGAGTTGATATCTAGTGATCCGACCCAGTCATGAATTCCTTCTTTTGGATATGCAACATACGCACCTGCAGCTTGAATAGGATCTTCTCTACGTCTATTAGGTACAACAAATCCTCTGTTATGTGCTTCGTTAATAATAGCTTGTTCTGTTACAGCAACAGCACCCATAGTAGTTTGTAGTAATACTGTATTTTCATGTGCAAGTGTGTTAGCTAAGTCAATAAATTTTAGTTTTTTGTCTAAACTATCTAATAGCATGGTATCTTGTCTATTATATTCAATAAATGTTTTAAAGTCATTGTTATATAATTGATCAAGGGTGCCTTCGTATTGTGTTTTACGGTCGCCTAGTTCATATTCTGCAATAGCATCGAGTCTAAAACTATGTCTTTCTTCATATGTGTACTTTTGATATAGCTGTAAGCTATCTAAATGTACACGTCCTACAAAGTCATATGTTACTGATGCTTTACCGTATTTTTCATATTCACGTCTTTTTGGTAATTGATCGAATAAGCAGAACCTACGTGTATCATCTTTTGATAATACTTTAGTAACACGATTAACTGTATATGGTATATCAAATCCTTCACTATTCCAACCACTTAAAATGTCAGCATCTTCTATTAAATTAAGAAATGTGTCTAATAATTCAGCTTCAGTTTTAAATAAAAACGTATTAGGAAACTCTTTTACTTGTTCTTCTGCTTGCTCCATAGTTAATGTCTTTGGAGGAATAGCTAAACAGATAAGTGTTTCTAACCATTGTAAGTGTACAGCAATCGCAGTAATGGGCATAAACGCATCATCGGGCGATGCATAACCACGTTCTGGATCAAAGTCGACCTCGATATCAAAAAACGCAACGTTTAGTTTAGGCGCGTCGTGGTTAAGATAGTGTTCTGATAAACATGCAAATATTGGATTAATATCTGCTTCAAATGTTTTACTTGTGCTATGTATAGAAAGTTCTTTTCTATACTCTTTTGTATTTCTACAAACAATTTTTGATACGGGGTCTCTGTAGATTGATTGATATTTCCCTTTCGAGTCTTTATAATATAATGTGTGCTTTACGGGAATGTCTTTAAACTCCCGTTCGCCTTTTGAGTTTCTTTCTACAATCTTAATAACATCGTTATTGCGATCAAAGTATCCATCTATATAACTCATCCTGCACTACCTTCACGACCAATGTCGCGATTAGTTGCATGATCGTTAATCCATGACATAAATGCTTCTTCGTTACGTACTTTTGCAACAGCTTCATGACTGTGTACAATAATACTGCATTCGCATCTTGATAAGCATATCTCCGGACGAATACATTCCGTACAGATTTTAAATTCTTCCATATTGTATCTCAGTTTATGTGACTTGTGGCTCACAAATACCCTTTTGCAGTTTATGGCCTGCCTACCGTTCTCAATGTTACTACTTTTTAAATACGTTTTGTAATGTCTAAGATTGCTTCAACTTCTTCCCAATCTTCATTATGATCTGCCCAATTACCTTTATGTGCTATCTTAATAGCTTTATTAATAACTGCAGGTTTGACTTGTAGTTCTTCTGCTACTGCTTTTACAGTATCTTTTAAACCAGCTTGTAAGTCTTCAACTTCACGTAAAACTAAAGAACCTTCGTTGATTAGTTTTTCAAGTTTAGCTTTTTCTTCTGGACCGTATGCTCTACTCATTAGTACTTCTCCTTTGTTTAATTTATGTATATATTATATATTCGTTTGTTCAGTGTGTCAACTGGCTTGGTAAAATGAAGGTAAAAAAAGGCAGACTAGCTGCCTTTTTTAATTGTAACGATTATTGTACGCCGTTTAATCTTGTAGACATATCAGCTACTGCTTTCTGTGCTTCAGGATTTGAACTTTTACCTACATCTGCCATTAATGTTCTAAGTTGAGCCATTAATGCTGCCATTTCTGCATCAGAAGGATCTGCTGCCGGAGTTACAGGTGGAGTTGGAGGTGTTGGAGGAGTTACTGGAGTAGTACCGCCGCCATCGTGATGTGGTTTATGAATATGTGGTTCAGGATTATGTATTGGATCTGGTTTAGGACCTTGTCCACTATGATATGCGTCCCATGCAGCCATACCGCCTGCACCTGCTGCTGCGCCACCTAAGAAGCTAGCAGTTTTTGGGTTTTTGTTAACAATATCGCCTGCACCGTGTGCAATTTTATCTGCTCTAGTCAATGCTGTCGGACCTGCAGAACTTGCTCTAGACAAAGCTGGCTCACCTTTAGCACCACGTACTAAGTTTTTACCTGCGTTCCAAGCACCTTTTCCAATTTTTGCTAATGCATCACCAATGCCTTCGTTAGCTAATTCGTCCATAAATGCAGGATCTAATCCACTTTCAATTAATGATAATCTTGCACCTAATGCTCTAATAGATTCAGCTACAGGTTGCGGAGCTGCATTAGTACCTGGGAATTTAGGATCTGGTTGGAATTTAGGGAACACTCTGTCATATGCCGCTTGTGTTGCTGGACCGTAAATACCGTCGACTTTAAGATGTTCACCGTTAGCATTTAACAATTCTTGCCATTTCATAATTTCAGGATTACCTTGTTTATGTACTGGACCGTGCGGATGTGGTTTAGGATGTGGTTTTGGTCCAGGTGGTGGCATTGGGCCTTGTCCGTTATCACCTGCTAATGCACTATACCCAGCCATGCCTGCAGCTAATCCTGCAATAGCAGCATTTCTTTTACCACCTTTCTCTGCAGCTTTTTCACCTTTGCCTGCAAAATTATAGTTTTTACTTTTGCCAAGTGCATTTACGTCCATACCGCCTTGTGCGTAAGTTGCATCATTAGCTGCGCCTCTTGCACCATATGATGCGTCATTTGCTGCTGTTCTTTCTAATCCGCCTGCTGCGGCACCTGCGTCATTAGCTGCTGCTTTTCCTGCATCTGCTGCAGCATTGCTGCCCCATGCTGGGCCTGCAGCTGGTTTACCTAAATGACTTACATCACCGGCACCTTGTGAAGTTGCACCTTTAAGTGCGCCCCAACCCATAGACGCGTCATTAGCTGCTGCTTTTCCTAACGCGCTTGCATCATTAGCTGCTACTTTGCTAAGTATTTTGCTACCTACTGTACCCCAGTCTTCGGCTACTTGTGGATTGTTAATACGTTCCAATGTATCACGCATAGCTGCAATTGATTCAGCTACTGTTAATTGTTTCATTTCTGTACCTTCTTTAATGCCAAATTTTGCTTGTGCTGCTTTAGTTTTAGGCCCCATAATTCCGTCAACGCCGTCGTGGTTAGGACCGCTTGTACCTAAGTCAGCACCTTTAGCTTTTAATTGTTGTTGCAATGCCATGATATGATTAGTACCAGCATTACCTGCAGGATGCGGACCTACTGGAGTTTGTTGGGTACCTAAAGTATGTGCATTAGCTGCATCGACTGCTTGTCCTGCAATATATCGTTTACCTACTACACCTGCAGCACCTGCAAGACCTTTAGCTGCACCGCCCGGAGTTACAAAACTTCCAGCTAAGTCACCACCACCGTATAACCATGGACTTCTTTCTTCGGCTGCTTTATTAGCAGCAAGTTCCCCTGCTAGTTCGTCTTTATATTTGGTTCCTTTAACTAAACTTTTAACCCCGGCATTAATATTGCTACCAGTACCCCATGTAACACCGTTCCATACACCGCGTCCAAGGTCTCCTGCGTCGCTTGCAAGATCTTCATTTAACTGTTCATAACCGAAGCTGTCAAGTAATGCATTAGCCATACCGTATGATTCTTTAAGTCCAGCAGGTGCATTTGCTAGTCCAGCACTTGCATCTTTCATACTAGTTTGAATGTTGTTTAGTGTATTAGCAATATTTGGAGGAGTAATAGCATTGGCAGCTGCTGCATTTGCACCAGGTGATCCTAAGCTATTAGCTGCTAAGTTTTTATCAGCGCGTTTTTTACGTAATTCTAAAATTTTATTAAACAAGTCCATCATTTGTTTAATTTTATCATGTAACGCATCTGCATCACCTGAAATTTGAGAACTTTGACTAACTAAGTCCGCGTTTGCTTTTTTAAAGGTGTCTTCGTTGTCAAACCAACCTGCCTGCGGCAATCTAGCGTTTTTAGGCAATAGACCAGCTGCTGATAATTTTTGCGCAATTTCAAATGGTACTTCATCGTCTACTTCGCCTTCGTTTGAAATATAATTTCCATTTACTGGATCAACTAATCCTTCTAAACCGTTTTCTTTAGCTAATTGTGCTAATTTTGGTATTCTTACCTTATCATCTTGTTCATACCCTGATGTTACTGCAATGATTGCAGATAGTGTTAACCCTTCAGCCAACATTCCATTATTAATGTTGTCTAGTTTATTCATTAAATCTCTAAAATTCATTAGTCTTCCTCTGGAGGTCCTATTAGTTGCTGATCGCCAACTATCTGATCATAATTGTCCATTGTTAGCACCTCACCTGTGGCACTTAACTTAATTAACATGTCTGCTACATTATGCAAATCCATATCGGTTTGAGCATCTTCTCTAGAATATTCAAATAATCGAATAAGCAACGGAACATCTAATGTAACTACATCTTGAGGATTGTTAAAAGATTCTTGTGGTTCCGTGCCTGGACCGACACCACCGGTAAATCCGGGCGAATGGCCAGGTATTGTATTTTCCATTACTTTGTTTGCAATGTATTGTGCATACTGATTAATTTCTGCTTTCTTTGCATAACGTGCTTGTTCTTGTTCTTCAGATGCTTCAGCCATGTACTGTTTAAGTAACGAAGGTCTTGCTAATGCTGGTTTAGACAGTTCATCTTTAACAGGCGTGGCATAATGTTGCATTGCCAGTTGTACAGGTAATGCAACTTTATGAGGATTTGATCCTTCTGTAACAATTGACATGAATTTCTTCATGTCGTCTGTATTTTCTATAGGAGCAGATGTCTTAACTGAATCCATTGCCTGTAGAATTGCTTTCATATCCATAATTATAAAATTACTCTTGAAGTAAGTTCTCTTAAACGTTGCAATTCGACGGATTCATTCATGCAATCTTTTTCTTTTTCTTTTTTAATTGCATTGTCAACTGCACCTTTGTGTTCTTCTTCACCGGTTTCAATTTTGCCATCTTTGTCATAATCTTTTTTAGCTTTTTTAGCTTCTGCTATTTTCATAAGTTCTTTAGCAGACTTCCATTCTGATTTTGCACGGTTGATTGCAGATTGTTCGTAGATCGAACCACCATAAAAACTTTCTGTTTTAGACTCTTCTGTTTCAGACTTTGCTTTTTTAGGTTTCTTAGGAGCATCAGATGTAGTATCACTTGATTCTTCTTTAGTAGTTTTAGATTTTTCTTTATCTAATTCTTTTTTAAATGCATCACCGTTGCCTTTCTTTTCGTCTTTTTTAGCAAATGGATTATTACCTTTTTTATCAGCAATTGCACTTGGTTTTTTAACTGGTGTAATTTCTTCTTCAAATTCTTCGTCATCAGGGATGCCGTTGTTATTTTTATCTAGACGTTTTGAAGCAGCATGGAATGCTTTAGCTTGACGATTATATTTTTCAACTTTTTGTTTTGTAGCTTCTGGAAGTGGTTTTTCTACCATACCAGTTCCGCCGCATTCACCGCATGTGTGAGCAACGCCTTCTTTAACTGTAGATTTGTCAAGTTTTTCAGCTTGATCGATTTTAAGGGCGGCAAGAGATTTCTTTGCTTCCATTAACGCATTTTTCATTTGTCTTTTTTGACTTTCTGAGTACATATCACTATTCTCTATCTTATCGCCGTATTCGCTAAATTTCATTTCGTATTCTAAATAATGGTAAACTGAAGAAATATAATCTGCAGCTTTAGTAATTTTAGCTTGAACCCATGATTCAAACTGATCTTGATCTTCAATTTTTTTGAACAATTTAACGCTATATTTTGCTAACTTATATAAGTCAGCTTTCATCATTGCACCTTCATCGTCAGCATCGATGTTATGACCGTCATGCTGTAATTCGTCTGATGAGATGTCTAAGTTTGGTTCTGGTAACTCAATCTTTGGTAACTCTACTTCGAGTCCTGCAAATTCCGAAAGGTTTTTTCTATTTTTCATGGTAAACTCCGTTATAGTATATTTAGCCTCTTTTAATAGTTCCGCCGCCAAATAAACTGACATTTAGATCGGCACCATTTTTAGCAGTGCCGTCTGGATTTTTAGGTTGTACTACTTTAGGTTGCGGAGGTGCTTTAGTTCCGCTACCAGTAGCCATGCTACCTGTATATGATTTTTTGCCTCTAGCTTTTCCTGGGCTAATATGTGGATTGGCAACTGTGCCGATGTTTGCAGAACTAGTTGCACCGGCTGATGCAAATTCTACTATAATTTCTCTAATTCTCATAATTTATTACCCCACAATTCAAACCATGCAGGTGTTCCGGGTTTGATATTGTTTTCGCGTTGATATTTACCGCGTTCGTCACTAAACGCTTTTTGTTCAGCTTGGTTAACACGATATTCATGTAATCTAGCTTCAGCACCTAATCCACCTAAATACTGAGCAATTTTTAATTCATGTATTGGATCATCAGATGCGAGAAAACAGTCATCAGGACTGTCTTGTAGTATATTCTCAGATGTTATTCTATACTGTTTCACATTTTAAATCCCATACCTGTTACGTTTTTTATTAGCAACTGGACTAACTTTGTGAACGTCATCTAATTCAGATGACTTTTTAGAAGAACCTAGAGACGAGCTGCTAACACCGATGCTTTTTGCAGCACCATCTAAAATCTCTTGATCGCCATCAGTATATGCAAGGGTAACAAAGTTACCGCCGATCGGTCCTTCTTTATCCATAGATCGACTAGGCGATCCAGCTAATGCTACACCGAATCTATATGCATGATATGGATTGTTATTGTTATCCAATGCAGGCCATGCAGATAAATTTTTTAATGCTTTTCTTGTACCATGATGCAATTTGCTTTCTTGCATAATCGCTGTCATTTCTTCTACGGCAACCTCGAATTCCCGTATGTCTTCGTTTGTATATCGTTTCATTATTCATTCCGTTGTACATTCATTCCCTCCCGTGTAGCTTCGTATAGTGTTTTACCACATACTGTGATATCTTCACTTACACCAGTTATTAGTTGGAAATTAATTTTGTCACCTAGTTTAGCGTACTCACGCGCTAATGTACCGCTAGCGTTATTAGTGTTATCTTTACGATTTCCACTACTAACAAATTTTAATACTACATGTTCCCTACCATTCGGACCGCGGGCATAATCCGATGTGCGAGATGGGCCGCTATTCCAATTGTTAAGTGCAGATTCTAAACTGAGATTACCTGCACCTAATCTATCACTTCCTGCCACAAATGTCATATGTCTGTAACCTCTATCATATAACCAACATGCAGCTTGCCATGGATCTCTAACATATTCAGTTACCATAAAGTTAGAATAATCAGGATGAATCTTTTTAATAAATTCAGTCTTAACATTATATTCTAATGGGTCACTTTTTGGATCATGCTTATTGCTTGCAAATATGTATGCATGTTCTTTTCCGAGTTCTACAGTTTGTTGTATAACGGTTTTATGTCCGACTGTAGGAGGATTCATTCTACCAAAGCAAAAAGTTGCCATTGGCATTTTACTTTTTATTTCAATTTCTTCAACAGATACTTTATATTTAGAAAAATTAGCACGACTAAATTCTAATCGATTAACAATTTTTATTTTATTAGTACCGGCCCCGCAAACATAACCTTCATGACTTATAATACTATTTATTACAGGTTGTACTGCACTGTATAGTTGTTGCTCGTCAATTTGTTGTTTAATATCTAATTTTAAATTAGAAATTGCACTCCATATCTCCCATAGTCCGATAATACCGTTGTAAACATCTTTACGTATTTTCCCATTTGGTAAAAACAATTTAGAATGAGCAGATTGTGTGAGTCGAGGAGTAGTAAATTCGATAAATCGTTTAGCAATGTTAATAGAGAGATCTTCACTATTAATCATACTAGTGATAAATGGCCCCATTGCAGTAATTACACTTTTACATTTTAACTCAGTTAATTTAGCAATAGTAGCATCTACGTCGCTGGAATGTGTAGCAAGTGCAGTTTGTACAGCTTGCAGTAATACGCTGTTTATAACAACATTTGGCTGTTTCATCTCAGTTGCAATAAATGTAATATCCTTACAATCTGAAAATACATCAAAACCAGTAATCGGTTCATCTTCTGCAGTTAATCCGGAAATAAATGTATGTACTGCAATACCACCAATACTGCTAGCAATCGACTGCCCTAAATCACTAGTATGTTTAACTCTATATTCAACTGTGTTAGGTTTAAAGACGAACGAATCACCGATACTTGCAGGAGTGTTAACCCATAGCAAATCTCCCATGTAATAAGTGTCAGTTATGTTTGGAATTATCTTGTCTAATGCAGGACGGAGAATGTCTTCCTTATCCCATAAATCATTGCGATCTATATTGCGGGTTAAGTCATATTCTCTAATTGAAGTAAATTCGAGGTTGCCTTTAGCAACTTGTTTGAACATGTGCTTATCAACAAGCACTAAAGTTCCATTTTTATCTCTACCAAAAACTATTGCAGGAAAGCCGTCCCACTTAATAGTTAATGTTGAAAGATTAATTAATTCATTAACTGCTCGGTGAGCTCCTGCAGATCCTTCGTTAATAATAAGATCTTCAGGGTGTGCAATTCCTGCCATATTGTTACCTATATAGTAAAAATGTTAGTTGTGATCGTAATGGCCATCTTCCATATCTTTAGAAATGTCGTTGAACAGTTTTTTACAAACTGCTCTCCATGATTTAGAATCAATGGTGTTTGGCAATTCACGGATTGGATATTGTTTAATATACTCTTTATATCCTTTTGCTACTGCAGATTTAAAGATAGTGTACTTAATTTCTTTATCTGCTTTTTGCAAATCGATAAATTTGTGAATAGTAGGAAGTAAATGATGACGATATACATTGTCGTCATTGTTTAGATAAAACACTAAATCGTCAATTAAATCGTAATCAATTTCGTTACCATCGTTAGTTTTTTTAATAAATTCCTCACTTTTAAAGTGAGCGTTTTCAAGTAAGTCTGTAATACGCATGTTATGTTCCAGGTTATTAGTATATTTATACTAATTAAGGATCCGCTCAACAGTTAAATTAACGTTGCCTAGATGCAATCGTACAAACAACAAATTGCGTTCACCAGTAACGTAAAGTTGAGTACCTGAATTATAAATGCCAGGTGATACTAAATTAGATTTAGTACGAGGTTGTAACTTTATATTTTTATTACCTTCTGCCCATTCAACAAATTCTGTATTAATATTAGTAATAGAACCTAATGTAACACGAAATTCATATGGAGTATCAGGCATGTAAACCATACCTTTTTCTAAACCTTCTGCCGGCAAACCGATTGATACGATTATGTTTTCAGGAACGGCGTTCATTAAACCTAAAATATCATCATAGTTATTAGTATAAACATGCAATCTTGGTTGTTCAAACCTAGTTGCAAAATTTTCCATATCCATTATATATTCGTATATTTGAGGTAACAAACTAAATTCATCTTTTATATGCGTCCATCTCGGTTTTATACCTTGATTCATAGTATAGTTAAACTCTTGAGTGTACTTGCGTTTGTCTTTACCTCGAAATATATCCCCGTTCCAAAGACGGAGTACAATGTTGTACTTGTACTCGCCTTTGTACAGTTTCTTAACAGTGTTATACACTGACATGGTCAATCTCTAATTTGTTAAGTGTAATTGCAGGTACTTTAGGGGTTTTCGGTTTAGCAATAAGTGCAATTTTATCATCAGTGACACTAATTGTTAACCAGCCACCATTTTTAAGATCACCGAACAACATCATTTTAGCAAGATCACGTTTGATCTCTTTATCAATTACACGATGTAATGGTCTAGCACCCATCTTAGGATCAAATCCTTTTTCTAACAACCAGTTAGTTGCAGTTTTGTCAATCTTAATACGAATACCTTTATCTTTAACTTGTTCACGTACTTCATCGATAAACTTGTTAATAACTTTAACCATAGAGTCTTTACTTAACTTATTAAACGTAATAACACCGTCTAACCTGTTACGGAACTCAGGCGATAAAAACTTCTTAAGATCTGCATCCGAGTAGTCTTTTTCTTGAGTACCAAAGCCAATCTGATTCTTTTCTGCAGATTGCGCACCTGCATTAGTAGTTAAAATTAACACAATGTGACGACAATCAGCTTGTTTACCATTTGATCCAGTAACAAACCCGTTATCCATCATCTGTAGTAATACAGTAGATACATCGGGATGTGATTTTTCGATCTCATCAAATAATAATACAGCGTTAGGATTCTCTTGAATTTGTGTAATTAACAACCCTGCATTGTCTTCAAAACCTACATAACCTGGAGGACTACCGATCAGTTTACTAATACTGTGTTTCTCTTGATACTCTGACATATCAAAACGCAATAATTTAGTATTCAAATGTTTAGCAAGTGCTTTAGCAGTTTCGGTTTTACCACAACCTGTAGGACCCATAAACACAAAGCTACCGATTGGTTTGTTTTCTGGTTTTAAGCCTGCTTGTGCAACCATAATTTTGTCAACAATTTCGGTTAATGCAGTATCCTGACCATACACTTCAGCTTCAAGTTTTTCTTGTAGAGTAACTAGTGCAGTAGTTTCAGTTTGCATAATTTGCTCAACTGGCATATTAATCATTTTAGCTAATTCAAATTGAATTTCAGCTTCAGTAACTACTCGTTCGTCAGCAAGTTTTAAATTAAAGCGTGAACATGCACAATCGATTAGGTCAATAGCTTTGTCCGGTAGCTTTTTATCAGCTTGATATTTTACTGAAAGTTTAATCGACGCTTGCAATGCATCATCTTTGATTTTAAGTTTATGATGCCCTTCGTAATACTTCTTAATACCTTTAAGAATCTGCAAAGTCATTTCCTGTGTAGGCTCGTCAACTGTAATACGTTGGAATCTACGCATCAATGCACGATCTTTTTCAAAGTGTTTGCGATATTCATCCCATGTAGTAGATGCAATAACTTTAATATTACCTTTACTAAGAGCAGGTTTCATCATGTTAGCTAAATCATTAGAAGAATTACCAGATGCACCTGCACCACTAATCATATGTGCTTCGTCGATAAACAATACACACTTGCCTAACTTTTGTAGAGATTTAATAACTGATTTGAAGCGTTCTTCAAAGTCGCCACGGTATTTAGAACCAGCTAACATAGCAGCAATATCTAAATTATAAACAGTATAATCTGTTAAAAATTCAGGAACTGCGCCTTGTACGATGTTATATGCAAGGCCTTCTGCAATTGCAGTTTTACCTACGCCTGGATCGCCTACTAAAATAACATTATTTTTGTTACGACGACCTAGTGCTAATGAAATATGCTCAAGTTCATCAACACGACCGATAACTGGGTCAATTTTGTTCTGCTTAACTTCTTCGTTTAAGTTAGTAGTGTAAGCTTGAAGTGCTTTATTGTTAACAGGCGACGATTTAACTGATTCGGTAGTAATATCGTCATCGTCGGCTACGTTAACTAAGTATTCGTTAAATTTTTCCTTAGAAATATTTACTTGCGATACGTAATAAAACGCCCATGATCTTTTTTCACCTAACATTGCTAGGAAAAAATCAACAGGCTGAATCTTTTGTCCGCCGTTAAACAACACTTGGGTAAATGCACGATTTAATGATCGTTCAACTGCTTGTGTTTTTTTAGGTTTAACTACTACTTCGGGTGTAGTAATCTCATGACATTTAGTTTGCAGATGATCTAAAACTAAATTTTTAAGATACACAGTGTCTGCGCCATACCCTTGAATAGTATTAGCAAATTGTTCATCTTCCATGAGCATCGAAAACAACACATGCTCAAGAGTAACATATTCGTGATGCATGTTTTTTGCAGCAGTAATAGCTTTGTCAAAAATAGTTTGTAGTTTTTCGCTTGGTTCAACCATATTAGTAGCTCCTTGTAGTATTAAATAAAGTTATATTATACACTATTTTATAATAATGTCAACTTAATTGGCTTTGTATTTGCTGTAACTGTGCTACTAATACAGGATCTGTAACTGATACTGGAGCAATTTTAATAACAGTAACAAATCTTCCAGTTTGTTTACTGTGTAAATTAGTAAACCCTGCGCCTGCCTTTGCAAATTCTGTTCCTGATTCAACACCTGGCCTAATTGGCATTTGAACAGTATCGCCTGTTATTGTTTTAACAGTTTTAGTACATCCAATCATTGCTTCGATTGGGGAAATGTCTAATGTTGTATATAAATCATTTCCTTCTCGTCTAAAATTACGGTCAGGTAGTATATGTACAGTTACATTAAGATTCCCGCGTGGAACATTAGGTATCGAATCGTCACCTAATCCATTATATCTAATAGTATCACCGTGGTCAATACCTGCAGGAACATTAATGTTTACAGTCTGCGGTCGACCACTCGGTAACGTAAACGTAGCATCTACTTGTTTTCCATTAAACGATTCGACTAATGTTACTTGAACTTGTAGATTTAAGTCTCTGTTACGTTGTTGTCTAAATCCATTGCCAAACATATTTGTAAAATGTGCATGTTGACCAAACATATCGTTCATGTCAAAATGGAAATGTTGTCCACCGCCAAAGCCACCAAAGTGATGACCGCTTTGTTGCATATCGTATTCTTGACGTTTTTGTGGATCACTTAGTGTGTCATATGCTACGGAGATATCTTTAAAGGTTTCGGGAGAACCGCCTTTGTCTGGGTGATGTTTGTTTGCTAATGAACGATATGCTTTTTTAATATCGTCCTGTGATGCGTCTTGCGACACACCTAATTTTGAATAAAAGTCTGTCATGATTAATCTCTCATAATAAAAGGTCAGTTAGTATAGTAATTATACTATACTAAGACTGACCTGTCAATATTTTGATTATTTACGTTTTTTAACTACTTTTTTTGGAGCTGGTTTTACAACTGGTTTTTTAGGTGGAACTTTTTTACCTTCAAACTTCTTATGAACTTTGATAGTTTTACATTGTTTCTTACCTTTTACAGTTTTGCAAACTTCTTTAGTAGTTGGACCAACGTGTCCTTCTTCATGATTAGCATAAGCAACTGGAGCTGCTAACATGCTAATAATAATTAATGATAATAGTTTTTTCATATTGTTTCCTTTTATGATTTTGGAATTGGTTTGCCTGCAGGGCGTTTTCTTGCCACTTTAGGAGCTTCTTGTACAACAGGTTCTGGAGCTGTTTCGACTACAGGTTCTGGAATAACAACCGGTGCAGGAGCAGGCGGTGTATAAACCGGTGCAGGTGCAGGCGCATACGCAGGAGCAGGTGCTGCAGGCGGTGGTGTAAAGCTGCTAAAATCAGGTAAACTCGGACCAGCAATTTTTTCTTGTGTACGACCGTGTGCTGAGATACCTAATACAACACCCATTGCAATGTGATAAAGACCACCACCTTGTAATGTTAATGGTTGCCACATGTCTAAGTTTTGTCCAGGGTTATAATATTGCAACATGTTGTATAAAATCGGTCCTACAATAAAGTCAAACAAACATGTTGCCATGTAAGTCATTGCCATCATTGGGCGCCAGTATTTTGTCATAAAATCCTCTTTGTTTTCTTCCATTTACGTTCCTTGTATTTAAATTGCTTTTGCTGCTGTTGATGCAATTGTGATTGCAGTGTTTATAATTTTGTTTAATTCTGTTTGTGCGTTAAGTGCGGCTGCATCTTCTACAATAATCCCTGTCGTAGAAATGTCTGATAACAATTCTTCATATTCTGAAGCACTAATTGTTCCATTTTGGTAATCTTCTGTCAATGATTTAAGTTCTGCTGCTGCATCTGCAAGAGCGTGACTTTTAACAGTATCATATCCACTTAAACTATTTAAAATATCTTGTGTACTACTCATCGTGGTTTACCTCCTATTGTTTGGGCAATTGTAGTTGCCGCTTTTGTTAAAATATCCATTTTTTGTTTACAATAAGCTTCACTTATTTTTTCTGTTTTATGATATCGTACATGTAATGGTTCAGTTAAATCCATTAATGATTCTGATAATTTTATAGTAGCTTTGTTTTCTGGTATAAATTCAGCATAGTTTTTAAATTCAATACTTTTTAAATATATACGATCTACAATAGGAACCATCTGTTGTTGGTTGCTACAAAACTCCGAGCCTATTTGAGAAAGGCTACGAACGTCATTAATCAATTGATATTCGTTTTGATCAAATTTTGCCATAAAATACGCATCCATTGCTGCACAACCAGATAGCATACTAAGTATAATAATTGCTAATACTTTTTTCATTTTACGTCCTCATATATTTTCTTTTGTTGCTTGTACCAATCTTGCCATGCAAGATATCGTTCTCGTAGTTCATAGTAAGAACCGTAATTCTCACTAGCATTTTCTAATATATCGCTTAGTTCTGGTTTAGTTTGAGATAATGTCTTTAACGTTGGCGCCGGCTCCATCAAGGATGGAGGTACCTGCGGGAAGCTCATTGTTAACGGCACTGTTGTAGAGCACCCTTGCAACATCAGGAACAGTACACTCGGCGTTAATAATCTCTTTGTGTTCTTGGATAATCTTTTTAGTCGCATATACTTTTTCCTTGATAACTTTTACTTTTTCTACTACACGAGTTTCTATTTGAACATTAACTTCGTGTGACTGAGCTTCTGCTTCTGCTATTTTTTGTTCAAGTTCTGCTACACGGTTACGCCATTCCATTTCAACACCATATCCGCCTTTAAAATATACACCAGCAACTAACAAAATTGTTGATATTATATTTAACAATAATTTGTAATGATCTAAGAATGGAATAAACTTAATAAAAAATCCTGCTACGGTACCGATAGCACCGAGTAGCAGGATTGTATTAACCGCCCAAAGTAAATATGAATCAGGGAGGAAATGTAAGATAAACATTATGCACTCAATACTTTGATTGCATTAGCATAGTGATGTTTACGGTCTTCAATTCCAATAGTTCCGCCATTAATTCTTTTTGTAAGTGTAATGATGTCACCTTTATCTGCCCATTGGTTTAAGTTATTAGTTTCCCAAAACCAGCAAGCACTTTGTACAGCACCTTCAAATGTTTCTAAGTATTCAATAGCTTCGTCAATTTCCATTTCTAAACTTTCAGCAAAGCGTGTGTAGTTGTCTTTACCTGTTAATTGGATAAGACCACGTCCGCAGAATTTATAACCTTCGCCTGTAGATTCGTCTCCATTGCCCATACGTCCGCCATACACTTTACTTGCAATTTTTTCCGGTTTACCTGCATATGATTCTGCTAATGCTGCAGTTGGAAAGTATTTAGGAAACACTTTTTGCAAAGTAGCTGCTTTGTAGTTTAAGTTTTCTTTCAATGCAGTGTAGTTACCGCTTTCGTGTGCAGTTTGAGCAAGGAATGCTGCAACACGTTCTGGTGTGTTAATATCGTATTCTGGTAAAATAGACGATAGTGCATCATACCATTCTGAAATATATGAGTTACCTGGAATAATTTTTGCTAAGTGTGCTTCTGTAAATGTAAATGCCATTATTTTTTCTCCAATGCTACAGCCCATCCGCTGTTTTCAAATATAAATGTATTACCAACTTTGGTAATATTGTAATTGCCAATGCGTTTTGTAAAGTACATTACTTCTGCAATTGCACTTCCTTCTAACATGATTGGACCTTGTATATAACTATATACCTCTGGCTTAGGTCCGCTAGTGATAATATCAAATTTTAACGAATCACTCCACTGATTTTTAAATGTAATCGATTCATCAAGTACACTAACTTCTGAAAAACTTTCTTTAAAAAAGTTACTGAAATTATCTAGACCTTGTTTTTTAGTTGCTTCCTCATAATCTTCTTGATTGCAAGGAATATGTTTAGTTAAATTTTTTAAATTTGCATCGTAACTTTTAAAATTTTTAAAATAACGGAATTTCATATCAGGAATTCCTGTAAGTTTTTCAATTCCGTTTAGTAATTCTAAAATAGTCTCAGGTGCGTGTCGTGTACGTTCAATTTCGATGAATACTTTGTAATTGCCATCGTCTGTTTCTCCCGGACTAACGTCTGCATCTAGTACAGAGTCATACCCCATTTCAACAAAGTTTTCTAAATCTTTTGCAGGATCTTCGTGATCAACAGTAAATGACAATACGATAACATCTTCGTCATCACCAATTTTACTTTTATATGCATCGATTTCAAATATACGATTCACTAAATGTTTAAGATCGGTTGCGTGTAAACTTTCGTTAATCATATTCATCCTTACATTGGTGCTGCAGCAGGTGCACCTGCTGGCATTCCGCCGCCCATCGGTGGAGCCATTCCGCCTGCCGGAGCAGGAGCTGCTGGAGCCATTCCAGGTGATGCGCCAGGTGCTGCCGGAGTTGGAGTTCCTTGTTGTGGAGCTTTATCCGGTGTAATGTTTTCATTTTTTAATTTATCCATATAACCTTTATACATATCAAAGGCTGTCTTTTTTGGCATTTGGATTTCTACAATCCAAATAGGATGGCGATCTAGTTTACCTTTCTTAGTACCTGGACGGATGTCTTCTGGTGTTTTAATTTGACGCGGCTCAACAAGATGAGATTTTTGATATTTAACTTTGCATCCTAAATCAATTAATCGTTTACCGCCGTTCGGATCTGGCATTTTATCTTGAGGCCACATAAACCCAACAGTGATCCAATGACGATCAACTTTTGGTCCATAGGCTAATTCGCCATCTTCCCAATTTTTATAAACATACAAATCTAATTCATCAAGAACTCTTTCAAAATCTTTTAGTACTGCTAGACTTGAATTGTTTTCGTATAAAGTTTGTATGTTTTTAATAATATCTAATACATCTGTAGCCATAATAATATCCTAAAACTTTTACACTTATTTATCCTGGTTTAAAATCAACCTGTATTTCTTTGTATTTGATTATCTTTCGTTAAATAAATGTGTAGTATCCATGTCGCTGTGGTTACTACCATTCTAACAAAAACTAGGAGTTACCTATATGGGCCACAAACGAGTACAAAAACGTTTTACATCACATGTTAATATAGTAGAATTTCAACAACTAAAACTTATTAAACCTAAACGCTACAGTGTATCATTAAATCCACGTAATCAAAGTCAAAAAGAATACGTTGCAATGTTGCAAGACGAGACTAATAGTATTGTATTTGCAATAGGACCAGCAGGTACTGGTAAAACAATGTTAGCTGTACAACAAGGTATTAAGTTGTTTCAAGAGGGAGTTATAGATAAAATTATAGTAACTAGACCGGCAGTATCGGTAGATGAGGAATTAGGCTTCTTACCAGGCACATTAAATGAAAAAATGGCGCCATGGACAAGACCTATTTTTGACGTATTCGGAGAGTATTACCATCAGACAGACATTGCAAAATTTTTGGCTGAAGGTGAGATTGAAATTAGTCCACTAAGCTATATGAGAGGTAGGACATTTAAGAATGCTTATATCATTTTTGACGAAGCGCAGAATACTACGCCAAATCAAATGAAAATGGCTCTTACCCGCTTAGGAGAAAATTCACGTATGATTGTAACAGGAGATTTAGCGCAAGCTGATCGCTTGCATGACAATGGATTATTGGAATTTATTGATAGATTAGATAAAAATAAGACAGCGTTAAGCCATATTGATGTTGCGTATTTTACGCATAAAGATATTGAAAGACATAGTGCAGTGAAGGAGGTTTTAGCACTCTACGGGGAAAGTTAGAAGTTTTAAAATAGAACTAGCAGCTGACTAGTCAGCTGCTATTTTTATAGTTTTTCAACAGTTATACCACATTTTTCTAAAAATTCAAGTCCGGCAGTACTACGATAAGTTTCTTTGTAGAACACTTTAGTAATTCCGGTCTGATATATTCCTTTAGCGCACTCTATACATGGAGCATGCGTAATAAACATAAAAGCACCTTTACCAGATTCAGATGAACTTGCTAATTTCATTAGCGCATTCATTTCTGCGTGTATCACTTCTGATTTTGTTTTTAGTGCATATCGCTGGTTATCATCTCTAACATACGGAAAATTTATTGCGAACTCTTCTGGGTCACAATCATAATCGCCATGATTTTCATCCGGGTAAATGACACGCTCACAACAGTTGTCCCATCCGGTGGGAGTACCGTTGTAGCCAAGACTAATAATACGATCATCTTTAACTACAACCGCGCCAACTTTAAGCTTAATTGCGGAACTAAGTTCCGCAAATGTATAAGCTGTTTTCATAAAAGCATTTTTAAACTTTTGTTTCATGATCATCAACAGATTGCTTTTCTGTTAGTTCTTTAGGTGCTGGCGAATTCATAAATGGACATTTTGAAATGTCTCCTGTATGATAATTGTCATCACTTTTAAAAATTTTAGTAATAGTTGTCCAAACATAATTAAACATAGTAATTCTCCTCGTTAAATATTTTCATTACTTAATCCCAATCATCGGCACTGAACTATTTGGTAACATAGTAACAGGTAATACTCCATTCCATTTTTCAATAGCATTTAGTTCTGCTACACCTGGATTGTTACGAACAGCTTCGCCTTTTAACCGAATTGCTTTAGCTTCGGCTTCTGCTACTAACAATCTTGCATTAGCTTCGCCTTCTGCAACTGCAATAGCTTTCTGTGCTTCAGCTTTAGCAGTTTCAATTTCATTTTGACGTGTGATTGCAATTTGTGATGCAGAAATCTTAGCATCGATTGCGTTAGTTACAGTTTCTGGCAATCTAATATTGCCAACCCATGACAAGTGATCTAAATGAATGCCGTATGGTTCAATTTCAGCACGCACTCTAACTTCGGCAGCTTTAATTAACTCTGCTTTACCTTCGCCGTATACTGATTCGATTGGTTTAGTAGACGATTCTGTATTAATCGCATCTCGCACTAAGTTACGCAAGTACACATCGGTAATTTCGGTGATACCTTTACGATACTTTTGGAACAATACTGGAATCTTATCTGGTTGTAACGTATAGGTAATACCAATGTCAGCGTTTACAGATAAACCTTCTTTAGTTTGGAACGTAATAGACTCATCTTCAGCATTACCTTCAGTGTGGGATTTAGACCATGTGTAGTTTTGCATAAAAGTCGGAAACGTGTATAATCGTTCATTAACACCGATCCAGTAACGTCCTGGTGATAAAATTTCTGAATCAACCCCTTTGTCACCACCGAGTAAGTGTACCTTAATACCAACTTCACCTACGTTAACATTTGAGCAGCCAGAAAGCACAGTAGCCATTGCAGCAACTAATAGTAATTTATTCATTATTTTACATCCTTAAAAAGTTCGTCAACGGGTTTAACTGCATCTTTCCATAATTTGTAAATTACAACTGGATCGATGATTAGTAAAATAAACCAACCTAAACTAAATTCCCACCATTGGTTTGATGACATATAGTATGGTAGTACAAAAATAAACTGTAGTAGAAAAAATAATAATACAGCTAACACCTTAAAATAAATTAACAACATAGTTGCTCCTTAGTAATTAAATAAAGTTATATTATACACTATTATATAATAAGTGCAAGTTCTAATTTAATCAAAGGTAAACAGTGTATCTGCTATTATAGTAGCAGTATATCGATCTTCAATTACTGAATCAATTACAGTGCTATCCCAATAAATTAAAAATAAGTTTGCATCGTTTATACTGTGATAAAATTCTACAGTGGTGTCATCGATCTGATCCCATCGATCGTAATCCGAACCGAATTCATCTATACACCACTCTATCACATCCGACATATTGTGTTGTGCATTTACCTTAATTGCACATTTCACAAGAAACTTCATTACAAGTTACCTAATCGTATTAACGTAGCTGATAAGTTGATCTCTGCATCGCAAATCAATGCGTGATCAACTAAACCTTGTTTAATAATAAGAATAGCTTTTCTTTGTGTATCATCATCTCCAAACAGTTCGATATTATCATACAACCATCTGTAAATTTCTTCCATCTCTTCCGGACGTGCTTGCGAGCATAGTAATTTACGAGCAGCTTCAATTTTACCTGCTTTAAACAATTCAACCATTTCAATTTTATAATCGGCTAAACCTGAATCACTTGCATTCGCTGATTTTAAAACACCTGAAATACTATTCATTTGTACAGTATTAATACATTTTCTTAAGTCTGGATATGTTGCTTTAACGTAAGTGTCAAGTGTATCTAAATCAAATTCAATATTTTCATCCATTAAAATTGTAGCAACTCTTGCTGTAAACTCGACCATATCAACTTTTTCAATATGGAATCCTTGACATCTTGAATGGATAGCAGGGATAATTTTGTTTGGGTAGTTACACGTTAGTACAAATCTTGAAGTATCGGAATATTCTTCCATAATACCACGTAAGCTAGCTTGTGCAGGAGGTGTTAAGAAATCAGCTTCATCAAGCAACACTACCTTAAATTCACCAAATGGAATCATTTGAATAAAATTAGTAATACGATCTCGCATTGCGTCAATACCACGTTCTCTCGATGCGTTTATTTCTAAAATGTCTAAGTCGTCAATTTCTAACTCATTAAATAATATTTTTGCAAGTGTTGTTTTACCTACACCTGCGCCGCCACTGAATAATAAATGAGGAATGCTTTTTTGTTCAAGCCAACTGCGTATTTGTTGTTGTTGTTTTTCATCTTTAAAAACATACCCGTCAATAGTTGACGGACGATAAGATTCGACCCATAATGATTTTGTTGCCATATTAATGCCTTTTGTTTAAGTTAAAAGTGTATTATAGAGTAAAAGACACAACATGTCAAATGCTGTGTCTTCAAATGATTAGTACATCGGTTGACTAAAGTCAAACTCTTGTACAGTTGATGCGTTTGATGCGCCTAAATTAATGTCTGTAGGTCGATGATCTGATACTGCTAAAATTGACTTAGTTTCAACTCGTCTAACGGTGAATACAGTATTATTATCTTCTACTTGAACACCACGTGTCCACCGTCCGTGTTCAACTAAGATCCAATCACCAATTTTTACATCGTGTTGATCAGGACCGATTTTATAAACTTTACCCCAACGAGGTTTAATTCCTTCAGTTTTTCCATTATCGCTACTAACAATAATACCGCTAGCGGTTACTTGTTCTTCAAAATTCATATCCGAAACAAGTACATTATCATGAATAGTTTCTAATTGTTCTGTTATAATCATTGTTTACCTTTATAGTTGCTAGGCTTTTCTGATTCTTTTACAATCGGGTCGATTAGTGTATCGACTATCGGTGCTGGCTTTATTAATGCCGGTTGCACTCTTTGTTCAACAACTGGTTCAGTTACTATATGACGTTCAACTGGAATTCCAGTTGATGGAACATGTGGAATGTCTGATTGTTTACGAATAATCTGTCCACCTGGACCTAATATATCGCCCCGTGCATTAATTTGCACATTACTAACTGCGACTGCAAGTTCATTTTGACTTACTAGTCTGCCCATATCAATTGTTTTACCTTTAGCTGATTTATATATTGCCATGTTGTTCTCCTTTATTCTACTTATCTTAAAAAGTCACGCCAATCTAAATTATATTTAATACTGTTAATCTTATGAACGTCTAACAAATATAAAACAAAACTAGAAACACTGGATCCTCGACCTACACCCCATATTATATTTTCTTGTAAACACGTATCTACAAAAAATTTAAGCCATTGTAGCACTCGAATCATTTTTCTTTTTTCAAATTCTAACAATTCGTCTTTTACTCTAGATTCTTCAAAAGGTGAATTACATTTTGAAATACAATAAGCGTATACATCAAAGGAATAGTATTCCGTTGGCATAAACCATAAATCTTGTGCGTTGCTATCAAACTCGTCAATTGATAAATCATATAAAGATGGATCAATTTTAGCAAAATTTAATTCTGCAATGTTAGCAAGCTGTGAAAGTTCGTAGGTATCTTCAACTACGATATCTGATAAAGCTGTTTGATGTCCTGAGTACAAGACATCAAATATGTCAGCTTCGTTAAAAATTGGGTTTGCAAATTTATCTAATTTCATGCATGTATTTTAACTTACATTTATTAGTTTGTCAAGTCCTTTATTCCTCGATTCCATAACTTTATTCCATTCTTCACGTTGTCTGTTACTTAATTCTTCTTTGTAAGCATCTAACATGTTAGTAATTTGAGATTGCACTTCAAAATTTGAAGTCATAAAGTATTTTTTAGTTAAATCGTTTATTTTTGCTTCAATTTCAGCAGTTTTTAACTCTGATAAATTATATATTAGTGGATGCATAAATTACGGAATAGCATAACGACCTAAATACTTCACAAATACAGTAGCACCACCGTCATAAGTATAAGCTTCAATAGCATGATATGCTGAATTGTCAATTTCAATTGCCGGAAATGACGCTTCACGGATAACAACACCAGCATTAGCTGACGATATTGCAGTTAATTCATGTGAAGACACACCTAAACCAATTAAATGAACTCTTATAGAAGCGTAAACTCCTCTTGCGTTAACTGGCCAGTTACTAAAACGAAGAGTCGAAGCACGAGCAACTGAAAATAATTGAAAAACGCCGTTATATAATGATGCTTCGAGTATATTATCTCCAGTATCAGTTAAACTTTGTGAATAAGTAGAACGCACACCGTAAAACTTATTATATCCGCCATTTAAAATTACTCCTTCGCCTAAATCACTTGTAACTGCAGTAGCAGTGTCACCAATTGACGATTTTAATACTGCTTTATTTTGCAATTCTTCAATTTCAACCTTAGCTACTTGTAATGCAGTTTTGATTGCACCGAAGTTATTTCGAAAACCGGCACTATCATTGTCTTGCCCTGCAACCGGATAAAGGGCGTTGATTGTTGTTGTTGTTATATCACTACTCATTGGAGGTTCCTATTATTAAATACAATATATTTATCGGAATCTTCACCGATAATTTTGTTTATTATAAATCTGTCAACTGTATAATCTACCAGTTTAAAATCAAAATTGCTATTTTTAATGTTTAGCATAACAGTATCTGCACTTCCTACTTTACAAAAACATAAAGGAACTGCTAATATAAATCCTAGTTCCATTCTAGAATCAGATTGGACAGATCTCATCCATAATGGAAGATAATCCCATTTTATTTCTCCTAGATTTGAAATTTGAGATCGCCACGAGTTAACGTTATTTTTATTAGATGATGTTTGATACATTAACGGGTCAATCATTTTAATGTATATTACTTCGTACACTGGAGTTTTAGTTCCTGGAAGATATGCGGTTGCTTTGTATACATCTTCAAATTGAAACCGTTTAATAGAATTATTAGTTAATGAACTATAATCTGATAATAATTTTGTTTCAATACCGGCATAAATTAACATTGATAACGAATCCTGAACTCCAAATGAAGTATCGTATGGTCGATATATCGATGATGATGTAAAAATATCCAAGTTGTTAATAAATTTAGACCAGATATCTCTATGAGTTAGTGTCATAAAAGGTTTAACGTATATATTACTGTAATTAAGCTTATTTGGAGTATCAACTGTTATTAAAAACTCACGATTTGAAATTCCTAGTTGATATTGATCAGATGCGGCAACTGTAAATTTATACACTCGGTCGATTGTAGTAGTGTTGTTATCAAATGTAGTATATTGAGGTAACCGTAAGTCAAATGTTAACAGTCCGACTTTTTTAATTGTATCATTAAATGTTGTAAAATATGCCGGTGTAAATGTTGTTAGATTATTATCAAAAATTCGTAACTCTGTTACATTGATTTCAGTTGTATCGTAAAATCTAGTTAGTAACGTATCTGCTTTTAAAATAGATGTTCCGAATGTTGTAAGGCTTGAATCAAATACGCAGTTATTATTATCAAATGACACATAGTGTATTAATGGATTAGAGTCAAATACTGTAGTGTAATTATCAAAGCTAAGATGATTAGAATATTGAGATATCGTTCCGGTAATTTCACCGTCGTATTCTAATTTTAATCCAGGTGGTAATTTCCCATCAACTATCGTATAAACAACAATTGCATTAGAAAGAGTGGTAGTTGCGTTAATACTTAACACCGAGCTGTATCCTGCATTAATACGTCCTAAGTCAGTTGCGGTGCTCCATTGGATGACACTGTCGATTTCACCAATTATATCAACAGTAAACACACGAGAAACACTATTAGTTTCGTCTGTATCGTTATCTCCAATTCGAATTGCTGTTACTGTAAAGTTGTAAGTATTTGTAATAGCTGATTGTGCAGGAACTCTTCCAAATACATCACCGGTGATACTATCAAAACTCATCCCTAACGGAAGTTCGCTTTTTGTTCCAATAAAGAATCTAGTACCATTAGCAATATTAACATCTAATGGAGACGACATGGTCAATGTGTATTCAGTTGAATTGCTTATTGATACTTGAGTGACCTGATTGTATATATTAGACCCGTTAAATTTTATATAATGGCCGACTTGTGGCGCCTTAGTAGTCGATGTAGTTGATACTGTGTAACTACCAATTCGATTGTCTTGTAACGTTTTTCGATTAGCAATTGCAATTGAATTTGCGTTGACTAATTCTAATTTGTAATATATTAGCTTAGTATCAAATACATCTAATACAAATGTAAGGTAATTGTTAGCGCGATGTGTTCCTAGATTAGACGGAGTAATCCAAACTGGCTGTTGATTATAGGTTACGTCTGCTGTAAAGATATTCGAGTTTGAAATTAACGATTCTGAATCAGCTCTAAAATACATTGGATTAATAACATATAATTGAAACTTGCGGTAAGGCGGAGATAATGTATCACCGTCTGTAACTGCAACTACAAAATCGTAAATTCTATTAAGAGCTCTAGGCTGAGATATAGTAAAATAATCATATCCAAGACCTGCATAATCATACTTTAAAACATCGTACCCATTTTGTGCTTGTGGGCTTGCAAAATCGTATGGTCCGACACCATAAAAACCGTGATCATATGATCCGTTTCCTTCTTCAAGCCGTAATGTTGTTACTGAATTAACTTCACCATAAATCACTCCGTCAGGTGTAAGCGATAACCCAGGCGGCAATACTCCTTCTGTTATAAAATAAGTTAATGATTGTCCAGCAAGCGTATCAGTATCTATTGCGGTTAGTTGATAGTTAACAACTGAGTTATCAACTACAAATAATTGTTGGTAAGGTCCAACGTCTAATAACCCTGTAGGTGTTAAAATTACTGGCGCGTCTGCACCGCTAACAGTAATAGTAAATGTTCTGTCAGCAATTTGATTATTCTTAGTTGCTCTGATACAGAAAGAAAAATCAGTATCTCGAGCAACTTCAAATGGCGACCCGAGTATATAATCGTTATATAACCATAATCCGCCAGGGAGCTTTCCAGAAATAACTGAATATTTGACCTCGTTATCGGGATTAACAGGTAGTTGTAAATTAAAATTAGAGCCTTCTTGGAATATACCAAGAGACCCGGATGGTTGTGTCCAAACAGTTAGTGCCATATTTGTTCTCGTTTGCAGTATTTATAAGATTTCTGTGTGTCTGCTACTCGCCGTAATTATGATAAATATTAAAAAGAGACTTAATTATGACACATTTATTTACTATTCAAGACAATACCGTTGTTATTGACAATTTAGTTGTTTCGCAGATTAATAGCGATATTACTATTAATGGAACTACCATAGCAAACGGTTCGGTTAAGATTACCGGTGATTTACAAACTGCTAATATTACAGCAGGAACTTTAAGAGTTAAGGAGTTAATTTCCGAAACTACTGAGTTTGGAAATTGGTCAGCAGCAACATTTAATGAACTTAATGGTAAAGGTATTACATGGACTTGCGACGAAGGCAACACTCAATTAATATATCGAACAGGTAATCGTATTTGGACTTCAAGTAATGTTGATATTGCAGCCGAATCAACTTACATGATCGATAGCATTCCGGTGTTAAGTTCGACCACATTAGGACAAAGTATTACTAGAAGTAATCTTAGACAAGTCGGTGCGTTAACTGCATTATCAGTTATTGGCGCAGCATCGATAGGCGGATTTGCATACTTTGATAATAATACAAACCGATTTGGATTAGGTACATCAGAGCCAAACGCGTCAATTAGCATTGTTGATAACAATGTTGAAATTTCATTAGGAAGTCCTGCATATAATTTAGCAACTGTTGGAACATATTCAAATCATGATTTTGCTATTATTACTGATAATACCGCTCGCATAACTGTAAAACAATCAGGTGAGGTTCATATTAGTGATGCAATTAGTAAGTCTGGAATTTTGCGAGTATATGGTTCAATATATGCAGATGAAATTGTTACAGATACAAGAGTTGCACGTACTTCGTCGTTAGAATTTAACGAAACTAGAGCAGATAGTATATACAATAAAGGTCTAGTATGGAAAACTGAAACTAGTACAAGACAACTATTGTTAATCAACAACCCGTCTAGAATATGGTCAAGTGAATCATTTGATTTAGCTGCAGACAAATCATATTATATTAATGGTAGAGAAGTTATTACACAAACGGCATTAGGCGATACTATATTAAATTCTAGTTTAGAAACTGTTGGTATTTTAAAAGATTTAACAGTCGATGGCAATATAACAGTAAATGGTAACTTAAATTTAAATAATCCATTAGTTGTTAACTCTTTAGATTTAAATGAATTAACATCAGCTAGCTCTATATCAATTAAAGCTGCAGAAACTGATGTATTTTATGCAAACGAATCTGAAATAATTGTTGGTTCAAAACAACAAAGTCGTCGTCCATTTAAAGTATTTGGGTCAGTATCTATCGGAATTACTAATCCGGATCCGTCAGTTAGTTTAGCTGTAAATGGAGATGTTAGTTTTAATAATAAAAGATTTATGAATGGTGTGGGAATACCGGTTACTGGTTCGTATGTAAAAGGAGATATCATATGGAGTGAAAATCCAGTAGAAGATGGTTATGTAGGTTGGGTTTGTATCCGCAGTGGCGCCCCAGGTGAATGGAGACCGTTTGGTGCTTTAGGAGCATGATAGAATATGATAACAGAATTAAAATAAAAGATCACACCAACAAGTTAGAGACGATTTATAAACAACGCAGGATGTGGTTATATTCTAGTTCACTAGTGTATACCGCTGTTATATTTTTAATTTTTGGGTGGAATTATTTAGATGCTATGCATGATAGTAAAATTTGGTGGGTTGTTATTTCATTAAGTTTACTAATTAGTGTAAATTGGTGGTATTGGACAATGAAGTCATTATCAGAGTTAGCGAGTAGCATTGATAGTGAATACAAAATATTGTCTGATATAACAGATAGCATAGAACAGGTAAAGATAATATTAAAATGTAGAGAAGATAACAACACAATTTGTAACAAATGTCCTGTTGTCGGTGGTTGTTCTAATAACAAGAAGTAGTTGACTTCTTGAAGCAATGATTATATAATATAGCTTTTTAATAGACAGGCAATTATATGAAATGGGAAATAGATAAAGAGTTTCATTTTGAAATGGGACACAGAGTATGGGCACAAAAATTAAATCATGTTGAGTTAAGTATTTCAACTGACTGTGCCTGCAAGCATTTACACGGACACAGCTATTCAATTAAAGTATTTTTAGGTTCTGATACGTTAGATCATTCAGAAATGGTTACAGACTTTAAGAATTTAAACTTTATGAAACAATTTGTAGATGATGTGTTAGATCATAAGTTTATGATTGATATCAATGATCCAAACTTTAAGTTAATTACAGGTAACGAATGGAGCAAAGCCAAACACCCATTTGCAAACTTTACTAACTTAGGAAGTTACAACTGGGTTGGATTAACTGAAGGTGAACAATTACATTATAACAGTTTTGTACTAGTAGATTTTGTACCAACTAGTGAAAACATTTGTAAGTATTTGTTTGAATATGCTCAATCACGTATAGGTGATGTAGCAAAGGTTACTGCAGTTGAGCTGTGGGAAACTCGCAAAAGCCATTGTAGATATACAGGATAAGAAAAAAGGCAGCGTAAGCTGCCTTTTTTATTGATTACATAAATTCTTCTTTAAACTGGTCAAACAGTTCAAATGATGCTAGGTTCTTAGCTTTAGATTCCGCCATCATGTTACCCCATTCAAGATGTGTTAGTGCCCATCTGTTAATATCTTTATTTGTATAAAAATCACTATGAGCTCGTAATTTACTTTTAGAAGTAGATTCAAGTAATGTTTCCATAGTTGTCATACCAGTACGAGGTATTAATTCTGATTTTGATTGACTGTAATGGAATGTTGGTCTAACACCTTGCCAACTTTCAAGTACACCTTGTATTCTAGGATCAGATGCTTTTATATATTCGCCTGTTTTAATAAAATGATGATGTATATCAAGCACGATACCAACCTTGTCTTTCAAAGCTAACAACTCATCTAACCCTTGTTGGTACTCGTCGTTCTCTAATGTTAAGCAGTTACGCAGTTCTGGACTCATTCGTTGCCATGCAGCATCAAAACCTGCTATACCACGTCTACCACTAACATGTACATTAATCTTAAAATCTAATTTAGACTGACCGAATCCCATAAATCTTGCCATGTCAGCGTGATATTCAAGTTCTTCCAAAGATCTAGTAATGACATCATCTCTGTCGCTAGCAATGCACACAAACTGACCAGGATGAAAACTGAGACGAATATTAGAATCTTTAGCATATTGTCCAATCTTAGATAAGTTTTGTTCGATAATTTTGATTCTTGATGGTTCTTGCCAAAAGCTGCGATATAAATCATGAGTATACATTGGAATAACATCAGACCCGATACGAACCATACGTAAATGTTCATCTAAAGTACCTACCTTTCTAATAAGATTAGAAGTTGCTGTGAGATTTTGCATAGCAATTTCCCACAGCTTTTTTTCTGCTACTTGTTTAGATTGACGACCTAGCCATGCAACTGTAGTTGCTCCCATGTTTAATTCTTTAACATTTTCAAACCCGGTTTTAGTGCTGTCAACATACTTGCAAGCAAAGCCGATTTTTTTCACAGTAGCACCTCGTAGTTATTATAAAGTAGTATAATAACATAATTGTGCAAATATTACAATATTATACTTTGTCTTTCTTAGGACGACCTTTTTTCTTAACCGGTAACGGTTGAACAAGTTGAACAATCTTTGCAGGTTCGGCTTTTTCTGTAGGTTTTTTAGCAGCGGGTTTTTTAGTAGCAGGTTTAACACCTTTAGCTACAACTGGAGCTTCTACTGGTTTAACTTCTGTTAATTTAGTCACTTTTGGTTTAGCTTTTTTTGGTTTTACCTCTGCTAAAGCAACTTCTTTAATAACAATACTTTCATTGATGTCGGTATGCACTAGTACTGGAGTAGATTGGTCTTCAGTAGTCTTTCTTTTAAATAACGATTTGATAAATTCAAACATAAAATCTCCTTTCCCATATTTATAATTGGTCTAATGTCTTTAAACTACTAACTGGCATTTCCCATATTTTTCTACGTTCAACACCTTTGGATTGTGCAAATTGTTTAGCATTACATTTACTACAAACATGATAAAATTGATTAGTTAATCTTGCTGGATCCATTGATCCTTTATCACGATTAAATATCCGATTACAATTGTCGCACCTTAATACGATTACAGTTTTTTTTCGAAAGTAAGTGTGAGATTTTCCATATTTACTAATCCTTGTATACTCAGTAGTAACATATTCTGTAGAAATAATCATACAGTATTTACGTTAAGATTATAAAATTTATTTGATAAATACCGTATCAAACAACATTCTCACAAAAGGGGTGACACGTAATATGAAACAAGAAATTAAAATCGGTGTACAGGGTAACGACGGCACCGGTGATAGTATACGCGATGCATTTCGTAAAGTTAACGAAAATTTTAATGAAGTTTATAGTATATTTGGAGAAGGCCGTATAACATTTTCCGAATTAGCTGATGGTTCTGATTATACAGGAAATCAGCTTATTATGGGCAATGCAGTCGGTGATAGCTTAACCGCAAGAACATTAACAGCAGGTGAAAATATTGCTATCGTAGTTAGCAGTTCTGCAGTAACTATTGCTTCTAAAGCATCGCAACTTTCAGAAGATACAACACCTCAGATTAAATATCCGTTTAACGTAAATTTAAAAGCAATTGGTCGTGTGCCGGAACCAAGCGAAGCATTAGTAGATGCGTTTAATGCGGCATGGATCGAACAAACTACACTTGATCAGTTACCAGTTAACGTTGGTTATGCAAATAAGACTTATCTAGCTGTATATAACGGTGTAATTGGGTATAAAGATAGTACCGGTAATGTAATTCAACCATCATTAACTACAGTTGAAGGACATCTTGATACTACTAGTGAATTTTACGATCCAGCATTAACTGGTAATTATTTGTCAACATCAATAGTACCTCGTAAAGATTTAGTTTATCGAGGCGGTGATACGATGTCAGGGCCGCTTTATTTGAATGATCATCCAAATGAGTTAGCTGGTATTGTTGGAACCGCAGATAGATCTGAATATCAAGCTGCTACTTCGTTTTATGTTGATAACAAAACATTTTCTAGTAACGTAAACCTATATGTTACTACAAGTGGTGATGATTTACAATTAACATCACCGCCAGGTAAAGAAGGAAGATTCTGGAATTATTCATTTAATACTATCAGTGCAGCATTATTACATGCTGAATCGTTGATTAATGTAGCAAGTCAAGAACCCGGACCGTACACACAACGGGTTTCATATTCACTTGGTCCTAATCGTTATTTTTCAAAAATACAAAAAGTTACATTAACTGGGGGCAACGCTGCTAATCCGGGATATGTTGCTGCATTTAACTTACTACAAGCAAATAAAGAGTTTATTCAATCAGAAACAATTGCATATATTAATAAAAAATATGTTAATTCATTTTCATATGATCATGAAACATTAACTATTAAAATTAACTCGTTATTATCTAATATCGGTGAAGATTTAGTATTAGGTGCAACTAGCCCAGATTCAGATACATCGAGTACTAACTATAATTCATATTGGGAAGGTGTAAGTTATATTCATGATAATCTTACTAGTGAAGGGTTAATTCAGTGGGTTGAAACTGTTAATTTTGTAAGAGATCAGATCATCGACTTTTCGTATAATACAACAGCATTACAAACATATACTGAGCAGATTATTAATGCACTACTATATGATATGTTGTTTAAAACAAATTACCTAAGTATCCAAACAGGTATAGCATTTAAAGATGCAAATACTAAAGTAAGTGCTGAACAGTTAGCATCGATGTTAACAATTAATCCGATTACTATTACTGCAGCAGAGTGCAAAGACGGTAATGTGATATTGTCATTTAATACACAATCGTCTATTTTATTCCCAATAGGAAGTGAAATTTTACTCAATGCATCGTTTATTAGTAAAACAGTTAGTTCTACACCAGTAACTATTTCGTCATACAACAACGGAGCAGTTGTTTCGTTTAGTGTTATTGATTCATCTACTTCATCTGTAACATTATCAAACACTAGTCTTAGCTTAGTTGCTGATAAGTTTACAGTGTCAGGAACAATTGATCGTAAAAATTTAATTAATCAATTATTGTTAATTCCTGCAGTAAAATCTCTTCCGACTGAAACAAAAACTCTATGGATTATTTCAAACGTTAACATTATTAAAAATTATATTTTAAATGATACTTTGCCAACTGTAACTTTTCCAACTCCATCGAATCCGCTAGTTGGTTATAATGTAGTAGGTTATAATTCAGCAAAACAATTATTATTAGAAAATATTTCATTTATACAAGCAGAAACGTTATCATTTTTAAATTCAGAGTATCCGACTGTAATTTATGATAGAGATTTAATTATTCGAGATGTAAATTATATAATTTGGAGTTTAGTATATGATTTAACGTACGGTGGAAACAGTCAAAGTGTATACATCGGTAAACACAATTGGGCCACATTATCTAATTTTGTTAATGCAGCTGAATTAGAAGCATGGGTTCAATCAATAAGACACATTAATATCTTAGCGCAGTCAATTATTACTAATGTGAAATCAGGAGTTACATATCAACAGTCGGTAAGACAATATAGAAATGATACATTAACTAATGGTAGTGTTGCTTCTACATCAGTATCTACAAATATTACATTAATTGCAGACATTACATCTGATATTAATAATGTGCCTTCGTCAATTACGTATCCAACAATTACAATCGGTGTTACTGAATGGCAATCTGTTTATACTAATACATCAAGAACTATATTTACTACCGGATCGACTACATCAACTTCTTGGTTTATGAACAAGTATTATCCAGTTATTGATACAGAAATTAAACAAACTAAAATTATAAAATTGTTTAAAGTTATAACTGATATTATCGAATCCGGGCAATTTCCGACAACATTGCCAACTTATCCGTTACTGGCTCCGGCTATACGAGTTCATAGTGTATCAACAATTACACCAGCAATGACTGCCCAAGCAAGAGATTTATTACCATTATCAGTTATAACTAATATTGCAACAAATACTAATGCGTATGTTCTAACAACCTATTCTTCTATTACGTATGATCAAACATTGTTTATTAAAGAATTAAAAAGTTTGTTAATTGCGTTATGCTATGATATAACGTTTGGTGGAACTACTGCATTGTACCGTGCATCTAGTAAATTTACTAAAATTAGTGTTAATTCTACGGTAATTCAAAACATATTTGAACATGCAAAAACTGTTACAGTTTCTTACATTACTGGTCATATTACAGGTGATACTGTGTCAAATACTGTAGCAGCATTAATTAACTCAAAATTTGATAAAATCGTTTATTTTTTAACAACATCGTCAGCAACTAATACATTAGTTCCTATTAGTGTCTTTACAAACAACGATACTAACGATATGTATAGTAATGCAATAAAATTAAAAAATCTTATTATAGATAACTCTTCGTTAATTATAAGTAACACTATTTCGTTTGTTGATACTACATTATCAGGTGGGTTTGTATACGACGAGTCGTTATGTTATAGAGATATTGGATTACTTGTTGATGCAATGTCGATAGACTTGATAACAGGCGGGACATGGCAGGCAATTACATCGGGTAAAAGTTTTTACAAAAATTCTAGTGCAAGAACAGTTACAGTTGGCGGATCTCATTATATACAATCTTTAGATGGAATCGAGTTTGCTAGAAAAGTTGGTTTACAAGTATTAAATAAACAAACTGCGGTTAGATTCCAATCATTACAACAAACAGTAAGTTTTTCATCATTAAATAGCTTGCCATCTACGGGAATTAATATAACAGGTAGCACATCAGCAGTTGTTACAGTATCGCAAACAGTAACATTTACTGATTCGGGTAACACTGTTACATTGGCAAATCATGGATTTGCCAATGGTACTACGATAGTATTTTCTTCTATCACATCAACTACTGGAATTACAACTAATACACCGTATTATATAATTAATTCAGCAACAGATACGTTTAAGTTATCAACTTCGTTAGGCGGTAGTGCAATTACACTAACAACTAACGGTTCTGGTATTATATATGATCCAATTACGAAATTTACTGAAAGTTTCCAATCAGTCATTGACATCTTAAATTATGGTATTAGTGTAGCAGCTACACCGTCGTATGGTACAGGATTATGGCATATTGCAATTGATAATGGTGGCAATGGGTACGTTGAACAAGGTGCATCAAACAACAATGACTTATTCCCGTCTAAGATTGTAGTCGGGGTCGGATCAACTAATGTTACTGCATCTAATGCACATGGTAGTATTGTAAAATACATTTCGGCTACAGATACTTCAGGTACGTCGACAGTATTATCAAATGTTGATACTTTACAATTACAATTAACAACTCCGGGGTTTTTCAAAATCTATGAAGAAATTGAATTTGGTGAGCCAGTTAATGGATTAAACTTTACGATTTTTGTTGAAAGTGGTATTTATTACGAAGATTACCCAATGAGAATCCCGCCAAACGTTACACTTAAAGGCGATGATGCAAGAAGAACAATTGTTCGACCAAAAGACAGAGCAAGTCAAAGTTCGTGGAAACGTATATTCTTCTATCGAGATTCAATTATCGATTCGATGGAAATAGGTAATGTTAATTATACTGCTACTTATAGCAGTAGCAATAACCATGCTCCAGCAATCGTAGACAATATTTCAGCTACACTAGACAATACTACTGGATCTGTAGTAGTTACATTGAGTGGAAACTATCAAGCACCACTTTCATGGATTGGTTTAATATTTGCTGATAATATTACTAGCGGTTTTGGGACAAATTTAACAGAACGAGGTCGAGCTGTTGTTGATTCAGTTAGTGGTAATACACTAAACTGTACAGTAATTTATCCATTCTCAGCAAGCGGAGTAAAAGCAGCTGGATCTTGGTACTTATTTGATTCTCAAAATTACGGATACCATTACTTAACTAATCCTGCCGATATTACAAGTACAGCTAAGAACAATAAAGAACTTGATGTATTCTTGTGTAATGAAGGTGTAAGAATTGTTGGATTTACATTCCAAGGACACGGTGGATTTATAATGGTATTAGATCCGACTGGGAATGTTAAAGCAAAATCACCATATATTCAGGAATGTACAAGTTTTGCACAGAGCATTAATTCTAAAAGATTTGCCGGAGCTCAATTTATCGACGGTTTTGCAGGAAGATTATACGGAACTCTTACTGCAGTAGCAGATGGAGGTATTACTGTTACAGTAACCGGTGGATCAACTAGTGGTTTACATTTACGACCACCTCAACCACCATGTTCGTTTTATGTATCAGGTGTTCGCTATCAAATAGACCAAGTATTATCTCATACTATTAATACAACAACTGCAGTATCTGGAATTGCAGCACCAAACGGAACAGTTGTATTAAGGTTAGATACAACAACACCATATGCAGGTGCTACAGGTATTGGTATTAACATTGAAACAGGCGGTAACCGTTCAATGTTAGCAAACAATTTATCAATGTTTAACGATTTAGGGTACGGTGTTATTGTAACCAATGGTGGTTTCTCTGAACAAGTATGTTCGTTTACATATTATGCTTACACAGGGTATTGGGCAAATAACGGTGGTAACATAAGAGCAGTAGGGTGTTCAAATACATTTGGAAAATATGGTTTAAGAGCATCTGGATATGACGTAACTGAGTTACCTGATTCGGTATCACTTGTAAATAACCTAGTACAGACTGCAAGGGTTTATAAAACAGGTGCAACTGCATCTGAGATGGCAGCAAATGCAATCAATATTTGGATTAGCGATTATGATTATATTCCAACTAATGTATCTGAATTAGAAATTAATCATATTACATCTGGCGGGACAATTACACAGTATTCTGTTTCGTCGGTAACTACAACGTCGATTACCGTTAACAGTAAACTTGTATTAATGTTAACGTTAAACACATCGGGTAGAACTAATTCTGTTGGTTCTACAGGATTAACTTACCCGTTGTATCATGACCAGTTACTTATAATTCGAATTTCTCAAAACTTTAAATTTTCAGGAATTGACAATGTTAAACCAACTAGACCGTCAACTGCTTTACAATTTGTTGATAAGTTAAATGAAGTTTATCGTATCGGTTCGTATAATTTAGTCGATTCGTTAGGTACGCAATTACCTGCAAACACATCTATTTTACAAAGTGATGTAAATTTCTCATATTATAAATTTTACACTGATACTACTAATATTACAACAACTGATACCGGTAGTAAAACATGTGGTTCAAAAATTGGTGATACTAAGATTGCTATTCTTGCACTAAGTTTAACTGAAGATGTTGCTACAATTAACCAACTTGCAAAAGGTACATATATTGTAGCATGGAATGGTAGAATCCATAAAGTATTATCATACGGTACAACACCAGTACCACATTTATTAATCGATAGCACTCCGGTATTGGATAATGCGTCAAATTCAATTTCATCGTTAACGTTAACATTTGTATCTACTTCGTCAGGTACAGTAATTGGATCACAATATGCAGTATTTTCGTTCGCATCAGGAACTGCTCCGTTAGTTGATACGTTTATGGTGTTAACTGGCAATGCACGATATAGTGGAACATACCAAGTTACTGGAAGTACTACGACCAGTGTAACATTATATTATCCAGCTGGTGTTGGTAGTTCAGGTACAGGTACGATTACTGCATCAAGCAATAATAATACTGGTATTAGTTTAGCATTTGATCCAACTACTGCAACAATATTAAAAGTTGGTTATGCAGCAAATGCACCAGCTATTGTTACTACTCGAATTAGTACTTGCCGTGCAACCGGTCATGATTTTTGTGATATCGGTACAGGAAGTTATAGTACAACGAATATTCCATATTCGATTTATGGTGACCCAACTAACCCACGTGATTCAACACTTGAAGTATTAGAGCAAGGTGTGGGTCGGTGTTTTTATGTATCTACTAACCAAGACGGTATATTTAGAGTCGGTAGATTCTTTTCAGTTGACCAAGGAACAGGAACAGTTTCGTTTAGCTCAAAAATTGCATTAACAAACGTTCAAGGTTTAGGGTTTGATCGAGGCGTAATTGTAAGTGAGTTTAGTGCGGATTCGTCGTTTAACAACAATGCATCTGATGTTGTTCCTGTTATAAGTGCAATTAGAGGATATATTGATAAAAGATTAGGTATTACTCATTCTGGTTCAGTCTTATTGCAACCATCAAGAGTAGGTCCGGGGTTTGTTGCATTAAACGGAAGCACACCGATCGAAGGTTCGCTAGCAATGCAAGGAAATCTAATTACTGGATTAGGCAATCCAGTAAGCGATCAAGATGCTGCAACTAAATGGTTTGTAGTAAATCAAGTTTCATCAAGAGATGCTGTTTCAAAATTAGGTGATGTTAAAATTGGAACTTCACAATCTGCAGAAGTATTAACTTATTCACTTGGTCCAACAGATAGTGGTTCATCAACTGAGTATAAATGGCGTAATAAAACATTAAATGGAGATGTAACACTTTCTGTAGTGTACGATGCACCGTCATTATCTTATAATTTAACATCGACTATCGGTTCTGGTAAAATTCTTAATAGCATGGTAAGTAGCTCGGCAGCGATTGCACAAAGTAAATTATCTTTATCATATGCTACTACAAGAGCATCGGCTGATGGTGTCCTGCAGGAAAATTTAGGAGTTGCTAGTTTTAACGATAAAATATTTACATCAACAAGCGGTTGGGTAGATTTAGTTGATTCATCGTCAACTAGTACAGGTGTATTATTAACTAAACTTCAGTATATTGCAAAATCTACAATTTTAGGTAATATAGATGCCGGAACAGGATCCGGTATAGTAAAAGCATTAACTCCATTATCGGTTGTCCAAGCCGGTGACGGTATTACAAATTCGTTATTTACGTCATCTGGTGTGTTAACTGTTGCATATAGTTCGTCAACTACTAATAACGTTTATAGTGTTACCGCTGTAACTACATCTGCATCGTCTACTGACGGTGGTAAATTAGTAAAAACTAAATCAAGTGGCGAAATCGATGTAGCGCAACTACAAATTGATACCTATAAAATTATCGATACAGTTGCAGGAACAGGAACAGCATCAACTGCAAAAGTAGTGTTTACTACACCAGGACAGTCAGAATTCTTAACTGCTACTGGTGGTTCTGATAATGCAATTGTTGTTAAAGTATCTGGAACTTTAGATGTAACAGGTACTAATAATAGTTTAAAAACTACATCGATTACAACAGGCAGTTCAACAACAACAGGTGAACTTATTGGTTCATGGACAGTTCCTGCAGGCAGTGAGTTAAAAGTACCAGGTGGTATTAATGCGTCAGGTGAAGGATTAACAGCAAGTTCACTAAGACCATTAATAAAACCATTAGTATTATTTGATTTTGCTAATGCAAAAACATTGGATCCTAGAATTACATTTGCTCGCAATTCGATAGGCACATATTATAATTCTGCAGGAATATTAACAACTGCGATTGCTAACCAACCTAGATTTAATTTTAATCCAACTACAAAAATATCAGAAGGATTACTAGTTGAAGAATCGCGTAGAAATTGGATAGTTTCGTCGGCTGCATTTGCAACATCCGGTGGATCACAAAACTGGACTTATACAAACGTAACTAGATCAACATCAACTACTATTGCACCTGACGGTACCACTGCATATCAATTTACATCAACAAGTGCAATGGCAACAATGATGTTTGCTGGAGGGACGTCAACTGGGCCTACCTTAAGAACATTTTCAGTATGGATGAAACGTATTAATGGTTCAGGTAATATTAAGTTTACTATGGATTCTAATACTCCGGTAGTAGCTGGTATTTCATCACCAACATGGTATACAATTCCAGTAACAACTACATTAACACGACATGTATTTACAAATGCAACATCAGATCATGTAGGTATACGAATTGAAACATCCGGTGATGTTGTAGTAATATGGGGTGCGCAATTAGAAGATGGCGGTATGGAAACAAGTTATATTCCAACTACAACTACTGATGTATTAAGAGCTGCTGACACAGTTTATGTAGATAGTACTAATTTCTCAAGATGGTATAATCAAAATGAAGGAACTATTTTAATTTCGCATGCAGTAACTGCAGTTGACACAACGACTGATCCAAGAGACTATGGTGGATTTGTTGTTATAAATTCTACACCAACTTCATCAATGGGGGTAAGATGTTATTCAAACGGTGCAAGTGGAATAACATTCGATGCGTACTCTTCGATATCGGGATCCACTCAGTTTGATTTTACTGGATTAACATTTCCATTTCCGCCTACTCTTCAAAATCCGCGAGTAAATACATTTGTTACTCATGCATTAGCGTATTCAACTAATTCATGTTCACATAGTTATAACAATATAACAGCAGAAGTAGATTCAGTTGCAACAATATCAACTGATATGATTAGATTAAACATAGGTAATGAAATTGGTACGCAAACGATTGCTAAAATTGCATATTACCCAATAAGATTAAGCAATACAGAAATACAAACGATTACAACTCAATAAGGAATTAATATGAGACAAAATTATAATTTTTTAAAAAATACAAACACATTTTCTAAGGAGTTGCAATAATGAGTAGTTTTATTGGAACAGGTCCAAATCAAGTACCATCTAATAGTGATCTTGGCCGATTAGCGTATTTAGATTATACAGGATTGCAAGATGTAGGTACATATATACCTACAATTGCATCAGCAACTAGTATTTCACCGTTAACTGAAATTGTATTTGTTTCTGGTACTACTACTATTACCACAATTGTTCCCCCTCCATTATTTGTAAATGGTGGCCGTATTACATTAATACCAACTGCAAAATTTAGTATTGCAGCGACCGATAACGTTGCTATTGCAATATCTGCAGAGGTATCAAAACCTATTATACTAACGTATGTTGCATCACAAAGCAAATGGTATCCAAGTTATGGAAACACTGTTAATCGTGTTACAGTTACAGCTCCTGCTACTGGATCAACATTAACTATTGCAGATAATAAAACACTAACAGTTAATAATACATTAACATTTTCAGGAACTGATAGTAAAACATTAACTGTAAATAAAAATGTTACACTAGACGGTGTAGATGGTAAAACATTAACTTTAAATGCTGGTATAACGGTTAACACTACTTCTAGTAATGCAGTAATAGTTGACTTTGTTACAGGTGGAACAGTAGTGTTTGCAACGGCAGGGATAAATCAGTTTGCTGCTTCGTCAACAACGTCAGCCCAGTTAGCAGGTGTTATGTCAGATAAAACTGGAACTGGCTCATTAGTATTTGGAACTAGTCCAGCATTTACTACGTCAATAACTACTGCATCTACTAGTTTTGATTTGTTTAATACTGGTGCTACTACGTTAAACATAGGCGGTGCTGCTACTACTTTAAAATTGGGAGCAAGTTCTGGCAGTACTTATATCGGTAATTCAATGTTAGTCGGTGCTTCAACTGGCACAATAACTGGTAAATTACACTTAGTAACTCCTGCTCTTACTGGTGCTGTTGGTGATCGACAAACTATAGCAAGATTCCAAACTACTCAAAGCGGGAACACTTCATTGTTAGATATCTCAAGTTTTAGAGATTCTACTAGTGTAATTGGAACAAACGGTACTGTAGCTGTAGGTGATTGGGTTACTGCTGGCACTCGAATTCAACAACAAATTGATAGTACCTGGATGGCGTGGCAGCAATTTAATGGAACACTTAATCCACAAGGAATTGCGTGGGGCACTGGAAATAGCACAGTATCACCTCAAGCTGTTACAGAGAAAATGCGATTAGATAATAACGGTACTTTAGGACTTGGTACTGGTAGTTCAACACTTGCAACTAGTGTAACACATTTGCAATTGCCAACCGGTGCAGTTATTACTGCGTCAACTGGGAACCAGTTGACGATAGGTTCAAACGCAGTATGGAATTCCGCATGGAAATATGCAACTACATCAGCTGCTGCATATTATCAAGTGTATAACGGCGGCCATTCTTGGACTACTGCAGCATCTGGAACTGCAGGTTCAAATATAACGTTCAACGAAATAATGAAACTTGATTCTAGCGGAAATTGTTACCATATTGGGTCAGCTTTAGAACTTCGCCAAATTAATAATAGTCTAAGAATACGGGCAGTAAATTCAAGTTCAGAAACAACTAGATATCCAGGTCTAGAAGCATTTAACTATTCAGGTAATTTAGCAGCAACTGCCGATAATGGCGGGTTTCCAGTATTAGAATTGTACAGAAGTAGAGGTACTGAGGCAGCAAAACTTCCAGTAGCAATTAACGATACATTAGGAAGTATGACCGGATGGGGTTGGGATACATCAGTGTTTAACGATGTATGTCGAATAAATTTCTTAGCAGACAATACATTCAGTGCAGCTGATGCACGTGGTAGAATTGAATTCCAAACACAGACCGGTACTACACTATCTACTAAAATGATTATCGATTCTAGTGGTAATGTTGGTATCGGAACCACCGGGTCTTTATCTCCTAAATTTCAAGTTGTAGGTTCGTCAACTTTCTCTAGTCAACCAAATGTTGCAGCAGTTTTCGGATCAGCAGTTACATCTGATTTGCTTTTAGGTTCAATTAATGGTAATGCTCCGTTTATTGCATCACAAGGTGCATATCCGTTATTGATGTATACTAATGCAACAGAACGAGTACGTATTGATTCTACCGGTAATGTTGGTATTGGAACAACTACACCAGGTTATAAACTTGATGTTGTTACAACTGGGGTTAGATTTCAAAGCGGTACTGCTGAAACTAATATTATATTAGGACCTCAAACTAATCAAGGATATGTGTATGGTAATAGCACACAAATTGGATTTTATAGCGCAACTACTAGCGCCAATTTTTCAGTAAGCAAAGATTCTGCTAACCCTGGAATTGGCATAAATTCCGGAACAAATGGCGATATAACATTTTCTTCTTCTAATACTACTAGAGCTAGAATAGTTGGAACAAATGGTAATTTTTTAATTGGCACAAATACTGATGGCGGTTACAAACTTCAAGTAAACGGTACATTTAATGTTAATAACACAGTAACATTTACCGCAACTACTACTGCAACAAGCACTTCAACTGGCGCACTTCGAGTATCAGGTGGTGTTGGTATTGCTGAAAATGTATATGCTGGTGGTTCTATATCTGCAGTTGGTACTATTTATTCAGGAAGTAGTGCTACGATTAGTACGGATTTAAGTGTTGGAGGCAGATCATTATTGGCAGTAACGCCAAAATATATTAATTCATTTACAATTGGAGCAAACGACACCACTTGGTGGCGAATTGCGTCAATGGATGGAAATAACCAACCTAGGTATTCGAGGTTTATATTATCTACTACTAACCATTTAAATATGGAATTTATTTTCTCTAACGGTGCAGGTGGTGATAATGGCCATGTTGAAGTTAGAGTCCGAGGGCATTATTCATATTGGTCATCATATCCATGGTATGTTAGATACAATCCAACAGGAACTAATTTACCATCGTATGTAGAGATAAAAATGCCATCTAGCAATGTTGAAAATACATTTAGCATGTATGAATTAGAATCATATGCAGACAGTGATATTTATGTAACATATCCAATAGCAACAACTAACAGTTCAGCTGCTGCATTAAATGGAACTAATTTACAATTCTTTAATAGTACTTCAATTTTACGTAGAGATGGATATCTAGGAGCTAGTGTTACTAGAGAAATTTCTGTACCAGCTGCAGGAACTAGTGGTAATTTATTAACTAGTAATGGGTCAACATGGGTTAGTTCAGTAGCTCCAAAATCCGGTTTAGGATCTACACCAATTAAAACATCAGTATCACCTGCTTATACTGCATCAGCATACGATTTAGTTAGATGCGACACTACAACTGCTGCATTTTCAATTACATTTCCAGCTTCCCCTACTGATGGTGATTTAATTGGGGTTGTTGATGTTGGTGGAACATTTGCTACAAAGAATTTAACAATTAATCGAGGAGGAACAACTACGATTGAGGGCGATACTTCGGTTATATTAGATATTAGCAATGCGTATGTTGAATTTGTATATAACTCAACAGGCACTAATTGGAAATTATTAGAAACACCAGTTAACGTAGCAGGAGCAGTATCCACATCAGTTACGTTATCGAGTTTAACTAAAGGCACTGGATCAGTATTAACTAATGCAATAGCTGGAACAGATTATGTTGCACCTAATGTTGCAACGTTATTTACAAAACCACAACGTGCATCTTTATCAACTGAAACTGCACCTAGTTCCGGTACAGTTACATGGGATTTAACATCAGATCAAGTTTTTAGGATTAACTTAAATTCTAATATTACTACATTTTCTGTAACTGGTACATTAAGTTCATTGATAGGGTATCAGTATCAAGTTATTGTTAGATACAATGGAGGAACATCGATAGCGTGGAACAATAATATGAAATGGCCAAGTGGAGCTTCACCGATGCTAACTGGAATTTCTAATAAAGTTGATGTGTTAACATTTATCGTAACTTCGATAGACGGTACTAACTATTATCTAGTTAATACCGGTATTAATCAGAATGTGGGGTAATTGGATATGTTTACATTAATAGCAAACGGTAAATTAAATGCTCCTTACGTAGACGATGTATTTTCAACTTATTTATATACTGGTACTGGTGCTGCAAACACTATTAATAACGGAATTAATTTATTAACATACTCGGAATCTATTCAATTTAATACACCAACGACAATGAACAATTCTACTTCGGCTGTAACACTAAATTCAGTAGCATATAGTGCGAGCCTAAATATATTTGTTGCTGTTGGATATAATGGTGCAAATTATCCAGTGTTTGCAACATCAACCGATGGGTCTACTTGGACTACTCCGGCATTAATGAATGGTTCTACTACAATTGCATATTTAAGAGCTGTATCATTTACTTATGGTATATTTATTGCTGTTGGTTTTAACAACAGCACTATGCCAGTATATGCAACGTCAGCTAACGGAACTTCGTGGACAACTCCGGCTTCTTGGGGAACCATAGCTGACAACGGAGCTGCTAGAGCAATTGCAGTAAATAGCTCTGGTAAGATGGTTGTAGTTGGGTCTAATTCTATGGGAGAACCTGTATTTTCAACATCTGTTAACGGAACTTCGTGGACAACAATGGCACGAATGAACGGTTCTACTACGGCAGCAACTATGAGGTCAGTAGCTGTTAATAGTGCTGGTAAATTTGTTGCTGTTGGGTATGATAATTCAAGTTATCCAGTTTTTGCAACATCAACCGATGGGTCTACTTGGACTACACCAGCAACAATAAATGGTACAACTACAGTTACATACATGTTTTCAGTAACATACAGTTCAGTGTTAAATAAATTTGTCGCAGTTGGAAGAAATTCAACAATGCAACCAATGTTTGCAACATCAACTGATGGGTCTACTTGGACTACGCCGGCAGTGATGAATAATTATAGTTTATCTGCATCTATGATGTCGGTAATAGTTAATAGTGCTGGTAAATTTGTTGCTGTTGGGTTTAATAATTCAACTTATCCAGTTTTTGCAACATCAACCGATGGTTCTACGTGGACAACGCCAACTGTGTTTTCTTCTTCTACATTAGCTGTAAGTTCTGCTGTATTAAAAACTGGATATAATGATATTGTTGTTGTAGGAGTTACTACTCAATCATATCCTGCAGTAACAATCGGAACTTACCCTTCACTTGGTACGTATTCTGGAGGATTAGTTTGGATTAAAGATAGATCACGTGCAACAGCTGGTCATGTATTATATGATACTATAAAAGGTGGTGGTTATTTTTTAACACCATCTGGAAGTCCTAATGGGTCAATCGCAAGTACTGCGGCATATAGTTATGGTGCAGGTAGTACAGATATTAGCTTTACGTCATCCGGTTTTAAACTTGGTACTGATACAGCATGGGCAGTTAATAACTATTACACTAGTGATCAATATGTCTCATGGACATTTCGCAAAGCCGCAAAGTTTTTTGATATAGTAACTTATACAGGGGATGGAACAATAAGCAAATTACTCAACCATTCACTTACAGTTGCTCCAGGAATGGTTATTATAAAAAATATAAGTACAACTTCAAATTGGGGCGTATGGCATGCTCAAGGTCGAGGTGCAGGGTTGGATGGAGCGTTAGCATTAAATTTAATAGATGCTGCAATCATACCATCGTTTAGCGTATCTGAAACTACATTTAGAGTGTACCAAGGTACATCTAATTTTAAAATGGACGCTAACATTTCTGGGAATACTTACGTCGCCTACTTATTCGCTCACGACACGTCAGCTAATGGGGTCATTCAGTGTGGGTCGTTTACTACGGGGGTGGCAGGAACTACAACTTCAGTGAATTTAGGATGGGAACCACAATACGTTCTAATAAAAGGCGTCGGCGCGTCAAATTGGTTAATTATTGACGCGATGCGAGGATGGTCAAACTCTTTAAATGCAGACCAAATGATTCAAGCCAATAGTAGCGGTGCAGAAAATGTAGGGAATGAATACGGTAATCCGACTGCTGTTGGTTTTGATTTGCCAGTTTCATCTTTTGGTGCTGCTACGACATGGATCTACATGGCAATCCGTCGCCCAAACAAGCCGCCTACAACGGGGACGCAGGTGTTTAACGCAGTGTCATGTTCATCATCCGCTCAAGTTGTATTAAGCGGGTTTCCGATTGACACGGCTTTTTGGAAGGCAACTAATATTAGCGAACTATTTGCTTTTATGGATAGGTTAAGAGGGAGTAATGTGACACTTGCGTCAAATTCAAGTCAAAGTGAAGCAGATTTAGCTTATTTCACACCGGCAGGATATTATGGGTTTGACCAAAGCAATGGGTTTAGACGAGGACTTGGTTCTGGGAGTTACATCAATTATTTCTTCAAACGCGCCCCCGGATTCTTTGATGTGGTTTGTTATACAGCGACTGCAACTACTGTAAAATCTCATTCACTTGGAGTTCCTCCTGAATTCGTACTAGTTAAAAATAGATCACAAATCTCAAATTGGTCTGTTGCTCATTTTGGTTCTGATAAAGCATTATATTTAGAAAGTAATATAGCATCTTACGGTTTAGCATCAGCTACTGGAATATCTACACCAACTGCATCATCTATAACCTTAGCATATAGTGCAGTCAATAATGTTGGGGATAATTACGTCGCCTACCTATTCGCCACACTCGCTGGTATCAGCAAAGTGGGTTCTTATACGGGTAATGGAACAAGTCAGAATATTAATTGTGGATTTGCAGCAGGCTCAAGATTTGTCCTAATAAAACGTACAGATTCTACTGGTGACTGGTATGTTTGGGACACAGCTCGTGGCATTGTAACAGCAAACGATCCACATCTTTCATTAAATACTACCACAGCCGAAGTAACTACAGACGATTCAATTGATCCATATTCTGCAGGATTCACAGTAAACCAAGTAGCAGCAACCAATATTAACGTCACATCAGCAACATATATCTATCTAGCAATATCATAAAGGAAATAAAATGGAAATTATATTCACAAAAACACAACAAGTAGTTTCTGAACAAGAATTTAGAAACATGTATCCAAATACAAGTTTTCCATCGGTGTTAACAGCTGATGTATTAGCTGATTACGAAGCAGAGTCAGTTTTTGAAGGAAAACAAGTTAATCCATTACCGCCATATGAATATTCATTTCGTAACGGAGTTGAAAAAATTAATGGTAAGTATTTTACTAAGTACAGTATAGGACCAATTTTTATAGATACTGATGATAAAACTGCAGACGATCAACAAGCAGAATACAAAGCAACAATAGATGCGCAATTAGCATCTGGCATTAGAAATACTAGAAATCAATTATTAAAAGATAGTGATTGGACTCAGATTTCGGATGCAACGGTTGATAAAGATGCATGGTTAGCATATAGATGTCAGTTAAGAGATATCACATTACAAAAAGGGTTCCCATTAACTGTAAAGTGGCCAGCTGAACCAGTTTAAGTATAACAAAAATTTATAAGGAATAATAATGGCAAAATCACTTTCAACACTTTTAGGTGCAACACCGGCTTCGTCGATATTAGTATCGTCACTTGCTGCTACTGGGACAAGAGATGCTACAACATACTTAGCAGGCGACGGTACATGGAAATCTTTATCGTTTGCTAATATTGCTGTAACAGGTACAAGAGATGCTACAACATACTTAGCAGGTGATGGTACTTTAAAATCGACTAAAGAAACATCTTATACAGTTAATGGAACCGGATCCGGAGCAATTTCTTTTAACGTAGATTTATCAGCAATAAATAATAGTACTACAATTATTATTAATTTAGCATCCGGCGTTACTGGAGCTACTATTACATTTACTAATTTAACAACCCAAGCAACAAGTGGAACAGTGTTTTCATTTTCGGTAATTTTATCTCATGTAACTGCATTAACAACTACTGCATCGGTTGTATTTAAACATGGTGCAGCAGTACTACCAAAATGGACTGGAAATATTGTTCCGCCTAGTACAGTTACTGCAAATGCAATCGACATATGGACATTTTTTACTTATGATGCAGGGACGTCATTAGTAGGTAGTTTATCAATGGCTGATGTTAGAAATGCATAAGGACATATAATGTTTAAGAATTTTATTAAAAATTTATTTAAAGAACCGACAAATGTTGCTGATATTAGTCCGGTTACATTTAATTCTCCCGGAACATATAATCCTAGGTATGGAAAAGCAAAAGTAAAGTTTGTTGGTAGAGGCGGTTCTGGAAGTTACTCTCCAGGCTACCTAACTGGTTATTATAATACTTCTACTCAAAATGTAAATCAAACTACAAATTATATATCAGATGTTACATTCGTTGGCCACGCTAGTATAATTGCATATACTGCAAATGGTGTAGTTGCATATACAGACAGTGTTAATTCAAATCCAGGATCGATTGGAGCTCAAGCTGCTACTGGCGCCACAACAAATTCCGGTAACTGGGGACTGTATTATAGTTGGCCAAATGCTACTCCTGCAGCAGCTATAAATACAAGTAGTGTATGGACAATAACGTATACTAATAATGGTAATTCATCAATTGTATTCACACCCGGTTATTCAAATTCAAACTTTCCTAATGGTGGAAGGCTTGATCAAACTATTTCTGTTAATGTTGCATCTGCAGTACCACCTATTTCGATAGTACTAGGTGGAAATCCGGGAAATTGGAACCCATCTACTTTTGTACCAACTGGGTATCAACCAGAATCGGCATATACCGGGGCGGCTTACACGTTTGACGGTATATCTGTTCCCGGTGGGTACGGTGGACAAGCTACTGATATTTCTATGGTTTCATTACCATATCGCGATTTATGGTTGTCAACAACCGTAACTATCCCTAGTGGCGGTTATGCCACTATAAATTTTTCATTATAAGGAGCTTTTATGATAAAATATATTTTGTTTAATGAAGATAATACAGAAGTTATTAATACAATTTTGTGTGACTACGAGTTAGATAACGCTACATTTGATGTAACTAGATTAGTTAAACTTCAATCAACCGAGCACTGGGATCAAACTACATCTACTATAGAAACGTCTATAAGACTAACAACGGCTGTTGCTACATCTGATACTCCTAGATAATATCCTATGTAAAATAATATTAATAAATATAGTACATGTCTATTAGACATGTACTATGCATGTTTAGGTAAGCATGCATTACCTACATTTTAAGTAAAAATTATGTTTACAATACCAGATATACACTCAGCACTTGAGCCACTAGTTTGTTGGTCAGGTGCATTTACAGATGAAGAAATTGAAGAAATTATTAATATTGGTGATAATTTAGAATTCCAGCAAGCTAAAGTTGGAAATAACGGATTAGGAGAGGAAGACTTAAAAGTTAGAAATAGTTCAATTTCATGGATTGCTCCTTCTGAACATACACGTTGGCTTTTTAATAAGATGGCAGAAATCGTTGCTAGAGTTAATACAGATAAATTTCAATTTGATCTATCCTATATTGATTCGTTTCAATACACCACATATGAAGTAGGTGGCTATTACAAATGGCATATTGACGGTGATGCAAAAGATACGTATGGACCACAACATCGAAAATTAGGAATATCAGTAGTTCTATCTGAACCAGAAACCGAGTTTACAGGCGGCGAGTTCCAGATCATACCATCGGGTAATCCTGAACAAATAAATAGTACAAAAGTTAAAAAAGGAGATATACTAATGTTTCCTGCATTTGTACCGCATCAAGTAACTGAAATTTTATCAGGTAAACGTAAAAGTTTAGTATGTTGGGTACTCGGTCCAAAATTTAAATAACACTCAGAAGGGTATATGCCATTAATTTCTATTTTTAAATCACCAATAATTGAATTCTTAACAACAGCAGAATTTGCAGACGTATTAATACCTCCTGCACCTGCTAATAAGTTTATTCCAGATTGGTACAAATCTATCCCGTCACATTCTAAATCTAAGAGAGATGTAACCGGTGCACTAGCAATGACTGCTAAAAAATGTTTACCAATGTTAGACGCTATGACACACGGTTATATTATCCCGTTAGCAGGAGATGTTCATATTAGAACAAACGACGATGCGTCATTAATTGATATTACCGAAAATCAGTTTATTAAACAAACAGAAGAACATTCACAAGAGCAAGTAAGTCCTAATTTTCCATTTCCTAAAAAGCATTTAGTTAAGTTTATTAATCATTTTGTGATTAAAACTCCTCCCGGATATTCATGTTTGTTTGTTTCTCCTATTAATCATTTAGAAACAAGATTTACAACATTAGGTGCAGTAGTTGATACTGATAAGTATGATAGAGAAATAAATTTTCCTACAGTATGGATGGCTAATAATTATGATGACACTGTGCTAGCCGGAACTCCTATAATTCAATGTATTCCATTTAAACGTAGTACAACAATTGAAAAATATGAAGTACGACCATATACACCTGCAGAATGGCATAATCGAGAAGTTACACGATTAAAACAATCAAATCAATTGAGTTATTATGTTAAAAATCTTAGAGTAAAAAAATAATGCCAATATTATCTAGTATTAAATCAATGATTGTTGATATAGTAAATCCTCAACCTATGATTAAATTTAAATGCGATGTACCGGGATACGAAATTGGACAACCGGTTTGCCGTGCGATGGACGTAAAACCTGAATGGCTAGTTAATCAGATTAAAACTGCTGAAAAAAACAAGACTGTTAAATTTTCAGCATGTCCCGGAATGCATGATTATTATCGAGCTGGGTATATTATTCCAGCATGGGAAGATTTTGAAATTATAGTTACTAATAAAAAAGCAAATATTATTATCGGAACCGGACACAATGCAGTATCTAAATCATTCGAACAAATGGACTACCGAGTAGTTGCAGGAGCTGCAAATATCGATGATGATATTGCGCATCATGCATTAAAGCTACCGTGCCCGTGGAAGGTATTTACTAAACCCGGGTATTCGGCATTTGTAATGCCTGCATTGTATCATTCTCCTTTTTTAAGAGATTTATTTTTATATCCCGGAATTAACGATTATGACGCGTATCACACTATTAACGTAATGTTTTCTCCATTAAGAGAAATGCATGTTAAGATATACGCAGGTACTCCAATGTTGCAAGTAATCCCTTATAAACGAGAAACCATTACTGCCGAAGTTGGGTTAATCACTCAACAAGAAAATGGAATTGCAAATTTTACATACAGAACTAAAGCACCTGGGTTTTATAGAAAATGGCTTTATAAAAAGAAAACTACGGAAATTAATTACATTTAACCAATCTTTAACAAAATAGTATCTTCATTAATGCGACCGGTCAATTTAGTATCAGTTGCATTAATATCTTCTATAAACTTCCTTAACATTATTTTATTAGCAGCTTTAAACTCTTTAAGTTTTTCTTCTGGCTTACGTATAGTCTTTTGAATACTCTTATGCTCATCATAACCTAAAATTGCAGCACCTTTTACAGTTAAAGGTCCTGTCATTTCATCTGCTATAAACTTACCTAATTTTCTATTCTTAGTGTTGTATACCCATAATTCTTTAGCACCTATAATTTCTGTAGGATTAATAGAAACAAGTTTTAATGGTTCGAACGTTTTTAAGTATTTTAATTTTTCAACTAGTTTATCTTTTGGTACAGATTTTTTAGCACGCGGTGCTTTGTTAACTTTACTTTCTTCAATTAACATAGTACACGCAGATTCGACTTCTTTGTAAAATGCAATTAAACTTTTAATTTCTCGTTTACTTTTATGATTATATGCTTCTTGTAACTGTTCATACGCATCGTGCTTTTCTTCATCAGCAGGTTTACCAGCAGCAAGTTCTTCTAATTCCAACAAATTACGCGAGTACATGTCTTTAATAATACGTGCATGCGCTGCTTTTGCTTCCTTAGCTTTAAGCGCATTTATTACTTTAATAGCTTTAGGATCAAACGTAGCTGTGTTAGTTATCCATTGGTCTACAGCATCTTCAATGACTTCTGTCATACCAATTGCGGCTTCTTTTACACGAGCTTGTATATTAATAACTGCAGCTGGCTTTTTAACTTCACTTTCTTCATCTGGTTCAATGTCTACTTCACCTGCTTCAATTGTAGCAGCAATAGCATCTCTTAGCCAAGCAGCCGCATCTCTTCCGTTATTAAAAGTGTCATGAACAGCTGGCATACCTCTGAGGAGACAAGAAGCAATAGAACCCATAGTAGTACTTGTGCGCCAATCTTTAGTAGCTTTATAAGTGTTAATATATTCTGTGTTACAGCCATTTAGTGTCATCCATTTAACAACTGCAGGTTTTAAATCTTTTACGCTAAACTGCAGGTTATAGTATTGCATAGCGTTATGCCATTTTTTTCTATATTCAGTAGGCGTCCAATCTTCCCAGTTGTCCCAAACAGGACTGCTATCCTTTTTAGCATTTTCACGTATTGTAACAGAGGTTACTTTTGTTTTTTTCTTAAGTGCCATATTATTCCTATGTCCACATGTGATGTCTAACTTTAATGAGTCTAATCATCATATCTTCGTCTTCTTGTTCTTGTGCTAATTCAATATCATTACTAAGCATTAATAATTTTAATGATTTTTCTTCTTCCTCTTTAGTACGGTTATTGTTAAACATTGTACCATACTTTTCTTCTTCGTAATTGTAAAAATCACCAAGACCTGATTCGTCTATTGGATCTTTACGTTTAGGATATTCTTCAGTCCACCATAAGTACAATTTTTTTATTTCAATTGCAGCAAGTGCTTGTGGAGATAGATCATAATGTGTTTTATCTTTATTTTCGTAAACTAACTCTGATGCCCAATCTAAGTAATCTAAACCAGCTTGTTTACTACGCCATGATCTCCAATGAAAGTTTGGAACATTGTACTTTTCGTATTGTGCTTTATCATCCCAACGAATAAAATTCCAAGCAAGTTCAACTTCAACAAAGTCAACTAGTTCATTAAACATACAAGGTAAAAATCTATAACCAACATCACACCAGTCACCTGGTTTAATGTCTTTAGGATGTGCAGTTAACCCGTGTGTACGACTAACCCATCTGTTTTCAACATAATATTTAATATTGTAAAAAGTATCTGATGGAAACATAACAATATCTTGAAGTTTATCAAGTAGTTCTTCTGCAATCCAAAAGCGAAGTGGGTGGGTGGCCTTTGCAAGTTTTTGAATAGAGACCCACCCTTCACTAGACTCATATTCTGGATATTTTGTACCGCGGATCCAATCCGCAAAATCACCGCATGACCAATAGTTACTTCTCATTTGTTTATCCTCTTGTTAAAAATGGTGTTAGTTCAGGAGCGGAATATGTAGCTGGTTTTAGAACCTTGCCATCTTCCCTTTTAATAACTTTACCAGTCGCTGGATCTACTTTAGACATATTTGATCTAATTACTTCATTCCATGCACCTTCGGCATCTGCACCTAATGAATGTAACGCGCCTACAACTACAACTAAAATATCAATCAATGCATCAAGTTGTTCAACTTTATCATCTTGATCAACTGCGTCCTGTAGTTCTTGTACTTCTTCTTTGATTAAGTCTAAGTACATATTATATTGTGATTTGTTATAATTGTCAACTGTTTGATCACCGGCAATCATAAATTTTTCTTGGTCTTTGAAAATAGACATAGTGTTCCTCTTGGTTTGTTTTTGTATCTGCTTTATTTTTTCTTGTGTTGCTCGTAAATCTTCTATAATTAATTTATCTAGTTCGTAAGTTATCTCTTTTTTTAGATCTTTTAATATACGTTCTTCAATAGTTGGTTTACGTTTCATCTTCTTACGTTGTCTGTGAATGCCCAGCCTAAGCAAATAATCCATATTACTACAGACCAGCCGGCTAAGAAGTTAAAAATAAAAATTGGCATAAAATTATTATGTCCACGTTCGCTTGCTATAAGTGTCGGAGCAAAGTATATAAAAAATGTCAATATTGCCGCAAACAGGATTATAATATCAATCATCATCTTCCGGTTCCATTGCTGAGTATATTAACGCGCATTCTTCTAACATTTTAAATTCTCTTTGCATACTTGTCAATTCTTCTTCATTCATTTTTAATGTCTTTAGTTAGGGTTGGTGTAACACATCCAACTGGTTTAGGTCGGACGTATGGTTCTTTTATAAACTCTACGTGGCAATCCACGCATATAAACATATCCCTAGATACTATTATTAGCATCCCAGCGCCGCAACGCGGACACTGGTTCCCTGTTACTTCATCATATGACTGTGTGGTCATTTAGTCTTTCCCATTGCACTATCAAACTGATCCTGAACTCTTTCTAATGAATCAGCTTCTGTTTTGTCTTTACGGAATTCTACAAATCTTGGTAAAAACAAACTGTAATACACATTGCTTGATGTTGGCGGCATAATGTTGTTGGATCTAACTGTTACAATTGTTCCATATAATTCATCTTTGCGATTAAAGATGTCTTTACGTAAATCATCTGTAAATCCTGATACGTTAACTACTAACTTGCTATCTGATGATTGACATGTAATAGATCCAAACAATGCAGCATTCTTACCATTACCTTCTGTAAATGCTACAATTTCTAAATCAACATCTACTTCAAGTTTAAGTTTAACTTGATCTTTGCTTGTACCGTCACGCCATTTAGCATCTGGACGTTTAATAATAGTACCTTCAAGTCCTTGTTCTACTAACTCAAGATAATGGTTAAATGCTTCTTCCCATGAAAACACTAATTTTGTTTCAATCATTTGTACATGTTGTGGATCAGTTACTGCTTGCGATGCAACTTGATTTTTTAATGGATAGTATCTATCAGCATATTCTACAGTGCCTTTACCTTTTGGTACAGCTTCAGATAACGGAATTTGATCCCATATTAAAAATAAAGGTTCTTCATTTTCAGCAAACGAACCACCATCTGCTATACTGTTTAAGATACCATTGCCTATTTCACGTGGCAAAATAACACCATCACGCTTTACAACAAGTTCACCATGTGTTTGTGTATTACAATGCATTTTACGTTGCATGTAATCAATGATGTTTTTAAACGGTTCTAATGGCATTGGATTACCACTTCTGCTTAATAACTCAATAGACAAGTCTTCATAGAAGTTAGCATTGATATACATGCCATCTGCTTTTAACTGTGAATACACGCCTTTAGACCATGGCCAAGTATCAAGTTTAACATGTTTAGGTAATGAGCAACGTTGATATGGAAACTCTGGAATTAATCCTTTCCATACTTTATTTACTGTAGCTGCTTGTACACCGCAACGTAAGTCTTTATTTATAACTTTGATAACGACTTGTGCATCACTTTCTGTTACAGATTCTAAAATATTTTTAAGATGATCAATGCCTGCGTAACCTGTATAAGTACGGTCAGCTAATGCATGTAAGTGAACAATAGCTTCGTCAAGAAGCATTGTAGGTGTTCCTGTATTAGGAATGTAATCAGGAATTTTTTTGATGTTAAAAGGAAGTAATTTATTAGTGGCACAAAAGCACACATCTTTCAATAATTCATTAGTGCTATTGTTTTTAAGAATGTCAATTTTGCTGTTAGTTTTTGGTTCATTAGCTAACTGTTCTAAAATTGCAGTGATCATGTGTACTCCTAGTAATTAATTAAAATGCTATTATACAACAGTACACATAACTTGTCAACTGATTTTACATATAATGTGCTCTATGCACTGCATCTGTATAACCAACATCAATTACAACTGGTTTACCGTTAAATATACCCCAATTAGCTGTTCTTACGAAGTCAAATAACCCGATATTAAAATTAACTGCAAGCTCAGTTAATGCCTGTGCATATTCTTCGCATAACTCAACATCTTCGTCTGTGTAATTAAAGCGTTCTGATTGTAATTCACGGATAACTTCATTGTGACTTAATATCAGACCTTTTGCATCGGTACTAGCTGCTGCCATTGAAACTAATAACTGTAATGTACCGCACTTCATTATGTTACACAATTGTTTTTCAGTAGCTTTCTGTGCTTTTTCCATATGAATCCAAACAGGAGCATCATGCGCTTCGTCATAATCAATAATTGGAATAGTAATACCTAATTGTTGCACATAACCATCATCTAATATATTTGCTTCTGCTTTGTTTTGTGCCATGCCTTTTATATTATGGGCAACTTTAAGAACAGTAGTCCTACCTAGGTATTCTATTTCAAATGCAGTCCTTGATGAGCCCCTGCCTAACTTTTGAGCTCGTGCTGCAGTATAATCCATTCTTTTTTTGTAAGTGTTATCCGGAGTAAATACATTGCTATCCCAATCCGGAGGTAAGGGAGCTTCGTTGAGTAATTCTGATATTTTCATACTATTATTTAGTCATCACAATCTAATAAAACCATTAATGTTATAATTGTAAAAATTATCGCAATCATTACTGCTCCAAATTCGTCTGCTATGTTAACCATACTTTTCCCCCTTAGACAAGAAAGGGGACCTAAGTCCCCTTTCTTAAAGTACTTAACTATTAATATTTATTAAGCAGATAAGTCTTGTTTTAGAAATTTTGAATTTATCTTTCTTTGTGATGTTCTAAAGGAAGATGATGTCCTGGATGTTTGTAGTGTCGCTTGTAGTAGTGATCAAAGTTACCATCACGTAAATACTCACGATGTACAGGCTGTTCAGTACAGCCTGTAGTTAAATATGCCGCTAAAAATATACTAGCGACGAGTAATAATTTCATCAACAAGTCCATAATCCACACTCTCTTGAGCACTCATAAAATAGTCACGACTCATATCTTGTTTGAGTTTATCAAACGATTGACCAGTATTTTTTACATACACTTCTGTTAAGTAGGTATTTAACTTCAATGTTTCTTCAAGTGCAATTTGCATGTCAATAGCAGTACCGCGTGTACCTGAACTAACTTGATGGATCATGTGTCTTGCGCTTGGAAGAATTTTACGTTTACCTTTAGCACCTGAGCTAGCAAGTAAGCTACCCATGCTGCATGCTTGACCCATTACAATAGTTGAAACATCAGGTTTGATAAAGTTCATTGTATCAAGAATAGCAAGTCCTGCCGTAACTGAACCGCCTGGACTGTTAATAAAGAAACTAATATCTTCGTTGCCTTGACTTTCTAAAAAAAGCAACTGAGCAACAATAATACTTGCAGAATGCTCGTTAACATCTGAATCAAGCATAAGAATTCTATCTTTAAGCAATCGCGAATAAATGTCATAGGATCGTTCGCCTTTTGCTTCTGACTCTACAACCATTGGGATTAAAGCTGGCATATATGTATCTCCTTGTTAAGTAATAAAAATATAATTATACAGTAAATGTTACAGTTTGTCAACACTAACGTTTAGCGTTGACAACCGTAATATCAGGTCCATTACTAACAAAACTTAGTTGTCCCATATATCCTTCAAACTGATGACCATTCCACTCAAGATGTAATTTAACATTTTTATCAATTACTACGTTAAGGTGTTTCTTTTCCTTAAACGATGCAACCTCTGCAACCATCTTTTTACCGTTATCTTCACAGATAATTTCGCATGTGTCATCTACATATTCTCGTCTTTGCATTATTCCCCCGATACAGCGTTATGAAGTTCGACTAGTTGTGCTTCTAATGTTGCAATGTAGTTTTCAAGTTTATCAATGTGATCTGCAACTTGAGTTAAAAAAGTGTTAGTATTAGTTGATGTTGTTCTAATCATCTCACTAATTGAAATTTTTTCTTCTGTCATAATATCCTTTATAGTTGAATGTTAAGTTCAGTTACTTTTTTAGTTATAGTATTACGACCATACCCTAAAACTATAGCTGTTTCTTGACGTCTATTTTCATTAAACTCAAGTGCAGTTTTGATTAACACATGTTCTGCATCAGCTCCGATATTTTTAATCGCAGGATCTTTATTAACTAACAATTGAATAACTTCGGCACGCAATAAATCTTTCCAAGATTTATTAGGACCGGTTACAAGTTGTTGATAGTCTTTTACTTGACTTTCGAGAGATTTAATTTTGTCTTCTAGCCCGTTAATATAATCGTCAATTTGTGCTAGAGTTAAATTTTTTGTATCCATAATAACTCCTTAAATAGTAATGTATTGTAACTTAAACTTATCATGCATGTGTTCTCCAGGATATCCTCTAGAATTGTTTAGCATAACACATTCGTTAACAATTGGTGTTTTTGGATCGTGTTGATGTCCAAAGAAAGCATAATCAAAATTAGTTAATAAATGATCTAAATTAGATCCAAACAACCCATTCATAATAGGATCATTTTTATAATGATCAGCAGTTGTTTGCATCGATGGTGAATGATGAGTAATTAAAATATTGTTGTCATAACCAGCCTTGTCAACATGTTCCACCCATTTAACAAAGTGTTTATGACGTGCAAGTATGTCGGGTACACTAACACGAGCTTCGCCATTAAAAATAACTCGATAGTCATTTATTAATGTAGGTGCGCGTATTAATGTAAATGGATCTTCATTATTATAATCAGTCCATAATGTACCGCCTACAAACAAGTTATTATCGATGACTATATAGTCACCGTTGAGAATATGAAAGTTTTCGTATGGAAGTAATTCTTTCAATGTATCTATTGCTTCGTCAATCGACGAACCATAATATTCATGATTTCCCATAACCATAAGCACATGCTTAAACTTATCAGTAACAGTATCAAAGAAATTTGTAATATCGTCACCATCACTTGTTCTAGTTGATTCTGTAATTCTTTTAAATCTTGATACATTAAGTATATCTCCAGCTAAAATTAGCACATCTGCAGGTTCAATATCGTCTAAGATTAATGGTTCAAATTCAAAATGTAAATCTGATGCATAAGCAATTTTCATATTCTCTCCTACAATCTATAAACAACTCTACCCTTGTTAAGATCGTATGCGCTAACTTCGATCTTAACTTTGTCACCAGCAATAACTCTAATCTTGTGCCGTTTAAGCTTCCCGCTTGTATAGCACACTAATTCATGTTCAGATTGATCTATTTTAACTCTAAACATGTTACCCGGTAACACTTCATTTACTTTTCCTGTAAATTCAATTATATCTTCTTTGCTCATATATCTCCAATGTTAGTATTTGTGAAAGCTGCCTTGAAAGCAATGACGAAGTTCATGTCCAAATGTCCAGTAGTCTGGAGTTCTTGATGTCATAATAAGACATGAATCGCCAAATATTGTAGTAGTCCAAAATGAACACGCTTCGATCGGTTTAGGATAACCACTAAACCCTCGACGTTTACTTTCTTTGTCGCACCCTGCTCTAATATCATCTACTTGAACCCATTTGACAGTTGTTTTATCTGTAAGATTAGTTTTTGCAGAAAACTTATCATATGGTGATTCAGCGGCAGTTGCAGTAATTGCAGTTAAGAACAATGTAGCAAAAAAAGCATGTTTCATAGTAGTTACCCCGTGTGCTGTAAATAAAGTAATATTATAGTACATTTTGTGTGCTACGTCAAACTTTATTTAGCTCTTTTACTTGTGCAATCATATCATTTAATAACACTGGTCTATAGTCATGATGCTCAACACAAACATTAACATATCTAGGATCAGGAACATCACCGTCCATTACTAGGTTACTATGCAAATGACCATGTAGCTGTCCGCTCCATCTATTCAGTTCACTTGGGTGAATTGGAATATGACTCATTAACACATTTTGTTGAACATGGTATGCTCTAATATCTCTAAAGTAAGGAGTATACTCATTAAGTCTAAAGATATCGTGGTTGCCTTTGATAAGAACCATATCTTTACAATGTAATCTTGCTAACGTTGACAACGCTCTGCGATTAATTGCAACATCACCAAGAATGTACAATTTGTCAGTTGGTTTAACAGTTTCGTTGAACCGTTTAATAAGTTCTTCATCCATCTCTTCGTAGTTATCCCACGGACGAACTGGTTTACCAGTTGATGATATAAATTTACAAATTCCAACGTGTCCAAAGTGAGGATCAGACGTTACCCATACATCTTGCATTAGTTCTCCTATACATGCCAAATTTCAGCAAAGCCTTCTTCTTCAGATGGCATTTGAAAAATACTAGTCATCGATGCAATAACTGCATCGGATATGTTTTTGCCTGGACGACTTGCTAATCGTCTTGTAAGTTCATCAGGGTCTGGTGTAGAAAATACTACAGCAATCTTTTTATAACATAGAAACAGTTTTAACTTGTTAGCTCGCGACTTAACTGTTAAATTAGTTTGATCCCATATTGCATCGGTTTCTGCCACATTTGTAGTGATTGCTCGTTTGTTTAATAGTTGAGTTGCAGTTTTAACATAATCATCAAAAACTTCATTGTATGTTTTTCCAACTGACACTGCATACTCCTCTATAAACTTGTCTGAGCTAAGATACACACAATTCTTAGCCCAACTTTGATTGTTAACCCATGTAGACTTACCTGAACCAGGTACACCTACTAACATATAAAGTGTATTCATGTTTATTCCTTATTGTTTTTTTAATTCCCAAGTTTCCATTGCTAGCTTTGTTGTAACAGGAGACTTACCGTGAATAAAATTAAGTTGGTTACCGCTATCACTTACAACAAAGTATAATGGATCAGCATTACCGCCCATTTGGCCAACACACGATGTATTATCAAACACATATAATGTTGAACCTGTTACATCAGGTTGTGCTGGACGTCCGTTACCAGTTGCAGCAAAATACGATCTTACTACAACCATATTAGTATTAGTTACAGTTACCGACATAATTTGACTTTCCATATAACCAATAACCGGGATCTTGTTAATAAATTGTTGTTCAGTATATTGGCCGTAGCCTACATATTTACCAATTATTGTTTTAGGACAAGTTGCATGTGCAGTTAATGTAGTTAATCCAAGTGTTGCTGCTAAAAGTAAACGTTTCATGTGCGCTCCTGTGTAGTTATTAAGTATGCATATATTATATTATTGTACATTGCAATTGTCAATAAATATTTACATGAAACCACGAGATTTAAACATCATACTTAATAGATTAAGACAGTCTGCTAAAAAACGCGGAATTGAATTTAATTTAAAAACTACTGATTTAGACGAAATTGGAATTCCAATCTCATGTCCTATTTTAGGAATACCGTTACATTGGCATAATGGAAAAGCTGAAGACGATTCTTATTCTATTGATAGAATAGATTCAAATAAAGGATATGTGAAAGATAATATACAGTTTATGTCTGTAAAGGCAAATCGCGCCAAAAACAACTTAACAAGCGCAGAACTAAAGTTACTTAGTACATACTATAAATAAAAAAATGCGCTTGTTACAGCGCATTTAAATGTTGTTAAATTATAATTATTTTATATGTGTTTACGTTACGCTTACGGCGCAACATAAAATGCAACATCAGTTGTTTCTAATACAGCGACACCAGTTAACTGGATTGCAAAGTCTGCGACTGTATTGGATGTTGTACTTCCGTATAAAATACTTGTATCAGTATCAAACCAGACTTTATGAGCAGCAGGAGAGTTATCAGAACTGAAACCTAACAAGGTAGTAATACCACTTAGATCAATCTTATCTTTTTGTGAGTGATTAAAATCAGTGATTACATCACGAGTAGCATTAGTATTAGTTGATGTAATTGAATTAGCAAATACAAATGTATCAGAACCTAATCCGCCAGTTAACTTATCTAATATCATAGTACTTGTTAAAATATCGTTAGCTGCTGATGTTTGTTTGCTATATGTAATAAATCCAGTTGATTTTGTTTCAGATTCTGCATATCCTAATTTATCAGTATAAGACACTGTTAAATTGATATAATTATACGAATTTGCATAATCAGCCGGTTTTACTTTATAGGTCATTTTATCGCCTAACGTCTCTCCAGCACTGTTTGTCCATTTATAAGACAACGTTCCTAATCCGTCTGCATCTTTAAGACTAGTTGCTGCAGTTAAGGTGTTACCAACGGTTGTTGCACCATTAATTGATACGGTGCCGGTATGAACGTGATTAAAAATATGAGATGTAGTTGATGTAGTCGGAGTTCCATCTGAATGAACATATAATGCAGTTACTGAAATATCAGTTTTAAGATCGGCTGCAGTTAAAATATAAGACGAATTAGTTGATAACACAGTATTACCACTTTTCCATTCATATGTAAGATTGTATATGCCATTGCTATCTGCAAGTGTTCCCGGAGCAACAGTTAATGTACTACCTGCAGTTTTTTTCCCAGTGATTTTTAATGTTCCTGTCATAGTTTTCCTTATTGGTGTATTTGTTAATAAAAGTGTAGTTGTTCTTTTGTGTCAGGTACAACTACTAAACCCCGTGAGAGCAGCCCATTCCAGTCATTTCGCTTCAGCCGACGCAGAGTACTTAAAGTAAGTGCTGGATCTGCAGAATTGTTAGACCGCGTAGCGATCGTTCATAATTGTTTGTAACATAATTGCTTGTGGAGTAAAGTCATCCATATCAGCTGCAAGTACACTTGTCATAATACTTGGACTAAATCCACTTACTAATGCTGCACCTTTTGCATTATACTTAACTGGCACATTGTCATGTGAGTTTAAGTTCCAAAATACAACTTGTGGTACTGTATACCCTGCATCTTCATACTTACGACGAATCATTTTTATTGCAGAATCATCATGTGTTACACAAGCATCAAATTGCATATCAGATAATATTAAAAGTATCTGTGGCATTTCTTCAACAGGTACATTACCATTAACTGCAACTTCTAAAATCTTAGAAAAAGCTGCATGTAAGTTAGTGCCCATTTGCCAATCACTTTTTGACATCTGCGCATACTTCTCAACTATATTACCTTTTAGTGTAACTAACTCTGGTTTAGAGCTAAATGTTAAGAATGTGTCTTTAAACTTACCAGCATTTTTATCTGCTAAGTATATTCCTAAAGATAATGAAACATCCATACATGTAACAGTTTTGCTTTTACCTGCAGGACAGCCCATAGAACCTGATACATCAACTAATGGTAAAATACTTGCATCACCGACATAGTTAGGTAACGCGTCCCATTGTGCAATAATGTGTTGTTTTTCAAGTAGTGATGGTTGAGACCACCAACCACCTAACCCCTTAACAATTTCATATGGATAGATCGCACCTGCGTTAACTTTAACAGTTGGATCATCACCTTTAACTAATTTAGCAATGTATTCAGCATACTTATCAGTGTGACGAGCAAATGCTTTTTTGTAGCGTGAAGAAGCTACAGATGGAACATGGCTAAAGTTAATAGCGTCCCATTGGTTAGCACACATTTGTGTTTCAACTACTTTAGTAAGTGAAACAAGTGTTTTGCGATAACGTTTTGGAGACCAACCTAAGTAGTTACGTAATTGTACAGCAGTATCTCCTTTACGTGGAATCCATTTAGCAGCAAGTCCATTTTGCGCTTCTAATGCATCTTTAATTAATCCAAATGCATAGTCCTTTAAGTTTTGTGTTTTGAACACAAGTAAGTCATCGTAGCGACCGAGTTCAGGAACTTTAGCTGCAAGTTTTTTAGCAGCATCTGGATCTGAGTTTTCAAGATGTAATAAAATATCTCTAAACAACTGACGTTCACCTGCACCGCCACGTACATCACGTACCCAAGCTGCAATACGTAATGCAAGATCTCTATCTTCTACATAAGCAGCAACAAACTCTGGGGTGATGTTTTTCCCACGTGATGCACCTGCCTTAAAGAAGAGATCAACTAATGCACTTGAGGTTGATTTACGTGCTTTCATACCGTTTTCAGTACGTGCTTCTTGATTTGCTATTGCTTCAATAAATGTTGACATATTATTCTCCTCAGTTTATGTTGTGTTTTGTGCTGTTAATAAACTTATTGTTTATGCTGTGTATTATACACTAAAAAAAGTATTTGTCAACTATTTTTTAGAGAATAAAAAACCGCGTATTAAGCGGTTTATTCTTCTTCAAATTCAAATTCCCAACCTTCTGGCATGTTACTTCCTATCCAGTTAGCTTTTTCTAATGTAATCTCACCGGATGCTAATTTTTGTTGAGTTGTTGCAAAAATTTCTGCAAGATTATCTGGGTCAAGTGTAAAAAATACATCGTCGTCTTTATCGGACATAATATACCTCTATAAATTGTTAGTGGAAGGAATAGCAGGATAGTTTGGGCGTTTAGTTGTTTATTTTACAGTCGAGCATTGCCCCTCGACTGATGCTTGCACAATGACTGCTAGTGCAAGCTAATTAGAAAGCTAGTTCTTAGACCAGCAAATTCTGTTTGCTGAACCTATCCTATTTTTAACGGTATAGTAGTTCTTACTTTTTTTATACTAGGTAAAGAGTCCTAGGGTTGTCTGTGACACCACAGACCAGCCATAGTTGTGTTGCAGTATCTATACCAAACTGTTAACCAACTTTCATTACAAAGTTGATTATAAATCTATTTTTATTAAATCTTGGATTTGATGAAGCATGAAATCTATCTGATTCAAAAATTACTGCTCTGTTTCGTTTAGGTGTGACACGTTGATTAAGTGTTAATTGGGTTGGTGGTTGTCCACTAACTGGATCCCAGAATTCATTAAACAAGAATGTATCGCCGTCTGAATCGTTTACATAGTAAATCATACTGTAATGAGATCCAGTTTTATCATCAGTATGTGGAAAATTATAATGATCAGCTGATGCATTTGATTGTTTTAATAATAAGTTAACTTTAACTCGATCAACAGAACAAATATCTTTTTCAACGTGTTCACCTGCAGTAAATACTACTGCTTTAAGTCTTTCAAAATAATCTTTAAACTTAGATTCTTCAGTATATGACGAATTTAATAATGTACAAACAAACTGTCCATAGTCTTCACAATTGTCATCTATAACAAATGATACATCACCGTATTGATCAGCTGATGATGTTTTTTCTTTGTATTTGTACATTAATTCAGTTTCAAGTTCATACTGAATTTGATTAGCATACATTATTGGTAAAAAATTATCAATTACTTTAATCATTAACCGGTACGTTGAATTAAATGCCAACCAAACTGAGTTTGTACTGGTTTACTAAAGTTACCAATGCCTAACGAAAATGCTGCTTCTTCAAATGGTTGAACCATTTGTCCTCGACCAAATGCGCCTAAGTTTCCACCACTTTGACCACTTGGACATTTACTATTGGTTAATGCTAACGCACCGAAATCTGCACCTTCGTTAACAATTTTATTGTATAAGTCATTTGCTTGTTCTTCAGTTTCTACTAAAATGTGTTTTGCTTGAATTGATGTCATATTATTTCTCTTTAAAATTCGTAATATAAGTTAAAAGTATTAATACCGGTTTCTAATTGATTATTTTGAAAGTCAGTTTTCTCATTATATATAGGAGTTGATGCCATTTCTTGTAATGAGCTAACTTCATATGTCCACCACTTGCTAGTTTGACGATATGGAGTTCCGTAGGAGTCAAATGGAATCTCAATAGTTGATCCGCTGTTTTCGTATGCAAATCTTGGAATTACAAAATAATAAAACTTATCAAAAATTCTATCATAAACTTGTACACGTAATCCGCCAGTTTTATTTTTAAAAGAACTTATAGGAGCACTATAAGTAGTATTAAAGTTTCGACGTCTAACTGTAACCATTTTGCAATCAGAACCATCGGATAAATCTGCAAAATCTTTTGATATTACAGTTTGTCCTCCAAGATTTGCTACTGCATATTCTAATGCAGTTGATACTTGAATTAACCCGTAACTTTGCAAAATACCAAAAGTTTTTTTGCACATTTCTTCCCACTGTGGAAGAAACTCTTTAATATTATCAAGATGTGCATTTTCTAACTCAAGATTTTCTAACTTATTTGCCATATGTTGCCTATATGTAATAGTTAATTGGAGCGGGAGACTAGTGTTATCTAGTATCCCTAAGTTATGTATAAATAATAGCATGAATCTATTATTTTGTCAATGCTGTAATGCATCTTTTATTCCAAAAGCAGGATCTCTTGGAAAGTTTTGTTCTTTATCATGCTCGTCTCGGCATAATAACAAACTTAGTACTGAAAAGAAAATTTCTAAATACATGTTAAATCCTCTAGCATGCAACTGTTGTAATAAATCGTTAGCATATGAAAAACGTAAAAATAAATTTTGTTCTAATCGATGCGCTGCTATAGTTTCTAATAAGGTTGAACGAAAACGTGGACCAACACCTAAAGAAAAACTACTATATTCAAAAGTAAAATTTTATTTATGTACACATACTAACAAGTGGTATGTAAATCGAAATCCTAACGGTACTGTGCGTCGTTCATCGCCATATATTAAATCCGAAAAAGAAAAATATTACGCTGCATCAAGATTTAAATTTAACGTGTATCACTTTCCTAACGAGTTTAATTTGTCTTTAATCGAAACTCACGGGTGGTATACGTGCCCAGGTAAAAAACGATCAACCTTCCCTAAAAACTTATTAGGTGTAAGCAGAGATCACATTATATCAGTTAGCTACGGATTTGCAAATAATATCGATCCTGCTATTATATCGCATCCTGCTAATTGTAGAATTGTTCTACAATCAGATAATAAGAAAAAACATTCTACTTGTGATATAACTTTATCTGAACTATTACAAAAAATTATTATATGGGATCAAAAATACAGTGAGCGACGTACCGGGCTCGAACCGGTCTTGTTCTAACTTGGAAGGATAGTGCCATACCTACTAGGCGAACGTCGCTCACTGTACTCTTTTTCTAAAATAACTGGATGCATTTTAAATTTCATGGAAAGAAAGTTTAAAGTTGCAGTTAGCATCCAAAACTGTTGTATGCAAATACTATAACTGAATGCATTAAATTCACCATTGAAAGTAATAATTGCTGTTAGCATTCAAAAACTATAGTATTCGCGTACTATGTTGGTCGGGATAACACGATTCGAACATGCGACCTGACCGCCCCAAACGGCCCGCTCTACCAAACTGAGCTACATCCCGGTAATTTGTTTAAACTGTTGTTTAACTAATGCGTGTATTATACATTGTTTTATGTATTTGTCAACTATTAATTAAACCTTTTTGTATTTGGAGCCAGGTAGGAGACTCGAACTCCTGATGGGTTTCCCCGACGGATTACAAATCCGTTGCAATGGCCACTATGCGAACCTGGCAAATATAACTATTACTAAAACACTTGATATTTAGTGCTTTAGTAATAGCTATCATTTAAAAATGACAACTACTACACTTTCGTTAATGGAGAAAGTTTTCTGTTGTTTAATGGTGTGCTTTTACGCTAAAGACCTGTCTGCGACATCCTAATTAACTCTCGGACATGTTAAGTTTAACTATTAGGAAAAACATCCTTAACATTAGGGGGTACCTCCCTCATCCGTTTAATATAGCAATCACTTTAGACTCGTAACAGCCATTAAGGCATATTGCCGGACTCTATATTAACGCAGTTACATACACTTACAGGTTGCTTTCGCACTGCCGTAAGTTTAAGTATCACTTTAGCAAAGTTTGCGGGTCACTCTTTAAATGATGGCTGCTTATAAGCCTACATCCCAATAAACTTATGTTAATGCAATCAATCTATCAATGTTTTGTTCCATTAATAGCTTGATTCTATCTTTATCAAAATTGTTATTTTGTAAACAGTTTTGATGTTGTAATCTAAACAAAGTTTCTTTTGCTTCGTCATATATTGATAATGCCCATATCTGCGTACCACAAAACCCACTTGCAGCTAACTTGATCATTTGCCATCCGTCACCTTTGATAAACGAATGTTTTCGTTCAAGTTCAGGACCAACATATTTTCTTAGAAACTCATGTGTATCTGATATTCTATTTTCATAGTCTTCATTATACATTACATTTCCATATATTACTAACATTAGAAACCTTTGTTTAAATTGTTAAATGGGGTAACTGCCTTTACGGTAGCATCCTTATTTGTTATATGTTATTTTTCTACCTTTATACCATCCTTCTGGAATATTAGTAGTTTTAGGAATGGATTTATTTTCAATTCCGTTTGTAATCCACATTTTACCATATTGAGAATTTTTATTTCCTTTTTGATGAATAGAACTTTTTTCACCAATAAGTTTCTTAGTATGTTCAGAATGTGTTTTACCATTAAATGTACCAGACCTACCTTTTAATGAATCTGATATTTTTTTAGATATTAACGCAGCAAAAACTGGATCTTCTTTTTTGCGATTTTCAAGAGTAATTTTCCCTCGTGCAAAGTTATCTTTTACATTAGAAGTATATCCATTATTTCCATACAAATTCTTTTTATTGTTGTTTATATAATCAAAGCCGCCACGACCGCCTATTTTAATATTATAAGTTCTAGTACTAGCAACAAATGATTCGTTTACTATTTCAGCTTCTTTATCATACATTTCTTTTGAATTATTAAAAACATGCAATATTTGTTTACTAAACTTTTCAATACCGTATTTTATTTTAGCTCGATTTAAAATCTTACCTGATCCCATATAATCATCATTTATGTCTAATGTTTTATGACAACCTATATAGATTTTATTATTAATGATATTTGTAATTTTGTATATTATGTAATAAGTCATGCATTTAGTGTTAGTAAGGTGTTAACACCTTACTAATCCAATTATTCTTTTAGGATAATGATTTAACGTGCGGAACTTTTATAAAGCATCCTAAACCACACAAACATACTAATTGGCGTCGCTACGGGGAATTGAACCCCGGTTGCAAGGATGAAAACCTTGTGTCCTAACCACTAGACGATAGCGACATATATTGGTGGAGATCCCTGGATTCGAACCAGGTGCCCAGAGGGCATGGATTTACAGTCCACTGCAGTCGCCAATGCCGCTCGACCTCCGACGTTCTTTATTTATACAAGTTCTGCATGATTAGTTGTAGTTGTGACTAAATCTAACACACCTATTTTTTTAGCACGATTTTCTAAAAGTACAATTCTGTTACGAATTTTATTTTTATCACGTCCACGACCTGCTTTTTCAAGTGCTGTCTTAGCTTGAGCTAAGTTTAGCAATTTAAGTCTAGGTCTGCCATTACGTGTTACTTTTGGATCTGCAGTTCTATTTGCTTTACTGATGTTCGCCATCTTGTGTTCCTTTATCTAAATTTTCGTTATTAGCATGACTGCCGTGTGAGTTTGAAATGATTTCTGTTTTGGGTTCTTCTTTCTTACCAAAAATCTTATCCCAGTTATCATCAAACTGAGATTTGCTAACGCTTAATGGTCTTGCTCTACTGCCTTTACCTGCCATAATAATCTCCTTTTGTTATATTAGAACACACTACAATAACGGAGTCGAACCGTATACTAAATTGCGATTTAGTAGTGAACCGCACTACGTTGATCAGACGCTGTAGTATGCTTTAATATAACAACTTTAACAGAATAGCTTGCTCACCATTGAGCATTATCGCTAAGATAGCAATAATGGAATCGAACCATTAAATAATTTGCTGTGACTATTCTAAAATTAACAGGATAGAATTTACTTTTAGATTAAGAGTCCAATGTAAATTGTTGCTGTTACTATCCTAAAACTGTTAAGTCCAAACCAATCTTGCTATTGTAGCTTGCTTTGGATCTTTAAATTGAAATATTATTATGTGAGTAGTGTCTGTTCGTCCACAATGATATTTATAATCAACTTCGTGTACTAAATTGCGTTCCTTGCACCATTTTGATATTTCAAATGCTCTTTTTACATCCCCTGTAAATGTAGCAAATCCTTCTGCATGTGCGTAATCTGTATTCATAGTTACCTTATGTGTTTATCAGAATGCATTTTATTTACCAGTGCGTCTACTCTTTCGCCAAATGCAATATTGCATTGCAGGACTTGCACCTGCACATCGTTAGATACCGGTTTCCATTAAATTATGATGCAGTTAGCATTCTAAATATAGCAGGATCCGTTTAATATACGCGCTCTAACCGTTAAGCTAACTGTTATTACTAACAGTGTAGGATTCGAACCTACATCACGTGCTTCAAATGCAAATTATTTTATGCTGTTTAGATCCTAAAACTTTTAAAACTTATTAAAAAGAACCTTGTAAAGTTTTGGTTTCATCGAGCTGATGCGGTCAACGTTTTACAGACGCCCTTTACTAGTTCCGCCAACATGACTACCATAGTAACTAGAATCAAAGCACTGTAATTGCCTGAAACTCTCACTCATTACAACTTGCAGTCTATAACTACCCACTGTGCCCCTTCCGGAGAACACGTTGTGCTTGCTTGCGCAAAAGTTTTTTCAGTAGTTGGGTTCTTTTTAATAAACTTTTTAACAGGTTCCACATAGTGTTACAAATATGTACGGAACATCTTTTCCGCACTTCTGCAATGTATTGCTGTAGGAAACCTAAAAAACTATTTAACAGAATGTATTTTAGTCATATTCAAAAATGATGTTAAGTTGCTGTTAACATTCTAAAACTATTGTACTACGTAACTAACTGCTTGTCAACACTTTTTTTTTAATTTTTTTAAGGAGTTTTAACAGGTTTCACAATTTTGATCAATTACTCTACCAACTGAGCTAATGTTACAAGTAACATGCAGGAATCGAACCTGCGACACACTGAGATATTAAATTGTTGCTGTAGGAAACCTATTTTCTTTTTGCTAATCTCTTAGGATAGCTAATACTTCATCTTCACGCATAATGATAACTTCATCATCATGTAATTTAATAGGCTCTCCAGCGTGCTTTCCGTATAACACTTTATCGCCAATTGCAACTTTTATTTCTCGGAACTGACCATTATCCATATGTTTCCCTGTTCCTATTGCTAGTACTGTTCCAATTACAGATTTCTCTTTTGAAACAGGTGCAATTAAAATACCACCTTCCGTTATACTTTCTGCAGGATCTTGTCTTACAACAATACGATCGTGCAAAGGAATTACGTTTTCTTGTGTTACTGCCATGTTGTGTACCTTTGTTGTTTAGTATGTGCATATTATACACTAATAAAATTGTTTGTCAAGTGTTTTTTATTCTTTTGGATATAACATTTCACCAATAAGTAAACAACCAAACGATAATATTAAGTAATCAATAGGTGACAACAGGTATCCACTATCATGTATATACATTAATAAAGTTACATAAAACAATATACCTGCTGCTAACCCTTTATTGATCATTTCTTTAACTCATCCAGTCTTTGTATCTCCTTGAAAGCTGCAACTGTTTTAGTAATTGCAATTCCAAATAAAGTTCCTACTGCTAACGCTATCGGTACTAGTGGCATTATTTTTCTCCTTTTAGTAAATTATATAGTATTTCAAATGGATAATATATTCCAAATGCTATAATTAAAAAGAGTGATAGTGGCCAACAAAAGAATCCTATCACAATAAAGTAGTTGCGAAACGGACTATGCTTAACAACTGGTGCATTTGATAAAATTGTAGCACACCCGGCCCCTAATATTAAGTATGAAATACTTAGCATTCCTATCACAATTACATCTGTTGATACCATTACTTAACATCTCCACATTACTACTGGCCAAAAGACCATGCGGTGTGTCCATGACACTAAACTTCCAGCATCATCACTGTTATCAAATGACAACGTTGCAAAAAGTGCACCTGCTATGTAGTACGCTATTGCTATCATTATTAAAAATTCCATTACATTTCCTCTTGGGCTAAAAACCATGTACGTGCTACATATTTAACTCTTGTTATTACATCTTTGATTTCTAGATGGCTAGCAACAAGTGTATCAGTTTCTTCTTTAACAACATCGTCTGCAATCCATTTTAAGAATACAGGAGTGCTTTTAGGTTCAATACTGATGTTGTTTACTTTTAAGTATTCTAAACCTTGAGTAAGTCTAGATTCAGTAACTACTGTATCAGCAAACTCGTTAATGGAGTTAACTTTTTCTACATCAACACTTGCTAGTGTTTTAACTTTAGATGAACTGTGTTTTTCACCTTTAACTTTAAACATAAATCGTGATTGTTCATAACCAGGAGTAACACATTTCCAAACAATACCTTCACCTACACCTTCAACACCAAAGTGTTGAGCAATTGGACATTGTTGTTCTACTGCAACAGTAAGATCCGCAAGCTTGTTTTGCGCAAGCTCAGGTTCGTTAAAGTTGATATCCATTGTGTATGTTTGGAAGTCATAAATTGTAAATAAATTTTCAGGCCATGCTTCGGTATTAAAACCTGCAATTTCTTTAGCATACGCAATAGTATGCTTAAACTCAGTTGGAGTAAAATAAACGCGTTGAACATCTTCGTCTTCATTTTTACCAGCTGACCATGCAACAATGCCAAAGATAATAAACATTTTAGGAACATTACTAATTCCTACACCTTTTTGAACACCTTGCCCGCACCATTCGCCAAAGATAGAATAATGTGTTAAGTTGTAATCAACTTTGTGATGTGCAGCTGAAGTTAATAAGTTAATAAACGTTTCTTTATGTTGTTGTGCATATTTTGCCCAACCATAATTGTCATCATCTATTGTTAAAATACGTTCACGTGATTGCGCCCAAAATTCATTATATTTAGGAAACTCGCAAGCAACGCTAGCATTAGTGCCATGTGCCTTAACAGAACCTTCAAACGTTAAAGTTGGCATAGGTGCAAATGGATCAAAGGTTGGTGCACCATTGTCATCTAACCCTTTAAAGGTAGCACGACTTTTAACTTCTCTAACTACTTGTCTAAATTGATTAATGCTGGGCCATGATTTGTGTACTTGTTTTGACATTGCGTACTCCTGTGTTAGTTAAATAAAAATATATTATATAATAAGTGTTAGCACTTGTCAAACTTTATTAACAAGTAATTGTGCCGCATCACTTTTCCTTAGTGTTAATGAAAACCCACGTAGCTTAATTTCAATCGGATCTCCTAATGGCGCAACTCTAACTACTTGTACTTCTGTATTACGAGTAAGTCCCATGGCTAGTAGTTGCTTACGAGATGTTTTGCCTACATATCCAGTAACAACACCAACTTCATTAACCTTTAAGAGATCTAGTGTCATTAGTGTAATTGTGAAATACGTGTTTCGTTAATGTTAATATGTTCTAGATTGTCAAAGTATCCAGTCCATGGCAGATAGCTAAAGTTAATAGATTGGCCATCTGAAGTATGTAAATACATTTTAATTTTCCCATGGGAGGTACCTTCATCTGGAATAAACTCATAAGTAACATTGTGCGGCTGATTAACTTCGCTAATAAGTTTTTCAGCTTGGTACTTAGTTATGCGCCATGCAGATACAATTTTATCATAATATCCCGAAGCTTCTAAAAACGATTCTAATTCAGCTGCTGATTTATAATCTTTAAATACAGCAATTGGTTCAGATGAACCGCAATGTGCTGATCCAAATGAATTTCCAGTGGACCACTCAACCCATACTACAATCACGTCATCGCCTGCTCTAACATCTAATGTTGTAACGATGTCCGGCATATGATCAGTAAGTTTTACAGTAGATAACATGTTTATATAAGATTCACTCCACTCACCAAATTCTTCTTCAGACTGATAATGGTTAGTACAAGTTCTGTTAATCTCAATACTTAAACCAATATTAACTGGTTTGTCTTCAATTTTATGAATATCATAATCATCTAATGATGGATCAATATATTCTTCGTGTTCGCCTGTGTACGCTGTCATACTTGCCTCTCTATAAAATTGTGTTGTGGTATTGAAAACCAATCTTTGCTGCAATAGCATTTTGGATTTATAGTTTGTCCTTGTGTTGGTATCGGCTGATTTGGCATATAATCAAATGCATCTCCGTACTGGTCTGAAAAACCTAACTCTCTATTAGTAATTGCAACTAAATGTCCTGAAGGACAAAATATAAAAGTACTACGAGGAACATATTTCATTCAAGTCTCACAATAACTACATCTCTATCAATTGACCATTCAGAAAGAATTCGCATTATCTTAATTGGATCGCCACCTGCTAATCCGCAACCTATCATTGGAAATCCAAACTTAGTTTCTTTAGGAAAGTGTTTTCCTATATTATGTAATACATCTTCAAATGCTTGGTAATCAAATGGGGGACCAAATTTTTGTCCGTAATGATACTGTGTATAAGCATTAACTACTTTACAACAAGGAGTTTCTGCAACAGTGAATGTTCCGAGCTTGGCTTTGTCAGCCATGTTAGTAGCACGATCAACTTCTGCAACTTGTGGCCATCGTATTGCAAGTTGTTTAGCAATACCTGCGCCCATTGTATTAAAACAATTACAACCATGCACAATAACATCAAATCGTTCTTGCAATGCTAGTTGTATTAAATCGCCATTTATTACTCTCATAATTCCTCACATACATAAAAAGATTCAGGGGAATCAACTTCCCCTTCATTGTCCTCTAAGTAAAAATCATATAAGTCATATTCTAATTCCGGAATATGTTCTTTCTTAGGTTGATGTACTCCTCCTTTACCTAATATAGGCGCAGGATTATGTCCTCTTATGTAATGCGCTTTCATGATAACTCCTTATGTAAATAATATTTTTGCGTATTATATAATGTACTTATAATAAAGTCAAGGTTTAAGTTTGCAATTATTTCCGTGATATCGTTTCATGCCATTAGATTTTCCTAATTTATTGCAATAAGGGCATATAATTATCTCCATCGGCGATGTTTGAAAAACTTTACCTTTTCTTACAGCACTCATTTTATTGCGAGTCTCTATAGATGGAGATTTGCCTTTATTAGGAGGTATCCTTCCTTTATTTGAATTGCTGATTTTAGATTTGTGTTCTTCTGATAAAGGTTTTCCTTTTTTAGCTACAGATAATTTAGATTTATACTCTATAGACATGTTTTCTTTAGCTTTACTAATTTTACTTCGAGTTTCGGATGTATGAGTTTTTCCTGTATTTGCTATAGCAATTTTAGATTTGTGTTCTTCTGATAAAGGTTTTCCTTTATGCATTACACTAACTGCTTTAGCAAATTCTTTTCTAATCCAACCATAACTTTTATTAGTAGCGCGACCAACTGACATCATATGTGCTGCTTTAATTAATTTATGATTATTTGGATATATCTTTATAAGTACTTGATGTGCTACATAATGAGCTTCAGGTGTTAACTTTACTATATTAGTTGCATGATTAGTACCTCCCATACATTTGGGAATGATATGATGCTTTTCTGTATAATCTGCAATCATATCTTTTGCAGTTAATTGTTCGTATATTTTTTGATAATTCATTTAAATTCCATTTAAGTATAAAAGGCTAAAGCCTAAAACATTCAAAGCTCATATTCACTAACGTTCATATTCACTTATCATGTTTTTATTTTATTTCTTTTTTAATAATGAATAATTATGAATGCTTTTTATATTCATGTAGATTCTTTGTGTCAATATGATACCTAAAACCGGTATCATAAGAAAGGTTTTCATGTGAGTTCCTCTTAGCCTTTTTTTAGATAACGGGTATTTTGTTGTGAATTCTGTTGTTTGGCTCTGTCCTTACCATTCCCGCGACTATTTTTAAGAGCACCTCGTATCATTGTGCTCATACAACATTTAATGAATTCTGTGAATATAACATTCACAACTAATATCACTATTAGTTAACCTATTCCAACTACACTAACGTTATCAGTCAAAGGACTGTCGTTTTAAGGCATCTCTAAGAGGTAGAGTGTAGAGGCCTGACTATAGCAATCAGAACTAGCTACCATCACACATCAGAATGGATTCACTAACGGTATTACGATTGGCCCGTCAACCTTAAGCTATAATTTCAACTAGTATACACTCACTGTTTTCAAAAGTCATCTTTCATTTTACCAAACGATAAATATATTACTATGAAAATACATGAATTATTAGAAAACCACCATGGCTCGTTAGCACGGGATAACGGTGATGTAATCACAATCGGTGATGCAAGAATTGATATCGATACTAAAGCACAGTTTTCACCAAGACCACAATCTGTTATTGAATTCTTAGTTCCTAAAGAATTACGCGGACAAGGAATCGGAACACAGTTACTAACAAAAGCTGTAGCAAAGTATCCAATGTTAGGCGGACAAGTAAGCTCTATAGCATCGTTAAAAGTATTTTGGAATTTAGGGTTTAGAAATCCAAGAATGCCAGAAGCATCGTTTCAAGATCATGCTGATAGAATGAATGAATACAGTTCAGTGTTTATGGCACGTACTAACGAACACGGAGTTCCATATGAAAATACATGAAATAATCTCTGAAGAAATTAAAACAAGACTTGATGCCAAATGCTGGAAAGGCAAACATAAAGAAGGTACTAAAGTAAAAGGTGGTACTAGAGTTAACAACTGTGTGCCAAATGAATCAGTAGATGAAGCAGCAGCATGGCAAAAGAAATCAGGAAAGAACAAAAACGGTGGATTGAATGCTAAAGGTGTTGCTAGTTATCGTAAAGAACATCCTGGAAGTAAATTACAAACTGCAGTAACTACTAAACCGAGTAAACTTAAACCTGGAAGTAAAGATGCAAAACGCCGTAAAAGTTTTTGTGCAAGAATGGGCGGTATGGAAGGACCTATGAAAGACGAAAAAGGCAAACCAACTAGAAAAGCATTAGCATTGAGAAAATGGAATTGCTAAATTAAAATTATGAAAATACAAGAAATTATAAGCGAAGCAATATCAGGTGCTCACTGGATACACGGATTGCACAATGGGTTAAATGATATTTTAGAACAACCGTTAGGACTTACATTTAACTTAGAAACTATAAATGGATTTAATGCCATTGCAGTATACCTTAAAGATATGTCCGACGGCAGGATATGTAGTTTTTATGAGAAAATGCAACCTAGTGATATTATTTACATGTTAGAAGAGATAGTAAAGATAGCACATTATGTTATACAGCAGAAATATGCTAAAGTGTGCGCGGATGTAAGTGGAACAAACTTTTCTCATATTCAAATTCTACCTCAGTCTAATAATCCAGGAGCCCTCGCCTCGGCTGGTTATGACTATGTAACATTCTATGAAACTGATAAGAATGCTTTCCAACATCGAGATATAGATATGCTAAAAGACTTGTTATATAGTACAGAAGCAATGACTGATGTTAACAGAGGATGGAGTAATGCTGAACAAAAGAATCTATATGTGCCTGTGATAACTGATATGTTTCAAATCGAACCTGCATTTAGAAATTTGAAACTAGGTGATTTTAGTTTAGCTGAATTCTTCTTAGACACTAAAAACATAGATACTATGGTTCACGAATTAGTACATATTAGACAACACGCACCTCAATCTAGATATAAAACTAAACGAGTATTTGATAAAGATACTAAACAGCACAAATTGGTTACTAAACAAGGCACTGAATTTAGAAGTAAAGTAGAGCCAAATCAAGAAAAGTTTTATAATGCAATTAGAGATTTAGATAAGTCGCCTGAAAACTATAAAATATATAGTTCGTCGTTACAAGAAATACCAGCACATGCGCATGATGCAGCAGTTAGCGTTATACGTCATTTAGATTTTGCATGGGGCGGTTCGGTTGATGAATATGGCAGAGACGTGTCACATTTAAAATCTCAAGTAAAAGCACTTAAATTGATTATTGCTAATTTGTCTAATGGACCAACCGCGTTAAAAGATGTTTATGGTCACCCGATTAAAATTAGAAGATTTGAATATTTCAGTAAGACATTTAATCATCCTAACGATAAAAAGTTATATCCGGTATATAAAAAATTTGTAAAAATAATGAGTCAAGAATTAATCAATTATTACAATTATTGGAATGAAAAACTTATTAACCTTAGTAAATCAAATGGTCAATAAAAAAGCTGCCCTAAGGCAGCTTTAGTTGTATTTTGGTTAATAAGGCATACATGCCCCAGAGGGGTAGGTTATTAAGCTACCATGTCAGCTGCTTCCAAAGAGAAGTCAACTGTCATATACTCGAATTTAGATGCTTTTGCGTCTATAAGTTTTGCGCTGTTTAGGACAGTCACCTCACCTGTTGCCGTCTCCATTATCTCACCAAGTCGAATCCAATTCATCCCCATTATAAAACACACTATCACTTCCCATTTGAGGGGCAGGAAGTCTACGGCTGTTGCCCCACTCCGATACCTCTAATGTGTTTTATGGTGGAGATGTGGGGTTTCGAACCCCAGTGTTTGATGCCGTCACTTTGAAGGAATTACAACAATAATAAACACACTAAAATATTTAATGTGCTTATTATTGTTAACTTGTGCATATTATAACATAAAAATAATATTTGTCAAGTGTTAATGATAAATAAAAATGTAGTTCACGATGCGCTAACATCTAACTACTCTAAACATTTTTAACTTTTAAGGAACAACAATGTCCAGCAACATTATTTATACCAAACCAATCTGCGCCTGTATTATTTGTAAAAAAGAATTTTCTATTTACGGAATTCATACACATTTTGAACGTGCGCACGGAACACCTGAACAAAAACAAAAATATCCATCTGGTAATCATGGAAGATATAATGATGAATCATATCTTCAAAAAATAAAAACCCCTCGGCATGTAATTACTGATACATGTAAACAGTGTGGTAACACATTTACTTATGAAAAATTAGTGTCTAATACATATAAGAAAGGTTGTAGTAAATCCTGCATAACAAGTTTAAATAATAAAGCAAGAATTAACAATGGGTTTGTGCAACCTAAACATTCTTCCGAAGCAAGAAAACAAGCCTCAGAACGATCAAAAGCATTATGGCAAAATTCTGAATACGCTAAAAAAGTAATGTCGCAATCAAAACGATTTACATCAAAAAATGAAGTCTTAATAAGAGATCATTTTATAAACACTCATCCAGAAGATGAATGGACATTTGGCGGCGGCTTAAAACATAATGGAGAAACAATTGTACGTGATTTATTTTCTAAAAAATTAAAGATATGTTTTGAATATGACGGCATATGGCATTTTAAAGAAGTGCATGGCCAACTTGCTCGTAAGCAGTTAAAGGATAAGTTATTAGAGGAATGGTGTATTGAAAATAAATATTCTCTAATAAGACTTGATGAAAATAAGTTCAACAGTAGTTCAATTGCTGAACTAACTAAAATATTTTATTCATTAGATAAACCTACAATTTTAAAAATTGGTGATAGGTACTAATTACTCCCATCTTAAAACAAACCATGCATGATTAGATTTAACTTGGAATACATGTACGCCAGTGCTACAATATTGTAATAAGAATTCTTTACATTTATTCCTTAACATCCAAGTTAACACTTCATTGTAATCGTCAGATGTATTACACCTGTATACAGGATAGTTATTCCAACCTGGATAAGTTGTTCTTGTTACTTGTTTCTTCATGTTACCTCAGTTAAATGCTTAATAAGAACCAGGCTAAATCTTTTTCAGATTCAAATGTTATGTGACCAAAACCTACATCCATGTTAAGATCACCTTTAAACTTATCTTTAACAAAATTTTTTGTTCTAGGTACTGATGTAACATTTTCAGGTAAGTAAACCTTATCGTGTGTTGCAATATATTGCCATTGTTTAAATGTTAGTTTATGTACTATCAAAATATCTCCCCCGCCCATAGCAAAGTAAATACAAAGAAATCATCTTTATCCATATACCAATAACCAGATTGGTCACGACTTGTTTCATTGGTTATAACAAACTTTGCTGATGTGTAGCCTTGCTGTCTCATAAATTCGTCACACAGCAATTTAGCATCAGGATCTCTGCTCCATAATTCATAAAACTCAGGATAATTATCGTATAAATCTTTTATCTTCATTTAACCCCACTTCAACACAAACCAGTTACGATCTTTCTCTTCTTTAAATTGAATAGTGTAATATAGCATAAACCATCTGCTGTTACTTGTTAATCCAGCAGATGGTCCAAACGTTTCAGTACACCATTCGTTAACTTCTACCTTACTTACACTGTGAGGCAGCCGTGCAGCATACCGTAACCCGCTCATTACGAAACAGTAAGATACTTAATCTGGAACATCATAAAGCGTTTTTTGTCACTAACATCATAGTTCATAGTGTAGTAACCATCGTCATTTTTTAACATGATAACGCCGTACACTTTATCAATCCAATCTTGGAATGGCATTTGGGTAACTGCTTCAGATGCTAAAAACTCTTCTCTTGAATTACGTAACGCATTGCGATAACGATCACGGTGTTCAGTAGTTAGTTCTTCTTTTTTAGTTACAACTGGTTCTTGTTCAAGTAATAAAGACATATAGTTCTCCTATAAAATTAAAAAAAAGTAAAATAGCAACACACTAATGAATAATATATTAAGCTACAGATATGTAGCGGTTTGGTGTTCAATCTTGAGCAAATGTTATACAATGCTTTAAGTGTGTTGCGTATGTTGTATATTATAGCAGTATTTTAAATAATGTCAAACTTTATTAAACCTGTATTTAAATAAATACAATATACAGAGGAGTGCAAGGATGCATGAAGTATTTAAACTTATAGGTGAGTTAGGCTTTCCTATCGCAGTAGCATTTGCTGGTGGGTATTTCGTATACCTAACCATTAAGCTATTGTTAGGTGGAGTGTTAGGAAGTATCAAAGGAATGGCTGGAATCATTGTAGCATTAGATAACCGCGTTAAGACAATGAATCATGACGTCATCCGCATCGACACGATTGTATCAAATGCATTAGGGTTAAAACCAGATGTAGAACGTATATCGCGTGCTGATGGGAAAAATGATGCTCGTCGGGACTAAAAGGAATTAGTATGCATTATTTAGATTATGTGTGGCAGTTATTTGAATTTGGAATGATCTTAGATGAAGAAATTGATCTTGATAGTTTAGGATGGGAAGATGGTTCTTATTTTAGATTAGACCGTACAACTGATGGTAGTCGTCCAGTTTTAAGAAAAGTTAAAGTAATTAAAAAATATACCCCGGGGGAAGAGAATGGATCCGAGTGAATTAGCTGGAGTTGTAAATAAGTACGGTTTTCCTATTGTTATGGCAGTCGGAATGGGACTAATTATAAAATACGTGTGGGAATGGGCAACTAAAGAAGTTAAGCCGGTTATTAGTGAAGCTAATACTGTATTAATTGCTCTTATTGATCGTATTCGTATGTTAGATAATGATTTAATTAGATTAACTCAAAAGGTAAATACCGTATTACATTTACGTGGTAAGATTATTGAAAGTGATCGTGTACTTGAACAAGTTAAAGTAGAGCGTGAAGCATCTAAACAATTTGACAAAGCTGTTCGTATGGACGATCCTAAACCGCCAAAGAAAAAAGCAAAATCTGAAGATGATAATACTGCAGCAGCTGGAGAAAGTTAATAATGAGAGTAAGTGAGATATTAGAAGGTATTGAGTTAGATGAAGCAAGAATACCTACTAGTAAAGAATTAAAAAGTGCGTTAATAAAGAAAGGATACACACCGAGTGAAGGTGGAGAACATATGAAGTTTCATGCACCTGATAAATCTCATCATATATCAATGCCTCGCGGGCCAAAACCATTAAGTATTGGCCTTGCAAGGTCTGTTATGAAAAAAGCTGGAATTACTGACGCTGATTTATAGCTTACTTTTCGTAAGCTATAAATTCTCCTTGCCACGAATCACCTAAGTCTTGTTGTTTCATAAACTCACAACGTTCAATCCACATTTTATAGTACTTGTCCATCTGTCCGCCAAAACTACCTTTCATTGTTTTACAAATAGCAGCAGCATCATCAAATCTTTTTAGTTTGTATAAAATATGCATCATATCATGTTGATCTTTATCTGCACTGTAGTCGGCACCTTTAGTACGTAATGCAGTATAGATTAAATCTGCAACAGTTTTACCTTTTGGTTGTAAGTTGTCTAACATTAAGTAGAAGAAATCATCTTTAGTTCTATTATATGTTTCTGCACCTATAATACACAGTACACCATATGCTTTACAACGTGCTTCTAAACGAGCAGCAGTTGAAACCATATCGCCTAAGATATCATAACTGTGTCTATCAGTAGAACCCATCTCTCCAATAAAGCCAATACCACTGTTACAACCCCAACCCATTGCTGCTGGAGGTAAACCTTGAGCTTCCATGATCTTAGTATATTCGTCTACTGCGTCTAACATTTGTAAACCAACTTTAACAATAGTACGAGCATGATAGTCGTCATCAATAGGAGCACCGTGTATATGCATAGATGCATCGCCTACGTATTTAATAACCATACCGTTGTTATCCATAATTGGTCTACTAATGCTATCCATGTATCCGTTCATGTATTTGCCAAGTCCTGCAACATCATCACCGTAGTGTTCACCAATTGGCGTAAAGCCGCGTAAATCAGAAAATAGCACCGATACATCTTTACGCACACCACGTTTAATTAGTTCTGGATCTTTTTGTAGCATTTCGACTACTTCTTTAGAGCAGTAACCTGCAAATTGTTTTTTGATAGCTAGTTTTTGTGTTAGTTCAGAAACAAACTTAACAGTATAAGCATGAGCATACACAAGGCCAAATCCAGACACAACAAACGTTGCATCCAGTAAAATGCTATAATTGGTGAAAACATAGCTAGCAGCATAAGGAATGCCGCCGATAAACATAATAATAGGAATAAAGCCATAACGCCACCTCGTTAAAAATATAGAACCTATTGCTAATACAATAAATGCTAATAGTTCTGCACCGTCTGCATAGTCTGGTCTAACAATGTTAGTACCAGATACTAGTGTATCTAATACAGCACTTTGAAGTTCATGAGGAAACCGTTCCCCTGTAGCTGTTGCCACTGGGTTGTTGAGTCCTCTTGCGGTAAGACCAACAATAACGATTCGTCCCTCAAAGGAGTCTGGAAGACTAGTGATTGAATAGCTTGTGGGCTTATGTGACCAGTCAATCCAAATTCTACTGTACGGGTCGGTTGCAATTTTTCCAAACTTAGGAATTCTGACAGCTTCAACTCCAAGCTCTGAGATTTTAACTTGGAAACTTGGATCTCCACTCGCGACTCGTAAAGTGTCAAGTCCAAGTGACGGGTATAACTTTCCTTTTGATGATACAACCATTGGCATTCTTCGTACAACGCCATCGAGTTCTGGGAAAGTGTTAACAATACCAGCACCTGCAGTAACATCGTTAAGTTGTTTAGTATTTGCTTGTATGTTTTCATAATTTACAGTAAATGGTTGATCTTCATTTCCTATTACACTAACACCTGGGCGAAATGCAATAGTATCTAATTTTACAGGTTCGTTAGTTGCGGTCTGCGGTAGTACAACAGGAGAAATTGAAATAACGTTAGCTAAGTCTGCATCTCTTTTAAATCTATCTGCATCTGGCATAAAGATATTAAACACTACTAATCCTGCACCTCTAGCATATAAGTCTTCAATTATCTGTGCGTATATGTCGCGAGAGAACGGAAATTGCCCATACTTCTCTAATGCAGCATCGTCAATGTTTACTGTAGTAACTGATGAGTCTTGTATTGGTTTACTTGTAATTAATGTATCAAAGTATCTTAGTCGCATACTTTCTACAAATGACGGATCTGCTATACGTACACCCGCTACTAACATAACTGTTAGTAGCGCAGTCCAGGGGTTTAATAATATTTTTTTAATCATTTTATTTTTGGCACCAAGTTGTCTTTAAATATTTCCCAACAATTTTCCCAAGTCCATCTAAATGAACTTATATATACACGGTGTCTATCAAGTTTTAAACATTCTTCAATTGCTGTTTCTAAGTTAGTATCCATAATACCATTACGACCTTGTTCTATAATATCAATAGGACCTGGCACTGGATATGCAGCAACTGGACAACCTAACGACATTGCTTCAATTATTACAATACCAAACGTATCAGCTGCACTTGGAAAAACAAATACATCAGCATTAACATAATAATCAGCTAACTCTGATCCTGACTTGTATCCTACAAATTCTACTAATGGATATTTCTTTTCTAATCGTTTACGATAAGGACCATCTCCTACAATTTGCACATGATACTTTTCGTTTTTAGATAATACACATAGATCATCTAATGATTTTTCTTTAGACACTCTGCCTACATATAGCAAAACAGTTTTGTCTGAATCTGCTTTGTGTGCAGTTGGTTGTAGTAATTCTCTATCAACACCGCGTGTCCATGGTATAACATTTGGTCTAAACTTATGTTCTTTAAGTTCTTCAACCATTGTTTGTGTAGTAGTTAATACTACAGTTGAATCTTTATGAAACCAACGCACGTATGCGTATGTAATCCATTTTGGTATTCCGTATATTTTTTTAATAAACTCGGGAAACTTTGTATGATAGGACGTATTATAGTTAAACTTACGGTTGCGACAATATCCACGAGCTGCTAGCCCAATTGGCCCTTCTGTGCAAATATGAATATAATCTGGATTGATCCTGTCAATCATTTTTCTAATACCAGAGGTACGGCTAAGTTTTACTTCTGGATATTTTGGAGCATCTATATAACGGAAATGACTAGGGTTTATAATTTCTATTTCATATCCGTTTAATTCTGCTTGTTTTTTTATATTAGTGAACGTAGTCACTACGCCGTTAACTTGATCAAACAAGTTGTCGGAAACTATTAAAATTTTTTTCATTTGATTACCTTACAATTTTCAAAGTGCCAACGTTTCATAGAACTGTTTACTCCTGTTGTGTTGCAATGCGGGCAAGAGATATGTTGTCTATTTTGTTGAGAAGCAGACATTTTAGCTCTAGTTTCTATTGAGTGCGGTTTACCTGTATTATGTGCAGGTTTACCTGTTTTAATGCCTTTATTCCAAGCAGGCTTAGTTGCTTTGATTCCTTTATTTGGACCAGGTTTACCTTTCTTTGAATCACGTATTTTAGATTTAGTTTCTTCTGTACACGGTTTTCCTTGAACTGCTCCACTAATACCGTTTTCAGGTATTAAGTTAGCCCACTCTTTAGATTCTACTATATTATTTTCTTTTGAAAAGGTTAATGCAAATTCAGTTAACATAGTTTTATTTGTATATGGATCTGAAACCCAAATAGTTTCTACAAATTCCCTTCCGTGTGCAGTAATATGATTTTTCCAATGTTTTCCTGATCCTAAATATCTTTTAGGATCTTGAGAAGTAGTTTTGCCGAAATATTTTAAACCTGTTACTGAATGTTGTTTGATATACAGATAAGTTGGTTTTATATCTATATAAATAATTGTGCTGGGCATTAGTGTCTCCTTAGATAACATATATAATGTTTAGTGCTAGTGGATGATAGTGCATCGCGACTAGCTTTTTTTATTTAGTAAATTGTTATTATGATTTTGTACACTCGGCAGTAACTTTAAACCAATCAAATTTTACTGTATATGTTAGTGATGATGCTACATGCACACACTCTTGTTCTGTAGGAAAAAACAATTTCATTCTTCCAGGCACGTCTGTTGGATCGTGTATGTTAACTACTAGCATTATTAATGTCCACATTACTTTTTATCTCCGTCCAGTATATAATTTCCCATTCACCTGTGTGGTGTTCAACTAATGCTGACATAGATTCAACCCAGTCACCATCATTCATTAGTATAATGCTGTTAATCTCTTTAATAAGTGGTGTATGTGTATGTCCACATATTACACCGTCATAGTTTCTTTTTTTACAGTAGTCAGTTAAGTTAATCTCAAACTGAAAGATAAAATCTACAGCCTTCTTAACTTTATGTTTTAGGTATTTACTTAAACTCCAGTATCCGAACCCTAACTTGTGACGCACCCAATTAAAATGATTGTTAAGTCCTAAGATAAAGTCGTAGCCTTTATCACCTAAGAAACCTAACCATGGTGCTAATCTAGTTATACCGTCAAACAAGTCGCCGTGTGTAACTAAGTAACGCTTTCCATCTACGCCAATATGATCACACTGATTAACAATAGATATCTTTCCAAATGATATTCCTAATCGTAGCATAGGTCTTAAAAATTCATCATGATTACCTGCTATGTAGATAACTTGAGTGTGTTGTCTTGAAATTTTTAAAAATCTACGTATGATATCAGTATGGCTTTGTTTCCATCTTAGTTTATTTTGCTGAACTTTCCAACCATCTATAATGTCACCTACTAAGTATAGTGTTTCGCAAGTGTTATGTTTAAGGAAGTCGTTAAGTTGTTCTGCTTTACAATCTCGAGTACCTAAGTGTATATCCGAGATAAAGATTGATTTATAAGTTTTAAGTTTTTTCATATTATTTTTGATGACTCTCTAATGCAGAAATACGCCATTCTAAAACTTTAACTGAACTTTTATTGTCTGCAGAACGTTCAATGTTTTCAGTTTGCAAGGTTAATAAATCTTGACGTAGTTTTTCACGAGCTAGATCTAATCTGTTATTCATTTAGTGTAATGCATCAGCAGTAACTATAGTTTGATTTTTTGCCTCTAACATAGTAATGCGTTCATTAGCACTGGACAATGAGTTAATTAAATACACTATACACGAGAATAAGATTGGTATTAGTGCAAACATTATCTTTTCAATAAGTGCGCCTCTTGAAGTTTCCATATTAATTCCTTATTTACATTTTAATTTCCTAATAGCCTTAACTAAAAGTTTTTTTTCTTTCCAGCAACTTAATATTGGCTCGTCTATTCCACAGTGTATAAAATATGCACCGGGACTATCCTTCCATCGTTCTGTACTAGACCAATATTCGTCTTTTAAAAATTCAGTTGGATATTCTACCGAAAGTTGACCTAAATCGTATATATTTGGCAATTGCCAATCTGTATGCCCGTATGTTGTTAGACTCTCACAATATTTGATTGCTGCATACCAGCTTAATCTTACTTCTGTTTCTTTTGGTGCAAGTATTAAATGCATTGTTCGCTCCTTCAATAAAAATTATTGCCCTTGTTGAACTTGAATTGGTGCGCATCCTCCGGCTGTAGCACAATTAAAGTTTATTGAGTAGTACTGTTGAGTAGCACCACTCTGTTGTAGACTTAAGTCTACTGGTTGTCCTGATAAGGTAATATCAGTTATATGATTTGCTGCACCTTGTTGTAATACATCAACATGTTTATTACCACCAGATAATTCAATATTAGCATAATAATTTCCACTACCCTTTTGTTGTAAAATTAAACTGTTGTTATTATCAGTTATATTTATAAAAGCACCTTTACTAAACCCGGCAGTATATGTATCTTGATCTATACTAAGCAAATTAGAATTGCCATTTACTGTTAAGTCAATAAAGTTTACTTGTAAGTTATTGGCTGCAGTTTGATTAATAGTAGTAGTGTTAGACGAGCCATTACTGCTGTAATTTACATAATTGTTGTTAGTACCTTTTTGATCAATTGTAATCTTGTTATTGTTTCCTAACTGATCTATATATACTTGATTGTCAGTAGTTGATCTAGATGTAAAAGCCGTTACTTTTGCAGTATTAGCAGGAGCGGCATTAAATGAAGATCCACTGCCACCGCAGCAATATACACTTGGAAACGTAGTCCATGGTAACGTACTTCCTAAGTCAATGCTAGTAGTAGGATCATTTTGATCGTACAAGAATGTTATTTCTGCAATTTGCATAGAGTTAGCAGCACCTGCGTCTTTAACAATTGGAAACGTTATATTATAATACACGTATGCTTCTGTATTGTTAATAGGGTATACTGGACTAACTGCAAGTCTATTATTAGGTAATGCAATAAGTTGAGAAGTTATTAACGTCCAACCTCCTGATGTATCATTACTTCCAAATAAACTAAAACTAGCAGGATCTCGTTCTGGAGAATCATTTGCTGTAGTAAATTGTACTTGACTAATAACTTTACCTTGTGACAGTTTAAGCATAACACCTGCATTAAGTTTATCAAAGTTAAGATACTTAGTTCCGGGATTACCGTCAAACGCATTACTAAAGAACTCACCACCTGGACTATTCATACTTGATGGAATATATCCTAACATTAATGGTCTAAGTGGTACATAGTTAGGAACAGCATCTACATTTGAATACCATAACAACAATATGAAAAATAAAATTCTCATCGTCTTAACACTCCAGTAGTTTGTGTAATACTTATTGTATTACCGCCACTGCTGTCGCCTATTATTGTAGATGCAGCAGTATCATTTTGAATAATAGATATAGCAGTATTAGAAGTATACCCTTGTGTTTTTATTTCAGCATAGTGTTCATCTGGGGTTATACGATATGCAGTACCTTTACCTTTTTGTGTACCGTCTGCATTAGGTTGTTCCCACATTACACATACATGCGATGTTGGGTCGCAAGGTGCAATAGATTGTATAGTTTCTGCAATCTGTTCTATTCTAGCAGCAATAGTTTCTTGAGTTTTAGCTACTTGATTTGCTAATCGTCTAGTTGCTTCTTTTTCTAAATCTTCTTGTTCTTCATCTTTCTTTGTTCTAGCTGCTTGTTTAATTGCGTTAACAATTTCTTTTGGCGCAGAAATGATTAAGTTATTATTGATTTTAGATTCTACCAAACTAATAACTTCCGGAGCAGTTGGCATTGCAGTTCTACTACTAACATAAGTTGCATGAAACGCTTGATCTAAAGTAACTTCCCCTGCATCATTTGTAACTACAATTTTACCTACTTTACAAATATTCTCTTGTAGTTCGTATTGTTTAACATCTTTTTCATCTTTACAACTTGGAAGTAGTACAATAAGAGATTGACCAGTTTCATCTACTGTCATAGTAAAGTCAGTACCACGTACTGCAATTGTAGCAGTGGGAGTTTGTATACCTACTTGCTGTGGATTAGCTTTTGCTATTTGACCACTTGCGTATCTAACAGTACCTAATCCAACTTTTAATGCAAGTTTACCTGCATCTGATTGTTTTGGATCGTATACAAAGTCATCTATTACTAATCTACTATTCTCTGTAATTTTAACTTTTGTTTCATCTTTAAATAAAATGTTACTAACACACCCGCCGGTAATGTATGCATCCATACTTTCTATAGATGCGCCTTTATCACCTGCAAGTTTTTCTTTGTTACGTTCAATGCTGCATGCAGTGCCTTTAGCGTCTGAAACTGCACCAATTCCTGCATAAGCATTATTAACAACTAATAATAAAAAAACTAAGAACCACATATTACCTCGAAACGGCTGTATTTGAATTTACAATACTGCTTGAATTAGTTGACCTTACAGTAATTGTATTATGATCTCCAATTGTACTAATATCTATCATAGAATCGTTAGTACCTTGCTGCTGTGTTACAACAGAGTTGTAACTCCCAGTAAAATCTTGTACTAGATGATGCCCGATACCTCCATCGTCTTGTTCGTTAATGAAACTGTTAAACCCGCCACTTACTGTTGTATCTACTACACCGTTAGTGCTATTTAATCGTGTTGTAACTTCATTGTTACTGCCATTAATATCAATTGTACTATGTATGCTACCTTTAGTTAAACTTTGTATAACATAGTTTAAATCACCAGTAATTGTTTCAGTAACAACATTAGCATTTACTGGAGTACCAAGTCCAATGTTAAGTAACGTTTGATTTTGATTACCTTTAATGATACTAGAATATATATTATTTGCTCCGCTAATATTATATTGTGCCCAGTTAGTATCTCCAGTGTGCGACAATGTTACTTGGTTAGAATTACCCGTAATAGTCGCATAATTTGATGAGCTTGCAGCAGCTGGTACAAAAGCTGTAATAGTGTTACTGGAACTATATAACAAAGGATTGTTAAGAGTTGTACCACTAACGTTATTAGCTCCGCCAATCTGATCAATAACGATTGTATTTGCATTTCCGACTTGTTCAATGTATACATTGTTTACTCCTGTACTTGCTGCAAACACTGGACTACTTATTAGTAGTAGTAGTATTAGTTGTTTCATTTTTTAGCTCCTGTGGCGCTTCTTTAAAAGCCCAATGACCTTTCTTAGCACCTTCTTTAATAGTTTCGACCACAGCGGCTTGAATAGCTTTGTTAGTCGCTTTGTTAATACTTTCATTTATACTTCCGCCCACTTCTGTTTCTAATGCTTTAGTATCTGAAGAGAACATTCTTAATACACCGACTTTATCCATATAACTTAGTACGGTTTTAGTTACTACAACTGATGTTAGAATTTCACCAGATGTTACTGATACAATTCTTAAACTTACTGTAACAGTATCGCTTTGATATTGAGTTTCACCACCTATGCCAAATATCCTTACACCTGCTCCGCCTGTGATTGTATTTGAATCGTAGCCAACAACTGCGCCTTCTGCAATAATTCCAGCAAATGTCATAGCTGGTAATGAAGTAGCATCTTTGCCTTGGAACTGTTCGCGTGTTTGGCGAATCATTTGACGCTCTTTAACTAGGTTGTCTAAGCCAACGCGTTCTAGTACTACAAACCAACGACTATCACCGACTTCTTTTAATGACTTGATTAAATAGTTTTCAGCACCTTGAGTAATTGCAGAACTTAAACTAGCAATGTTTGGTATTGATTTGCGTTGTCCAGTTTTATCCGTAAAACCGTATACTGCAATTGGAATAGGTCCACCTTGCGGCGGAGCTAAATAATTTTCTTCTTTTTTTAAATACGGTGTATTGTCAACGATTGGATCGTCAAACTGTTCACCTGTTATAAGTTTTTCAATTGAACTACTTGCTGCACATCCTTGTAGTAGTAGAATAATTGCTAATAATAGTAATTTTTTCATAGTTACCTCAAAAATAGAAAGTACCGGCCGGTACTTTCATTGTTGTTGTTTGATTTGGATTACTATTACTTGTAATATTGATAATAATTAGTCCATTATCTGTACCTGATCCTAATCCCCATGTAACCGTGTTTCCACCTAAGTCTGGAATATTTCCACAAGTTGCACCTGGGATAGTACATGTAGACCCTTCGGCAAACATGCTATCAGTAAGTTGTTTTGCTAGTTGTGAATAGATCCTTGATTCTAAGTTTGCTAAGAATTTAGCCGCTGGCGTATTAGCTGCTGCTGATGCTGCTTTAGCTGCTAATGAATCTGCAAGTGATTTGTTTTTTTCAACACCTTGTTGTTCTAACTGTTGGATAGTTAGAATGTGATTGCTATACCCAATTCCGCTAAATGATGGACTATTAAATGAGTGTTGGAGTTCAGCAGAAAATGCTGATGATGATACTAGTAGTAATAATACTAAGATTTTGTTCACTTCTCTCTCTCTCCTTGATAAAGTTACTAACGTATTTACCTACAAAAAGAGTAAAAATAAAGCCAGCAGAAATAATGATAAATATAGAATATGATTAAGGATACAACATGAGAATTTCTGAATTACTTGAAAATGATGGACAATTAGGACTTCCGTTTCAAGATGAACCTACAGATTTACAACCAAGAGTAAAACAAAAACGTGTTAAAAAAGACTACGGTCAGACACCTGAAAGACCAGAATTAAGATTTAGTTTAGAAGATCATCCAGAATTAAAAGCTGCAGCTCAAGCTGTTAAAGCTGGAAAGATGTCTAGAGCAGAATATACAGCATTAGTAAAAAAATATAAACCAGTAAGACCGTATGATTATGTTCCTACACCTGCAAGTGAAAAAGATATGAATCGCGGGTTAGATGCTGATAAACGTCATAAGATTAATTCACATATTGCAGACGGTGATGTGGTGCAATTACGATTAGACATCCCTGCGTATAATCATAAAAATGTGTGGGTTCCAACTATTCACAATAAAGCTGGAATTGCTATTTCTCATAGAGGAGCAGCAGTTATTAATAATGTAACCATTAAGTTACCGCAAAAAGGTTCAATGAACATTGCAACAGGCGAAACTAGTAAAGTTCCAATTGCTACTCTAAAAGGTTTTTGGGAAGAAGTATCGCCTGAAGATGCAAAGACAGAAGCAATGGCTGCGTTACATGATAAGAATTGGGCTCAGGTAGGTATGGATCCTAAACGACATGCATTCTTCTATGATAGAAAAACTGAAAGACCTATTATTGGTGGATCACGTGCTGTACAAGTAGGACCGTTAGTGTTAATTAAAGATCCTATCTATGACGATGATGGTGAATATATTTACGAACGAAATAAAAGATAAATAACTTTAACAACTTAGGACCGTCACAGTTATCTGTGCCTAAGGCGTCAAGGTTGCCCTACCTAACAGTTTGAGATTCGCTACCTCTTACAACTGTAAACAGGGCTTTTTTTTGACTAGACTAATCTAGCTCTATAATCGTCTAAAGTTTGATAAATTGATTTTAAGTATCTACGATATGCTTTTTCGTATCCCGGTTCGGCTCTACCTTTAAAATCACTATAAGTATGTGATTGTTTTGATATTTCTTTTAAGAATACATTAATAGCAGTGGATTGTTCTTGAGGTGATAGTTTATGAATCTTACTAATTAGATCTGATGCCGCTTCTTGTGCGTATGCTGCGATTTCGTCAGGTTGTGATTTATATATTTCTCTAGCACGAATCTGTTCTTCTTCACTTTTAAATTCATCTTGTATTAACGCTGTAAAGAATTTAATTTTATCTCTTTCAACATATCCATGTTTGTATTCGTATCGTTGTCCGTGACTTACTTGTTTAGCATGTGTTACTTCGTGTAAGAATACAGAAGTTAAGTGATTAATGATAGTGTTAATATCGTTAGCATCGATATTATCAGTATAATGTTTAAATAATAATTTAATTAAGTTTGCAATTACTTTTGGAGCAATTGTTATAGTATTAGTATCTTCAATATATTGTCCAGTACCTTGTGCTAACGATTTAAATTGTATAGTAACATCAGTATTTGTTATTTGTTTTGCGTAGTGTGTTAGAATAGGTTTAATAGAATTAACAAATAACGTATTGTACTTAACCATAAATTGCATATCCATTTTTTGGATAGGAGTTTGAGGTCGGGTATTAAACACATTCATAACCGCATCATGCAATGCATTATTAATTTCTGGAGCAACGTTTGTTAATGATATACGTTCGTATAATAATTCTCTAATTTTCATGTATAGTCCTAATTGTATACTATTTATACACTAATTCTCATCACCCATTGTGTTGAAAAAATCATCTAAAAGCATATTAATAGTACGGGTTGATACGCTTCTAGATTTTAACAATTCAGCTTCGGCAGGTGTAATAGTGGCTAATTTTTTAAAATCTTCAACTATGAATGCAGTCCATTTACCTTTCGGAATTCCGGTAGGTTCTTTAAAACCAATACTCCTATCTAATGAAATCTCAACTCGATCTCTTCCTTTATACATACTGTTTGGAATAGCAAGACAGTAAAATTCGTCCGAATATTTAGAATAACATAAAGCTCTAATTAAACCAGTTTTATTTTTAAGACCACTAATAGCAATAGAATTAGTCCATTCATCTTTTGCAATATTATTGTTTCTAAAACAACTTACTGCTTTTTTAGCATCGGACAAACATGGATAAAAATCATGTCCAACTTCGGCAACACGAACATAAGCCCCTTGTGATGTTATCGCTAACGCATTTTCTAATACAGTTTCAATTTGAAGATCGCCAGTTTCTACTAGTTTTCTATATAATGCAATTTCGTACTTTGGTGCATTTGGCCAACGATATGGTGCTAAAAAATCAAAAAATTTATAATCTTCGGGTGTAACAAGTGCTGTACTCATAATTTAATTTTAATGTATAATGTGTTTAATAGATTTAATGTATAGATACTCTTTGTATCTAATGTCTATATTATACAGTAATTACTTCGATTGTCAATCAGTTACTCAATTTTTTAACAATATATTCAACCATCTCTCCTGCTATGTTAGTACCACAATAATGATCAAAACCGTTAAATCCAGGATTTGAATTAGCTTCACATACTCTAAATCCGCGATTATCAAATAATAGATCAATACCTGCTATTTCTAATCCTAACGCTTTAGCGGTAGCCAATGCAATTTCTTCTATTTCGGGAGTTACAGTATAAGGTTCGCCTTTACCACCTATTGTAATGTTTGCACGAAAGTCGCCTTCAGGAGCAATACGTTTCATAGCTCCGAGTACTTTATCTCCTACTACAAATACTCTTAAATCTACACCAGGGTAATCATTAAGATATTCTTGTACTAGTAGTTTTTTTTCATTATCTAAATTTTTAAGGAATTCGATTAATTTATGATATTCTTTTTCTGTTTGACACAGATATACACCCTCACCGAAACTACCAACTAATACTTTTATTACGCAAGGAAATCCTATATGTGTTGCGATTAAGTTGTGTGTAATTGGAAAGTGTACTAACATTGTTGTCGGTACTGCTATGTTAGCGTTTGAAAGAATTTGACCAGTGTGGAATTTATTTTGTACTATATGTATACTGTTGCTCGAGTTAACGCATGGGATGCCTAGTAATTCAAAATACCTAATTACAGCTAATTCAACCGAAGTGATACCGGCACCTAATCTTATTAACACTAGGTCAGGGAGAGAAAACTCTTTGCCGTCGTATTTGATTGACTCACCAATGATGATATCAAAGTTAGAAAATTGACATACAGATGCGTCGATGTTAGAATCCATGAAACTAATAAGTAGTTTACTAGTTTCATAGTCTATTGTAGTTTGTTTTGTAAGAATTATAACAGAATGTTTCATACTGTATTTATCAGTATTTGCGCACTCTAAATCTCAGGGAATAAACACTCATGAACAAAGCGAGTAACGTCTTCTTCGTTTAAGCCAAGTGCAGCCATTACTCGCGGTGTATGCGGGATTTGTTTTTGTTGTATTGCATAGTAGTTTTGTGCTTCTACAGTGCTTTTAACTGTGTTATTAGTGCTTGCTACGTTAAATAAGTAGTGTTTGCTAGTAAGATCTATAATGCTGTGTATTTGCGCTATTTCACTGTCTTTTTGAATATTGCTTGCTGCAATCATATGTGGGGAAAAGATCTTTTGTCCCCACTCTGGAATATCTCTAACTTTATCCCATTTTAACAACCCAGCCTCTGATCCAAAAAAATCTATCATTGGATGATTAGAATTACCAGCCGGACTGTAGTCATGGAAAAAACCAGTTATCTTATTGCGACCTGCAACAACATCACAACCAAAGATAGGTGCAGGATTATGGATATGTGGGAAAATGCAGCAATGCATCATCCACAATCCGTTTGAATCACTTGCGTCTACTATATTAAGATGTGCGCGACGATAAGACTTACTAGACCAAATTCTATTAATCCAACCGTTATAATTAAAACGATCAATACCAGGTTCTGCTATTTCAGTTCCTGAACTGTTAAATCGATCTATAAGTAAGTCTTGTATTTTAACTAACTGAGATTTTAGATCACTCATGCTAACTCTTCAAATAACTTTGTAGCAAAACTAAAACAAATTAATGCTTCTTCTGCTAGTGAATCATCTAACTTAGCACGTATTGCGTCTTTAAGTTCATTGGTATTTTCAAACTTATAGAAATTACCTAAACCGGGAACTTTTTTAGCAATCATTTGACCGCCATACAAATCTCCCATATGCCTGACATAAATATGAGCCATTAGTTTCTTAGGATCGTCTTTAATTGTTAAAAGATGTCTCAAATACTCGTGAGTAGATTCTAATATTTTAAAATTTGGTAAATCTGGAACATCGGCTTCTAACTCAAGAAGATCTTGTTTAATTTTTTCAGCACGTTTAATGCCAGGTAGATCATCTAGTATACCTGCATCATTTGCAAATGCTTCTAAGGTTGCGTATGCAAGTTCTTGGTTAAGCAAATAATGTGCGTACTGTTCTTTACTAATATTTCCAGAGAAAATTAGGTTAACAAATGGTTGAGATTCTGCTAGTTTATGTGCTTCTGCAGTTAGTTCTTTTAAACTCATAGATCTTCTTCCATTTTAATTTGTAAAGGATACCCGGCTGATCTAGCAAGTGTAGTTGATTCAACTGCCTTAATTTCTGCAATTTCAAAACTATACACACCTGCAATGCCAGATCCAGTTTCGTGTACTTGCATAGTAATATTACCTGCAGAATTAGGATCATGTTTAAACACATCCATTAATAAAGTTACTACAAAGTCAACAGGAGTAACGTCGTCATTAATAAGAATAACTTTCCAACGCTTTGGTTCTGAAACCTTAATTCTAACTTTTTCGTCTACTGCTACATCTGTATTTGCCATTTGGGCTCCTATTTAATTTGAATTTGTCGGGGTTGTAATGCAGTTGGCATTAATCGTTCAATACCAATTGTAAGCATACCGTTTTCTACTTTAGCATCTTTAACTTCCATATATTCTGCAAGCGTAAAGGTTTGTTCAAAATCTCTAAATGCTAATCCTCGATGTAAGAATTCTTTTCTTTCATTTAGATCAGGATTGTATTTTTCGTTATTACGTTTTTTACCTGTTATAACGAGTAAATCTTGATTAACTTCGATGTTAATATCGTACTTAGTAAAACCAGCAACTGCTACTTCTATTTCGTAGTAAGTATCGTTGTATTTTACAATGTTGTGTGGTGGATAATTGTTAGCTGCGGTTGCTGTTAATACGTTTGAAAATAAAGTATCAAACCCTATTAGTGCTTTATTTAATAATGCTAATTCTGCATTGCTTATTGTTTTTAATTGTGACATAAAAATCTCCTTATTGTAAGCGAGGACTATATAAACCCTTATGGCGTTTATTTGCGTATATAATAACACAGCTGTTAACAAATGTCAACAGCTGTGTTTAAATTGTGTGTTACTCTTTTGGTTCTTCTGGAGTTACTTCAGTAAAATCTGCACTAACTGTTTCTTCAGTACTCGTTGCTTCAGTAGCAGCAGCTGCAGCAGCGTTGGCTGCATCGGCTTCTTGTTTTTTAGTAAATACCGGAGCTGCAGCTTCAAACAGTTTATTAGTTGCTTCAGTAATAGGTTCAACTTCTTCACCGTCTCTTGCAGTTTCTAATGCTAGTAACGCGTCTTCAAACGCAGTACGTTCTTCTTCAGTTAATTGATCTTTTACTTCGTCATAATCTTTCTTCAATGAATGAGATTGTGCTTCTGCACTGTTACGTGCTTCAATTAATGACTTAGCTTTAGCATCTGCTTCTGCATTTTCCTCAGCTTCTTTAACCATACGTTCAATCTCAGCATCTGTTAGTCCTGAATCAGATTTAATAGTAATTTTGTTCTCTTTGCCGGTAGTTTTATCTTTAGCACTTACATGCATAATACCGTTAGCATCAATATCAAAAGTTACTTCAATCTGTGGTTGACCGCGTGGAGCTGCGTCAATCCCTTCTAAGTTAAACTCACCAAGTTGTTTATTGTAACGATACAATTCACGTTCACCTTGACCTACTTTAATAGTAACTGCAGGTTGATTATCTTCTGCTGTTGAGAATGTCTGGCTTGCTTTAGTTGGAATGGTTGTATTTTTCTGAATTAACTTAGTAAATACCCCGCCCATTGTTTCAATACCTAAACTTAATGGAGTAACGTCAAGTAACAATACGTCAGTTTTATCACCTGCTAATACTGCACCTTGGATAGCAGCACCTGCAGCAACAGCTTCATCTGGATTAACGTCTTTACGTGGTGCTTTTCCAAAGAATGCTTCAACAGCTTCTTGTACTTTAGGCATACGTGTTTGACCACCTACTAAAATAACTTCGTCAATATCTGACAAACTAACTTTAGCATCAGCAATTGCAATTTTACATGGTTCGATTGAACGTTGTACTAAATCGTCTACTAATGCTTCAAACTTAGCACGAGTTACTGTTACGTTTAAGTGTTTCGGACCTGTGGCATCTGCAGTAACATATGGTAAGTTAACATTTGTTTGTGCAGTGCTTGACAATTCAATTTTAGCTTTTTCAGCAGCTTCTTTTAAACGTTGCAACGCCATTGTATCAGATTTAAGATCAACACCTGAGTCTTTCTTAAATTCGTCAATCAAATGATCCATTAATCGTTGGTCAAAGTCTTCCAGTTATGTTATCGTTAAGCTCTTTATCTTAACTTCTTATACTTTCATATAAGCTCAGACTATATCTTAATTATAGACTTGCAATTATCAAAGTGCCATCGTTTCATATTTGACGAATCTCCAATTTTATTGCAATGTGGACAAGTTACTTGTTGTCGTTTTTTATTTTGTTTATATCTTTTTCCAGCAGCTATACCAACTACCTCTTTAGAAATTAATCTAGGGTCATCTTTATTAACTGTAAATTTATTACCATTAATATCTTTAACAACTATCCGTCCTGCTGAAGTTGATGTATACTGCTTTGATAAAAATTTTTCATCAGTAACTGAAACCATAATAATTTTACCAGTTTCATTAAACACTTTTGTTAACCCTTTTGTAATGCCTACTAACGATGTATCGTTTTTATTGTCAACTACTACAGTTTCGTTAGTTACGGTTTTCATAACTCGTCTACCGGTTGTGTGACCTGCATATCTATCAGGGTTTGCATCAAATGTACTTTTTGAAATTTTTACCACTGTACCTAATAAATTATCTTTAGCTACTACTTTATCTATAGAGCATTTACGTATTCGTTCAATACCAAAGGATGAATGTGTAATTACTCCACGACCACCTTCTGTTAAATTATAAACGTCGTCTCGTTTAATAAAGATCGAATCTACTAATTTAGCTTCATATTCATATGCATCATGTTTTGAATTGCAAAATTCTAATATGTCGCGTTTGAAATTAGTTTTTCCATATTTCTTTATTGCTTGTTTTAATAATTTTCCAGACCCTATATAGCCGTCGTTAATATTAGTAGTTTCATGTACACCAATATAAATGGTGTTATTAATTAAATTAGTTGTTTTGTAAACAAAATATATCTTATCCATATCTTCCCCTCCTATAATTTTATTTATCATAAGATTAGAAGATCTATAATTTTCCGCACTCTTGGGTCTTTACTGTCCTATCTGGACTCCATGACCTAGTCGTTGAACCTTGAACTTATTCCTAAGTCCCTTGGCTGCTGATTTCCCAATCTATTCATTTTTTAACGTTCGCACTTATCATTACTAATTATGCTGTAGTATGAATAGCTCTAAGGGGTTCCCAGCAATTCACGGAATTTTTATACGGGAGGCTAATACTTAACCACCCAAAAAAGTATCACCGTTTGTAGATAACACTTCAATTTGTTTATCGCCGTCAACATTAGCGATCTCAATAATACTAATATCAAAAGTACCACCACCTAAGTCAAATACAGCAACTTTGCGGTCTTTTTTATCAGACTTATCAACACCGTAGCTTAATGCTGCAGCAGTTGGTTCATTAATAATACGCAATACTTCTAATCCAGCAATACGTCCTGCATCTTTAGTTGCTTGACGTTGTGAATCGTTAAAGTATGCAGGTACTGTAATAACTGCTTGGGTTACTTCTGTACCTAAATAGTCCTCTGCAGTTTTTTTCATCTTACGTAAGATTTCTGCAGACACTTGTGGGGGAGCTAGTTTCTCACCATTTGCTTCTACCCATGCATCACCGTTTTCAGCTTTAATAATGCTATATGGCATTAAGTCAATATCTTTCTGTACAGCTGACTCATCAAATTTACGACCAATAAGACGCTTAACAGCATATAATGTGTTTTTTGGATTTGTTACTGATTGACGTTTTGCTGCTGCACCAACTAGGATTTCGTCGTTAGTGTATGCGATGATTGAGGGGGTTGTGCGTGTACCTTCTGCGTTTTCAATTACTTTAGCAATTCCGTTTTCTAAGATTGCTACGCAGCTATTTGTGGTACCGAGATCTATCCCAATTATATATGATTTTGACATGTTGCTTCTCCTTTATTGTAAGCGAGTTTTTAATTTGGACACCGTGTCCGTGTATTAAACCCTATTGGCATTTAATACGTTTTTATTTATCTTTTTGAATAATTTCTGAATAATATTCATTAAAGAAATCTAATTTACATGTGAAAAATTCACCATTAATATCTTTAACAACATAATCGCCTTCTGTTGCAATATACTTTGCAGGTGGGGCTAAATTATGATTATGCTCTACAACTCCTATCTCCGCCCAACCCATTGCATAAGGTTGGCGATCTTTCCCATACTGAATTAGTTCTTCACCAAGGAATTCTTTTAATTGTTCAATACCCTTATCAGAGTATTCAAATTGCATTGCTTGTACTACGTGTAGCTTGTTTGTATATTGTTTCATAATTTTTTAAACACCGGCATTTGATTTGTTATTTCTATAAACTTGTATTTATTTGGGTTCAAACGTTTTTTAATGTCGTTTACGAGATTGCTAATGCTTACTGGCATTCGTTCAATGTGTCGACCACTATTGTCTATAATCATGTACCACAATAACCCGACACCTGTATCAGCCGGAAATGATTCCAGCTGCGTTTTAAATAATGCATGATATTTTAGTTTCATTTGTATTTCTTAAATGGAGTAATGCCATGTTCCATTAGTACTTGTGATACATTCTGTACACCGATTGCTTGTGCTACAGCATCTTCTACAGCATTGTGAGCTGTTACTTGTGGCATTTTTGGATCAATGCCTAGATCAAACATTGTGCGTACATCGCGTATTGCCCAATACTTCCATGGAGCAGCTTTTTGTATACGATCAAAGTAAGTGTCACAGACTACAATATCAAATCCTGCACCATTTGACCAAAAGCAACTTGCACCCCAACAGAACTTGTAGAGTTGAGTAAATGCATCAGTTGCTGTTAGTCTACCTTCTTCACCAAACGCTTCTTCTTGTGCTTCTGGTGATTGTTTAGCCCACCATTCAATAGTGTTATCGTCAATGTGTAGGTCTAAGTCTGCACAACTGTCTAAGTCTATTTTAATATATAGCTTATCTTTTTCTTCAATCGGGTCGTTTCCGAGCGGATCAAATCTAACTGCACCGAGAGTTAAGATCGTTGCATTTGTTCTAGTTGACAAAGTTTCCAAATCTAGCATCACGTGGTTTTTCATTTCTTACCTTTTTCTAATACTTGTTTACGTTTTGCATCTGCCTTAGCTTTTAAGGTAGCGCGGAATCTTTCATATTTAAGTTGTAATGGAGATTTACAAACTTCCATTAGTGATACTGCTTCAGTACACTTACCGTTAGTCTTACGTATAGTAGACTTACCTTGTTTACTCTTTGGTATATCATAATCAATAGGAGCTATTACATCAGGTAACGGCTGTACTGGATTAGCTGCTGCATATTTCTCAAGCATAGGAGTAATGTCAATATCGTCATTGGCATACGCGGTACTTACTAATAATAAAACCAAAAAGTATTTTTTCATAAATCACCAAGTAATAGTTAATTTGAATGCGTGATCAAATTGCGGAGAATCATGTCCCTCGGCTCGTAAATGGTAACCGTATTCGTCAAGATCGTCTACTAATTTTGCCATCATTGGTTCAGTAAACCAAGTAGCAACAGATGGCTGATAATACCAATCAACGTCAGGCTCTCTAGTTGGGTTGTATTGTCTAGGACTAAACAAGCCTTTATTTTCTTTTATTTTATCGTACATTACTACAGTTAATACACGATCAAGTCTAGTAGCCTGATCGGACCGTAGTTTGCGGTCTAAATCGTTAATGAACAAGTATGCTGCATGATCTTGTTTTGTGTATTTTTGTAGCTTTCGTGAGTCTATCATTATTCCTCCCATACGTTTGGTAATCTGCTTTTGTTACGGATTGCAGTATAAATGTTGATATTCTCGTTATCTGCAAAGTGAATTAGTTTGTTAATTATATCTGTACCAACTAAGAAGTCAGCACAGTCAATAACAAGTATGTTTGGCTTAACTGCTAAATCAACACCTTTGTAAAGTTCAAATAAGTAAGGAACCATTTCACCATTGTAAATCTCATGTGTAGATTTTACTGCTACACTCATTAAGCTTTCAATAATATGAATGTTTTCAACATTTGAATTTGCGTCATTGAATCGTTTTTTAATTGCATCTTCATGCATTTCCATACTAAGAAACACTACTGTGTTACCTCTTAGTGATTCGTGTGCAGCTGCATTAACAAGTAATTGAGTAATGCCTCTTTCTTTTTTTGAAAAGTCATAGACCATAACTTTGTTGCGTGATTCTACACCATTGTTCATAGATCTAAATGAAACTTTTTGTATCATGTGGACTCCTAAGTTAAAAATAATATTATACTATATTTTGTATACGATGTCAAACCTTATGAAACACAATTAATAGAGAAAATGCAACTAATCCAGCTGCAACTAGAGAACCCCCGATAATAGGATTAAAACCAGCAAGTAAAAGAATAATACCAATAAATGATATTAAGTTAAAGAATGTACTAAGCGTAAAATCAGTCATAACGCTCATGTTTATACCTCGAGTGTTTACGGCTACGCACCCATAGCCAAAAGTTGTGTAAGTAAATGCTTGATACAATACCACATGCACCGCCTAGTACAAATACTATACTTTCGTAAGTAGATGCAGTTGGTGCTAATTTAAATAAAACTAGTTGGCAAGTACCAAGCATTAGTGATGTAATAAATGCAGTTAGAACATGTTTGTCGCGTACAATTTGAGATTGAAATCCTAACAGCAGTACTGAACAATACGATGAGAAAAACAGCATCAATAACGTTTCCATTATGCAGCTGCCTTTTTACGTGCTTTAATAATTTTCTTAGCACGCCATCCGATATCAAACCAATATCGTGCAGTCATAAATGGAGAGTTACGTTCAAGTGCAGTTTCATCCATTGAAATTAATTGATGATTGCAGATGCTTTTAAAATACTTCCACTGTTTATCAGTAAGTGGACCTTGTAGTTGTTTGTTAAGTGCTTTTTCTAAATCTTTTTTCATTATATGCACTCCCGTGAATATTCGTGTAAATGGTTGTTTAAAAAGTATTTGGCATACGCAGGTTCTTGACCTTTAAACTTCATCATCAGTAGCCAAAATAGTGGATGATTATTGTACGTTAACGCAAACTCTTTAAATTGTCCAGTTTCAATACCGCAAGTATTAACAGTAGTGTTTACGTCTTCAATGATTTCAGATAATGTTTCGTTTACGCGTGATTCAATTTCTACCACTTTATCAAACAAATCAAAATCTTCAACTGTAGTACAATATGCTTTGAAGTCATCAAGTGTTTCGTCAAAGATCATTTCAACTATGTTTTTCTCTGTAGTAAATGTTACGTTACGATGTAACGACATATACCACAAAGTTTTCATTTTAATCATTTCGCCAGTATGGAACTGAATTACAAAACCTTCAAACGCAGTTAGCGTGTTGATTTTATCTTTGTAGTCTTCAATGTTAGACCATAAGTTAGTACCAACTATAGGCACATTCCATGCAGAACCTAACGCTTCAATTTCTCCGCGTGTGATATAGTTACCTGACTCATTGTGTCGTACTGCTAGTAGGGTAAGTTCAGATTCTTTGTATGCTACTACAATACGATTTAAAGGAGAAGTTAATTCAAAGATTGGCGTACAATCTAATTGACATAACTCTTTTGACATTTCATATTGCGGAGTACCTGGCCCAAATGTGTTATTAGCGTGTATTGCTTCATCAGATGTGTAAGTACGTTTAGTTTTGAACTTGATAGTACCATCTGGAAAAAGCACAGGAGATATCATTGAGCCATCGCGTTTATCCATTACAGATTCAACGTTATTCCAATCTAAGTTAGATTCTAAAGTAGCTTCTTTTTCACCTAAGTTAAAAAACTTGTGAAATGGACGTGAAACTAGTTTGCCGTTTTTATCAAATGTAATACCACGACACTCACGCGCATATGGATTGTCAAATACTTTACTATCTAAAATATAGTAAGACGCAACTGTATAACCATCCTCATTAGTTTTAAACTCAATGCCAGGTATTTCACCTACATTAGCTTTAAAATCATCTAAGTTAGTTATAGTTGGAAACATGCTCATTCATCCTCCTCATTATTATTTAAAAATTTACCTTCAAGTATTTCGTCAATGAATACTTCTAATTTTGCACCTTTTCTAAACTCATCAATTTTAGGATGCAATGAACTAAACATACGTATACGGTTATCAGTGTCTGGTTCTAGTGATTGTTTGTAATCATAAATGATAGATCTAATCCGTTTTAATTTAAGTTCTGCAAGTTTAAGTTTTGGATTAAGTTCTGTTTTAACTATTGCAGTTAGTAGTTGTGCAACAAACTCTGGTCTTTCTTTAAGAGTTGCAAATGTTGTTGTTGTTATTCGCTTTACTTCTTCTTCTGTTTGCGCTTTAACTGCATCAATAAATATGTTGTCAATTATAATAAGTCCGTACCATTCCTTAGTTGGCCATGAATCTTCAATTAAGTAGTAAGTGCCTGTTGGACCGTCAAAGTTGCCTTCGTAGTTAGGAACAGTGTCACCTAACTGAAAACTGCTTAAATTGTTATCAAGAGCTTTTGTTTGTACTTCAACGCCTCTCACGTAAAATGAATCAAACATTCCCATTATTCTTTTCCTGATAGTATAGTTAAAAGTGTAATTATAAGCGGTATTGATATTGATGCTATTATAATTAATATGTCTGTGTACATAAATGAACTCCTTATGTTTTGTATATTATAGCAAATAGTTGCAAGAAATGCAAGAGATAAAAAAGCCGCTTGTATAAGCGGCTTGTTTTATACTAATTTATATTATGCTTTAGTTTGCCATGTATTAGGTAACGCTATAAATCCACTATCAATTGCAGTTGATCTATAAGAGTTAGCAGTAAATACGTTACCGGCGTGGTACACAATTCCTCCTAGTGGACCTTGTACGGCATAACCTGTTCCTGCAGGAACAGTAATTATATTGTTTCCTAATGTAACAGTACCGCCTGCATCATTTATTAAAATACCAGTACTATTAGCTTTTGCATTAGTTATTGCGCTATTAGTAATAGTTAATGAGCCTGTGCCATACGTTTCACAGACAATATCACCATTAGCATCTAGTTCAGAACTATCAATTGTTAGTACCGATCCGCTGCGAACTGCAGCAACTTGAGTAGTACCAGTAGTTTCGATATCAGTTACATAACAGTTTCCAGTTATAACATTAATACAATATACATCACCAGTACCACTGTGTGCCATATGAGCAGTGTTTACGTGTACAGTAGAACCGGTTCCGGAATTGTTAACAACGATGCCAGTTCCAGTTCCGCTAACATCTAACCACAAATCTCTCATAAACAATTTTTGTGGAGCAGTACCTGTAAAATTAATACAATGGTTATTACCTTCAGCTGCAATTCGTAAATTACTAATAGAATAGTGATTTGATACTGTTGTACCAGTACTAGATGTTACAGTAACAGTTCCTGCAAGTAGTGGCGAACCGTGTGTACCTGTTCCTAAACTTGTTAAGAATACACCGGGTCTTAATGTAATATTTTCTGCAGTGTTATTCATTAATATAACAGTAGCCATAAAACTATCGTTAAACCCTGCTGCTACTGCTGCATCAAATGCTGCAGTGATTGTGTTATATGGACTTGTAAATGTGCCAGTACGAGTATATGTTCCGCTAGTTCTAGTAGGATCAACAAAGAACACGTTAGATGCAACATCACGGAATGCAGTAGTTTGTATAGTAGTGTCAGGGAACGTTAATTGACCGCTTGAATTAAATTGCCATTGACTTGTTATACCACTGTTAACAATTACTTTGCCGTAGGTGTTATCTTTAACATTACGTCCACCGTTTATATAAATATCGCCAGGAAGTTTACCTATAGAATCGTTAGTATTTGGTAAATTTGAACCACGAATAAACAATGGTGCTGCAGCATTATTGGGTGTGAGATAATCATTAGTAAACGGTTGAACTACTATACCATCGTCGTAGTAAATATATAATTCTGGACCAGTACCGCCTGTGTTGTGTGATGGGTGCAATCCAATACCGTGATTAGCATGTATATAGTTTGGAGAAGTATCAATGAATGTAGAACCTGGTAATTTTAATTTACCATCTGTGCCAAATTTCCACTGATGTGTATTTAAATTAGTTCCAACAACAACATTACCTGCATTTTTCTCAATCTTAACATATTGGTCGTCATCACCTAAATACATGTCAACAGTAGTTGGATTACCAGCTACTAAATGTACGTGATTGTTTTCAGAACTTGCTGAGCCATTTAATGTAACTGTAATCTCAGGCAACTGTTCAACATAAATTCCGCCAGGTCCTGGAAACCCAGTTCCGCCAGTTAGATCAAATGTAAATGTAGTCATACTGCTTTGTACAGGTATTGTCCAAGTTACTGCTTTTGTAGACTCTGAACTAAATGTTAGTGTACCAGTTGTTGCACGTCCTAATTGTTCAGTAGTAGCCCCAGTGATTGTATAGTACAATTCACCACTATCGCTGCCAAATTGAGTTGATACCGTTATTGTTATAGATTCACCCGGAACAAATCCACTTAGATGATCTGTTGATATAGTAAATTGTCCAGCAGTTGGACGAATAACTAAACTTTGACCAGCTGCTGCAGTAGGTGGAGCAAATGCTATAGTATTAGATGTTTCACCTACACTGCCACCTTTTGGTAATGTTAAGTTACCATTAGTACCAAATGCCCATTGATGAGAATTAGCTTGTAATGTTAATGCACAGTTAGCATCTGCAGATAATTTTATGCTACCGTCAATATTAAGATCTAAATTCCCACTCCAACCTGTAAGATGATTTCCGTCTGTAGCAATATTACCAGGAAATGTCACAACGCCTGATGAATTTAAAGATACTGTATGTAATCCGTTTACTAACTCATTAGTAGCACCAGCCGGTCCAACATTACCTTGTGGTCCAACATCACCTTGTGGTCCAATATCCCCAACAAAGAATGATAATGCAGACCAAGTTGATGTGCCGTTGCCAATTTTAATTTTGTCTAATGTAGTATCTAAGCCAAGTTCGCCTTCGCTTAGAATAGGATTTACTGCCGTCCAGTTTGTAGTAGTATCCCTTCTTATTTGTATTTTATTTGCCATTATGCGGCTCCTCCGTTGATTAGCATATCTGTAAATGATGATGTAGCAGAATTGCCACCGTCAAAAATTAGATCCTCAAACACTGTAGATGCATATCCGTTATCTACATTTGCAGATGTATTATATAAATCAAGTGCATTATTTGGGTCGTCATAAGTAGCAGTTAAACCAAGCAGAGTACCGTTGGCTATCATTTCTGCTATTGTGTCTTGTATAAGTTCTTTTAGATTGGCAGATGATCCGCCAGTGAATGTGTACAATTCCTCAAAGTTAGCATTAACTTTATTAAACGCGGCGAATAAACTATCACCACTTCTGTCGTTTGGAACTGTACCTGTTTTAATAATTAATCGTGACATAAATGATCCTCATTCTAATATTTATCGTAAAATGAGGATCATTAAGGTTACATTATTAAATATGTCTAAATAATGCATTGCACAATTGTTTAGAACTGATAGTTAAAGGTATTACTACCCTTTTAAATTTGTTATACTTCTGTAATAGGTTCTTCTACTACTGCATTAGATTCTTCACTAGCGGTTTTTTGTGCTAGTAATTCTGCTGCTGCTAGTAATTCTTCCTCTGTGGGAACAATTTGTTTTTTTTGTAAAACGTTAATTTCCATATTAGTTCCAATATATTTTATACCATTAAATTCTGTTGCATACATAGCACATGGAATTTTTTCTAATTCTTTTGTTGTTACATCTGCATAGATAAATGGTGAGTCTGAAAGAAATTCTTTTAATTGTGTATAGTTCATATTAAGTCCATGAAAAAGTTAATGTAGCACCTTTTGAAGATGATGTGCTACTAGGTAATCCAGCATAAGTAGCTGTTATATCAGTATAAATAGGTCTACTAATAGATAGACTAGGTATACTTGCAGGGATACTTATAGCTACCTGATCTATTGTACTAAAAGTACCCATATAAGTATTGACGTTACTTATACCTACATAAGTAGCTGCTATATCAGTATAAATAGGTCTACTAATAGATAGACTAGGTATACTTGCAGGGATACTTATAGCTACCTGATCTATTGTACTAAAAGTACCCATATAAGTATCGACGTTACTTATACCTACATAAGTAGCTGCTATATCAGTATAAGTAGGTCTACTAATAGATAGACTAGGTATACTTGCAGGGATAGCAACAATAGTAGTATCTATTGAATCTGTTACCCCTGTCTTTGAACTACTTCCTAGCCCTACATAGTCCCCAACAGTTATACTAGTATAATCTGATGCGACTGTCATACAGGTATAGCAAACTGAGCAAAGTAGACATTACTGCCATATTGTCCCCCAGGTTTGTTAGGATTGCCAACGCCTTTAATTACTTTCATACGATCTCCTGCCCATGAGATAATTCTGCTACCATCCATCCGAGCACCATTAAAACTTCCACCTTCCCAAATATAGTCTATACCATAGTTTGTAGAACCTCTCATAGCGGCGTTAGGTGCGCTGGTTTTGAAACTAAGCAGGTTAACTGTAAGGAAGTATGAGTTAGTGCCAGTACCTTTACACCACATAAAGAAGCCTCCACCAAATTTCATGAAGCCCATTCTATTAAATCTTGGTTGTTCATTTTGGTTTCCATAACTATTCCATGCATTAGGTACAGCCCAGCCTGTAATTGCCACTGCATCAGAGTCATTAATATAAGTAGAAGCACCGTTATTACTTTTATAAAGATATGGAGAGCATCCAATATACCAGCCAGATGCGCTAACTGCAGTAGTATTAGAAGAGCTAAATGCAACAGCATAATCTTTATTTATTTGTGACCAACCGTATGGAAAGCCTGAACCTGCTAGGTTATTATTTGATGAAGGGCCTGTCACTACACCCCATGTATTACCGTTATCTTTAAATAATGGTATAGTAGTGGAGAAAAGAGTGCCGCTATTATGTATCGGTACGAGAACAAAATTACCCTCATGTGTAACTTCAATACAACCTGGATGCCCAGTAGTAGACGTACCGATAGTAGCAGTTACAAGTGTAGTCCATGGATTGGTAGTAAAAGTACCTGTAAGTGGCAAAGTATAACAAATAGTACTGATACCGCCTACTTGGGTGCCTACCATTAGCGTTTTATTGTTGATATTCATGCAAAAAATACTTTGAGCAACAGTAGCTGAACCTGGGTATACTACACTAGTGGCCACAGTCTCATCTGTAATATCTAGCCTTTGAATTCTATCAGTTCTAGCAATATACACATATCGCTCACCGTCGTATTTAATATCTGCAATACGTGAGGTATTCGCATTAACAGCTGCAATAGGCGTTACTATAAAAGTTCTTAGATCAACACGAGAAAATTTATTTAGATCATCAAATATATACGCGTAGGTACCTATTACAACACAGTCAGTAACTGCAGAAGCACCAATAGATATTACGCCAGAACCTAGTTTAGCTACATAACTAAGTGGGTAGTTTTGTATCATATTTGTTAAATTGTTATTAGATACCCAGAGATTATTAAGCAACCAGTGAGGTCTACTAGTTCCTGTTTTAGAAGCATTACCATCACTATCAGTAGCTACAGTAATCTTATTCATCTGATAGCCTGCTGGATACAGCATTTTTAGACCATATGCCGCACCATAATTAATAGGTGGGTTACTTTGCGCATTCATAATAGGCTTAAAAGGCAACGTTTGTGCTATTGATTGATTCCAGCCATTATATCTGAAATAAGCTTGTGACGGGCCTAGGGTGTACACTACTGGCTCTTGCTTATCAGTAAACGGTGTGGGGTATACACAGACACCTAGATCAAACCCCCATACTCTCTGTAATGCATTTTTACCAGTACCGCCATCTTTAGTTCGAGGGAATGAACCTACTTGGTGATAGCTCCCAGCTCCAGGTTTTGTAGATGCGCCACCAGTTGGTGAAACTTCTGCGTCACCCCTAACTCCCGCCATCATTGAATATTGGCATAACCAGACATAGCATGGAAAATTAGCAGCAGCAGTATCATAGACGTCTTCACGCTCTAATTCAAATACGCCAGACCATGGTCCAGGATCTCCGTCAATAAATGAAGTAAGACATAGCCAGCGAGGATTTACCATCACTATAATATCAGCACAGCAATTATTAAAACCTATTGGAGAGCAATCAAAGTGTGTCCAGACTTCATTAGTAGGTTGGTGTGTTGTGGTATTCCACGATTCGCATGAAGATGTATTTAATACCATAGTCTGTTTATTATATCTAATAATAAAGTACTTATAGGTGCTACCATCTTTATTTAAAGATCTAAATACTTGTGTAAATAAAATAGAACGTGGGTCAGGAGTATTAGCCACTACTGCATAAGCTATATCACCGCCCCAGAAAGCATCATAAAGAGACCATCCAGAACTTGCCTGCGCAGTAATGCCAGATGCTTGAGCAAATGTCACTGAGGTAGATGGTTGAATATTTACATTATAGGCAGTAGAGCCTCCAGCAGAAGTAGCCCCTGCAGCACCTGGCTGTGTGCCGATAATAGCGTCTGCAATAGTATCTGCAATAGTTGAAAAAGATGTCAGCGTTGCTGCACCCTCTACAGGCGTATAAGCCGTTGTAATTTGGACAGTACTCTGTCCTATGTAAGTAGCTGATATTGTCATATTATCCGTGTGTAAATGTTAGTGAAAGATCTTTGCCAGTTGTTAAATTACAAGTGACAGTTAAAAACTCGGTAGTACTTAACGATAGGATTAACGGGATATTTGCAATCCTAGTAACACCTGCGGCTATTGGTATAGTTAACACAGGAGTAGCGTTTTTATTTACTACAACTGTACTTGCAATAGTCGGTGCTACACCTACGTCAACTGATACACTAGTTATTCCTATATTATTTGCCGGATAATATTTTATGTTACTACTCATAATCTCCAATAGCCCTGAAAAATTTGCCCTAAAACTTGAGTTAACTGTTTTATTTATCCATTTGCTAGTAGTACTATCATAGCGTAAAAAGTCAGAATTTAACGGAGTAGTTAATGTTACATCTGTTAAGTTAGCAATAGAAGAATTACCACTAATTGTTGAAATAACACCATTGATTATGCTTATTGAAGTGCCATCTACTCGTACACCGCCTAACGCAGTTGTTGATGCAGTTGGTAAAACATAATTATTAGCAGCGATAGTAATATCACCCGTTCCTAAAATTGAAGAACCGTTAATTGTTTTAATATTAGTATTTGAAATTAATGTAGGTTGCGCGCCTAATGCCGTTAATGCATCTGCTGCAGATGCAGCGCCGGTGCCACCGTTTGCTAACGGCAAGGTTCCGTAGTTCGTGCCCCTTAAAATTGAAGATAAATTTTTCATTATTATACAATTCCTTTATTACGTATTTAGTATCATACAGTTGGCCAGCTTACATCAAAAGGAAAACCTTCTTGTGTAGTAATAGTAAACGTACCTGATGTGCAATTTATAATTTTACCCAAGTCACCTGCTACAACTGTATATGCGCCTGTTATATTTGAAATGGTTTTTGTAGCACTTACTCCAGATGCTGCTGGAGCAGAACTAGTCCATGTATTTCCTGTGCTTGTTAAAACGTTTCCAGTATTTCCAGGCAACGGTAATACAATAGAAGTTGTACCTTTTAATACGGTTGACAAATTTTTTGACATTACTATCCCTGTTTAATTATATCTTTTGTTAATATTTATGCGTATACAACTTCAGCTGAATTAATAGCTGCAACCCATCGGATATTTACACCGGCCTGTCCTGTACCTCTAATTAATAAGCCACCGTAGGTAGTATCAGCAACAAGCGTAAGACTCCACCCATTGGCATTGCTGATTGCAGTGACTGTGCCAACAACTAAGGTTGTAGTTGCTTCACTGGCACCTCTAACAATCATACCTTCTACTTTCCAAGCTGACGCATTGGTTGTTCCTTGTCGTTTAGCTACAACTGTACCTATAAATGAATAAGCACATTGGTTAGTCATCAACATTATATATGCAGGACTACCTGTTGATCCAGTTGATGTTAGCGTTGTAGTTGTAGCATCAGTTGTATTTGCTACAAAAATGAAATGACCTGTTTGCGCATTTCCTACACCTAACGCACCAATAGTTCCAAATGCCTGCCTATTGTGTTGACCCCTATCAGAAGCACAACCTCCTCCCAATGTTGCGCTGTATGGTCCATTTATCACGCTACTGTAAGAACCTATTGCTGCAGAATTATCCCCTGCTGTAGACGCATAACCACCTATTACAACGCTTCTATTCCCTGCTTGAGCACCCCATCCAATAGCCACTGAATAAGAACTATATGCGCTTGCTTGAGGACCAATAGCCACGCTATTAGTACCAGTTGCTCCATAACTACTTGTATTATTCCCAATACCTGCAGCAAAACTGTCTGTACCAGAAGCGTAAGAGCCACCTAATGCCATTGCTCCTGCGCCTGTGGCGGTGACTGAACCATTAAATCCGGAATTGTGACCTAATGCAAAAGACGCAGATGCTCCGGCATTTGATAGATGACCAAACGCATATGCACCTTCTCCAGACGCGGTTGCACTATTTCCCAATGCCATAGATACATTGCCAGTAGATGTACTCCTACCAATAGTTTGACCCATATTTTCAGTATACCCACGCATTGGCTTTTTATTATTAATTTGCCAATTTGTTCCGTCACATACTATGTCTAGACCTTCACCACGTCTTAATATAAGCGTGGCTACACCGTCAATTGTGCCTGTTGCAGGAGAAATAGTAATTGCAGCTGTAGCAGTATTAGAAGTATTCCAAATAGTACAAGTAAACCCACTTCCGAGTGTAGCAGCGGCAGTTAAACTAATAGTAAACGTACCTGAGGTACAATTAATGATTTTACCCAAGTCACCAGCTACTACCGTGTATGCAGCTGTTATATTGGCAATTGTTTTAGTAGCACTTGCTCCTCCGCTAATAACCAAATCACCACTACCTAGTAATGTTGTGCCATTGACAGTTTTAATATTAGTTGCAGATACTAGAGCAGCTTGCTTAGAGTTAAATGTATTCCAATCTGTAGATGTCAGATAACCACTTACTGATGCACTAGCTGTACCTAATGCAGCTTGCTTAGAGTTAAATGTATTCCAATCTGTAGATGTTAATATACCACTTACAGTTGCACTAGCATTACTTAAAGCAGCTTGCGCACCTAATGCAGTTAGCGCAGCTGATGCTGATGTTGCACCAGTTCCGCCTTGCGCTACACTTAATGCAGTAGTTAACCCAGTTAACGAGGTAATATCACTGTTAGCTCCAGAAGCAGCCATTCCAGCAACTGTGTCCCCTGTTTGTAATTCTTGTATTGTAGTGCCGTTAAGCACTAATGGATATCTTGCTGTCATTAATTTACTCCTACCTGTGTAGTTGTTGAGTTGTTATTTAGTATTGGTAATATTCCCAATACTGCTAATACGCATATCGTTCCGTATGCCTGTGAGGTTAGTATAGGAAGTAATCCTGCTGATATAACTACTGATATAGTAGAAGCTGATCTAGTTAAAATTGAAATAGATCCAACTCCTGCAGATGATCCTGCTACCCAACTAGCAGTAGTTCCGTTTGTAGTTAAATACTTACCGTTGTTACCAGTTTGACTTGGCAATGATATAGGCGCAGCTTGTGACACCCATGCAGTTCCGTTACTAGTTAACACATTACCGGATGCACCAACTACAGTTAACCCAGTGCCACCGTTTGCTACAGTCAATGCAGTAGATAATGTGATTGATGTAGCAGATGCTGTACCTAAAATAGGTGTAACTAATGTCGGACTTGTCGAAAGTACAACATTACCTGATCCAGTAAACCCGTTCCAAAATGCAGACGACGTGCCTGATGGTGTTTCTAACAACTTCCAATTTGCTGTAGACGTTGTGTACATAAACGACACATACGTACCACTTACATCTAACATAAATCCAACACTGTCATCTTCAATAGTATTACCGTTTGCTAATAATGTAATTGCATTATTAGCAAACGTATTATTAATGTCAATTATACCAATAATAGCACCATCATTTGGAGATGCAGGGAATGTTATATTAAACGCACTTGAAATAGTATTACATCTTACTAATTCATTTGCACTTGCAGTATAGGATGCAGTTTTGATTGCAGTTGCAACCAAACCGGAACTAATTGTACTCCAAAGTGCAGTAGTTCCGTCTGTTGTTAGGTACTTACCTGAATTACTAGTTTGTGTTGGCAACGAGACAGGTGCAGATTGTGATACCCAGGTAGTCCCGTCTGATGTTAATACATTACCAGATATTCCAGGAGCAACTGATTGTACTGCACTCAGGCCATTACCTAAAATTACACTGTTAGCCACAAGTGACGTAGCACCAGTACCGCCTTTAGTTACTGACAATGTTGCACTAAGTCCGGCTGCAGTACCTGTTGTGTTCTGATTAAAAGTAGGCCATGTAAATGTACCGGTACTAAAGTTACCGCTTACAGGTGTGCCTAATGCGGGTGTGGTATTAAACAACACACTAGCACCAGATTGATTAACAATATCTCCACCGGGTGGTAATGTAATCTTACCACTATTATTAAACGCCCAAGTGTAGCCGTTATTTGTAACTGATAAACCACCACCGACTTGTAATGCGCCACCAATGCCAACCCCACCAGATACGGTTAATGCACCAGTAGACGGAGAAGTCGAACTAGTTGCAGCAGTAACTGATAAATTCGTAAATGCAGGACTTGCAGATGTTTGCAAGTCCTGAGGAGTATTAATTAAATCACTATAGTTATTACTAAGTGTGGCAATTGATTGGACACCACTAGCTGTTTTTTTAATAAACAGTCGTCCATCATATGTATTAATTGATATTTCACCATCTAATAAATCGGTAACCAACGGTACCTTTGCAGATACCGAACTTCGTTTATGTAAAATGTGTGCCATATTAAGTTTTTAGAAAGTACCACCGTCTATGTCAGACCATGTAGGTAAGCCACCACTTAGCATTAAGACTTGACCATCGGTCGCCTTTGCTAATTTTGATAATGTGTTAGTTGCAGATGCATATAGAATGTCCCCTGCAGCATATGAAGTAATACCAGTACCGCCATATGTAGCACCAATTGCAGTACCGTTCCAAGTACCAGTTCCAACTGTACCTAATGTTGTAATACTAGTTTGACCGACGTATGTACTTGCGATATCAATGCTTGTACCAGATGATGTAATTCTATTTGCAGTACCGCCAACTGTTAATACACCTGATGCATATGATAAACCGTTACCAGCAACTGATGATGCAAGTTGTACATTTCCGCCACTTATTGTAATACCGTTAGCAGTGTTGACACTAAACGAGTTACCAGTTAGTGTTAAACCTGCACCTGCTTGCCACGAACCTTGTCCAGCAAACTGTGTAAATATAACATTAGAAGAACCAAAAATTACACCTTCGGTTGTTTGTACATAACCATATCCGCTGTCAGACACATAAAAATAGTCACCACCACCAAAGTTACCATAACCGGCTGCAATGTTAATTGCACCTGCAGTAGCATGGTTAACTGTTAATGTAATTTGGGTAGCACTATTAATACTTAAAATACGTGCATTTGAACCTAAAATACCAGTTCCACCAACTTTAAATACAGGCATACCTTCTGACAATGCTGAAGTATTACCAGATGTTAATGTTACAACTGCAGTTAGTGTTGATAATGTAGCTGACAGACTGTTAACTGCATATGATGAATCGGCGTCAATTGCACGAACAAATGTAGTAGCAGTTGCCCAAACATAAACACCATTTTGTTTAGCATCAGTTTGACCAATAACTAATACACGGCATTGACTATGACTAGTAAATGTTGCAACTTCGCTGCCGCCATCCCAACTATATGTAAATTGCGGAGCAGTTGCAAATGTTAAGTAAGAACCAGGTCCTACGTCTCCTAAGTTTGGAGCAGTACCGGCACCTGGAGTATATGATGCAGCACCTACGTCAGTTGATGTTACAAAATCTACAGTTTCATGTACACGTAAACCCTGTGCTAACGTGTCAACATAATTTTTAGTTGCAGCGTCTTGTGCAACAACTGGATCTGCTAATCCGGTAATTTTGTAACCACCCATTGCTACAGTATTGCCAAATGTAGTAGCACCTGTTACACTTAATGTACCAGCAACTGCAGTATTACCTGTTGCAGACGCAACTGTAAATTTATCAGTAGCAACAGATAAGTTACCTGAGAATGAACCAGTTGACGCACTTAATGTACCTAATGTAGAGTTACCAGCATTTAATGTACCAGCAATCGTAGTGTTACCTGATGATGCAACTACTTGAAATTTATTTGTATTAACGTTAAAGTTACCAGTAACATCAGCTTGTCCAGTTACACCTAATGTGCCAGCAATTACAGTGTTACCTGTTGCAGCAGCAATTGTAAATTTATTAGTAGCAACTGCAAAATCACCTGTTGCATTTAATGTACCAGCAACTGCAGTATTACCTGTTGCAGAAGCAACTGTGAATTTATTAGTAGCGACAGATAAGTCACCTGTTGCATTTAAAGAAGATACCGTAGTACTACCAGTTACACCTAATGTGCCAGCAATTACAGTGTTACCTGTTGCAGCAGCAATTGTAAATTTATTAGTAGCAACTGCAACATCACCTGAGAATGAACCAGTTGTTGCACTTAATGTACTAAGTGTAGTATTACCTGCGCTCAACGTGCCTGATATAGTTGTATTGCCAGATGTTGTATCTACTAAGAATTTAGTAGCCACACTATCAGTAATTCTAAAATATTCAGAAGCAGCAGTTGTGTTACCGGAAATTGTAACACCGTTATTAAATGTAGCAGTATCAGTGAATGTCGAAACACCGGTAGTCGTTAACGCACCGCCAATCCATAAATTGCCCCCAATACCTGCACCGCCTGCAACTTGTAACGCACCCGAAGTAGCATTGCCTGCGTTTGCAGTAGATTGTAGTAATTTTAATCCGGTAGTATCTAATTTTGAAACTTCAACTGCAGATGTGCCATTGCTTGCATAAAAATGTAATATATCATCACTTGCGCCCGGTGCTGATTCTGCAATAATGTAAGTAAGACCGTCAACTGATCTAACACCGCCTAACGATGCCCAGTTGCCGCTTCCGCTAGTTCCGGTATACCCTTCAAATGTTGAACGTTCTGAATTATAACGAACCGCGCCGGCTAATGCAGGACTTTGTTGAGCAGTAGTACCTGATGGTAGTATTAATGCGTTGGTTCCTTCAATAATAACATAACCAGCGCCATTTGGTTTGAGTTTAATATTACCGTCAGTATTTGTTGAACTAATAACACCTGTGCTACCAGTAATTGTGATATTACCAATGTTAATTGCATCAATTTTACTATTAGCATCAACAAGAATTGCTGAACTTGCAGTTAATGTACCAGGAACATGACTCATCATGTCTGTAAAATATTTACCACCTAATAGTACCGGAGTAGTTGTTGCGTCAGCTGCACCTATCCCGATATATAATCTGTCGCCAGTATTTGACTGGGTACCTGCTAACGATGAATATCCTAATTCACCAATTGCAAGTGTACCAGTAGTTATTGCACTGGTACTGGTTCTTTTAATTCTGATTTTTGAGCTTGCCATTTAATTACCCTTATTTAAAATTCGCCACCGTCCATGTTTTGATTTAACAGTGAAGATTGAACGTCCCATTGACTTGTTGTTTCGTTGTATACTAATAATGAGCCGTCTAATAACCCTGTGCTGTTCACGTCAGGAATGTCTATAACTTTATTTATCTGGTTTCCGGGAATACCTTGATCCCCTTTCTCACCCGATACATATGGAAGATCATTCCAATGTAATATGCCATCTCCAAGTTTGAATGTATTTGTATCTATTTCAAATGCTAATTCACCGTCACTTAATATTGGATTTACATCTGTCCATAATTGTGCAGTTGCTCTGCGAATTGGCGCACTTGTAGTAGTGCCGGTAACATTTATTATACCATTATTGATTTCTAAACCGGCGCCAATCTTAACACCACCTAATGTGGTACTAGATGCAACTGGTAATGTATAGGTTGACCCCGATGATCCTGATGATCCAAATGTAACTTCGCTCCAATTTATTTCAGCATTAGGAACTGCACCTGTAGAAGTACTTCTAACTTCTCCGCTTTGTAATTTGTATGTATAGTACCGATCACCTGTTCTAGTATATGATCCAGATACGTACTCGTTTTTAATATACACTAACATACCTTCTTGTATGCGTTGTCCAGGTATATTAGTTAGTTGATCATTAGGTAATCCAGTAATACTTTGTAGTGTACCACGAAGTTCTGTATCTAATGCAATTGGCGCATTAGTAGCAGGACTCCACGTACCTGGCCAAGTGTTTCTTGTTAACCCGTCATAGTTAGCTGCCATTATGAAATGCTCACGTAAGTTGCACCCGATTGTAAAGTAATTCCGTACAATTGATAATTTTCAGAAACATAATCAGATAATGGTGCATCGGGTGCGAGTGCAACAGTACCGCCATTGGTGTATGATACGTCACTTAATAATCCAGCACTTGCCCCTGTTTTGAATGTAGTTGGTTGAGGTGCTGAACTTCTTACTGCAAACCAAAACGCCCGTGGATTTGCATTTGAATTTGTAATTAATTGTGTTGCTAATGTTTTAACTTGATCACCTAATACAGTAACTCCAACTTCAACACTAGTATTATTAATTATGTCAGCTCTAGTTGGAACTGATAGTACACTAGCTGTCCATAACCAATAAGTTGGATATGTAAAACTAGCAGCTGCTGCAACATCAGACGAATTTGCAGGACCAAGCGTAACATTATACGCAGTGCCTGTTACTGTAACAGGTCTAGATGCAGTAGTTGTTAATGTCACATATCTAGCAGTAGATTTGTTACTGTGATTAATCGGAGCAGTAAATGTCATAGTACCACTTGCAGTAGTTGACGATACTGTTCCGTTTGTACCGCTAATTAAAAATGTTCTGTTACCTGCTGATATAGCTGATGCAGTTGGTGTGTAAGTAGTTGAAGTATACGCATCAAGGAATGTTTTTCCAGTTAATGCAGTAATTGCAATTGAATGCGATACTGTATTCCAGTTAACTGAAAATGTTGTAGTTGTACTCCAACTAGCTGTTGTTGTACCGTTATAATAATTAAACGCAACTACTCCACTTGCTGTACCACCAGTTGCAGAAGTTGAAGTGGATCTAATGTACGATGTAGAATTGTTAGTAGTAAAACTTTGATTCCAGTCTACGCCTCCAGCAGGTGTAACACTATACGCTCCTGCAGTATAATTTCCAAGTGTTGTAGAAATTGATCCAGTTGATTGTGTAATTGTTGCAACACTATTAATATATTGAGTAGGTACGTCAGCTGGATTATCAACAGTAACAGTAAATCCAGTTGCAGGAATATCCCAATTTAATGTTGAGCCTGCAGATGACACTGCACTTACGGTTGGTGTAAACGTTGCTAATGTTAATCGTAATGTACTACCTGAAAATTCTGCAACCCTAACTGTGTTAGTGACATCATTTTCTTTATAACCGGTAAGTGTGCGATAATTGCCGTTAGTTGACCAAACTAATGATTCACTTGCAGCAATAGATAACCCTATCGGTCCTTGTGGTCCAGTGTCACCTGTATCGCCTTTTAGTCCTTGTGGTCCTGTGTCACCTGTTAGTCCAGTATCACCTTTGATGCCTTGTGGTCCTTGAGGACCGACGATAGAACCAACATCGGTCCATTGTGTTAAATCAATTGGGTTGTCAGTATTACACACCCACAAATGGCCTAACACCATGTACCCATCACCGATAATTGCAGTGGTTAACAATTCTAGTTCAGAGGTTGAGGGTTTTTCACCTTTAAGTTTAATAGTACCAGGATTTATGTCGCCAATAAGTGTTGCTGCGGGTAATGAAATACTACCGTCAGCGCCGCCTGATATCGCGCCTTGGCCGACATAAATTGTGTCTGTTGAAAAGTACCCAGTTAATGCATGTATTGATGCAAAACGAGCATCTGGACTACCAAGGTTTATAGTTCCGTCAACATCTGGATATATGCTTGATGCAAGTAACCCGCCTACTGTATAGTCAATACTAATTGTTCCGTCGGCACTAAGAGTAATGCCGCTTCCAATTTTAACAGCACCTAGTTGAGTAGCAGTTGCTGCTGATGGCGACGATACAGGATTCCATAAATTGTCATATCTAAGGTATAATCTATGTTCAGCAGTGTTCCACCAAAATGTTCCACTACTTTCAGAAGTTGGAGGAGTATTACTTGATATTACTGATGCAGGATTACCAGAGGCACCAAGAGTGATAGGGATACCTCCAATAGTAATACCATCGGATAGTCTTAGATCACCAATTTCTTCATTATAAAATATAGTTCCAATTACACCAACATACTCGTCGGCTTCAATGGTTGTGATACGTCCTGATTTAATCTTTTGAATAGTCATACTGTATTTATTGTATGCTAAACAAAAGATCAATCAGTAGTTATGTGATTAGTACATGCGTTTACGATTTGCAGATACTGGATTTGCTTCTTTTTGCAGTTTTTTACGATAGCGTGCTTTAGCTGCACCTGCTTCTCGTTTACGTTTCGTAGTTGGTTTTTCATAAAACTCTTTTTTACGTAACGTTTCTAATTTTCCAGAATCTTCAACTTTGCGCTTAAATCGTCTTAACGATTGTGTAATGTTTTCATTTTCGCGCATTGTTACTTTAACTCTATTCTGCGTTGTTATCATCGTCTTCCTCTTTGTTGATTTGTTCTACAATCCAATCTAAATCAAATATTCTATTTTTAGAGATTAAATTGTAAGGTGTTAGTTCGTCATTAGTTATATAGTATGCATTAGGATGTGTAAGCATAAATGTGACAAACGATTTTGTAATCGGATCACAATTATCAATATCGATAATTACTACTGCTACTTGATTTGTAACACTTAGTAACCAATCAATATCTGCCTCATCAGTGTCATAGATAAAAATATTAATATCTTCATCGCTTTCGCCAATAATTGCATGAAACTGTTCTAGTACATGCGTTGATGGTTTTACTAACAAATAACCAACATCTAAATTAAAAAATTTATCAGGAGGGGTAATAACCGTAATTCTTCCTAATGGATTCATGTGACCTTCTATGTGGTAATTAATTTTGCCTTGTATTTATCAGAGAAGGACTTGACCGCTAATGATACTTTCTGTACCCCAGCTATTCCAATTGCTTTTGCAGCAGCCTTTGATAAATCAATAATTCTACCTTTAGAAAAGGGACCTCTATCATTTATTCTAACTAATACTGTTTGGTTATTAGCTAAATTAGTTACTTCAACTATAGTTCCAAATGGCAATGTTTTATGTGCTGCAGTTAGTTCTTTTGGACTAAAATATTCTCCGTTTGCAGTTTTAGGTCTGCGTCGATATCTAGGTCCAGATTCGTAACCATACCAACTAGCTATACCTTGCATTTCGTTAGATGTATGTGCTGATCTAAGTCTATGCTTATAATGCAGGTGTTTAGTTTTTTTATGTACACTGTGTTGTATTGAATGATTGTCAGTCGAATGTTTAGTAGCTGCATCTACTGGAGCTACGGTGGTAATTATTGAGAGGGCAAGGATCCCTGTTATTAGTGAATTTTTCATTTTTTCTCCTTTCACTTGGTGTGTATTAAAACAACTACACATTACATTAAGGGAGTAAACTGCACGAGGTTCTTCGAACCCATTTTGTTCGTGACGTCTTCTCCATCAGCCACAACATAAACTGCATGTTGCACCTTTGGCAAGCCTGGCTTCCCGAATTTCGCGGGTTTCTACTTTGGCCAAGACTCGCAGGATTGATTACATCTCTCAATCCAACTATCTTAGTTTCTCTCGAAACATATAATATATAGCATTGAACTTTAAAATTCTGTTAAAAAAGTGACTTTTTAACGAATTAAACTATACTATTTGCACATTATACGCTTGTTATTATATTTTGTCAAGCAAAAACTACTAAATATAAGATAATAGGAGTTTTTAATGAAAATACAAGATTTAATGGAAGGATATATTGCTGATTCACTTCCAGATTTAATTAATCACGCAAAATCGTTAATTATAATGTATACGAAAACATTACCTGAAATAGTACACAAATATGATTTCTCAGTTAATGATCCATATAATCCAACTGAACTTGGATTAGCAAATAGAGATATCAATGCATGTAAATTACAAGTAGGTAGTGTTAGATCAGTCTGGTTTACTAACAATTATTTGTCAGTTACTAAAAACAGAGCAGGTACCGGAATGCAAGGCGGCAAATCTGCACGCGGTTTGAAAAATGCGTTAGTTACCTTATCAGAAATTCCAGAACTACGTAAAGTACACGGTTTAAATCGTTTAGCGCATTTAGATGTAAACATTAATCCAAATAATAAAGTTCAAGCAACTGTATCTCAGCGTGTAAAAGGAACTGCACCAAAAGAAGCTGATATTCAAACATATGGTGAATTAATGAGGCATCTTGAAAATCTTTTACCAGACGTTATAAAAGCTATTGCTAAAGTGGCTAAGCCGCAGGATTTAGAATCTAGTTTTTTAAATGCAGAAGAAGTATTCGGAATAGGTGTTAGACTTGAAAATGCTATTGATAGATGGGAAAGTGTAAAAGGTACTATTCCAAAAAAATACGAAGGCGGAACTAGTTATAAAAAACAAGGTGACGCATTAGTAGCTACACACAAAAATAAAGGTGCAGACCTAGGTAAAAGTGATATAATGAAACCGGCTGAAAAGCCTGTTAAGAAACATGATACACATTCTCAAAATATGAGTGCTGCTCAAGACGCAATTAATCAAGGGTTTGAAGTACTTAAAAAGAATGGTATTAAAGATCATGAACTACATGCAATTAGACAAAAAGTTCAAAGAAGTGATAATCAACTAATGGCGTTAATGCAAGTATTCCAAGAATTTGGAATCAATCCAAATCCGTTAATGGAAGCTTGGTTAAAAACATATTAAGAAAAAAGGGCTAATTAGCCCTTTTTTTAACGATTGTGAATATACATAGTAACTTCAAAGCCGAAACGTAAATCAACATATGTTGGTGTTTCCCATTTCATAACTATCACCTCCTTTTTATTTTGGTTTTATCGTAATTGTTATTGTACTTTCTGAACTAGTATCTTTACCTTTGTTTAAGGTACCGCCTGAATCTTTTATTTTAAATCCTATAGCTGCATGTTGAGTACCATTTTTAGATCCATCTGGATAATACGCTAACAACGATACATTAGCTGATGGAACACTTTGATTAGCTTTAACATTAGCTTTTCCTAATTTAAGTCTTCCGACTTTTGGTAATTTTGATATAATAACTGCGCTAATGCTGTTATTATCAATATCTTTAAATTTAAAATCAGATTGAGTAAAATGTTTAACAACTCTTTTAGTTATAGTAAACGCATTAGCGATTGCAGTCGGTGGTTCATTAGCAGAAACCGACGATGTGCTATCGCCGGCATACACGTTATCACTGCCTGACGAAATTGTTCCAGCATCTGCTTTATCAGTATCTCTTGCAATCGGTATATTATTAACAAACACAGTTGCAGATCCAGCTTTAATAGTTTCTGTGTGATTTACACACTTGTCACCTACTTTATGAGTATGAACTTTTATAGCATCTCCTTTTCTACAAACACCAATGTTATTAACAAATACATTAGTTGAACATTTGTCGGTGTTAGTAGTCGCAGTGCATAAGTGACCTGTTGATACTGTATCTTTACCTTTACCTCTTGCAACTCGTGGCATAATATTATCCTAAAATAATATTTATACAATAAGACCTGTAGTAGCTTTAGTGTAAGAAGATGCTGATTCTTTTTCAGTTGGTTCTAATACTACTACCGTTGCGATTGCAATCTTAATTGTTTTATCTGGATCAACAGTAAACAAATAAGGTGCCATTCCAATTCCACCTTGTGCAGCTGCTAATACACGTGGTTTTGAAACTTTAATGTATTTGTCAGTTTCTTCAACTAATGATGCAATTAGTTCTTCGCCTGAAGTAAGTTTAATTGTAACTACTTCGCCTGGTGATACACCTTTATCTATAATCATAATTTGCCTTTAAGTATTGTTGTAATTCTGAAAACCCACCGATGTAATTGCCATCAATTTGAATCTGTGGTAATGTTCTTGCTGTTGGTACATCTTCTAACAGTTGTTCTTTAGTCCAACCTCCATTAGAGATATTTCTTTCTTCAAAGTTAATGTTTTTCATTTGTAACAAGCTCTTAGCTTGCACGCAGTACGGGCACTGGTCTTTCGACCAAATTATTGCTGTCATTTAATAAAATCCTTGTACGGGGTTGACCAATCAATTTTTGCTATATTTTTCATCATAGCACCTATTGCTTGTTGTTTGGCAACATTGATTGCATTGTTACCAATTTTACGTCTTTTTTTCAAATATCTGTCTGAGCGCATCTATCAAAGCCTTTTCGTCTGTCGTAGTCCATAATCTATATGATGGGTGTTTTCCTTCTCTAAGCATTGCGCATGGACATACAGGATCCTCGCCCTGCGGTCCCATGCATGCACAAATGGTTAAATCGTTGTATTCTTTCATAATTACCTTATGATGTTTAAAAAACTGTATTATACAATATTATTATCATCCTGTCAATAATATTGATAAATAAAAAAATGTAGTTCACGATATGGGGATATCTAACTACTCTAACGCCGCGGGAGGCATCAGCAATGATATTTATCGATAACAAATACACACGATTATATTTTAAAATAATCAATCGCGCTAACTCTAAAAGATTGTCTGAGTATTCAGAAAATCATCATATTATTCCAGAATCATTTTTTATTAATCGATCTAGAAAAGGACCTGCCGGATGGCTTAATGGAAACCCAGAAGATTCATCAAATATTGTGTCGTTAACTGCAAGAGAACATTTTATTTGTCATTGGTTACTTATTAAAATGACTACCGGAGATGCTAAACACAAAATGATATTTGCTATAACGATGATGAAACGTAAAGGCACAAATCAACAAAATAGATATAACACTATGATTACTAGTAGAGTTTATGCAATTTATAAGGAACAATCTGCTAAAATAAAAAGTGAGATATATTTTGGTCGAGTGCGGAATAAAACACTATATACATTTTGTCATTCTAATGGAACAGTAGAAACTTGCTCTATACTAGAATTATCTCACAAATATAATCTAGAGCGTTCTAGTATTGCGCATCTTGTTAAAAAACCGTTTGGAAAGCATCATGTAAAAGGATGGTCTATTAACCATCCTATATTAGATACTGCTAGAAGTGTATTATATTCCGGCTCAGGAGGACCAAAGTATGATCATACTGTTTATTCATTTAAACATAAAAGTGGAATAACTGAACAATGTACTAAGTATGATTTATTTTCTAAATATAATTTAGCTAGAGACGGAATATATTACATTTGTAATGGTAAACAAAAATCATCACAAGGATGGTTTTTAGATATCAGGTAACTCGGCGTAGTTAACGTCGCCGCCCATTACTCCTACTACATAATTTACACTCTCCGACTCTTGTAAAGCAGTTTGTTTTTTACTGGGGTCGGAATGTTTTGTAAACCACGGTATAGGTGTTGATTTAGGGGCTATTGCTTTATATTTAATACCAACTTCTTTTAAAGCGTGTACTGCAGTATAGTCAACAAATTCTTTTAAGATGTTAGCGTTAAGTCCAATTACTGGACCTTTTAAGAACAAGTAGTCTGCCCATTCTTTTTCCTCGCGGATCACATCGAGATACATGCTATAAACTTCTTCTTCACATTCTGCTTTAATTTCGGTAAAACGCGGATCATCTTTAATTACTAAATTAATCATGTAAGCAGTCCATTCTTTATGTAACAGCTCATCTTGTAATATAAGTGCAATAATGTTACCGTTACCGATAAACAACTTATTTTCGACCATTGCTAAACTAGTAGCAAACGATACCATAAATCTAAATGCTTCTAATGCGTAACTTGCATGTAGCGCAAGCCAAATAGCTTTAATATGATCTCTTTCATCTACAGGTAATCCGAGTTCTTTTTGACAGTTAAATATGTGTAATTTATTATAGTATCTACCGACACTGCTTGCCATGTCAACAATCGGTGTAGTATCATGAATAGTATTAAATATCTCTTTTGGAACATTATAGATATTACGAATAATATGACTATAACTGCGACTATGAATATTTGATTCATAGAATCCCCAATTAAGCATTAACAGTTCTGCTTCAGGTACACTTACTACAGGTGTAAACACTTGGGTAGGCCCACGTCCTTGTAAGCTGTCTAATGCAGTTTGTCTTAATAAGTTGCTAGTAAATATATGTTTAACCGCATCACTAGCATCTTTGAAATCATTAGCGTCTTTGCTTAATGAGATCTCTTCCGGAGTCCAAAAGAATCCTCTAGCAGTTGCCTCGAACTTTTGAATACGTGGATATCGTACTTCTTCAAATCGTTGAATTGTAACTGTTCCGTCTAGAAACAATTTTCTAGACAGATAGTTAGTTTGTTCTCCTAGGTTATATTGTTCTTCACTCATAGCCGTCACCTGAGTAATTTATACATAACCCGTTTTCTTTATCGATGTAAACACTTAAGATGTCATCGGCAGATAATGCAGCAAGTACCGGGCCTTTAACTTCATCTTCGATTATATAATTATCAGGAACACCCCATAATTTTAATTTTTCTTTAAGTCTTTCATCTAACAGTTCGTCGTTTGTTAGTTCTCTTGTTACAAGTTCGTTCATGTTGTCACCTGTTGTTCTTTAACCTGAATAAAAATAGACTCAGGTTCTTTTTCAAAATATTTGTATAGAGAACCGCATAACCAACCATCGAGCCCTAATTTTTCACAGGTATACCAGTTGCCATGTAGTTCATCTCCACGCAGTTTTAATTTTAACTCATATTGATGAGTTGGGAATGTGTTTTTAGAAAATATGCAAGTAAATCCTGTTTTTGCATTTGGAATATCTCTAACCATAAGATCAATGATTACATCTGCACCTGATACAAACGCTTCGCGAACTAATCCAGTCGACTCGTCATCGAATACCCATGTGCCGTTATAGTTATAAATTGTAATAACGTTAATTGTATTCATAATGCACCTCGTAAGTTAAGTAAAAATATATTATACACTAACTTACGAGTAATGTCAACAATAATTAGTGTCTTACTTGTAATACAAACATCGATTCTTTACTAGTACCAGTAACATCTGAGAATGCTTTAAATCCATATTTCTTAGTCATAAGATGTGATAACGCACGATATGCACCTGGTCTATCGTTAGTGCCATCATTAGATGCAGCAGTGTACACAAGGTACGGAACACTTGGATGTTTTTTAAGCCAATCTAATGTGCATGCAACTACTGTTGATAATATCTGGCGAGCGAACCCTTGTGTATTAAAACCTCGAAACTCTTCATCTATCGAATATTGTAAATAACCATAGTATACATCTTTTGTAGAATCGATTATAGTTGTGATTCGTTCATTAAATGGAGACCTTTGCTCGGCACCACGTCTCGGTGTAGTTGTACCTTCATCTATTGCGACTTCACCGTGATGAAAGTTTCCATCTGGTGTTCTAAATGAAAAGAAATACGAACCAGGTGATATTTCTTTAAATGGTAACGGATTGTTTAAATCAGTTTCTATTAAGTCTATTGACTCTAAAAGTTCGCTTATTAACATTGCTAATCCTTGTATAATTTAATATTTATACAATTCTTATTGTGCTTTTTTCATCTAATGCATACCACGCACTTTCAAGATATTTTGTTATGTCGGTTAATGTTTCTTCTGGAAGACGCATTACCCATTCGTTAGTGTTAACATCGTGTTTAAGTGGTAATTCAACTTTTAAATTATGTCTCATTGAGATTACTAACTTTTTATCTTTCATTTCTTAAGTACTCCTAATGATACTAACAGTAAGCATAATGCAATTAGAATCATTTCAAATTTTAATTGAACATGTTCTACTGTGCGTCTTGTTAAATAAGCAGCCTTCCACTTATAATACGGAAGGCCTCCGTTTTCTATTGCGTGTAAATTAACTAACTGTTTCATTTATGTAGTTCCAGTTTATTATTTTCCATTGATTTTCTAAGTACTTTTTCTTGTCTGATTGATAGTCTAACGCCCATGAATGTTCCCACCAATCAACTAACAATACAATGTCTTTTTTAATAGCATGATTAGTTATTGTTTTGATCTTGCCATCTTTAGCAAGATAGACCCAACCACTGCCTTGTATGCCCATTGCTACTTTTAAAAACTCTTCTTTAAACTTATCAAAAGTTTTATAATGTGTTTCAATTAAATCTAAAACTTTGCCAACTGGTTTGTTTAAGTTGCCAGTTGACTCTTGATATTGTTGGAATAAGATATTGTGTAAAAATACACCTGCTTCATTAAACACAGGATCACCTTCACCTGCATTATAACGCTTTGCGTATGTTTTAGCAAGACGTTCATAATGATAATCTAATGTTGCTTTTGATATAGCAGGACTTAACTCATCCATTCCGTATGGTAGAGGATCTATTTTTAATGATGCAGGTTTACCTTCAGTTATGAATTGCTTAATAAAACTATAGCTCATAGCTTACAGGCCTCGCAGGATTCTTCATCGTCTTCAATAATTGCACTAGGTAAATCAACTTCGGCTTCTTCTTTACTACCTGTTTTATCAATTAAACTATAGTAGAAAGTTTTCAAACCCCAATAGTGACCTAACATTAAGTTTTTAGCAATTAGTGTAGTTGGGACTTTTCTACCTTCAAAGTGTCTAGGTGAATAAAATGTATTTGTGCTAATACTTTGATCTACGTATGCAGCCAATACAGCAGCAGTTTTCAAATAACCTACACAATCAGTTTGTTCCCACATAAGTTGATATTTGTTTTTCAATTTATGATATTCCGGAACTACTTGTGTAAGTGAACCAGCTTTTGATTCTTTAACTTGAATAAGTTGCATTGGCATTTCAATTCCATTAGTTGAATTAATTACAACTGAACTTGATTCTACTGGAGCTATAGCCATTTGAGTCGCATTTCGTACACCGTATTTTTTCATTTCAACACGCAATGGTTCCCAATCAAGTTCTGGTGTAAAATCAGTCAATTCATTAACACCGTCTGCACGTAGTTCCCATGGAAATATACCTTGTCCGTATCGAGTTTTATCACTATCTAAACATGGTCCACGCTCCTTAGCCAGTTCAACCGATATTTCAGTAGTATAAAATGCTAAATGTTCCATCCAGCTTTTAACTTCAGCAAGCATATCTGCGTCTCCGTATTTAAAATTGCGTTTAGCTGCCCAGTATGCTAAATTTGTAACTCCAATTCCTAATGGTCGAATTTCATCATTACTTAGTTTACTGTGGATTGACAGATAATCTTGGTAATCTAAAATATTGTTTAAACTGCGGTGAAGAATACGACAAGCTCTGCGCATATCTTCCGGATTTCTAAAACTCCCCCAATTAATACTGCCTAAGGTGCATAAGGCTATTTTTGGAACTTTACGCACACATTCTTTTTTAATTATTTTCATGATTTATTGTTCTTCCTATACGCCAATTTGTATTTTCTAAAAGATACTCATTAATAGACGATGAGTCAATCCTAATATTAGTGTACCCATCTGTTATCCATCTCCATTTTGAAGACTGTATTGATAACAAACTTTTTTGTGTTGGGCTTCTATAATGCGGGTTGTATTTAACTTGTTCAGTGGCAGTTAATGTAGCGTTAACTAAGTTAATCAAATCTGTATGATTTTTAATTCCTCGATTAGATATCAATCTACTGCTAATAGATAGCTCAGATTTTAATACAGAATCAATTTCATTTCGAAGTAAATAACTACCGTATTTGAAATTTTCATGTATATAATTAACTATAGTGTTAATAATATCGATAGCTGTAATATCAGGCCGAGCATTTCCGTTATTCATACCTGCACTTAGCTTACTTCTATTTTTACCCCATTCTATTAATTGTTTTTTAGAATATCGTTCTTTTGTGTTGCCGCCATCACCGCCACGGGTCATATTGTACCCGTAGCTAAACGTATCAAGCAAGTCTATATAATATATTTCTTTTGATTTTGCATCAGATTGTGTACTACATTCATCTAATTTTTCAGTTATAATAGTATTTTCACCATATTTTCTAATTGCACGATGAAAATATGTATCAGAACCGTTTCTACTATCTTGAATGTGTTCGTCTAATCGAACGTTAATATTTTTTTCAGTGTATCCTATGTATTTTTTGTTATTAATAGTGTGACAATATATATTATAAGTTTTCATAAATATCTTCCTCTTGCTTGTATTTAGCAGAGATACTACTACCCACTTATTAAAAGATTATCAATATCGTCATCTTCAGACAACTCTCGAACTTTCTTTTTCTCACCTGATTTTAATAATACCGTGTGTTCTCCTGCTAATGTTACTTCCTCTCCAGTGTCAAGTGTGAGTTTAAATCCACCTTCATCGGATAACGAATTAAACGGTGCAGTTGGTAAAAGTATTTCGCAGCATAAATTACTTTGATAAATTGTATGCCATAACGGATCAAATGGTCCTTGCTTAATTACGTTATCTATAAAGACTAAGTAGATGCGCCCGGTGTCAGTTCGTTCTTTTAGGAGTCCTCCTTTGAATACTTCTTCCGCAGACATGGTCTTCTTCCGAACTCCTGTATTTTTTTCATACTGTAGGTACAGTTTTTCAAAGAGAGCTGTATCAGTGTAAAACGCTTCGTATAAGTCTGGAACTTCATTAGGATCAAAAAATGTTATGTTTTCTTTGTTTTTAAATCTACGCCAAAAGAACGCGCTTAATACAACGCTGTAATCTAAATGACGCACCCGTGTTTCATCTGTGCCTTGATTGTTTTTAAGTACAATTAAGTCGTCGAACTGATAATGCCAAATCGGATATGTTACAGTAGCACTAGCATTTCTAATACCACCTTGTGAACAGCAACGCAAGTCACCAAACCATTTCTTTAAAAATGGAATCATACCTGTGTGCATAATTTCACCACCGCGTATAGGACTTCCTAGTGCGCGTACACGACCAATTTCTAAACCTATGCCAGCACGTTTGCTAGCATATTTTGCCATCATCTCGCCACTAGCAAATATAGAATCCAAATCGTCATCACTGCGTATGAGAACGCAGCTGCTGAATTGTTTAGTTGGAGTTCCGAGCCCAGCAAGAACGGGTGTAGCAAGAGTAAATAAGCCATCGGATGCAGCATTATAATATTCCTTAATATATTTCATTCTAGCTGCATTTGGTTCTTCCTTATGGAACACAGTTGCAGCTGCAATCATATACCTAACTTGTGGAGTTTCGTAAATGTCTTTAGTAGATCGATTACGGACTAAGTATTTCTCAATAAGCTGTTCAATTGCAGCATATGAGTAAGTTTCATCTTTTGAATGATCAAGCATGTCATTCATTTTGTTCCATTCTTCAGTTGAATACCACTCTAATAACTCTGGTGTGTATAATCCAACTTCGATGTTCTTTTTAACTATTGTAAATAGATGCGGTGGCTCGTATTGGCCGTATACATCTTTGCGGAGCATAGACAAACGCTGTTTGCCTGCAACGTATTGATAATTTGTATGACCTACATCTGGGTTGGCGTCAACATCAATTAAGTTAACGATTGCTCGCAGTGTAATTTCGTCAATTTCAGATGTAGTAATATTATCGTAAAATTGTGGCTGGCTTTTAATTTCGATCATTGATTGACTAACATCGGCAATTCCACTGCAAATCTTTGCAATCTGCGCCTGCCATTTGTCAATTGTTAGTTCTACTTTAGTGCCATTTCTTTTTGTAACTGTTATTTTATTCATATAATTTCACTTCTGGTTAGGATAGTATTTATTTGGCAGACAACTCTCTAAAATAAGTTTAGATTGTAAAAAAATACTAATTAAAACAATAAGATATAAATGTAAAACGGTAGACTTATCTCTTATCATTTAGAGCAATTATACGCTCTTTTTTCTGATAAGTCTACCGTTATGGTAATTAGGAAGTAGCGATATACGAGTAAGTTAGTGTACCGTCGTTACCTGAAATTGTATTAGTATACGAAACAACTATTGAATTGTTAACAATAGCTGCTGTAAATTTTAAAAGCATAGCAGTTCCGGAAATACCAGTACAAGTATAATCATCGGAAGAGTTAATAGAAGGAGGAGACGCAATTAATGAAATTTGTCCTTGTCTAATATAATTCCCGTTAAAAATGTAATTTATAGTATATGACATAAATCCAGCGACTGTTCCGGTGCTGTCTGTTTTTAATGGTAATCTAAATAAATCTACACTTTCTACAGATTGAGCAATATCTACAGTTAAAGGTGTACTAGTATATACTGCAGATCCTGATACTTCTGGAACGTATTGTAAAGCTGATAACGGATCTGATAACGCTATTGATCTATCAGATGTGATACTTGAATTATAATTTCCAAGTTGGCTAAAGTAAATTTGCGGAACTGTTGACTCTGTATCGCCACCTTCTCCAACATTAGTTAAGTTACAATTTATAACCGTGTTCTTAATACTATTATCGCTGTTAATTGCATGCGCTATAATATTATCAAATTTATAATTAGAGATATTAATATTAGATGGGCCGTCAGATACTAAATCAACCCCTAAAGAAAACCCAGTATGTGCTGTCGAAATAACACCATTAATAAAATTAATATCTGTAGATGCATTGCCTATAAACACACCGCAGAAATAATTGTTAATTACAACATTGTCAAATATAATGTCAGACGAAGTTGTAGCTAATAAACTTGAAATACTAATTCCTTTATTATCAGGTCTAGACCCAGAATCCCAAGTTCCGATAATTTTTATATTTTGAAATTTACTATTACTAGTATTAGCAAGATCTAAACCGATAGTTGCAGTTGTTTCTGTTGACTGAATAGTAATATCTTGAATATTAATATATCGTGGATTAGTAAGCGGATAAGATGATCCAACATCTGATATACATCTAAATGCAGTTTCTAAACCAGTATATTGGATAATAGTTTTATCTATGCCTGCTCCGATAATTGTAGTGTAGCTTGGAATAGTAATTGCATTAATTGTTTTAAAAATGCCAGCTGGCATTTTTAGTATAACTCGTCGTTTAACTCCTTCAGATGTATTAGAGAACGATTTAATACCACTGTTTGCAAACAACTGAGTAATTGCACGTTGAATTGCACTTGAATCATCAGTGATGCCGTCGCCTTTTGCTCCAAAATCATAGACATTTACAGTATCATCTAAAATATTCTGTAATGATCGAACTACTGGAAAACTAATTGACGGTCCGGTAGTTATTAACGTATCAGATAATTTGTAAGTATGTTCTAATAATGATATTAATCCAGTTCCGCCTGATCCAGATATAATATCTTTAGATGTTAAAATTTTTGTATTACCTACAGTAGGTGCGCCTTCTGATACAGAACCATTACCGATGTACAGTTCTTGAGAATCAACTGCCCATCCTAATTCTCCAGATGCTAACTGTGGAAACCCGGGGCCGGTTCTAGCCTTTCCTCTTCGTATTTGAATTTTTGAAATTTGATAAACTGCCATGAAATATATCCTCTTTGCTATATTTATGATAATTTAGCCATAAAAAAGCCCTAGTAAAAACTAGGGCTAATTAATTAAGCGATTGTAATTGATGCAGCTGGAGCCACTGTAGTACCAGTAATATCAAATGACAATGTGAATACTACTGCAGTTGCGTTAGTAGTAGTTGCGGCAGCTGAAAGGGTTAAACTAGTTCCTGCACTAACAGATGATACTGTAGTACCAGCAGGAATACCAGGTCCGATAACAGTTGCACCGACCATGGTAGCAAGAGCAGCCGATGTTGTTAAGGTAGTAGTTCCAGCAGTTGTGCCTAAAATGTCGGCACCTGTAATTCTACGAATACGTGTTTGTAATTCAGTAGCATCATTAATTGCTTTATCCATAATTACGTGAATTACACCAGTCGATGCTGCAGGAGCATAATATGCTAGTGGGTTAATTTCTTTAATAATCATTTCATACAAACTATTTGGCATTTGTGTAGATGCATCAATATAGCTGTCTTCTACTTGTAAATCAATAGCAGTAGCTGATGTGTTTTTCACTGTAATTAAGTAAGCGTTTGCGTTTGGGGTATATAAGGTTCCTGTTTTTGCAAGGGAACCGTTAATTCTGGTAATGGTTTGCATTATAAATCTCCGTTTGTTATATTTATCAGTTCATACTGTAATACATATCAACTCGATCCCACCATTTATTAACGTATTTGTTAAACTCGCTACCTTCTAATATAAATTCTTGATATTGTGGTTCTCCCCATACCCACGGTTTAAGTTCAGGAGGTTTAACACACATTAGAACTACACCTTTTTGTATATTAGTTTCGTGTATCTTATTATGTGCAATAGAATATGCAGCTAGTTGAAGATAGTAATCTTCAATGTACTCACGTTTTTTAGGTTTATTAGATTGTTTATAATCAAGGATAGCAGGTTCACCTTTATGTAATCCTACAGCATCTGTAGTACCTGCATACAGTTCTGGATAGTAAAGTGCAACTTCATTACCCCAAACTTCGTTGACGTTTTTTAATCCGTGATCTATAATGTGTTGAGCCATTTTATGACTTTGCTGACTATATGGATTAGAGCCAGATTCATTTAGAAATCCTTGTGCGACAAAATCTTCCAAAAATTTATGCATACGAGTTCCGCGACTAGCAGCTTCAGTTGTAATTTGTTGTGCTTTGTCATAGCCAACAGCTTTACGCCATGCTTGTAGTGCAGCTTTATCTTCTTCTGGTTTTGTTGCTGATAGTATTGTAGTTACGGAAGGAACTTTAGATCCATCAGGGCAAGAATATAAACGCTTGCCCTTAACGGATTGTCTGTTTATTGGTGTGTATTGATATTTTTCAGTTAGTAGTTTCATAACATAATTATAATACATTTAACTGTCAATGTCAATCTTTATTTTTTCTTCTGTTAAATGCTTCTCTAGATCTTTTAGAAAAGTCACTTTCAACTTCTTTATGTTGAGTTAATGGATCCGGCATAGCTTGATTTGTTTTAATTACTAACCCTGATTCGTCATACCGATCAACAAATTGTTGAACTAACGGGTCTGATTCGTAACGTTGAGCAAAGCTTTCAAAATCAATAAACGGTGCACCACCTGTTCTGTCTACTCTATTAAGAGCGTCCCATGTTAGTGATGCACTCGATTTATTGTTGTTTGCTGCAGATTGAATTGTCCGTAGTGTATTAATTAACGGATCAATTGATTCATTTACTTTTTTTTTGAGCTTAACATCATACCTAATTTACGGCTGTATTCAACGCTTTCACGTTTCATACGACCTGCATCAGGAGCTGCGCTTGCTAATTCTTCAGGTGAACCAGGTTGTTCTTCACCAGGAGCTGCGCCGCCAAAATTAGGAGCTGGAGCACCTGCTACTTGAGCTGCTGCACCGATCGGTGCAGTTTCACCGGCTACTGGCGCACCTAACATTTCTGGTTCATCGCCGGTTACAACTGCTAGCCCTTGGTTTAAACCTTGACGTGATGTTTCTAATGCTGTGTAGATATTATCCATTGCAGGTCTAACAACACTATCGTATCTTTGAGCAACGTCACTACCGGCTACACGTTTAATATTATCTAACAATTCTAAGAATTGCTCAGAACGCATAGCAGCCATATCTTCTAACCATCCTGTGATACGTTGTACAATGTCACGTGTTTGGATAATTACATCGGCCTTTGTTTCTTCATCTTCTAATAAAATCCAGCTAGCTTGTGATTCGTTTAAATCATAACGTACTTTTAATTCTGCAGACAATTCACGACGATCAGATTCGCCTAATGAAATTCTACGAATTGCACTATTGATCCAACTTTCTGGAACTGATAATTTTGTAGCACGTTGGCGTAATCTACTTTGAGCATACCCTTCGTCTGTTTTTTCTTTTTTCTTTTTACGAGGTGCATCATCTTCAACATCTACTTCATCACAGTTTTCACGTTCAAAAATTTCTTGATTTAATACATCAAGAAACATACGTGTTTTTTGATATGTAGCATTTTCGACAACTGAGTTATAGCTTTCATTCATTTCAAATTGGCTAATTTTAGTACGTAATTTATTACGTGCATCTTCAAGCTGTGCATCTGTAAAATTTTCTAATTTTACCGTATAACCAAAGTTTTTAGCTAAACTTTCGTTTAGTTTTAAACTAGTTAACGGTTGATTTAAATCATTAATTTGCATAATTGGTTCCTAGGTTATTTCTTATTACGTATTTATATAAAAGACTGACGAAACAATCGAAAAATTAGCTGCTGATAGTATTGAGTCAATGCTGTACTTTCTTCTAACCGTGTTAACATTATTTGATATCTGTTTTCGTCAGCTACTAACGCTATGTTATTTTTAAAAACTACAGCATCTGTAGAAACTGACGCATACTTATTATCTAACATTTTGATATTTTGATATTTTTCGTAGTGCCTGTTATTGTATTCTTTTGCAGCAATTAAGGCACAGCTTTTAAGATAGTAATCGTTTATCAATTCTTTTGAAGTTGTATTATACACACCCCAATACTTGTTGTCAAGTTGTTTAACTAAGAATCCTTTATAAACTAATGACCCATCAGGTAATACTGAAATTGGTAACGACGCTTGTAATTCTTGATCAAAGTACGAAGCTAATTCTTTAATTGATTTCTTGTTTTTCATTTGCTACAACTGTAGGATCGTTAAATCCGATCTTTTTCAGTAAACTTTTTCGTATCATAGTTTCTGCAATACACTGTTCACGGTCTGTAAGATTTGCTAACTTAATTGGAGTTTTTAATCTTTCAAATAACTTCTTTTCTTCGTTAGTGATGAAGATTTCAAAATCTGATATAAGCTCGTTTATTTTCATCTTAAACCTGCGATAGTTAACATTGCTATTAATTCTTCTGATTCTTTTATAGGTGTTGGGTGTACAACATTACGGTGATTTCTACCAGAATTCTTTTCAAACTTTTTATCAACTACATCGTTAATAAAGTCATCAGTTGGATCACCACTAATGTCTTTATTCTCATGTGACGCTATAAGATCTGCATCATCTTTGTCATCAAGCATCTCTTGCATAGTAGAACCAATATTATCAGGTAATTCTATTTCGGAACCAACTTTAGGTAATTGTGCTTGTTGCTGCTGCTGAGGAGCAGGTTGTCCAGGCTGTTGTTGTCCCGGTGCAGGTTGTTGTCCGTTAGCAACTGGAATTTGTCCTTGTTGCGGTTGTCCATCTTGAGGAACTTGTCCTTGTTGTGCAGGTGCAGGTTGTTGCCCTGGTACAGGCTGACCCATTGTTTCGTTACCTTGTTGACCTTGCGGTGCATTTGCAGGATTAAGGTTTAATGTTGATATGTTAGGTGTATTTGGTTTTGGCTGAATAGCAGCCGGTGTTGTAGTTATTTTAGTAGCACCGTCAGCTGACGAGATTTCAACTTTTTCGGGGTCACTTTGTGTTACTTTGTAATTACTTTCTGTAATTTCTTTAATCTTCATATTTGTTCTCCAAGGCTTAATTCTGCACTTTGTAATTTGTCGATATGTTTGCGCAAGTTATTAATTTTGCCGTTAGCCCGAAGCAACTTAAACGCTAGATTTTCTACACTAAACTCGCCGCCTTTCTCTAAACCAGATTTTCTTAATCGAGCTATATCATTTAACGTATCAGTAGCTAGTGTTAGATTTGATGATGTTAATGCTTGATCAATTTGACTTTGGTAAGTGTCGGCTTTGCTTTCAACTTCTTCGTTGTTTACAGAAGGCGGTCGATGTTTTGGTTTGTTAATCCATTTTTCGTCTATGATACTGTATATACCAGCCGAATGATGGGGTTGTTTACTATCTTGTACATATACTTCTACAGCAATATCTTTAATTTTTAAATCGTATTTAAAATTGTAATGATTCTTTTTAGCATTGAACAATTCTGCCATATTTGGATCATCAATATCAACTATTAAATGTAGATCAATGTCTGAATATTCAGAATATCCAAAACTTGCATTACTACCGCTAACAGTAATATCTTTTAAATGTAACTGTGTAACATTTAAGAATTGTGCAAAGTGTTTAGCTATAAGAAGTAACTTATAACGAACATCAGTTTTTAAATGATTATCCGTCCATAATACTGGATTTAATGTATCATGATAAGGTACAGCTTTTTCGGATAATTCGGTAAATCTCATATTAAAATTTTATTAAAATAGTTACTACTGTTGATAACAATCCGGCGATAATTGTTGCAGTTGCTCCGATAACTACTTTACTCATGCTAGATTGGCTTTCTTGAATCTTTTCAGCGAGTGATACTACTTTTGATTCGATCGTTGTTAAACGTGTTTCTAAATTTTGATAGCGCAACGCGCATAATTCTACGTGGCTTTCTAAATTATTTTTTTCTATATCTGTTGGTTTTAATGACATCTCATCGCTCCAGTGGTCGTTCGGTGAGTTACTTCACGTAACGTTAATATTTATTGCTTTTTGTGAAAAACAATATTCTTATTTTTTCCGTGTGTTAGAAATACTGCATGTGTTTGGTGTAACCATTCATCTAACCCTTGTATGTACGGCACTAACTCAAAGTCATCTTTAAGAAACGAAATTGGATCACCGTTTTCTTCATAAACAAAATCGCGTTCAGTAGCAAAGTCAAATCGCCAAAGTCTAACAATTTCATCAGTATCAAAACCTACTAAACTACCTCTTACTTCAGTAGCTTGTGGACTCTGAGAGTACAAGATGTTACAACGAATGCCTAATGTTTGAACAATCGTATTAAAGTTTTGTTCCTTCCATCGGGCAGCCTCTTTACCTGGTTCAGCTCTGTATTGACCAGTATGCGTTATATCAACAAATGTATAAAGTTTATAATCTTCCATGTTGTATTTAACAGTCATAAAAAAAGGGTTCACAAAATGTGAACCCTTTTAATCCCATCCCTAAGAAGGTTAATTAAGCAACTGCGCCTAATACAGTACCTGTTGCGTCAACAGTTAATGCAGTAATTGTAGTAGCTGCACCTGTACCAGTTGCAACTGCTGCTGTGATTGCAGCTTCTAAGTCGCCGTATGAAGCGCCTGAAACTGGACCGCCAGCTGTGTTACCTGATGTATCAGAATCGTTAATTGTATCTTCTGAAACTGCAACTAAGAAACCAGTTGTACCTGGTACCCAAATTTGATAAATTTCTGCACCAACTTGCAATGCACGAACTGCTAATGCAAATTTGCTAGCAGCTGATTGATAGTTAACTGAAAAATCAACAGCTGTTGTAGAACCTGAAGCACCAGTAACTGCTGTAATTTTCAATAGACGTAATTGGCGTGTACCGAAGTTGCTGTAAACTTGACCAACACCATATGTATGTTGTGGGGTCATTTTCAAATAGTTTGTTGTAGCTAGGCTGTTACCGCCGGTTACTAATAAATCTGAACTGATTAATGATGGCATGATATTTCTCCTCTATTACCATAACTTACTACTCTGTAAGTGTTATAATTATTTAGCATCTATATTAAAAATGCTTGTGTTATTGCTTATTTTCCTGAATACGTTTAATACTACGCTTAAACTTATTAGTATCGCCTGTTTTAATACTATTAATAAAACGGCGTTCTAATTCAGCAGCAGTTTCTAGATCATAGTTTTCTCTTATTAATTCTAATAAATTAATTGCGCTTTCTATTAGGTTAGAACCGCGGCTTTCTATAACTAAATTTGTATCACGGCTAATTCCAATGTCGCTGAGTTCTTGTAATATTGATCGAGTGCTTTTTCTCATAGTTAGTCCACTGCTGGCTGTTTAAACAGATTAGGATGCATTTTACCCCACTTTCTCATAACCACAGCTGCTTGCGCATTTGCTTCATTTTCATGTGGACTGCCATCTTTACCACTATCTGGTGTTAATTCATTATTTAAATCTTGTCTATAGTGTACAAGTTCATGTGCTAATGTTCTGCACACATCCATAATATGTCTGTTAGATAAAGTAACAGTAATATGCTTATTACCGTATCCTCCGAATGAACTATGCTTTACACTAATCTCATTACCGTCTTGTAAATCGATATCAGGCAATTCATCTAGTTGCAGTTCGCTAGCAGCAAACTCAATGAACTTATCAATAATGCGTGTAGCTTTATTGTACTGTAAACCTTCTGTTAAAATTTCTTGTACTTTCATAACAATACTTATCGTTTTAACAGTTGAAGTATACGAGAAAGATCGTCAATTTCATCAGTCGGTTCTGCACCGACATCTTCAGGTTCAGTCAATTTATCAATTACTGCACTGTCTTTGCCAGCATCAGCTTTTTTAAGTTCTAACTCTTGCTGCAATGGTGAAACAAAGATTGGATTTTCATCAGGTTCTGCTGAATCAGATCCATTGCCTGCTACGTCAATCTCAGGATCGCCGTCACCGTTTATTTTAATGTTAATCGGTACATTGATTGTAAATTCTTTTGCTCTCATTATAAATCCTTTAGCTATACTATACTTATCTTTTATATATGCTCTTGCCAAGTGACCACGCCTACAGCACGATCGTTATTAGTAGTGGCAATAGCAGCCAAACACCATATATCTGATACTCCGGCAATAGTGCGTCCTAGTTGTTGACTAAAGTCTACGTCATTTGAAGTAATAGAGGCTGATCCTCCTTTGTTTAATCCCACAAATATTCCTTGATCAATCACAGTTCCACCTGACAATTCGGTAGCAGAAAGGTCATACTCTACTGAACTGTCTGCGCTAGCACTAGTCCAACTAGCATTAGTTAATGTTGGATTTATAATTATCCGATAGACAAATGCAGCCTGTTGTAGACCAAACAGATCAAACTTAACAGGGACAACAACTGAATCAAGATTAGCTGCTTTGAGTCTAATACATACTAGAGGTCTATATACTGTGTTGCTGAGATCCTTGCCTGTTAGACTAGTTCCATTACTTCGACTAACACTACGATTCATGTAGCCACCTTCGGATATCACAGTTGAACATATGGCTCGCATGGTGCCCGCAGCTCCGGTGCTTGTTAGTTCATATCTAACAGGTAATGAAGCAGTAGTCATGTAAACTTTGTTAAAGCTGACTTGGTTAGCGTGATGGAATGTATGACAGAGTATAAACTGCCCATCGATAACAAATCCGCAACGAACTGATCCTACGCCCAGCCATTCAATATCACACCAAAAAATCTGTGCTCTACTTACAACTAACGTGATGCCGCTTGGCCCGGTTCCATTAAGTTTATCACCATTCCAATTTGCTTGAGCAAACTTTTCTGTAGTATTGTCTACAGACCCTGATGTATATTTTCTAATCACAAGATTTAATGTATTACCATCTACTTCAAAGTATACACCGTTCTGTGCTCCAAACAATCCTACCCGCTGACGCAAGCCTGCGGTAGGTGTGGTCATAACAAAAGTAGCCAACGTCAGCAAACTCTTACCAGGCTGATAAGCAAACACTGATTTGGTTTGTCTCAAACTTTCATCGCCGTTGCCTAACACCGACATTAATACTGAACTTTCATTAGGTAGAAATACACTTGTAGCCGCACCAGTATCTACTTGATTCCATTTGAATGGGTCATCTCTGTATCGTTGAGCACCATCAAACAAAGTAAACGGATTACTAACTCGTAATCTGCCAAACGCATCTAGATTTGCTCCACCAAACGATACAACAGGTGTACCTGTAATCGTAGCATTAACATTTCCACTAATAGGAACTGGATTGCCACTGTCGTTCTTAATCTCTACTTCAGGTATAGTACCGATGTTAACTGTAGGTGTTCCACTAATAGTAACTGTAGTATTCTCTAAGGCTGATAATGTACTAGCACCTAGTTCTACTGTGCCACTCACAGTTGCTGATACTGTACCGTCTACTGTTATGCTACCACCGCCATCTTGTACTGTAACTGTGCCAGTAACACCTACATTTTCTAATGCTGTTAATGTTGTACTACCTAACTCAACTGTACCGCTTACTATGGCATTGATGTTTTCAAGTGCTGACAAACTTCCGCTGTCTAACGTAACTGTGCCACTTACTTGTTGGGTAGTTGGGAATGTTACATTAGCTGTTACAGTTCCGCTAACTGGTTGTGTAGTTTGCCAAAATGTTCCTGTAACCGGAGTAGTTGGCATGCTTGCAATAGATACTGGTTGGGTAGTTTGCCAAAATGTTCCAGTTACTGCAATTGGATTAGTATTAGAAACATTAGCATCAACATATATACGATTATTTACAGTGTTGTCATTACTATCTTTAGATACTTTGATTAATGTTGGAAATGCTGGGAAGTTACCTACATCAATATCACTTGTTAAATGAACTGGAATACTTTGTAATTCGGTGTTATTAATTTTAATTTCAGATGCAATGTTAACATTTCCAGTTACTGTAATATTATCAGATCCTAACGTAACTCGAACATGTGGAAGTTCGTCAACGAGTTCCATTGCATGATGTAAATTATTTAAATTAGGATTTTTATTGTCGTGTTCGTACGCCATTATGTAATCCAAGGACGACCTAATACTAGTCCGCCTGCATTAGGATTGTCTGTAATTCCGTCACCGTTATATTTTGTTGGTAATTGCGTAATATCATAATTGTTTCTATCACGATAGTATTGTTTAGTAGGATCTACACTTCCTGTAACTGTACCATCAGCTGCTACAATTTTACCTTGACGTTTAGCTTTTGCTAACGCAAGTTTAGCTGCTTGTTTTGCTTCTTTGGTTGATAACCATGCGATTCCGTTAGCTGACATTATTGCCCCCTCATTGCTTTAATCATTACAATATGTTCAGGATGATCGTCTGTTGGTTCAAATTCTGTATCAATTAAATGCGGATACGCACTTGGATCTTTAACTCTTATATCAGCAGGATGTTTTGGACCATTCATTCCGCCACCTGCATGTATTGTAACTGAATCTACACCTGCATACGCCGGATTAGGTTCATTAATAAATCTGTGTCGTTCTGGACTATCTGCCAAATCAACAATTTGCCTAAATCTGTTAATGTCATCACCTGCTGTTACTTTGTGATCAGGTTTAAGTATAAACTCTGGCTCAATAGGTTGTTGTTCTCCCCCGTCTAAAACGTTTAATATGTTTCTAATAATATCTTGAACTCTCATTTTTGTGTCCTCTTAGTATATTTAGCGTAAGAATAAACAATACAGAATGAATTTATAAATATCATGTCGCAGTAAAGTCTACGATTTAGGATGATAAGATATTACATGGATGGTAGACATAGTCAATGCCAATGTAGGTAGGTGTAATGAGACAATAATAGGAGCTTACGCTCCTATTTTATTTTAAGTCAATTTTTAATTAAATACATATAAAACTAAGGAGCATAATATGGACTTAATTAAAAGTATTATCCACAATGTATTAGTACACCCTATTCTACCATTCTTACCACGCAGATTAGCAAGAACAATACATGAAAAGAATGCGCTATGGGCGTATGGAAAAGATGGCCCGTTTAACGGCTTAGACTAGGAGAGTATTATGATATCAGATTTGACGTTTGAGCAAAAATCATTAACAATGGCAACATTAAGCAGTCTTGCATATAATGACGATCAAGAATTTAAAGAATTAGGATATGACAGTAAATTTATAAGCCATGGTGGGTCAGACTTGTATGTATTATGGGACAACGATGATTTAATAGTAGTGTGTCGTGGAACACAACCAACTCACTTTAATGATGTTGCACATGACATAGAATTTGCACTAGTACCAAGTAGATCAGGATACGGGTTAGTGCATCATGGATTTAGAACAAGTGTAGATCTTATTTGGGTTGACTTATTAAAGATGTTACAAAAATACGGTGCTAATCGTAAAGTATGGTGTACAGGTCATAGTTTAGGTGCAGCAATGGCAACCCTTATAACTGCAAGATGTGCGCGTACAGAAAAATTAACTACGCCGTTTTTATATACATACGGTAGTCCGCGTGTTGGTGATATGACATTTATTAAACACATGAATAGCTTAAACATTGAACATCATAGATGGGTAAACAATGCAGATGCAGTTACACGGAATCCAATATTTCCATATAAGCATCATGGTCAGCTACACTACTTTGATCATCATGGTAATGTAAGAGTTTTTACAAGATGGCAGACAATCAAAGATAGAGTAAAAGGTTTTTATATTGGACTTAAAAAAGGTAAGATTAATTTCTTTGTTAATCACGATATTGGAAATTACATTAAAAATTTAGGAAGGTTATAAACCTTTCCATAAGTTACGATTAATAGTTTGTTCAATTGGACTAGTCCCAAGTGCCGGAAAGAAGTTAATGTTTACTACGTTTTGTAACTGCTCAACAGTTAAAATAAACTTAGGTAACTCTCTAGCAGAAATTCCGTCATTTGGTATTAAGAATGCAATTGTTTGATTATTAGTTGCATCATAAATTGCCTTCCATAAGTAATCAGGAATAGCTACACCTTTACCAATTGTTTTAATTTGTTTACTAGGTTGATAATAAGTTCCAGAAGTTACATAAATGTCACGCCCTTCCCCTGCCCAGTTACGAACAGTTGATTCTAACTTATTCCAAATACCTCTGTTGTTGGCAGGTACTTGTGGAACCATATTAGTAAGTGCAAAACTTTCACTCATAATTTCTTTAGTTTGAGTACTGTCACCTGCAGGAACTAGGTGTCCTCTGTCATATGGATGACCTGCATAGTCGTGTAGTGTTGCTCTAAATTGTTCCGGTACATCTAAGTCTGGATGAAAGTCGTCTTGACGATGAACTACTCCACTCATATCTTCAGGTGATACATGTTCAACTACATACTCTGCAGTTTTAGTATCGTAACGATAATGAATAGCATAATTTTGTTTACACAAGTATTGTGAAGCAGTAAGTTGCGACACTGGAGCACCGTGTATAGAAAACTGTGGACATTTGTCATCAATGGGATTTGCTGCTACCGTTAAAGGTAACAGGAGTAATAATAAAAGTTTTTTCATTTAAACCAGCCTATTCGTTTGTTGTTAGTAATACGGAAGTTGTAGTCTTCTACACTTCCGGGGAATCTCCATGCCCATATTGCAACTAGTATCATAAATCCACCAGAACCAATTATAGCATGTAAATTATGTGTTGTGAACCAAATTATAAGTAATGAACTAGACATTACAAGTAACATCATGTATTTCATTTTAGTTGGAAAAACTTGTTTGTTTACCCAATTAGTTAAAAATGGTCCAAAATGTTTGTGATCATAAATCCATTTATGCATAGTAGGACTGCCTTTGCTAAATGCATAAGCAGCTCCTACTAAGAACGGACTAAAAGGAATACCTGGAGTAACAACTCCAATGTATGCTAGTCCTAATAATATAAAACCTAGTATTTTCCAAAGGCCTGCTTTTAATTTCATAGCATAAAGTTTTGTGCAAATTCTAAACTACATCTTTCTAATGCAATATCCCAGGTGTCGTCGAGATCAGCATCGAAAATTAGTTCAGGGTCGCACGTAGATGTACACCAGTTGATATAACTATTACCAGTAATGTCACCAGTTATTTGTTTTGTAAGTTTTTCAACAGGCCAAACACACATGCCTAAAAACATTCTCCATTGATTCGGTTCGTCACCTTCTTGGAATCTTTTAAGTACATCGTCATTTGACGTAATAGAAAAGTGTTTTGATATTCTATATGTATTTTTACACTTCCATTCTGGCGAATGTAAAATTGTAAAACTTGTCTGTCTTTCAGGTCCACCGATGTGTAACATTCCTGAAACATGATCTAAGTCATAACCAAGTCTATCACCGAACTCAGAAAGTGACATTCGACTAATTTTATTTGTAATTAGTCCTATTGCGTTGTCCCCTTCGATATCTGTAATTAATATGGTCGAACTACCCCATAAATTATGTTGTACTGACGGTGGAGCTATTAATAATGTTCCTTGTTTTATCATTGTTTATTATGTGTTATAATGTTTAAAATAATTGATTACATCACCGTTAGTGTAATAATCTTGTCATTTGTACCGATTAAGTTAGACCGTAGTTACTGTTCCAACTTTAAAACCTTCCAACTTAGCTTGTTTCTTAAGCATGTTCTTTAATTGCTCATCAGACAAGTCAGATACTTTAGTGTGTATCGAAGCGCCAGCGGCATTGGCCATGTCAATAGTATACTGACTAGTTCCTGTCTTTTTACCCACTCCAGTTGCCCACGTTCTACACGCTTGGTTGATAGTTAAATTGTTGTATTTAGGTCGTCTCCACTGCACCATTTGCAATTTCAATCCGTCCTCTAATGTAGGCATGATAGCAACCGGTTCACCATCAGCTGCACGAATATAACCTAATGCGCCATAACTTTTAGCAATACCGCTGTACGCAATATTACCTGGATTGTTTGTTCTCCAAGAGATAGACCCGCCGGTGCGTCTTTCGTTGCCAATAATAACTTCTCTGCCTTTTGCAGATGCGGTCGTTGGTGCAGGTCCTGATCTCGACGGTTCAAGTTCTGCTCCTACATCTACAGACGCTTTAGATTTTACTTCAGGTTTCGATGGAGCTGGCTCGCTCTTAACTATACTTAATGAACTCGGTAATGCACCTTTACTCATGTAATCTGACATGCCTGGTACTTGTTTAATCGCACCATTCATTGCGTCAATTGTAGTAGCATCCGGTTTGCCTGTAACAGGCAAACCCATTTCTTGTTGGGCTTTTGAAATAGCAGCAGTTGTGAGATCGTCCATTTCACCAGTTGTATTAACATTATAATTAAATGCCGCTAATGCCTTTTGCAAGTTTGCAATTTCGGATCCACTAGGACTAGCAGGTACTTTTAGTAAAGAGCTAGCTTCTTGTAATGTTTTAAATTCTGAAAATCTCATGTGTTGTCCTATTATGAATAGTCAGGTAACGGACCGCCGTATTTAGAACTTTTAATTGATTTACCGTCTAGTTTAACACGTTTTTTACCAATCTTTTGTGTTTTGCCAGTTTTACGAGCCATAAATCCTTGTGCTTTACAACTCGATTCGTCACTTGCACCTTTTTTCTTATTACTTAAACATAATTCTTTACTAGCTTTGCCACGTTCGTCTAATTGTGCGTCTGCTTTGACTTTGTATCTCGATTCAGTTGCATGCCCGCGTGCAGGACGATCGCTTGTGCGCCCTGGGCGTTTTGAACTAACACCCAATTTTTCTTCTTTAATAAACTCTTGAGCTCTCATGTTATTTCCTATTATCTGTTAATGTATTCAAATACATTAAGCCATTGACGTTTGCCAATTGTAGATTTTAACAATGTTAAATCAGCGCACGTCTTGTAGCGCACATCAATTCCATTTGATTCTACTACTGTTATCACTGCATCTTCTTGATCTGCAACAGCCTCTGCTATATCTAAATAGCTGTGTGCTAGACCTGAACCTGCATTCCAAATACCCGAACCATGTATGTTTTTAATAAAATCAATGTGTAATTTACACACATCACCTACCCATACCCAATCACGTTTAACTTGATCTGCATTGTTCCAAACTGATATACATCCTGTTTTACGAGCTTCTTCTTGCCACTTGTATATTATGTTAGCTTGATTACCTCGCAAGTGCATGTACTTGCCGTAAACATTAAAGTATCTAAATCCTTGTACAGATGCTTTGTGAGCAGGTTGTCTAAATACCCAACGATCAAACAAATATTTGCTTATTGCATATGGTGTTAATGGTGTACAATCGGCGGTTTCGCTAAAGTCTTTTCCATCACCATATACAGAACTTGTACTAGCATACTGTAAGTGTACTTCATTTATTTGGCATTCATTAAACAACCATTGACTAAATTCATAATTTTGAATCATAAACTTGTCAATGTTAGTTTCTGATTTATCAGTTAAAGCACCTAAATGTATTACCCATTGATATTTTTTAATATCGGGTAAGTTATTAGGATCATAGTCCCATCCTTCTACATGCCATCCTTCAGCAGATAACCATTCAACCATATTACGGCCGATAAAGCCGTTATGGCCAGTTACTAATATATTCATAGTATTTATTAGTCTTCTTCGTGTATAACTAAAGAATATTCAACACTAGGGAATGGATAGAGAATGTACTCTTCGGCATCTTCTCTATTCTCAAAAGTTTCCATTTCGCATCGAGTGTCGGTATATTTAAAGACATGGATCAATCCGTCGTCATCTTGGTTAACCGAAACTGCATGTGTATTAAAAGTTATTGTACAAATTTTAATCATCGAAACACTCCCTTATTGTAATATTTATGTATTACATCTAAGAGCGCGGTAAAAGGACAGACTCAAGCCATACTTTACAATCTTCCCATGTCTTATACTGGTAACCGACTCCGCCTGCTTCATTCCATTCGGTAATATTGCTTAATCGATCGTCGATTAATATATCTCCAAAGTTACATCTCTTTACTTTTTCATGGCTGCGAGGACCAATAAACACAGGTATACCCGGAAAGTACTTTTGACACCATTCAACTTTATCCATTATTGCATATGGAATATCATTGTTTCTTGGAATAGCTGTTAAAAAGAATAAACCAACATTATGTTTTGCGCAATATACTCGTAACCAATTGATAAGTTCGTAACTACCATCTCTCACTTTAAGATCGCGATATAATCGTTCGCAACTAGCTAATCGCGTCCACTCTTCAGGAGGTAACCTTTCTCTATTATCTAAATTTCTTTGAAAGAATTCCTCAGCAAATCCTTTAAAGTCAGCAACGACTTCGTCCATATCTACGTATATATTCATACAGCTTCCTTTACTTGTTGTACTACTACTTCTTTATTTGGAAAACGAGCTTTAACTGCTTCGACTGCTTCGTCTAAACTTTTGCCTTGTCCTGCAAACATTTTAGTTGATACATCATACAAAAACCATTGTGTATTAACTTTCTCAAATGATACAATTATAGAATTTGGATCATCGATATCTTCGTCGTCATCTAAATCATCCTGATGTGCTGCGTGAAATTCTCTAATACCTTCAATTAATTCATTCGGGGAATGTTTCATTGCTTGTCTATACATTGTTATGTTTAACCATAATCCTGCTAAAACACCAGTTAAAAATGCTCCAATAATAACACCGATCATATATTTCTCCTATTAAACTAAAATTGATTCATCGATATAGATGAACATGTTTGCATACGACTTATCTTCTGCTAGCTTAACTATGCAGTAGTGTCCGTCTTTAATTAATCTTTCTTCAATAAACAACAGTGTTTCTTGAAATTCTCCTATCTTCTCATGTCCTATTAGTGCAATAGGTGCAGAGTACTGTGAATCAGGTATTACTACTCCAGTATCAGATATTATTAAAATACAGTGTTCGTTTTGACATCGGCGGCTGTCTATTTCAGCTAATACCTGTTGTAATATCTGCTCTCTCAATGATACAGTAGGTTTACGAAACAGATGTGTTATATGTTTCAAGAATCCAGTCATGTTACTCCTTTAAGTTATCAAGATGTTGTATGTATTTAAACGTATCTTTCTTATTTCTAGGCTGCCATAGTAACGCTTTTGGACCACATACCGATCTATCAAGGCGTGCTGTGCTGCATGCTCCTATATAACTCGGCGTAGTTTTACCTAATACAGGATCATATACTTCTTCTATAGTATATTTTGTACATTCGTATCCGTATTTGTTCTTAGTTAGTTTTGAAAACCAACTGGCTTTTGCATGTATACAATCGCAGCATTTTAGTTTTGATTGTTCTATCATAAGTTATCTCATTACGTTAAAGTATGTGTATATTATACATGTATTGTATTTAAATGTCAAACTGTGTTTTATCAATATAAATATAGCATATACTCTGTAAAGAGAAAGGAATACTAATGTTATTAAGAGAATTGTTTTTATTAAATGAAGGGTACAAAGAAGCCCAATCAGAGTTTTCAAAATATGGAAATCCAGAACGTATAAAAGATATAATTAGCAAGTTTAGACAGCTTGTTGATCGCAATCAAGTACAAGGTGAACAACGTAATATTGATGCATGGCGTAAAAAAGGCTGGTTTGAATTTCAAAGATTTGTATTTGATAAATCACAAGAACAAAGTAAAACACAGAAAAAGAAATTAGTAAAAAAAGAACAAGATTCAGTAACTGTGTATGATCATAATAACATTACTGGAGTTATGCCATTAAACAAAAATGCTAGCGTTAACATTGGTAGACATAGTGATTGGTGTACTACTAAAGCAGAACAGCAGCATTGGGAAGAATACACCGGAAAAGGTGTAGTTCTAATTTATTGTTTCCTTAATTATCAAGGCGACGGTGACGGTGATGATAGGTGGGCAATTGCATTTTACAGAAATCAACCAAATAGTTTTGAATTGTTTACTGGCGCTGATGATAAAATGTCCAACGAGCAGTTTTTAGAAGAAACTGGAGTAGCAGCAACTGATATCATTCGTGCTGCGCTTGCTAATCCTAATATTGATAATGTTGAATCAGAACCGCCTAAAGAACAAAAACCAACAACATATCTTGATACAATTGCTGATATGTTGACAATTAATCAACATGACTATCGTGGTAAACGTAATCCAGAAATTGAATATGCGTTGCTTAATTTCTTTGATAGAAATCATAATGCATATTCTATAAATGATGAATATTCAGGAAGAAGTTTTAAGAGATTACTTAGAACGTATACTGCAGATATTAAACCAGCAGATATGAAAGAGATGGATATTCTATTTCAAACAGATTACTTGCAAGTGCATCCTGATTTTATAAAGCATATTAGTAATCCAACAGATCAACAGATCAAGGCTGCAGTTAGAGGTAACCCAAGACTTATTAAAAAAATACCAAATCCATCGAGAGAGCAAATTGAAATGGCAATATGGACATATCCTAAAATATTTTATGATATTAGTGAAAATCCTATTGCACAAGATGTTTATGCTGATATGGTAATATCATCAAAAAATGGAGTACAAACTTTATTTAACGCATTAAATCCCCAAACACTTGATCCGAGTGTTGAGATGAAACTTGCAAAAGCATTCCCGTATAACATGCATATGCTAGGGTACCTTAGACCAGAAACAATTGAATATATAAAAGCAACTAATCCTAGAGATTTACAATTTGTTAAAGGTCAAAACATAAATGGTGTCTTGCAACCATTTACCCAAACTTAAGAATTACATACGTAGTCCACTTCCCTTCTTTAAATGAAAATCTAATATAGTCAGTTAGCGGAACATTGAACTCGTCATATTCCGCTACTGCTACTAAATCAAAATCAAAATCTACACCAACTTGTAAATTTTTAGATCGCAAATCATCTATAATATCTATAAAGCTAGATAACGGAATTTCTAGATTAGCAATGTGTTCAAAATGATTCATTTAACTCGCGTTTATTACCGTTCTTATCAATACTAACAAATGTAATGTTAGTACTGAATGCATGTTCTCTTGGATTTGATCTGTCATCGCAATAAACATCAATTTTAAATGTAACTGATGATTTACCTTTGTGTGTAAGTACTGCATCGAATTCTAAAATAGAACCAGCTGGTACACGTTTAGTAAACGATACACTGTCTAATCCGCGTGTAACAAACTCGTGTCCCGGAAAGGCATAGTTAGCAGATACATAGCCAACAGAGTCAATCCAATGGAGCATGGTTCCTCCGAATAAAAATCCGTAATGATTAAGATGACTTGTTAAAACTAATTTGTGATGTTTCATAAATTCCTATAAATATATTAAATTGGATACAACATGAAGATTGAAGAACTATTAAGTGAAATAAAATTTAAACCACGTATAACAAATAAATCTACTAGTGGTGTAATACAGTCACCTAAACTTAAATATATAGCAAACGGCTGCCAGGCAATCGCTTACTATCATAAAACACATCCTAATACAGTAGTTAAAGTAGCTGCAGTATCAGGTGAAACTGATCCACTATGGCAATTTTTAAGGATTTGCATTAATCATCCTAACAATCCTTATTTCCCAAAAGTATTTAATCATAAAATCTTTAATTTAAAAACAATTACTCCTGAAGAGGAAGAGTATTTAGAAACACTTCCAGAATTTGAATATTTGCCTATATACGATAATATGAAAATGCAAATAGTAATGGTAACTGAACACCTTAAAGAAATCACTCCAGCTGAGTTTGATTCAGCATTGCATAATATCGGACTAACTCCGTTATTAAATTCAGCTAAAAAAGTGTTACAACCTAAAAGTAGATTTCCGTTATCACCTGAACTACTTTGGGGTAAGCTAATGGATAACGAAAACGGTCGTAAGTACCTACGAAAACATTCAAAAGATAAACATTTTAGTGACGCAATACGACTATTAAGTCCGTTGCTTGCAACAGGTAAAATGTATGCTGATGTCCACTTAGGTAATATAATGTTACGCAATGATGGACATCTAGTGTTTAACGATCCGTTAGCAGTTATATCTACTGGTCATAATTCTTAAGGTACTAGGTAAGTCGAACCGTCTGATGTTTCTTTAGGTAAGCTATCACTCCAGCGTAAGATAAACCAGTCACGTTTCTTTTCGCTTTTAAAGCTCCAAAGTGTTTCAGTCATGCGTGTTCCACACTTGTTTTCTTTACACCATTCTTCCATTTCGTTACCAAGTTCTTCGCTAACTTGATTTTTATCAAAAGTAAGTCCTGGTAATTTGAACATACCTACTTGACAGTGTTTCATTATATTCTCCTAGTTTGAGTTTGCTAAAATATATGCAGTTACATGTGATCCTTCTATAATAACTACATCATCTGGTGGACGTTGATATGCAGTTTGCTTAAACCATCTGTTTGGATCATGTGCAGTAATACGATTTATCTTAACACGTCTTGGTGTTAACTTAGTTATCTTACCAACATACTGCGATCCGCTTTCTGCAAACGCAACAATGTCACCTACTGCTATTTTTTTATTAAGTAAGTCTCTATGTTCTATTGGCTCTTTCTTACTCATAATCGTATTCAGTCCATGTGTTATTTTTGTAACTCCAATGTCTACTATCGTACATGTTTATGTTTAATTCAAAACATAATAATCCAATGCGTAAACATGGACCTGCGTGATCAGAACCCCATAAGTGTGTGCCTAGTTCAAACCCTGCTATAATATCTTTATTAAATATACCTTCTATTTCCCAGTGTTTGTGTTTAGTAAACGATCCATGCAAGTTAAACAGATCACGAAATCCATTGTGTGTTACAAATGGATTAGTTACTCCTATACTTATTTCAAGCATTGTTGCTCCTGTAGTTAAAAATGTTTGCATATTATAAACTATTATATACAGTGTGTCAAGCAAATAAATACAGTTGCTATACCACTACGAGGACCTATGAAACCAAAACTATATAAAAAACAAAACACCTGGTACTGCAAACTAGGCCAAACTACCGGGCACGGCCCATCTCCTAAACGCGCTTACACAAACTTTTATACACTATATAATAAGTGTAAAGTTGTTATTTCAGACGATTTAATACATCATTATAAACAATGATTACGATATTGTAATAGTGTTAGCTTGATTGTTTACTAAATGTAGATAGTTATTTTACTGTTTAGCCACTTGTTTTTCGTGTTAAAATAGCATAAAATACTATGTAGACATTAACAAAGGAGGCTACAATGATTAACACTATTACTGATTACACTTCTTCACGAAGTACAAACGACATCTTAATTGATGTATTGCATGTTGCAAGCGTAGTATGCTTTGCAACACTAGTATGGGTAATGTTCTGCGGATACATTATAACACCCCCAGTTTGGTGGCATGCGTAATCCAATCCAGTAGCCTGCGCATACTACAATACTTGCGCAGGCACTTCTTTCGAGTCATTTGACTTGTCCTACACAACTTGTTATACTTTATTAAACTACTTTAATACAGGTGTAATATGAAATTTGAAACAGCTCCAATCCAAAATCAAATTCAATGCAGATCCTATGATGAAGCCAAAATGTATCTAATGTTCTTAGAAATAGACGGCAAACGAGGATGGCGCATGCCTACGCGATACGAACGCACTAAATATTTTAGAGTAGGTCAACATGTTAATGAACCTGTATGGGATCTTCTAGATGAAGACACAGTTTTATTAAATAATAAAACACGACGATTAATACCAGTAAGAGACAGAAACGATGACAATTGAGATATCACCAAAGGAATACTGGAAAGAAATGTGCCGAGACGAAGCACAGCTGTATTGTTTGTTCTTAGATATAGACGGTAAAAGAGGGTGGCGATTTCCTAAGTCTGATGAATTAAGTCACCATATCATGTGGTATAAAGAAGATTTAAACAATCCTGATTTAGGTGATCCTGACGATTTGTACCCCATAGTACCAGTACGAGATAGAAAAGATGACGATTGAAATATCACCAATAGGTACCTGGAAGAAACCACTTCCTAAAGATCAAGCACAGCTTTATTGTATGTTCTTTGAACATGACGGCAGAGGATGGAGATTCCCAACTGAAGAAGAATGCTTAACCGATATGCGCGGAATCCCAACAATTATAGGATGGTGTTGGAACGCAGAACGTATAGAAAGTGCCGACTATGATACTGCAAAATGCGATGTAATTTTAGTTCGCGATGTAAAAAATGATAAATAATTTATATGACAATAGACGAACTTTTAACTGAATTAACCTTTCACGGTTCACAATGTACTAAAGACTGTAGTGGACATCGCGCAGGCTGGAAATGGGGTAAAGCCCATCCGAATGTTGCAACAACAAACAGTGCTTCTCATCCAAGTTTTAATAACGGTGTGCGCATTGCTAACGCTAATTCTAAAGTAGTAATGATGCCAGGTGTGCGTGGTGCAGGTGGTCGTTTTGTTAAGTTTACTCCAGAACCTAAACCATCTAAACGCAATAAACCTTAATAGGCCCCGCTGTACATATATGAGAGCATACGAATTTATATTAAAAGAGCTATTAGAACCAAAGAAACCTGGATCAGCTGTTAAAAGTTCAACTGTATCCGTGTCTGGAGCACAAGGGAGTATTTCTAAAATCTCCCAACAAAAATTTACCACATCTAAAGGAAATGTAGTTAAGGTTTGGTTTAAGCCAACTCAAGCTGATGACGGTAATCCATCAGTTGAAATTACGTTTTATGTTAACGACACTGTTTACGATAATTCATCAAGTGAAGGTAAGGATATTGCAAACGATTTTGAAATTTTATCAGGAGTTGGATATCTAGTTAATAACACGCTTGACAGAAAGAAGCTTAATCATTGTACATTTTTAGCATACTCGAGCAACCGAGATACTCGAACTAAATTTAATATTCCACTTGAAAAATACCTAGTTAAATTAAATCACTCGTTAACAACGTTTTATGATCAAATTGCAAATTTTAATCCTACTCCTGAACAACTATCTGCAGAGTTAGAAAGAAGGAATGCATTACTAGCAAGACTTAAAAGACCTTTAGAAACGTCTGTTAATATGGTAGACCCTAACCTAACAAACGCATTATCTCAAATGCATGCGTTTATTAATCAACCATTTGACGAAACATCTTTAGAACGCTATTCTAAGTTACTTACTGCAATTGAACATTCTTCATCTCACTACGTATATAATAACACCGGTTTTCCTAAATTAATTAACGATCTGCATGAATTTAAATTGATAGTAAGAAGTTATTCGAAAGACGGAGCTGAAATTACATCTAATCGTAGAGCGTCAGTATATTCAAAATTAATACAAAAGTTCTTTTCAGATAAATGGGATATCAAAACACAAGGTGCTCACTTTACCTTAACCCGCAAACTATCTTAATAGGCCCCGCTGTACACTCTGCTGTACACATATATTCGCACGAATATACTCACGCATTATATAATATACATATAATGCGCTCATATACATTGACAACACACACTTACACATATATACTATAAGCATAACACGTTGTATGCAATAGGCCCCGCTGTACACATACACTAAATAATATTATCAATTAAGGAGTAACCATGGAAACGATTTATACTGATAGAAGAATAGTAGAAACTGGATGTATGTTGTATATGAGAATAATTTCAATTGGTACTAGCATTACTGTCTATGCTTTTAAACATGACGAGTTCCGTTGTGATATGGAAATCTTCACCGGCGACAACTACACAGGTAACTTAGAAGAATGGTTGTTACTTCCTGTTAGTACTGCTGCATCTTACTAAAGGCCCCGCTGTAGCATATACACGAATAAATAATACTTGTGGAGATATACAATGAGAGCAAGAGAATTTATTGTTGAAGCGGTTAAGCTATCTATTAAAAGTATAGTACCGCCAACAGACATTAGTCAAGAAGACAAACAACAGGCATTTGCTAACCTTAGTCAAACTGAAATTGATCAATTAGATCAGCCTAGATACATTTCAAAAGAAATGTGGCCTCAGTTCCGCAAATGGCTGGTGCAACGCAGTTTAGCAAGTAACCCTACACTTGATCCAGTTCTTACTGCATATACCCCGGGTGAAACTCTTGCTCTCTTTAAACATCCTGAGATTGCTAAATGGCATCAAGAGATTGTTCATTACAAAGTTCCTCCTGAATACAAAATGGTAGCATTTGTTCCTTGTGGCAAAACTAAACCCTGGGCCAATGCAGCACGCGGCATTTACAAAAGCTACAATCAAATCATAAAAGACAAAAGATATCCGGTATACTTTGTAACGGTATCTGAACCACTAGGAATTGTTCCAAGTAGTCTTTGGAGTGATTTCCCTCAATACGATAATCCGGGTTTATTTAAAGATGATACTCAGCAATCCGGAGGATTGTTTACAGCTGATTGGAAACAGTACTATGGTACAGGTAAACAGAAAATGCCATTTGATCCGGCAGCCTATTCTCAGTGTATCCAATTTTTAGGTAATATCATTAATCAGTTTATTGAAAACAATCCGCAAGTTCAATATGTTAGTTTTGTTGAAGATAAGATGTTTAAGGCTAGTTCTAACAATGTTGGAACACATAGTGCAATGCTCTCCCATACCAATAAAATAGATCCTGCGCATCGTTACCTGAAACGAGCCGCACCACGTGAAGAACCATATAACTATGTGGATCAATCTCTTTCAACTCATTTCGATAAACCGGAATCCGATCAACCATAATTGGTAAAAATACCACTTGACATTCTGCTGTAAACATTGTATAGTGTACGCATAACTACAGCAGGTGTCGCGCAAACTGTATTATCTATGCGCCCTATAACTGGACAGATGTATCACAGTGATGGAATTGTTGAACTGTAGCAACGACATAACCACCTACCCATTTGGATGAACATGAGATGTACCTTTACAAAACTCATTACAGGTTATGGCCCCGCTGTACACGTAAGGTTAAAAGAAGGAGTAGCACTCCTACGACTGATTATATGGTTAGCATTGTATAATCAGTCCGCCGTCATATATCACCAGGACGGAGCTCGAGGTACCGGATGACCGCCTCTGTAATGCTCTAATGCTAAGACAAAAAACGAACTCGACAAATGTCTTTTTTGCCACATGGCCTAGTTGGGCCATTGTGACTATTTGAATCTGACAAAATGAAATAAAAGAAAAATAAAATTATAATAATTGATATGAGTGCCAACGAATATAAAATTATTATAATTTAGGACTATAGTCCTTTATACCTATAGGAGAAATTATGATTGAACTAGCACCACTATCTGATTATAAGATGTCATACGACAAAGCCTGGTTGTATTGTGCTACCTTGACCTATAAGAACAAATACGATTGGCGTATTCCGACTGATGCCGAGTTTACATATAACGAAGAAATTGATGAAGAATCTTTTGATCAATCAGACGAACCACATCATAGCCATTGGCGTGTTCAACCAGTGAGGACTAAAGATGCTTGAGTTTGCCCCAATGCCGGCCGGCCGGTTCTCATTTGATGATGCCTGGTTATATTGTGCTACACTAACATATAATAACAATTATGACTGGCGCATACCAACTGAAGATGAATTTTGCAACTACGAAGAAATTGATTGCGATGCGTTTGATCAGAATGATGAAGGTCTTAAGATAGCTAAAGTAACACATAAAATCTGTCCAGTGCGCACTGCTGATTAAAATACCATTTGTAAAGTCCTAAGTTTTGCGCTATAATAATGTTTTATGTAAGGAGCCATATGCTAGTAGCCACTTGTCAATCAAAATTTATAACGTATGCCGAAGCTGTTATGTATTGTTTGTTTTTAGATCACCAAGGAAAGAAAGGCTGGCGGTTGCCAACTTTACTTGAATGGGCAGATACTGCAGATGGCAGACTTACAACTAATACATGGTATCGAGAGAGTACGAATGAAGAACGAGCATTGCTTGCAAAACAATACAAACATACCCAGCAAGCTATAGAAGCTATGATTGAACCATATGAAAATCGTAAAACAGGTATAGCAGTTGCAGTGAGGGATGAATGATAGAAATATTAGCTAACCCACCTGGGATCAGTCGGAAGTTATATAATCGCGATGCAGCCTTTTTGTATATAATTACTCTAGTCCATAATGGACATGCAGACTGGCGATTTCCTACTCCAGACGAATGGGTTAACAGTCCTTTAGCGTATATGGCATGGCATCAAGGAAGAATTGATGACGATAGATTTTTCAGCTATCACATATACCCAGTGAGAGATATATGATTAGATTTGCTAAACCATCCGGATGGTTAAACAACACAACTCCGGAAGCTGCTGACATGCACGTATTGTTTTATGAAGAAGACGGTTTAAAATACTGGAGGAGAGCAACTAACGAAGATTTTATTGACTTTGCAATACACGTTCCTGAATCATTGTTATCTAATACATGTATTCCGGTAAAGGATTTATGAGTATGCTTGAATTAGCCCCGCCATCAGAAAAAATGACATATGACGAAGCAATTATGTATTGCTTTTGGTTAGAACACGATGGAAAGAAAGGCTGGAGAATGCCAACACATGAAGAATGGGCAAAGACTAAAGGCATCATGGTGTACACTTGGAGACAGAATGATCACCGTACGATGATGGATACGATGCCTGTAGTACCGGTAAGAGGACAATTATGAAATGGTTTAACCGAATATTCAATCGCAATGTATATTTAAAATTTGACGTACCTACAAACCCTCCAGACAACAACAGAGTGCGTTATGTTGTAGGAGTCCCGGTTAATCACTATGAGAAAAAAATCATTGAAATCGTTTATACTGGAATACTATGTTCCAGTGATGATGAAGCAACGATGCATTTGTTTATGATGAGTAAGCATGATGGAAAGAGAGGATGGCGACTACCTACAATACACGAAGCTATATACTGTTCAGAGCTATCAGTAGTTAAGCATTTCTCTGATTGGAATTCACTTAGAGTTCCATTAGAATTAGTTTTAGTAAGAGATGTTACAGAAGATGAGTATAACTATTACAATGGACCTATAACACGTTTCTTTAAGCAGTTTGCGCAGTGGACTTATTGATAGCTAAATAGCAGACAATAAGGAGAGTGTTATGTCAAAAGAAGAAGTAGGTACAGGTGTAAGCCAAGAAGAGTCAGTTACGCTTAATGGCGTAACAGTAACAGAAGAATCACATGCTGATGTATATGCTGAAGCACACGCAGGTGCAAGTGCAGAAGTAACTGATACAAGTGTATCGGCAGAAGCACACGCAGGTGCAAGTGTTGGTGCAGAAGCCGGTGCAAGTGTTACTTTAGGTGATGTTACATTAGAAGCTGAAGCACACGCTACTGCTGAAGTTGAAGCCACTGCTAACGCAAATGCAGGATGGACAGGTACAGATGTAGTAGCTGAAGCAAGCGCAGGTGTTGAAGCGCGTGCAGAAATTGGTGCAAGTGCATCAGTTGGTAATGAAGATGTTGGCACAGTTAGTGTTTCGAGTGGTGCATACGCAGAAGCTAATGCAGGTGTTGAAGTAAGTGGTTCAGTTGGATTACACGGCGCACAAGGATATGCCGGAGCATCAGTTGGTGCAAGTGTTGGTGTAGAAGCTAATGCAGTAGCAGAAAGCCATGGTGTGTCTGCTGAAGCAGGTGCAGGTGTTAGCATTGGATTACAAGCAGGTGCAGAAGTTGGCGGTAAAGCTGAAGTACATGGCAACACTATTAGCATCGGTGTAGAAGGTGAACTAGAGTTATTAGCAGGTGTAGAACTTAATGCTGAATTATCAGTTGATACTACTCCAGTTGTAGAATTAGCAGAACAAGTAGCCGATGACACTGCAAAGCTAGCAGAGCAAGCAGCGTTAGAAGCAGCCCGCATTGCTCAAGCAAAAGCAGAATACGCTGCTCGCGTTGCCCAAGAAGAAGCAGAACACGCAGCTAGAGAAGCACGAGAAGCATCAGAAAGAGCAGCTAGAGAAACACAAGCCGCAGCTGAAAGTGCAGCTAGAGAAGCAGATCGTTTAGCTAGAGAAGCAGCCAATCGTGCAGCAAATGAGATGAATAAAGCATTTAAAAAAGTAAAGTTCTGGTAAAAGGCCCCGCTGTAACATGTATAGAGTAAACTTTCAGTTGACAAATTGTAAAGTTTACTTTATACTTTAATTTGTTTTAAGCAATCACACAGTAAAAAGGAGAAGTTATGCACAAAATTATCTTATCCGCACTCAAATCTGGTGCAAAAACTCCGATAGAGCTTTATGATCTGTGTAGATGTGATCCATATGATTTCGCAAGGATGCTAACTGATTTAGCTGATGCTGAAAAGATCGAACGACGCATTATTATTCCTAATCACGATCAAGTATATCGTTCACTAACACTAATCCCTAACAACGTAATTGATGGATTGCCATGGGAAGTTATTCGGATAGAATACCGCTTGACAAACAAAACACACTAATTTATAATAAACACTTAACAACCGCAGGAGCTATAATTGAAAATGCTAGAAGGAACAAATCAACAAGGCGATTTCGTAGTTATGTATGACGAAGAAACTTTATTAAATCAAAACTATTGGGATTGTGATTGTTCGCATGAGTATATAAGACCCGTAACTGAACATCATTGCCAAGAATGCGGAGCTGATCGTGACGATAGTGAAATATCACACGAAGTCGAAGTTCAGCAACTTGTTTATAAAATAATTATTCACTAACAATGGAGGTAACTATGCCGAATACACTTGAAACCACTGCTATTGCTATTTTAGAAGGAGAAGTAACTACCACTACTATTTCCGATTCTGATTCACTCGAATTAATTGAACATCTGCAGGCATGGTTACCAAACTATCCTAAAGGCTCAAACAAATTTATTTCTTTCTTGCAACACAATGTATCGCCATTGTATGCAATATACGGTGTTTACTCTGCAGTTGATAATGGCAGCTTAGAGTTAACTTCACGTAACTTTCAATCTATGATGCTATTTGAATCGGAGTTTAAAGACTTAATTAAGCATTTTGAGAATCCAGATAAGAAGACTAACTTCTTTGAATCGATGCGTAATGGTACTGAGATATCAAGAGTGGAATTAGAATTAACCAGTCCATTCTGTATCCAACCTGAAGATGAGATCGGTACCGGTACATGGGAATACGTTGAACCCGAGTTACCTGAGATTGATGATGACGATACAACAAATCCAGCTACTACGACAACCGCAAGTGCTCCTGGTACTATTCAAATTCCGTTAAAAGATATTCTTGATACTGCTGCTAAGAAGGTATTTGGTGTAGGAGTTAAAAAGACAGTTGCTGAAAAAGATCAAGAACAAGATGATCATGATGCATACTATGTATATACACAGTATTTGTATCAGTTCACTAGTGCATGGTTCCCTAACGACGCTCCTACTATCAATGTAGTATCGCAAAAGTTTTGGGATGAACATGAATGTATTGATGATCAACACATTTCAGAGTACTTAGAATCGATTATTCCAGATTGGTCTAATAACTGGTGTGAAACTACGGACAGTGTATTTGAATACACTGGCGGTTCAACTAAAGCAGAAGCTATTGCTTATTTAAAAGCAACAGGGTTCTTTAAAGAAGAAGAACTATTTGATGTTGATGATGAAGAATCTGATAAAACAGATATCTTACTAAGTTATCTTGAAGGTCAACCTGAAGAAGTAATTTCTAAGTTTCTCAAAGAGGCACTTACACATCTTGATGATAGCCAAATTCAAGACTTAATTCAAAAGTATGAAGACGTTTGGCACGAAGAGGATGAATAAATAACTGCTTGCACATCCGCGTGTAGTTTGTTATAATATGTTTTTACTTACTAACACGCGGAGCTTACAGTGTTTCTTTTACTATCAACTAGCAACATCAAAACACAAAAAGGTGTTAAATTAGGATATGCTACTTATGTCTTACACTTATCACCATCTGATCTCAGTGGTGTTATCAACACTTGCCCAAAAGCAACACTAGGTTGCAAAATAGGTTGCCTAAACACTTCAGGTCACGGCGGCATGTACACTGACATTGAAGACAGTGTAGTTCAACAAGCTCGCATACGCAAAACAAAATGGTTTGCTACAGGACGCGACAGTTTCTTAGAAGCTCTAGTAGTTGACATCAAACGCGCAATTAAACAAGCTACAAAGAAAGGTCTTATTCCTGTATTTCGCCTCAATGGCACAAGTGATCTCTCATGGGAGAAATACAAAATTAACGGTATGAATATCTTTGAACTATTTCCAACTGTTCAATTCTACGACTACACTAAGGTGTTGCATCGTAAAGTTGGACACATCCATAACTATCATTTAACATTCTCTAGAGGCGAGTCTAATCAAGCAGAAGTTGATTATGCTATTGCTAACGGTATGAATGTTGCTTATGTATTTGATAAAACTCCAGCGACATACGATGGTATGACTGTATTTGATGGCGACGACACTGACTTACGATTCCTTGATCCGACAGGTGTAATTGTAGGTCTTAAGGCAAAAGGTCGCGCACGTAAAGACACTAGTGGATTTGTAATTAGAACAAAATAGGATTATTATGATTGAATCAGGAATGTGTTCTAGTAATTTTCTAACATACGATGAAGCCTGGCTCTTCTGTATCACTTGCACACACTTCAAGAAATATGACTGGCGAATGATGACACGACGTGAATTTATAGAGTATAAACCAAGAGAAAAATGGTTCGAAGTCACCGGCGTGTCACATTTAATAGCCCAGGTACTACCTGTGAGAGATGTAAATGATTAGAAGAGATTTAGCTTACAATACACACTTAGAATACTTAGATTATTCTAACTATAAAATGGATTGGGACAGCGCATGGTTATACTGTGCTACCTGTACATATAAAGACATGTATGATTGGCGAATGCTTACTCCATATGAATTTCGTAATGATCTATACATACACAGCTGGCATGCCGCTTCACGAAAGGACAACTTTCCAGCATTTGTATTACCAGTTCGAGATAGAGGCCCCGCTGTAACATGAGCATAGAAATATTACCAACAATTGATAAACAATTTACATACGATGAAGCAATGATGTACTGCTTTTTTCTTATTATAGACGGCAAAAAAGGATGGAGACTACCTACAAGAGAAGAATATAATTCTTCTGTTAAAATATGGGGTTGGCATCAAGATGATGGTAGAGCATCAACATCTGATCTTTTCAAAGTAACCCCAGTGCGGGACTCTGACTAAATTACCATTTGCTTACTAATAAATATTTTGCTATAATATGTTTTTATTTACAAACCTTACGGAGTACGTTTATGTCTACAGAACTTATTGAAAAATTAGCACACGCACCAGGTCCGCATTCAGCTTACATTGAGGATTCTGAATTACGTGATATGGCAATTGTATGGGCAGTTGCAATTCGTAATGAAAATCGAGTATCGGGTACTGAATCAGAGTATTTAAAACTAATGCGTGACATGATGGAAAATGAGCCATTTTTGTATAGACGATTTGCTGACTATCTAATCAATACTGTTGATGAAGGCACATATAAAGAAGCGTGGAGTCAAACAGCAGATAGAATTCGTAAAACATTACTACCTAAGTGAGGTAAGCATGACACACGTAGAACATGGACCGAGATCCGAAAACAAAATGACTTATGATGAAGCAATAATGTATTGCTTCTGGTTTACTTACAATGGTAAGAAAGGATGGCGACTTCCGACCTTTCATGAATTTGTAGATGGGAACTCTTGGTATAAAGATGCTGAGATTACTAAACGCAAGTGGTATGTAAAACCTGTGAGGGACATAAAATGAACTTTGAAATAGCACCACGCGACAAATGGTTAGCAGAAACTCCTTACGACCAAGGAGCGATGTATTGCCTATTCCTTGAAATTGATGGAAAGAAAGGATGGCGATTGCCAACTAATGAAGAAGCTGACATGTTAGTAAACACAGTAGATCCGGGTAATGATTTTGAGAATCCCGAAGTCCTTCCAGAGTTAGAGGAGTTTAATTCCTATTGGTTTGATCCTGATCATTGGGGGTTTTGGACACACGAAGATACAGTTGACGACTTTGATCTTGACGAACTGTTTACTGCGATTCCAGTAAGGGACATAACATGAATATTGAAATAGCACCAAAAACAACGGAGATACAAGCCACGTGGGATGAAGCAGTTATGTATTGTTTTTTTCTTGAAATAGATGGAAAGAAAGGATGGAGACTGCCTACTAAAGAGGAATTAGATTATATCTACCATTCAAAAAATGATTTCATTGATGCCTACTACTGGTCCTCTACTGAGTACAATGGCAGCAGCGCCTGGGGTCAGGTTTTCACCAGTGGCACCCAGTTCAGCTCCAGTAAGAACGGCGGCAGCTACTACGTTAGAGCAATAAGGGACATAATATGAACTTTGAAGTCGCACCTAACGGTGCTCGAACTGATAATTGCCATATGCAAAACTTAACTGGAGAACTACGATGAGAAAATCCCTATCACATAAAGAAATCCTAATACTAAAACTCAATAATCTTTTAGCTACTTCTGAATCACTCGAAGACAAACTCGTAACCGAGAATAATCAATGGCAATGCCGTGCAACAGTCCTACGCAGCGATATTCAAAATTTGATTGACTATGTAGGCTGGTCGGTAGAAGAGAATAATATGAATATTGAAATAGCACCAAAATCTGCCGAGGAGTCATGTAGTTGGGATACTGCACGAACATATTGTTTATTTCTTAACTTTGATGGAAAAACTGATTGGCGACTTCCAACAAAAGAAGAACTAAATCAAATCTATGAATCAGATAATGATTTTCGTAGTGGTCGATACTGGGCTTCTAATGAACAAAGTGTAGATACTGCTTGGAGTCAAAGTTTTGAAAATGGTAGCAGATACCCTAACTTTAAGTTCCACGGTGGCCTATACGTTAGACCAGTAAGGGACTTATGATTATTGATTATAAGATTGATCGTGCTCCGTCACGTATAGTAAACAACTATGAAGAGGCTTGGCTGTATTGCCTTACCTGTAATCATGATGGACATAATGATTGGAGGTTACCTACTGTAGACGAATGGCAATATTCGTCTACAAACACAATGCCTTTAGAAGCTTATTATGAAAACAATTATTTCTTTAAAGTTGAACCGGCTATGCAGAATAAGGCAGTTCCAGTACGTGAAGTAAAATATTCTTTACAAATCAACAAATAATTGTTATACTATATTTTTTTAAACACTACAGCAAGCAAGGCCCCGCTGTACAAACAGGAGCATAACATGGCAACACGTAGCGCAATTGGTTATATGAGAAACGATGGTACTGTTCGAGCAGTGTACGTGCATTGGGACGGATACTTATCACATGTTGGTAAAACACTTATTGAGAACTATGACTTAATTGGTGTAGGCGATTTATGTGATTTAGGTGACATAAGCTCATTAGGCGAAACAATTGAAGATACTGAGTTTTACGGACGCGATCGCAACGAAGATGATATTGAAGCACATGAGTTTGCATCTGAACATGAGTTTGTAGATTGGTATAATGATTCTGAGTTTTTCTATTTAATAAAAGATGACACATGGTATGTGTCAGAACATTGCGCAGAGTTCTTGTTACTTGCAGATCGGTTAAAAGCTACAAAAGTTGAGTATACCGATTATATTCGCCCAGATGAAACAACAACATCCTACAGTGCAAGAGATGCAGTAGTAGCAATGGTAGCTGATGGTGCAGTTGAACCAGTGTACATGATTAAGCTGTTACTTGATCGTATTGATCATGAAACATTAGAAGAGTTGTTGAAAGATGAATTCCATATTGACGATATCAATTCAGAATGCTATTTTAAGGAGAACGAATAATGACTAACCAAAAAGTTAAAAAGCCAGTTGTAAAGAAACGCATTATACAAGTTGGAACACATAAGTTTCGTATTGCTGAAACTGATCTACCTCATAACGGAAGAGTTACACTAAGTGATCCTCATATACAAGAACGTGGGCCTGTACAGGAACTCGTAGTATATGCAACAGCAAGTTCTGATACATACGAACCAGGTCGCAAGTATGCGTGTTTTTACAATCTTCGTAGCAAGCTCGAAGGCTACTTTACGGTTAATTAGGAGGTACCGTGCTTAACCGTGATGTATTTGAAAACAATGTAATCAAGGCACTTGAAGATTACATAAATTACAACAATCAGATAACTCCTCTTAGTGAGGATTTCTTTCATAGAATCGAAGCACTGAAACAAAAGGCACAGGAGTTACAATCTAAACAGGATAAATCATGAACATTACATTTGCAGGATTAAAGACAACTGGTAAAGTAGAAACCGTTTGGGCTGTAATTGATTTAGAGAGAATAACTTCACCTAACCGTTGGACTCACTATACTGATTACATTGTAGTATGGGGTAGACGAGGAGGCAAGTTAAGAACTATACGGATCAATCAAGATTATCAAATAACCTTAAACGATAAAATATTTATTGACGACTATGAGCCATGGGCCGCTACTTTAATATTAGATCGCGGCTATGTAGGCGATGCTGCTAATCGAATATATACAAAGTTTAAAAAAGGTTACAAACCAGTTAAGGCTGAGAATTTAGCAGATGTATATCCAACCTTTGAAAAAGATTTAGATAAGATCAACTTTTGGGAGCAACTGAAATGAAAATTACATTTGCAGGTTTGAAGACAACTGGTAAAGTAGAAACCGTTTGGGTTGTACTCGAGTTAGGTAAACATCAGCCGCAAGACTGGAATTATGATTATGTAATTGCTTGGGGCAGACGAGGCGGAAAGTTGCAATCTATGACTCGATTAGGATGTTGTCGACCAAACTTGGAATATAACTCTGCTCTTTTCCACAGGTATAGTACCATTGGCAAACTAATCAATAAGAAGATTAACAAAGAGTATGAAAGTATTGATGAAGCTCGGTTAGATGAAGTATATCCAGAGTTCGAAAAAGATTTAGATAAACTTGCATTTTGGGAAACATTGAAACTATGAAAATACCAACAACTGACGAGATGTTTAATGATGCAATTCGCACTGCCTACAAAGATGCATTTTGTGGTACATATTATGAACGCCATCGTTACTTTCAATACAGTGCAATAGAGCTCGTTACTGATTGGGCTAAACAACATGGCATCCGCCCTTATGCTAAATCAAGAGGACGATATGTACAGCTTAGAAAAAGAGACTGGTATATTACCGACCAAAAGAAGTATATGTGGTTTATTTTGCGATATGGACAGTAAAAATACCATTTGCACACTAGTAAGTAATTTGCTATAATATGTTTTTAGTTAAACAACTGCGGAGCACATTATGGACCAAATACAACAATTTGAAGTAGACCAAATCACAGCAAGTCTTGCAGCTCAAGGCGTTACTAATTTCACAATGAAACGTGGTAACAACTGTGTTTGGGTCTCGTACAACTCAATCGATTGTTATTATATTTTCAAAGATGAAAAACTTGTTAACATACAAGTAGATTAAATATGTTTGCAGTTATCAAAATGATATCGTTTCATATTTGTAGATCCTTCTTTTCCGCAATGAGGACATATTATTTTTGGTTTATGTTGTTTAGCATAACTCATTTTTGCTTTTGTGTCAGCCGACATGTTTTGTTTAGAAAGGCGCATTTTTTCTATAGAAGATGCTGAATGAGTTTTGCCTTTGTGTGCGGCACTAATTTTAGCCTTGTGATCGTCTGATTTAGGTCTTCCTTTTCCTGCTATACTTAGTTTAGCTTTAGTTTCAGCTGAAAGAGGTTTACCTTTATTAGGTGACGTCCTGCCTTTAGAAGCGACGCTTAGTTTAGCTTTAGTTTCATCTGAGACAGGTTTACGCGGTTTAGTTGAAACTCTGCCTTTTCCTGCTATACTTAGTTTAGCTTTGGTTTCAGCTGAAAGAGGAATACCTTTTTTGCGTGACGGCCGGCCTTTACTAGCCTGACTTATCTTTTTTCGGGTTTCAGCTGATGGAGATCGTTCTCTCATTGCAGCTGCATGATTTCGTTTAAGCCAACTATATAACTTATTATTACGATATTTTCCAGATGACATTCGATGGGCTGCAAATAGCAATTTATGATTATCTGGATAGATTTTTACAAGCAGTTGATGTGCTACATAATGAGCTTCAGGAGTTAGACGTACTAAGTTACTTGGTTCATTAGAACCGCCCATACATCGCGGAATAATGTGATGCTTTTCTGTGTAATCTGCAATCATATCTTTTGCAGTGAGTTGTTCGTATATTTTTTGGTAATTCATTGTACTCCCCCAGATAAAAGAGAAGATTTGAATGTGTTAAATAAATACATGGCTGGTACTCCTATATAGTATTAGAGCCGTTAGATCTGCCAGGATCGTGAACGGCATTTTTATTTATCAAAATTCCACTATGTGATTTAATTACCATTTGCAATCCAGCTTACACTTTGTTATAATATATTTTTACTTACACAACAACGGAGTAGCAAAAATGGCTTATGTATCAAAAGAAGATAAAGACTCAAAAGCACCACGCTTAAGAGCATTAGCTAAACAGTATGGTTTGACTGCTACAGTAGCAGTTCGCCATCACAGCACCTTGCAGTTGAATGTATCAAAAGGCAAGATTGATTTTATCTCTAATCATGCAGATCGTGTAGCAGAACTTAATCATTGGTCAGCTGACAAAGAAAAAGACTATAATCAAAATAAAGATCGCAAGTATATGCAAGTGTCGCATCACTGGACTGATCACTTTGATGGCAACGCTAAAGAGTTTTTAGATAAAGCATTTGAGATCATGTTGGAAGGCTACTATAATAACAGCGACGCAATGATTGATTATTTTGATACTGCGTTCTATGTTGACATCAATATTGGCAAATGGGATAAACCTTACACCGTTACAGCTTAAGAGGAGATTAGACAATGGCAATTACAGTAACAACAAATCAAACAGAGTCCATTGAAAAAATTAAGTATCCAATACTCGGAATTTTTCCAAATGGTACTATTGTTTTGTTTTCTTCTGAAACGTCTAGCACTATCTTGAAAGGAGAATCAAAAGACTATATAGGTCTTGATTGGAATCTCCAAAAAAACCGTTATATGCCCAATACCTGGGTGCCTTACCAAGGCACTGTAACATTATCTAATGAGACCTTATGAACGATTTTAATTTTGATTTAGACAAGATGAAAGCGGCTGTTGAGTCCGGACGCGCTTCAATTCCTAAAGAAGCCTTAGAGAGTTTTGAGGCATTTGATAAATGGTTAAATGAGGACAACGAACATGTTGTAAAAAAAGTTTGCGATCAAAAAGTAAATGGCGTTTGTCCATTACATAATCTATTTTGTCAATATCCTGAATGCGAGAACTAACACGATGTTAGAATTTAAATTAATCGGCTCTGTTCTTACTGTCATTGAACGACTTCATTCTTTTACCGAAACTCGTACTAGCTTTTGGTACTATAATATTGATACATGGTGTAAAAATCGTAACGGTAAAGAAAACGAACCAATGGATTTTCAATGCGACCAAGGCACTATTGACTGGGTGAGAAAATACTACTTCCCAAAAGTTGGATTAACAAGTTAACCTGAGGACCAAATAATGAACAAACAAATTAGAGATTTTGCAGAGCAAGCTGGTTACATGCCAAATGAACCAACTGCAGAGGCGTTTAACGAATTTAGCATTGAGAAATTCGCTAACTTGATTATTAGTGAAGCATTGCGTATTTGCGATGAAGTATCAGAACCAGTTGATGAAGACGACCCTATGGTAAAAGGCGCGATTGTTTGTGCCGAAATGATTAGAGAAAACTTTGGTATATGAACATCTCACGATTTAGCAAACAACGATTAAAAACATTATTTAAGACTGAGCATGTATCGGAAGAGTACTCGCTTCCATTGTTTAACTATCTGGTACATGGATTTAAACCTGGCAGTTTTTGGGAAAGTGTGTTAGCTAATGATTTTTTAGGCGCAATGATGTCTAGCCATCCAAGTAATCAAATTGTACATCTCAAGTATGCATCTATTTGGATATCTCATCGTATGCCACCTATAGCAGTTGGTAGTTACGAGAAAGTAGACAATTGGTTAAAGCTATCGGAAGATGAGCGCAGAACTATTTTAGAAGAGTGTGAGTTAATCTATACATCAAAAGAAGACACTTGGTTAGCACTTACTGAAGTTGAGCAATAAATATCGTTACAATCCACTAGCAATTTGCTATAATATGTTTTTAGTTAAACAACTGCGGAGCACATTATGTTATCAAAAGTTATTAGTAAAACTAACTGGGAATTGTTACGCAACCAAAAAGAATGGTTGTGGAATCAGGAATCCGACGAAGCAATAGGACTTGTTCATTTCTTAGATGCTATCCAAGACGCGGCAGTTGAAGATGGTATTGCTACTGAGTTAGAAGTGTTTGGAGAGTTAACAGATGATGATTGAAATTGGCCCACAACTTTTTCAAATAATGCACGAACTGATTATATCAGTATCGGCATTACTAATTTTGTATGGTTTGTATCGCCTAACTGACAAAGTGTTAGAGCGAATAATGTGAGAGCAGATCGCTATTTAATGTATCGCCAAACAAGCATTAAGTTCACTAATGCAGAAAAAGCACGATTGGCGCAACTTAAAAATAAAGATCGTAAGAATAATGGAATGTGGTATGCACCAGCTGGTACACGACGTAATTAGTTCTTTACAAATCAACAGCATTTTGCTATAATATGTTTTTACTTACACAACAAAGGAGCACACAATGTCTAAACAAGCACAACTTTCTGATCAACTTAAAGAGTTACAAGCAAGCGCCTGTAGTCTGTTTGAAGGTGTTGAACTTGCAAAAGGTAAGTTACCATTTGAAATTGCTCCTGAATGTACACAAAATTATGGCTCTTGGTATAGTGCAAATGAACTTGCTAAGTTTGTAGGGAACGGTTGGAGATTACCAACCCGTAAAGAAGTACCACTAATAGGTGACTTTTTTGAGTTTGGAGTAAGATTTAATGAACCAATTTGGACATCGGAAACAATTGATGAAGATATATGGGACGACTTTGACATTTGGTCTGTTGATATTAAGACAGGTAAAGAAGAACAAAGTTTCATGTTTTCAGATTTTGGAATTGTGTTAGTTCGCGATCGATCAAACGACTAATTAGAAGTTGATATACAAACTACTTGCAAACCAGCAAGTAGTTTGCTATAATATATTTTTACTTAAACAACAAAGGAGTACACAATGTCTACTGTCACTGTTACTAATGAAAAGTTAATTGAAATGTTCAGCGAAGCTAAAATCCTAGTACAAGGTGATGATTCCTATGTAATTGATTTTGCAGATGCTGAAGAGATCCATGTACACCACGAAGACACTGGCGAGGAGTTTGTATTGTCATATGACGACATTGACCTTGAACATGATCTTGTATATGGTTTGGTACTCCTAAATAAGAACTAAAATGATTAAGTACGCTAACAACTTGTCTGAAGATAGGTTTCAATCAGGTCCATTTAAACCTAAACACAAAATGTCAATTGATGAAGCAGTGATGTTTGTTACGTTTTATGAGGAAGACGGCATTAAAGGATGGCGTTTTCCAACAGAACAAGAATCCATTGATAACCTAGAACTTACAGGTTGTTGGTATCAAGAAGATTTAAACACTAGCTGGCCACCTGATGAGTGTTATTTTGTACGTCCAGTTAAGGACATTGATTAACACAATTCTTTACAATTCACTAGCAGTTTGCTATAATATGTTTTTACTTACACAACAAATGGAGAGTATAATATGAGCAACAACACTTACTGGAACAGCAATGGAAAACATCAAGCTGCCTATCAAGAACTATCTAAACTAGTTCCGTCAAGTGGTCCTGCAGGTACAGTTGAAGGCGAGATGTTAAGAGCTGCAACACGATTATATTATGACTATTACAATAACGGATTCTGTAACAACACCTCGGGTGCTGTGAACTATCTTACACGTTGCGATGAACTATTTAACTTAGATATTGCTGAAGAGTTAGAGATTGTTGAACCTGAATGCAACACACCATACTACACTAATTTGCCGTTAGCAGGCCCATTAGAAACGATTGCTGACGTAGTAATTGAGTATGTGATTAGCAAAGACGGCTTGTACACTGAAAGTGGTGACAACTTGTTTGACTATGCTGATCCAGATGCAACTGATGACGATGATACATACGATTTTGACGACGATGACTACTCATGGGAAACAGATGACGTGCTTGCTGATCTTGAGTATGACGAATTAAAATTTGAAGATTAATACACTCAACAGCGCGTAGCAATACGCGCTTTCTCTTTTTAGGAGTATCGCATGAAATTAGATAGAATCGCAGTAATTGAAAACCATATTGCAACCTTAGACAACTTAGCAAGGAACGCTTCTGTAAAATTCAATAATGAAGAAAATTGGGCATTCATATATGGGTACACACAGTCTGACATTCGTCATATGCTTGAGTCACTTTCACTTACACAAAAACAATTAAAAACCCTTAACACACGATTAGAAGGATACGAAAAATATGTCTAACATCACACACGAACGAGCTATCGCTAAACACGCCGGCGTACTACCATCACAACTTCGTAAGCTATCAACAGGCAAGTATTTCGTTGATATAAATGTTCCACTTGAACCATTGTGCGATGCACGTTATGATTTCACAGTTGAGTTTTCGCAAATACTAATTGGAACTATTGCTGATGTAGGCCCCGCTGTTAATGCGTAGCATTGCAAGCAATGTTAAAAAGTTTAAGTTGAAATCCACTTAAAACTTGCGGACTATAGCGCGTTAAATGTTTTTTAATGCTACACTAAGCAAAAACAAAAACGCGCTATTTTAATAATATTTGGGAGGTTATTTTGGGATTAGATATGCATGTATTCGCTGTTTCATCAAATCAAGTACGCGAAGAAGATAAAGATAAAGAAGTAGATTTTGAACCATATTACGAGGAAGGCCATACTGAAATTTGGTATTGGAGAAAACACCCAAATTTACACGGTTATTTTGAAAACATGTATCAACGTAAAGGTGGGACCGAGGAGTTTAATGGTGTTCCAGTAAAGCTCACTGAACGCGATCTAATGCGACTGGAAAAGGAGATTAAGGAACGTACACTTCCAAATACCTCTGGGTTCTTCTTTGGAGAAAGTAGCGACGATGATGATGCAGTAGAACAGGATTTACGATTTGTTGCTGAAGCAAGAATGCAACTATCACTTGGCAATATGGTATACTACAACTCATCGTGGTAATAAAACCATTTGCAATCCAATTAGCAACTTGCTATAATATGTTTTTACTTACAACAACTGCGGAGCAACAACAATGGCAAACTATCTTTTAGTAGAAGTAGACACTAACGACGGCGACTATGTAACTGCATTTAATCCAATCAGTGACACCGCGTTAGAGAACGTTAAGTTACTAATTGAAAAGATTAAAGAAAATCCTAATCGTCATAACTTCCCATACGAGCATGATGATACTCAGGTTTACGATTTGTATGCAGATCTAAACGAATATGGATCAGTAGTTGATCAAGATATTGCGATTGACACATTTATTGATTATGTACCATCTACTGAATATGGGTTTCATAAAGTAACACGAGTTGAACTGTATGATGTAGGACATGTTGACGGATTGTTATACAAGAAATGATTGAACTTGGCTATGAATCCAACAGAATGATGTCATATGATGAAGCAGTCATGTACTGCTTCTTCTATTCTCAAGATGGCAAGAAGGGATGGCGTATGCCAACAGGGGATGAGTACGATGAATATTATGAACTTACCAGCAGCTGGTATCAAGATGACACCTTAAAAGACGATCCTGATGAAACATGGCTAGTAATCCCAGTGAGAGATATAAATGACAATTGAAATCGGACCTCGTGTATCTACTCCTATCCATTATGATGAAGCACTGCTTTATTGTATGACTTTATCTTACAACGGATACTACGATTGGCGTTTGCCAGTTGCCAGCGAAGCAATTTTTGAATTTGCAATATGGGTTGATGAGAATGGTATATTATTTGCAAAATCGCATCCATATGCAAAGTATCCTGCTATTCCGGTACGAGATATATAAACTTCTTTACAACCCAACGACACTTTGCTATAATATGTTTTTACTTAAACACACGCGGAGCGCACTATGCCAAACTATGTAAGCAACAGAGCTATTATTAGACACTCTGATCCAGCTAAACTTGCACTACTTGACACTGCATATCAAGAACGCAACTTGTTCAATACTATCCTACCATGTCCTGAAGGATTACTTAACACACCATCCGGTCGTTATGCTGATCCAGTAAAGCAAGCTGATATGGAAAAACGCCAAGATGAAAATTATAAGCAATTTGGTTACAGCACAGATTATCAATGGCGTGTAGAAAATTGGGGTACAAAATGGGAAGCTATTACACATGAACAAGGTCCATTGTACAAAGACAGTGACGGCGAGATTGTATTAGAGTTTGAAACTGCATGGGCTCCACCTACTGGCATTTACAAAGCATTACGCGAACAAGGATACACAGTAGATTACGATTGGAGTGAGGAATGGGAAACGTTAATTGATGAGGACTAATATGAAACATTTAGTATTTGTAATGATCAGTTTACTACAATCCCTGTGAGATCTATTAATGGCAATTGAGATTGGTAAACAATTTCCAAATCTAGTAACGATTGATGAAGCCGTTATGATTGCCTTTATGACCCCAGGATGGCGGCTTCCTACAGAACAAGAGTACATTGACCATTACGAGAGCTTAAAGTTTTGTTGGGATCAATCAGATGTAGAACAGTCAAATCCAAACATAAGAAACGGCTATCTTAAATTAGTGAGAGATTGCTAAGGCCCCGCTGTACGCGTAGGAGGAATTATGATCGAAGTTAATGCGCCATGTACTATTCAACTTGGTATTCCGAGTGAAAACCCAATGACATATGACGAAGCCGTTTTGTACTGTTTCTTTTATAATCAAGAGGGAAGTACAGGATGGCGAATGCCGACAGATATTGAGTGGCAACGCTATGCTCCAGATATTAGTCCGTGGGCGTTAGGTGATAACGACGACTATTTACATATGATAGATACCTTTTATGTTGCACTTCCAGTACGTGATATATAAACTTCTTTACACACCCCGCTGTAAATGCTATAATATGTTTTTACTTAATAAAGTTTGGAGCGCACAATGTCTTTAACTTACAGTTTCAATAACCGTGGCGAAGTATTAGAACATTTCAGTGACGGTATAACACTAAATTTTAGCTACTGGGAATGTAGTTGCCCTGGCGAATTAACTAACTGGATACATCACGTTGCTATACAAGAATGTCCAAGATGTAACGAGTTGAAAGAAGAGCGTCCAAATGCTTACGCAGAAGAAGTTGAGATGATGTTAGAGGAGATAGCATGAAAGTTTTTCCAGTTTACTACAATGATGGTTCCGGCGAAGGTGATCGTAGCTGTGGAATATTTGATTCATCTGAAGCTGCTAAGTTGTTTATCAAACAGCAACAATACAGTTGGATGTATGATTGGTATTCAGAGGGTGTGCTAACATTAGCTGACTTACCTCCAGATGAAGATGAAGACGACAACGAAGAGGACGAATAGTATGCCGCTTAATATTCACAAAGAACACTTTCAAGGCTTGGTTAACAAGAATAAAGAACTTAGACAACTATTGCAAGCCGCAGCCAAAGCTAAGATAAATGGTGATTGGTGTATTATTGAAGCAGTACCACTTGATGAAGAAATGGTCTATTGCTTCAATGAAGAAACCTATGCTCAGTACACAATTCCATTTAGAGATATTGACTTTGATAATCTCAAAACAATTTTGAAATAAGATTTAAAAATCACTTGCAATCCAGCAAGCACTTTACTATAATATGTTTTTAGTTACTACAACGCGGAGCGCACTATGCCAAAACTATACAAAGTTTCATTCTTAATTCAAACTGATGAGGATCCTGTAAACTGGATTTGTGAAGCAATTGATGATCAACTTGAAGATGGTGAAAAACTATTAAAGTACATGAGTTTTGAAACTACACTTGACGAAGAAATTGAGCCATAGGAGACTGCTATGAACAGATTTAAAAGATACCATCGTTATTTTTGTAGAGCTATTGTGGCAGTGGTATTTTTGTTTCTTATGGCATTTGTTATATGGGGAATTTTTGAATATCAGGATGTGCGTTTAGCGTTTGGTCTGATAACAGGTTTACTTGTGACTATAGTAATTGTTTGCCATATATGGATAACCGCTTTTATGGAATAGGAGATAACATGAAACTTCAAAATGTAATTGGTTTGTTAGATAACACAATCACCGGAAAGGAACACTTGCAGGAGATGTTAGAAAATTCCGATGACCCGGGGCATCAGTTTGCAAGAGAATTCCTTAAAATCAACCTTACAGAGTTGAATAACATTAAGGACCACTTGCTACAGGTTACAGAGATTTAAATACCACTTGCATACCAGCGCATAGTTTGTTATACTATGCGCTTACTAACAAGCAATGCGGAGCGCACTATGCCATATAATACTGTTACTAATCATTTACTTCGTTTAGCTGACTACGTTGAAGCTAAGTTAGTTACTGAATATGAAAGACCCAACGGCACAACTACTTACTTCCCAGCTACTGGTTTTGTAATGATAGTTAAAACAGGCAATTACTATGGAATGGATATAGGACGTGTACAAAGCGTTGACATAGACGTAGACGGTACTGCATCTTGTATCACTATTGATGGCTACTTTCGTAGCTTAGAGGACGATCCGGTTGATGAAGACACATGGGGACTTCATATTAAAATGATCACAGCTTCTGAATGGCACAAGGAAGAACGTAGAGAGTTAGTACACGGTTAACAAACCATTTGCATACCAGCGCATAGTTTGTTATACTATGCGCTTACTAACAAGCAATGCGGAGCGCACTATGCCAAAGTCAAGAAAAACAGTAAACGTAGAGGAATTAAGACTCTATGCAAATGAAATGCTCAAAGCAGATCATGGCAACGCACCATGGCGCAATGGCATCATTTTAATGATTGAACGTGTATTACATGACTCAGGTAATTACAGAGGATTCAATTACTTGTTTAGTGTTGATTGCCCAGACGGTGTACGTCCAGGAATACGCAATATACCAGGCACAACGCATGGTGTTCCGGATGATTACGAAGAACGTTTTAAAGATACAGATTGCACGAGACGGTTCTATTACTAATTAAAAACCATTTGCAATTCCAAACTTAGTTTGCTATAATATGTTTTTACTTACACAACACGCGGAGCGCACAATGTCTACTACTTATAACTTCCCTGAATTTGATCTTAGCGATGGCGATTACTTTGATCCAGAGGATCGTGCAGTCTGGGATGAAATCAACAAGTCAATTGTATATGACTTTGAAACTGTTGAAGAAGACATGGCAGTTTACGGCTATGAAGACGTAACAGAAGAAGAGATAGACGCCTTTACAGCCGGTGCAGAGTATGCTTTTAGCAAGATGAATGAAGCATTAAAAATTGCAGGTATCAACGCTCAAGTATGTTATCTAGACTTAGTTGATGGTACTGGTTACATCTTAACCCGAGTAGACGAAAGTCCAGAAGACTTTGTGAACAGAGTACTTGGAAACGTTACGGTTTAAATATCATTTGCATACCAGCGCATAGTTTGTTATACTATGCGCTTACTAACAAGCAATGCGGAGCACAAAATGTCAAAAGTTATTATTAAACTTGCCCCAACTAAACTACTCGCAGAACTCTACTTTGCGGAAAATAAAGTTAAGTATGCCAAAGCCTGGTTGCCATTATACACTCAACACTACCCAATCACATTGACTGAAGCTGGCATTGAAGCAGCTGAAGAGGCGTTTGACTTAACTAACAATCCAAGTCGCGAAGAAGATCGTAATAGATTTTATGGAAGACATCGTTCAGTGTCAGTGGGCGATGTAGTAGAAGTTGATGGTACTGATTACTTATGTGACTCATTTGGTTGGGTTGCGATGTAATTACTACTTGCAACACCAAAATAAGTTTGCTATAATATGTTTTTACTTACACAAACTGCGGAGCACGTTATGATAAATGAACTTACAGCAAGAGTAGCAGTACAACTTGGACTCGAAGCTCAAGACAGACTTACAAAGACTCTTACAGAGTCTGTAATCAATCAAATCGACACTATAATTAGAGCCACAGCTGAAACGGGCGACACATATGGTCAGGTTGATGTTGTTCACAACATTGGCAAATGGAATCGCTCTAGAAGTAAGGATGCAGTTTATATAGACGCACCAAGTATGTGTGTATTAGATAATGTTGTAGAAAATATCAATCGTCATTATGACGAACTTGAGTTTCAAACAGAATTTGAATTGGTTAACGACCACCCAGTAACATCTATCTGTTGGGAATAGTTATGTTGGTTTAAACAGTTCTTTACAAGTCAGTTTTAATTTGCTATAATATGTTTTTACTTACACAAACTGTGGAGCGTAATATGTTAAATGAACTTACTGCAATACAAGCAATTGAACTCGGCCGCGAGGTTCAAGCTATTATGATAGAGAAACTAACAGAGTCTGTGATTGCTCGTATAAACGGAGTAATTAAACTAAAAGCTGAAAACGGTCACACATCCGGTGAAGTTGATGTTGTTCACCATGTTGGTGTATGGCGGCACACTAAAGGTAAAGACACAGTGTACTGCGAAGCACAGACACAAGAAATATTAGACTATGTTATAGAAAACATCGATCGTCATTATGAAGAACTTGGGTTTGACACAGAGTTTGAATTTGTTAGCGATGACCCTGTAACAACTATTTGTTGGGGGTAGCTGATGTAAATAGTTCTTTACAAGTCAGTTTTAATTTGTTATAATATGTTTTTTTAAATTGCTTTACTTTTTTAATTTTATTTAGGAGTGTACAAAATGACTACAACTATTGAATCTACAGTTCCTGCTACTACAACTGCGGAAAAAACATTTACTGTCGCAGGGGTATCTTGCTTAAAAGGTGAGTACAAAGTTAGACACGCTAACAATTTAGATCGTGTGAAAGTGCTACAAGCAAACGAACACACTGACATACGTTTAATTGAGTTGCCTAACGCAATGACTAAAATGGAAGCAGTACAATACTTAATTAGCTTACCAACTAATGATGAAATTGAAGACGAATCATTAAAAACCTTCTTTGAGGACATTGATGCACAACGAGCGTTTGATGACTTCTTATCAGCTAAAGCTCCTAAGCCACCAAAACCAGCTAAAGCTCCTAAAGAGCCCAAAGTTAAAAAAGCAGTAGCTGAGGTAGTTGAGGATCTTGTAGAGACTCCAGTTGACTTAACTGACTTGTATGAGTCAGTAGGGCTTGTTCCTCCGACTGTATATGAAGATGCAGTTGCTGAAGAATTTGATACAGAAGATCAACCTTTCTAAAAAGTAGTACAAATGCCGTAAGGGTGCAGTGCAGGTGATACCTGATTGAATTGAACTGCATCTTTTAAACTACTCTAATCAAGTAGGCGGCATTAGTTTTAAAACTAAATAGATTACAAGATTGTAACAGAATATTTAATCCGTTCTTAGCATAAAGGTAATGCCAGGTCCTCATAAGACCCACTATCTCAGTTCGACCCTGAGGGAACGGATTAAATGTTTTGTAATAATACAGTTAACAACCATTTTTATACTTGAGTAACTCAGTTGGCCAGAGTTGGGGCTATTTGCATGCCCCCAGTAACAGTTGTGCCGTTAACACTATAATCGCGATATAGTTAGGAACAATCAAACTGCCCTGCATGCCCGGGGAGACGCGCGGTTCGAATCCCGCCTCAAGTACCTTCTTTATGGAACTATAGTATAACAGTAGTATGCAGGTCTGCAAAACCTTGCGGTGCCGATGCAAATTTGGCTAGTTCCTCCAAAATTTAAGCATATTAGGGTTTGCGTTTACAGTTATCAAAATGGTATCGTTTCATATTTCCACCTCTTCCTATTTTATTACAGTAAGGGCAGGTTAATTCAATTTTTTGTTTTCCCTTCATTGCGGCACTTATGTTAGCTTTATGATTAGCTGATTTAAGTATACCAGTTTTAGCAGAACTTATGTTAGATTTATGATTATCTGAAAGTTGTTTACCATTATGCGCAGACCGCATCTTAGATTTAGTTTCCTCTGAATGTCTTTTTCCTGTATTAGTAACACTTAATTTAGCTCGTGTTTTGGATGAAACAACTCTTCCTGTATTTGTAGAACTTAGCTTAGTCCGCATACTATCTGGCATACTTTTACCTTTGTTAGGCGACGGCCTTCCTGTAAGAGATGCACTTATTTTAGCCTTATGTTCATCTGATATAGTTTTTCCTTTATTAGCAATACTGGCTGCTATAGAAAACTTTCGTCTAAGCCATCCATACAATTTATTTGTAATTCTACAATTACCCATCATATTAGCCGCATACACTAATTTATGATTATGTGGGTAGATTTTTACAAGTAGCTGATGTGCTACATAATGAGCCTCGGGAGTTAATAATACTAAGTTACTTGGATTGTTAGAACCGCCCATACAACGAGGAATTATGTGATGCTTTTCTGTATAGTCTGCAATCATATCTTTTGCAGTTAATTGTTCATATATCTTTTGATAGTTCATTGTACTTCTCCATTTATAAAAGAAGAGGTGAAAGTGTTGAATAAATACATTGCTGGTACTCCTATATAGTATTAGAGCCGTTAGATATTCCAGTATCGTGAACGGCTTTTTTATTTATCAAAAATCAAATCAGGTTCCAACAACTGTTGCTAAATTACGCAACAAACAACAAAAAAACTCCAAAAAAAAGCATAGGATACCTGCGTTTTAACGCGGGTATTTTTGTGTTTAATGCTACACTATACACAACACAACACGCGCTAAATACGCAACGAAAAGAGCGTATTAACTCTTTACAATCCAACACAACTTTGTTATAATATATTTTTACTTACAACACAGGAGCAAGTAGCATGGCCTTAAAAGAAACTAACAAAAACAAAACAAAACCTGCAGAGCCGGTATGTTGCGGACAAGGGTGTAACAATCATGAGAACATGAAGCCTGGCATTAAACCAGTGTCAGTAGATAAAACGTGTAAACTAGATAACCAAATTGTATTTGGATTTATCTTAATTGTAGGCGGTGTATTCTTACTGCTCAACGCGTTTATATTCCCATTACTATAACGGAGACACTATGAAACAAACTACATTGGCATTAGCTATTATAACAGCGTTGGCATTAACGGCTTGTGGCGAGAGTGCTGAAGAAAAGCAAGCCAGGCTGATGAAAGAGCAACAAGCACAGATCCAACAGCTCCAGGCCCAACAAGTACAACAGGCCCAGATCCAACAGCAACAACAATTCCAACAACCCCAACAGTATGCACCGCAGCCTCAAGTTATTCAACAGCCTGCAGCTCCTGTTGTAGTACAAGCCCCACATCAAGATAACACCTTAACTAACTTGGCTACAGGTGCGTTGATTGGGCACGCATTGTCAGGTGGGTTTAATGGCGGCAGTAATAGCGCACCGGCTGAACGTATTGTAGAGCATAAGACAGTTATTGTAAATAACCATCCAGCCCCTGCAGCACCTACTACATCGTTTGCCCCACCCCCTTCTCCAGTAGTACAAGCTCCGGCTCCTGCGGCGCCAAGAGCAAGTGGAATGGATATGAACAAGCTATCGCAGTCCTCTAGTTATGCACCACGTCCAAGTACCCCTGCTCCTAGAACATCTAGCAGTATGAATATGAGTCGTTTATCAAGTAAACGATAACTGCCTATAGCTCAAATGGACAGAGCGTTCCCCTCCTAAGGGAAAGGCTATGGGTTCAAGTCCCGTTAGGCAGGCCAACTTTGATATAAAAACTACTTGTATACCAGTGCATAGTTTGTTATACTATGCACTTACTAACACACAACTAGGAGTACACAATGGGATATCGTTCAGACGTTGCAATTAAGATCTATGGTAACAAAGAAAAAGTACAAAAGGTAAAAGACTTTGCTGATGCTGAGTTGATTAAGTTAGACGATGAGCAACAAGGCTTCATTAAAGATTTAATAAACCAGTCCGAAGAGTATTTAGATCGTAGCCTTTGGGAAGATGACGAAGATGAAGATGAAGCATCGTTTTTCTTCTTTGCACAATGGGTTAAATGGTACGAAGGGTATCCGGATGTAGACTACTTTGACGCTATCTTTAAGAAAGCTAAAGAGATTGGTAAAAAAGAGGATACTGAAACTACAGACGATGACGATTCTATACTGTATGGCGAGTATGTTAGAATAGGTGAAGACATGGATGACAACGAAGAAGACCGCTTCAATACTGGCATGGACGATCAAGTAACCATTAGACGTTCAATTGAGTATTGATTTAAATACCATTTGCAAACCAACAAACAATTTGCTATAATATGTTTTTACTTAAACACCTGTGGAGCTTACTATGCCATCAATACAAGAAAAAATCACTACTGACATCCACAACACATTTGCGAAGTATGGGTTTGAACCAGTAACTGTTAAATCAGTTAGCAACATGGGTTATTGGAGCATTCAACGTCCAGATGACTTAACAGAGTACGGACGTGTAGGATTTAACTTCCAAGGTAGCTACAACATCTTTAGCATTAAGATTGGTGATCGTAAAATTGAAAGCCAACCCGGCCGTGCAGATTACTTTGACTTTCACATTAACACAAGTGAAAATGACAAGTATCAAAACTTTAAGGAAGTTTTAGCTAAAGAGTTGTTTGAATTGAACTACGAATTAGATAGTGAGGTTGCAGCATGATTCCAGTAGACGCAGAAGTTATTAGACACTCAACATCTGGGTACACAGTTAAACTGTATGTACCTGTGCCCAACCAAGTTAGTATGGATAAGTTCTACTTTACAGGTGATTCTAAGACCCAAGCTATATCTAAAGCCAGGGCTAAAGCAAGAGCATGTGGTTACAAATTAAATATGGTGATGTAATGAAAGCATTAACGGTTCTCGTGTATATCGCATGGCTTGGTGTATTAGCTATGTTAGTATGGAGAGTAATTGATTTAAATACTACTTGCGTTATCAATAGCAGTTTGCTATAATATGTTTTTACTTACACAATAACTGGAGCACACTATGTCAAAATTTAGTAACACACTTGATCAGTACATTGAACAAGAAGACATTTGGCACTTTGAAGGCGAAACAGGTGTTCGCAACTTGAAGGAAATTATTTCAACAATTGGGTATAGCGGCTACGGTGGCGTATTAGAAAACTTCCTAGCTGACAACAGTGGTTGCATTGAAGCAATGATTGAATGGATCAAAGCTAATGACTACTCAGGTGATTGGGATATGTTAGTATCAGCAGAGCTTGCTCCAGTTAAAGAAGACGAAGAAGAGGATGCAGAATGAATCAAGAACTAGTTGATAAAGTGTTAGCACAGATTGTAAGTGATGTTAGGTTCCAAGACTACACAGCTATTGAAGAACTGTTAACAGCTATTCCTGAACACCTATTAGTAGGGTTCCTTGTAGAAGGTGATGTGTAATGGCTAATAAGTTTGTAAACGATTTGCGTAAAGGTGATGCAGTTATTGTTGAAACTGGAGTCCTGCAAGTAATTAGAGAGCTTCATCCAGCCGGCGGCAAGAATGTAGCCATTGAGTTTAACAATGGCAAAACAATGATTGTGGGCCTAACTACATTAGTACCAGTGGTATCAAGTAAAGTTGACACTAGCCTGTCAGTTGAAGAAGTGTATAACATGGTGTTAGATGATAATATGTCGCTAACTGAATTTACTGTATGGGTTGCGGCCCGTGGCAAATAAGAGGACTACAATATGAAACAATGGTTTAAAGAATTTGTTCACAATGCTATCGTTCACCCATTAATGATGTTCATGCCTGCAAAGTATGCTAACTGGTTACATGATCGTAATGCTACATGGACATTTAACTTAGGACGTTACGACGAGCTACAGCTCGAAGGTAAGGAGTAGGTATGTATTTGATTCCAATAGCAAAGCAGTATCCAAAAAATGTATTGCCATTGCAGTTTAAGTTACGGTTGTTTCACAAATTGCCTCAACGTACTATGCGCACCTCGAGTGGCAGAACAATGCCAGCACCACGTACAAACGGTCCTGTGACATATTTGCAAGTAGCATGGGTAGAGGACCAACGAGTTAAGAAGACTATTCGTATGACGCGAATAATGTTCCGCATGGGAATGAGAGAATGGAGTGCATCTATTAAGCCTAACATTCACCCTGAGCACGTTATAGCAGACAACTGATGTAAAAACCATTTGCAAACCAGCGCATAGTTTGTTATACTATGCGCTTACTAACAAACAATTAGGAGCACAATATGCAATCGTTACGCAACAAGTTATTTCCATCAGGCGACTACACATTAGGGTTTGCTATTGTGGATGCAATTTTAGTAGTATTAGTAATCACTTTAATAGTAATTTAGGAGCGCGTTATGTTACATGAAACAAGACTTGGCAAAACTATGCACGGCGTGTGGAAAGCAGAATCAAATGTAATGCTTGATGACACATTATGCTTCACTTTAACAACAATGAAACGCGCATCAGGTTCAGTAGTTACTTCAGCATCCGTTGCTAAACGTGAAGGTAACTTCTATACACACAGAATGTATGAAGACTATAGCCGTCAACTTGAGAGTCACAAGTATTCAAGGGTCACTGCTAAAGTAATTGAAACTCAGCACATTGGCGTGTTAAGTGGTATCGATGAATACATTAACGAAGCCCGTGCAAAATACGGCATTGAACTAATTTACGCTTAGGAGATTACTATGGGTTACTGTGTAACGATTAAACATTCAACTGCAACTATTCCAAATAAGAATCGTGACGAGGTATTACAGATCTGGAAAGATCTTAACAAGCCTGAAAATGATCATCTCAAACGCGGCGGTGCATATCGCGATGGCGAAAAGCATACTGCGTGGTATTCATGGATGCCTGCAAACTATCACGAGACTGTTGAATCAGTAGAGGACGTACTCACTGAGTTAGGGTTCGAGACTGAGCTTGGACCATTTGGCGAAGTGCTAATTTGCAATTACGATAGTAAACGAGGCCAAGAGGAGTTATTCTTTAAACGGGTAGCTCACTTAATGACAGGGCAGATCCAATGGGAAGGTGAAGACGGCGGTACATGGGTCTGGGACTTAGGTAACAAAGATACGGTAACACTTGAGTAATAAACCATTTGCAATCCAGCGCATAGTTTGTTATACTATGCGCTTACTTACTTAGTTTAGGAGCAGTTATGCACTATCATTACAACCAATTCAAAAACAAACTAGCCGCTATGAGTTGGGAACAACTTGAAGCCATGTTTGAGCAGTACAGTGAAATGCAATCAAGATCAGTTGGCGATGAACTTAAACTGGAAATGATTGCAATTGAACTTGACACACGCGAAGCTGATGATGACTTTGAGAGAGTGAGATATGATGTCTACGAATACTAGTCCTATGAGCAATGACGACATTGCAAGCAAACTACACGATGTATTAGAGATACTTGACACTGTATATGATACACTAGTTAGTGGCACTAATGACGAGCTTATTACTTCAATTGATGAAGCAACTGAGTCTGTAGCAAGCGCGTTATGGTTAATACACAAAGAAGTCCAATCGCGTGTAATACGCGAGTCGTATGAAGGCAGTGTATGTCCAGATTGCGGAGAAGAGATTCCAACTGATGTAGTAAACGGAAAAGCGTGTGAGAATTGCGGACACGTATTTGTTGATCCTAGACTTAATGACGATATAGGTGCATAATGATAAACACTGCAATGACTGTGAAAAAAGACGAGTACAATGTATTCACTTCTAAGTTAGCCGATAAGTGTAGAGAACAAGGTAGTGTATTAGTTCAGTTACGTAACAACACCATTGTAAGTGTTAAGCTGTACGAAGACCTTGAAGACGATACTGAAACAGTACACTTTACATCAGTTGATCATGACTATACGTGGCACTTAGATGGCTCTAGTTTTAAGAGCTTTAACTATGATATTATGATGATGGGCAGTAACAACTTGTTATCCAATCGTTGGGGAGATTATTTATAATGGCTAGAGCAAAAAAAATGTTTAGAGTAGTATCAACTCGTCACCGTAGCGGCACTACGTCTGCGATAACAGCAGAATTAGATGTGCTAATCCACGCACACGCTTACACATTGGAATGCGGCGCAAGCTGGCAACATGAAAAGGGTAACAAAAAGATCAATCAAAAACCTAAGAGCATCGCGTCTCTTATCACTAACTTAAACAATGCTGTAAACAACACTGCGGCTAATGGCTATGCAAGTATAAGTTATCATTGGGAAGAGGCAGAAGCTTAATGGCTACAATGGTTACACAAAAGTGCCAACGATGTAAGAATCCGTTTGAAGCAAGGCTTGCAGATGTAAAGCGAGGGTGGGGTAAGTTTTGTTCTAAATCCTGCAAAGCTATTAAGCAAGAAGCTCGCACTGGCCAGTACAAAAAGATCCTTAAGGATCGTCACTATCATACCGAGTACGGTGGTATACCATCTTATGATAAGAACGGCGAGTATGAAGGGTTTACTGCAATATGGACTGATGAAGATTTTGATAGTCCAACTTTTAGGTAATTACGGATATGCCAAGTAAAAGAACAATAATTGAAATACTTTTTTTGGTAGCGTGGTTTCTCTACGCTACCATTTCTTATGAGTATGAACTCATACCTGCTCCGGGTGTAGTGGATATGGGCAACGGCGTTTATCTTTACACCATTTAACTGCGTTAATTTTGCTGTAAAGTTTAATATTTTACAGCAAAAAATCATGTGTTAAAGCTGGTATCCAGCGCGTAAATTATAAAGTAATACAATGTATTAGCAAAAACAAAACAAAACAAAAAAGGAGATTATATGTTAAACTCAATATCAAGCGTATCAGCAATACTATCAGATGCCAAATATGTTATGGAAGTATTCGCTAAACAAAAAGAAGCTCAACAACCTATTGTTACTCCAGAGAAAGCATTGCATTCTACACAAGTGATGAACAAGGTGCATAACGATCAATTAGCAAAAGATCCAACGTGGATTAATGGAGTTCACTGCCATGGCTCACTTAGCCGACATAACTACACATACTCTTATACGGGTCAAACACCAGTTGCAATCCAGTAAGTAATTTGCTATAATATATTTTTAGTTAAACAACAAAGGAGCATTATGTCAAAGGCACACACTAAAGAAATTAGTATCTATTTAGAAGATGTCCAATGGATCGATCTACGTTATTTTAGATCGTGGTTAGAGAAACATGATGCATCTGAAGCAGCAACAATGCATCAAATCGTTGATAAGTTATGGCATGGAGATACTGACATCAATTGGAGATCCATGCCTGCAATCAAACAATGGCTTATGACTATTGAACATGATGTTGCAACAAAATTGTATGATTTAATTGAACACTTGCAAGATAGGGTGTTAGATACAGATGTACTAACACCTAAAGAAATCTATGGTTGGGAAATTAATGATACAGCTATAGAACACACCCCTAAACACCTTAAGTTGGTTGTTAGCAATTACTTTAGGCCTCTCGAAAGAATTGATCAGCCTGCAAAGCCTGACCCAGTATTAACTTTGGTATAATTACCACTTGCTTACCAGTGCATAGTATGTTATACTATGCACTTACTAACAACAACTGCGGAGCGCACTATGCAATACACACGTGAATATCTAATTAGATTAATCGATCGTAGCTACTCTTTGATTCAAGAGCCTGGGTTGTATTCAGATGCTGAACAAATAGAATTGCTTGATGATTTGCAAGATGCAATTGATGCCGAAGTTGAAATTGCAGATACCTGGGAGTAATCATGAAACGAGTATTGTTAGCATTAGCTTTATCATCTAATGTAATGGCTGAGCCATTAGTTACTATTCCAGCATACAAAGACCCTACTGGGTTTTATGCACACGTTCGCTGTTCAGGCCAGAACCTATACGAAGTATGCCCGACTAAACTTGAAGTGAACTGTTGTGTAGAGGCACAAGCCCCCAAACAGATTCACTTGCCGCGCACAGATACACGAGCGCAACTGCGTAAGATTGACCCAACCGCGGACTACCGCTATAACTATCGAATTCAATAACTAAAAGGAACACATGAAACAACACGTAATTACCGCTATCAACATCTTCTGTTACTTTACTACGGCTGCCATATTATCAGCGTTTATATGGGTGTTTACAGGCCCGGCTGATACTAGCCCAGAGGGTGAACAATTTCATCAATGTATGGACACAGCTAAGACATTAGCACCAGACGCTGATACTAAGCTAATGATCCAACGTGGATGCTTTGGTAACTACTTAATTGGTGTAGGCCAACAGATTGGCAAATCCGAATAGCAAATATACGGCGTAGTAGTGATTTCTACTACGCCATCCCTCTTTAAGGAACTATCATGCACTTTATAACATTAAAAAGAGTAGTCAATAAATCAACAGTACAAGTAGACACATTTGAAATAGACATTAGAGTAAAAGACATTGTAGCATTTCATGATGGCCTGATTGTAGTAGGCGCCCATCAGTTCCATGTAATTGAATCAAGAAGAGACATCCACGATAAAATTCGTAAAGCAGATACAACATGGGAATAATTCCGACTAACCCGCCACCGAGCATGCCACTGCAGACATTGCAAAGTTCATATTTTTCAAGTCCTGTGATTAGCAACAGCCATATGCAAGAGTTAAGGACAGGACTTAGCGAACAAATTATTAAGCCAGTACTTAAATGGGCAGGTAGAACGATGTTAAACTTAGACCTAGCTCCTAGGTCACAAAACAAAATGTCATTTGACGAAGCTCAAATGTATATTCTCTTTTGTAAACACAATGGATACAAGAACTGGAGACTTCCAACGCGTGAAGAATGGGAAACTATTAACGGTTGGGAGACACCTGTATGGTTAGTTGAAAAGGACAACGTAGTAACGGATAAAGACTGGTATGCACAACCAGTACGGGACAAGAAATGATAGAGCTAGCGCCACATGAGCTATGGAAGTATGACGTAAACAAACATGAAGCTAGGCTGTACATATTCATGCTTAAAGGCTATAGAATGGGTACATTAGGAGAGATGCAATCATTAATCGACGCTATACGAGAAGTTGATCATGAAATGTGGGACGCATGGACACTAGATGCAATAGATAGCGACGCTATACCAGACGACGAAACCGGAACAGCTATACCACTGAGAGATATAACATGATAGAATATGGAAAGAAATCAGAAAACGATTTAAACTACGATGCGGCATTTATGTATTGCTTTTGGCATGAGCCAGTGGGCACTTGGAGGCTTCCGACTGAGCAGGAATACTTCCAAAAGATGCGACTAAAACACCCAAGTAGTATAATTCCCACTTGGTATGAAGATAGAGATCAGCTTGCAGAGAAAGTACATCAACAACCTGCTAAAATGCGAGTAGTGCCTGTACGATCGCTATGACCCAGGTTAGTTACTATGCTAATAATATAAGGTTTCACCATTTGATTGAAGTAGCTCCAACGTCTAATGAAATGATGACGTACGACCATGCTAAGATGTATATCATGTTCTATGAACACAATGGACATAGAGATTGGAGGTTGCCTACGTTACAAGAATGGCTAAGCCATAATCCGCCATTGATAGGGTGGGATGATCACGGAGAACATATTAGTGATATAGTTCGTTATGTAACCCCAGTAAGAGACCTATGAAACTTGAACTAGCTCCTCCATCTATTCAACTACACAGAGATGAAGCATTCCTATATGTTTGGACGTGTACACACAACAACAAGTATGACTGGCGTCTGCCTACCCTACATGAATCAAGCAAAAATAGTCTTACTGGCTGGAATGAATATGACTTATATGTATTTGCACATGAGATATCATACGACCCAATCTATTGGACAATTACCCCAGTGAGAGACTTATGATTGAATTAGCTCCAGTATCTACAGAAAGGATGACCTATGACAATGCTAAATTGTACATCCTGTTCTATGAATATAATGGCTATAGAGATTGGCGTCTGCCTACATTCACTGAATGGATCACCCGCGACGATGTATATGGGTGGGATGATACAGAACCATCAATTGATTATGGTCCAAAACTTCGTGTTGTAACCCCAGTGAGAGACTTATGATTGAAATAGCCCCAAGATTCGCACAACGTATGACATACGACGAAGCCATATTAAACTTATTCATGTTTGTACATAATGGAAAGAAAGACTGGCGCATGCCTACCGAATACGAATACTACTACGGTACCGCCCGAGCTATAGAGAAGTCGTGGCATCGCGAAAAAGTAGATGAGTTTACTAACTGGTACTTAACCCCTGTGAGAGATGTCAAATTTGTTTACATACCCAGCATAACGTGTTATAATAAAGACATACTGTTTAATAAGAGATACAGATGATAGAACTAGCACCTAAAGAACTATGGCTTGAACAATCTACACAAAACGAAGCATTGATGCACATATTCTTCCAAAAGGGTTATCGCTTGCCTACATTTGAAGAACTACCTCAAATGAGACAAATACTAAACCGAGAAGTAATATTAGTGTGGACTGAAAACACAGTACGTGACCCATTGTTTGAAATGTTTGATCTAGATAACAGGTCATTGCTTCCGTTTAAAGCTAAAGTTATTCCAGTGAGGGATGTATGTTAGAGTTTGGACCGAGATTAGAAAGAGGTATCAACTCGTATGAGTTAATATCTCAAGGCATTAACTCATATGATGATGCGTTTTTGGCCTGTTTAACATGTGACCATAGGGGATATTATGATTGGCGTTTACCAACCAGAAAAGAGTATTTTGACGAGGATTTAATGTCTGGAGCGTGGTATGAAAGCAAGCCATCATGGCGCAGAGCATGGTATGTAGTACCAGTGAGGGATAAATGTTAGAAATAGGCCCATGCTCATCTCACACACTAATATTAGATGAAGCCTGGCTATACTGTATTACACTAGAACATAACGGACATAGAGATTGGAGATTGCCTACTTGGCAGGAAATGAATAGCCATCAAATGCGAAACTGTAGAGGCTGGACGAACCCGTACTATCTTAGTTCTAGTCTTAGCCAAATGCTTGTTTACCCAGTGAGAGATTTATGATTGAAACAGGATACCAATCAGCACAACAATTAGAGTATGACGAAGCACTGCTGTATTGTTATACCTGTACCGATAGACAAAAATATGACTGGCGTATGCCTACATCAAAAGAACACAACCACTTCCCAGCTACTACTTGGCATATTGATAGAATACCCGATATGGTCCTATGGATGGAACTTTATGTAATTCCAGTGAGAGATAAAGATGTTTGAACAAGCACCTATGATCAAGTATGTTACTATAGACGAAGCTGAACTGTACACGATGACGCTAACCTATAACAATCACTACGATTGGAGGCTCCCTACTATAATAGAACTACGTCACGCTACGCCTGATATATCCAAACGCCCAGTATGTTGGCATCAGCATGATCTTATGGGTCAGTTGGATGATATGAAATGCGCATTGATCCCAGTGAGAACTATATGATTGAATTAGGACCACATGACGACTGCTTTGTAACGATAGACGAAGCAATGTTATACATCTATACCCTAACCCACAACAACAAATATGACTGGCGTTTTCCGACAGCAGCAGAATATGATGACACTGATGAGATGCCTCCTATGACCTGGCATAGCACCTGGTATGACTATACCGTACATTACGCTAATGATTCAGAACGAGCAGTTTACCCAGTGAGAGATATAGATGATTGACATACACACAAACAGTAAACTGGTCTCATACACAGAAGCCGAACTATATGCTTGGACTTGTACCAATCAAGGCTATTATGATTGGCGATTACCTAACTTTGATGACCCTATACCATTCTTTATGCAAACCGAATGCTGGATTTCCTATACGTTGCCATATACTGATTACTTCGCAGAAGGCAGAACAATAGTAGTAGTGAGAGATAAAGATGATTGAAGCTAAACTTGTATCACACTCAAAATCGTGTGAAGAAGCTGAACTTTACATTTGGACACTAACACACGAAAACAAGTACGATTGGCGTTTTCCAACACGCGATGAATGCGTAAAACTTACAGGTGGTCCAATATGGTGTGATTCACTAATCAAAAGTCCATATATAGAGCCACTCGACCGCTTTTATTTAATAGCAGTGAGAGATACAGATGCTTGAGTTTGCTAGTCAATCCCATTTACTCCCTTATTACGAAGCTTGGCTTTACTGCGTTACTTGTACTCACAACAACAAGTATGACTGGCGATATCCTACTATTGGAGATGTATGGGAGCATCCGCAGATTCTCAAGAATAATTTTACACCACCATACGACTTGTTCTACATAACCCCAGTGAGAACTCAAGATGATTGAACAAGCTACTACTAAACGGCGTGACTTCTCATATGACGAAGCTTGGCTATACGTAGCCACTTGCACCCATAAAAAGAAATACGATTGGCGCATGCCTACTATGCTAGAACACTTTGGAAGAAAGTATCGACCTCTGATACTTGGACAATGGTATGAGCGAGACTATTTTGAACACCGAACATACGTAACCCCTGTGAGAACAAACGATGATTGAAGCAGCCCCTATGTCACATTTAATGCCATACAACGATGCATTCTTATATGCGATAACTTGCACCCATAACGACAAGTATGACTGGCGAATGCCAACTGCTGGCGACTTCTCCAATAATGTTAAACTAAGAACAACTGATCAACGCCGCAACATACAATTTTGTCCTATCAGAGGATCAAGAGATGATTGAACTAGCCCCACGAACACCGGAACTTATGGACTATGACCTAGCTTGGCTATACTGTATTACACTTGGCCACAATGACTGTTATGACTGGCGTATACCAACAGCCGACGAATATAAGAGTTCTCGGTGTAGTTTGTCTTGGCATGAAACTAGATATATGTTCCTAGATCCATTATATCATGTAACCCCAGTGAGAACTAACAATGATTGAACAAGCCCCTAAGACTACTGACAAATTTGATGCCTATAGTGCCGAAATTTACATATACACTTGCACACACGACAACAAGTATGACTGGCGAATGCCTACTATAAGAGAATGTGCAGACTTGATTATAACCGGTAGTTGGAATGCTAGTGATTTTAACCATATGACAATGTCCCCACATAGGTGGAAGGTAACCCCTGTGAGAACTAACAATGATTGAATATGGCCTTAAATTAGAAAAAGTCGTAGCCTATGACACAGCTTGGTTATACTGCGCTACACTAACACACGACAACAAGTACGACTGGAGATTACCAACCAACACAGAATGGCATAAGTTCTTTAGACAAGACCCAGTTGCACCAAACTATTCACGGGTTTGGTATAAAGATAGACTCACACCATATCAGTGGTATTGCTTACCGGTGAGAACTAACAATGATTGAACTTGCTATACGACCTCAAGAAGAAATGGATTACGATACTGCATGGCTGTATTGTCTAACACTTGACTATAACGGACATAAAGATTGGCGATTGCCTACAGGAACTGAATATACTACTACGGATGCGCTATCATTTAGTTGGTTTGAAGAAAGAAAAACCGGCGAAAGATGGGTATGCCAACCAGTAAGGACTATAAATGATTGAACTAGCCCCAGAAGCAAAAGAATATATGAACTATGACACCGCCTGGCTATACTGCGCTACGCTAACCCGCAACAACAAGTATAACTGGCGATTACCGACTCATAGAGAATACAACAGATCCCTACTTATAATGAATTGGTTTGAAGATAGATATCGTATCTTGGGATTGGGCGATGCGCGTGACCTTCATGTAACCCCAGTAAGGACTATAAATGATTGAACTAGCACTACAAACACAACAAGAAATAACTTATGATCTAGCTTGGCTATACTGTATTACACTTGACTACAATGGCCATAAGGACTGGCGACTACCAACAGCTAACGAATATAAAAGTTTTCAGTTTACATCAGCTTGGCATGAAGGTAGATTTCAAGTTCTACAAGAATATTATGTACTCTATGTAATCCCAGTGAGAACCTTATGATCGAACTTGCTCCCTACTTATACCAAACGAAACAAGACGATGCGTTCTTATTCATTATTACTTGCACACACAAAGACAAATACGACTGGCGTTTCCCTACTATGTTTGAAATCTTATATAGTGGTATGTTTGAGAATTTAGATCCATGGAGATCTGATAATGTATATCCTAAACTTATTCACTTGATTGACTTGACATACACAGCTGTTCCGGTAAGAGATTATCCTTTTCCAACTAGACCTCCCGGACTTTATGTACAAAAGCAATGAATAAGTAGCTTATCCATAAAAAAGCAACATAATTGTAGCAAAACAAAAAGAAAACAACTTATCCATTGCTTACTTATAGTAAGCAATGACTATAGTGATAATATAAACTCTTTACACACCATAACACACTATAGTATAATAACAAACAGTAACAACAGTCCAAACTATAGTAGCAATACACGCTATACTATAGACTATAGTGATAAACGCTATAGTAAGAGTACAAGAGATCTCTCGTATAGCGTGACTATAGTGAACTATAGTAATAAGACAAATAGGCCCCGCTGTACATATATAGAGATTGATGCTGTACGATGAGAGGCTTTGAATTTTCTTTTGAGATTTGGTAAACAATGAGAAGATTGATGGGAGGCCTATGGGATTTGTGGGGACAAATGGTAAACAATGTGAAAAATACGGTTTTGAGTGGGGTATTCATTGTAGCTACCCCTGCCTCCACCCAGCCAATCAAAACTTCATTAAGTATATAGACAATGGTAAAATAGTGCCAAAATAGTGCTTTACTTTGCCAAAACAGTGTGTTATACTGTGCGCATACTTTAATTTAATAGGAGCGCAACAATGTTCATGTTCATATTCTCCACCGCTGTTACTATAGTAGTAATTGGTATAGTAGTTTGGCTCGGTTGGTTAGTACTCAGTGTGGGATTAATCTGCGGAGGAATATTTGCCTGGGAAGACACGCAGAATATAGCGTGGTTAGGACTATCGGCATTAGGATTGTGCTTTGCAAGCGCGGGATTGCGGTAAACAAACCATTTGACAGTCATACTATACTATAGTATAATATGCACTTACTATAAAACAACGGAGCAACTATGTCTACAGCAACACTACAACCGCGTATTATATCAACAGACATGCCGCGTGCTACTATAGCGCAAAGAGCAGTAGAACCTGCAGTACACGAAACAGATGACCAGATCGTAGATAGGTTACGCACTCGCTTTACTATACTAGAAGACATGACCAAAGCAGTAAAGAAAGGTGATGTACGAGCAATGATAGTAAGTGGACCACCTGGAGTTGGTAAGTCATTTGGTGTAGAAGCAGTGTTATCAAAGAACGACATGTTCGCTGCTATAGCGCAAGATCCGAGTCTAAAGAAGTATGAAATCGCAAAAGGCAATATATCAGCATTAGGACTATATCAATTACTATGGCAATACCGCGATAAGAAGTCTATAGTAGTGTTCGATGACTGTGATAGTGTACTGTTCGACGATATCGCGTTAAACCTGTTAAAGGCTGCGTTAGATAGCGGTCGAAACAGATGGATCAGTTGGCACACAGAATCGCGAATACTGAAAGAAGCAGGTATTCCAAACACATTCAACTTTGAGGGCGGATGTATATTCATTACTAATGTTAAGTTCGATCATGTTCGTAGTAAGAAGTTAAAGGACCATTTGGAAGCTCTTGAGTCACGTTGCCACTACTTGGATCTTACTATAGACACAGATAGGGAAAAGATGTTGCGCATCAAGCAAATCATAAGCGACGGTATGCTTGACAAGTATGAGTTCGAGAACAACGAGCAGCAAGAGATCTTAGACTATATAGACACACATAAGCACAAGATGCGCGAACTAAGTTTGCGTATGGTACTCAAAGTCGCAGATTTGCGTAAGAGTATGCCAAACACATGGGAGTCAGTAGCTTCCGTGACGTGTATGCGACCAAAACGATAATTATCAGTTGCATACTATAGTATAGTATGATTCGCTCCCATACTATACTAACCTCTTACTATAGTGTAAACTCGCTCCTTATACTATAGTTACTTCAAAGACTCAAAATGAATTCGCTCCTCGTTTTGGGTCTTTTTCTTTATATTAAAAACCGGACCCTGTACTCTGGTACTAGGTCGGTCTATAAATGCAAAAAACGGCAAAAACATGGGGCTACAGACCGCTAACGACGCGGGCCAAAAACCAAAGATGAGTCTTAATTATAGGTGCCTGGATACTAAAAAGGCCCCGCTGTACATATCGGACTATGCGCATTATATATGAATATAGTATAACACATATACGCGTGGAAGTAAAGAGTTAATTAGTTCTTTACAAACCATTACTATAGTGTTATACTATACACATATTAACAACTAACGGGGTAAGCAGTATGAAGCTATGTAATGTACCGCAGGACTTATTAGCAAAGCAAGTTATAATAGACACCATTCCAGACATTGCCTCTATAGTAGTAATATCTGGAGTATTAGTTGGATCGTATTATCTGTTTAGGTTATTAAAAGATGAGTTCAATGGATCGGATGTGTTTACCTATGTATGTGTAATGATTGTAGCATGGTTAGGTGGGATTGCGATGATCTCTCACTTGCTCACACATATAGTAACAGCATTCGCCAATCCAGAGTATGCCGCAATGGTTAAGTTTGCCGCAGAGTGCGCCAAATGATCCGCGCTGCCATTCTCGCTACTATAGTAGTAATGCCGGTGAATGCGGATGTATATAGATATACCGGACCGGATGGACGAGTTTGGTTAACTGATCATCCTCCGGTAGTTGTTAAACCAGAAGTCCAAACAGCTGCCAAACCAGTTCGCCAAGACCCTGCTACTATAGTAAAGACTGTGACTAAACCATTAACTCGATGGGAAGTCAATCATTATGTCCATAAAGCCGCAGTTAAGTATGGAGTAGATGAGAAGTTAGTACATGCAGTGATAAAGACTGAGAGTACATATAGGAAAGCGGCAGTGAGTAAGAAGGGCGCAGTTGGATTGATGCAGTTGATGCCAGCTACTGCTAGTAGGTTTGGAGTAAGTGATCGATTAGATGAAAAGCAGAATATAGATGGAGGGGTTAAGTTCCTTAAGTTCTTATTAGATACATTCAAAGACCCAAAGTTAGCGGTTGCGGGTTACAATGCGGGCGAGCATGCAGTGATGCGACATAAGAATAAGATACCTCCATATCCCGAGACAGTGAATTATGTGGGATTGGTGATGGCGGCATACAACGAATAAAAAGTTCTTTACAAACCATATAGCATTTGCTATACTATATACACTTTAATATATACGGAGTTACACAAAATGTCGTTTTTATATAGTTTCACAGTGTTTACTACTATAGTATTGTTAAGCGCAATCGCATTGTTGAACTGGTATGAGATTGTGATATAATTAGTTCTTTACAAACCAAAACTAGTTTGCTATACTATATACAAGTTAAACAACAATGCGGAGCGTGTTATGCAAGCTAAGATAAAACAATTAGTTGAAAAAGCAAACAAGTATGCCATTTGGGAAAACGTGGAAACGGCGTACTATGCTAGTCCGGAGATAGTTGGCTACAATGCAAAGGGCAAACGGGTTCTGAGAAGAGTTGAAAGATTATTGAAAGCGGTTTAAAAACTTCTTTACAAACCAAAATTGTTTTGCTATACTATATGCAAGTTAAACAACAATGCGGAGCGTAAAAATGTACAAGTTACAAATTACTACCACTAGCAACAACATCGTTACTATCTACTTTAACACTAACATCACAGTGTCGGAGTATAAAAATAGAAACACAGGAATTATGGAAACTTCAGTACAAGATGGACGTCACAACAACGGCGGCTGGACAACACTTGAGAGCGCAGAGAGCATTGTGGCGCGTATTGATGCGTTGATTGCTGAAGGCAAGCGGTAAACAAAGTGCTTGCTAATTTGTTTTGTTGCTGTATAATATGCAACAAGTTAGCAAGCAAGCTAATTTAACTAAGCAGTACAATTTAACTTTACTATTTCGGAGCGTACAACATGGCTAAAATTATTACTAACACTATCGCAGAAAAAACATTCACAGTTGCCGGCGTAAGCAACTTAAAAGGTGTGTACAAATTGCGTGTAGCGAACAGCACGGGGCGCGGCAAAGTGTTACAAGCAAACGGGCACACAGACATTAGATTAATTGAGTTGCCAAACGCAATGACAAAATTGGAAGCTGCGGATTACTTGTACAGCTTGGAGTTTGATACAAAGTTAATTGAGGACAACGATCCATTGGCAATATACTTTACGGATATTGATGCGCAACAGGCGTTTGCGGACTTTTACGCTAAAGCTAAAGTGGTAGCACCAACTGTTGCTACAGTAACAGAGGCAGCTGAGGATGTAGACTTTGCTGAAGCAGCTGAGTTACTGGAAGCTGACTTAGCAGTAGCATAAGGCAAAAGGCCCCGCTGTACTATATGTGTATGGCGGGGCGGTTACTTACTTTATTAGGAGCAATAAGATGAGAGACTTCAAAGATCCATTTGACACTGATGACTTGTTGGAAGACAACAAGGTAAAGCTAACTGATCTGCCTGTATTGGAATCAGAAGACTGGGATGCCGATGTAGATGACTTCCTAGGTGAGATTGACGATCACAATTGGGACGATTGGGACTAGACACTCCAAAAAAGTATGGCAAACGGTAAACAAAGTTCTTTACAAGCCGTTTGCTATACTATATAATATACACTTACTTAACAACAACAAGCGTGTACTACTATGCCAAAAACTATTAATCCTGTTGTAATCGCTACCCTCAAACAATGTGTTACTAACTTTAATGCCCAAGCAAAAGAGTATGCTGAAGCAGATGAATGGGACTTTATGGACTTAGCAATTGAAGATGGCAAGTACAACCAAAAGTGTTTACTTAGTTATATGAAGAGTGGCGACTACGATCAGTTAATCAACTCGCTGGTATATCAAGATACGCTACCAAGAGAACGAGTTATATATGCAATGATGGAAGCTGGCTGCTATCCAGAGGGGTGATAAACGAGTAACAAAGTTCTTTACAACCAGCGCATACTATAGTATAATATGCGCTTACTTAACTTAATAGCGTGTATAAAACTATGTCAAATTCTCGTATAGCAACATTAAACTCATTCGTAGCAGCCACTAAAGCAACTGCTATTACCGTCCCATACACTATGTCAACATTCTATCGTCCATGTCCGGGATATGAACTAATCCTAACTGATGGATGGTATAGCTACTTTGCAGACGATATTGAAGTAACGAGTGCAGGTGTTATATTTTACCACGACCTCGAAGGCAACTTACACGAAGCAGAGTGGGGCGATGGCGAGGAGTATAGCATACACTGTGAACTTGAAGTAGCAACCGCATAACTCATAACACGGCGAGCACCTAGCGTGCTCGTTTTTTTGGTCGTCCCTGAACCGGAATGCCGGTCCTATGAGCTACCACCATTTTGGTTTTATTTATCATCGATATATCGGTCCTAGGATATAATCGGCATTCCGGTTCAGGGACGACACGGGGCGCGGAACTGCGATAAAATTACCACTTTACAACCAATACGCAGTTTGCTATAATATGTGCAAGTTAGCAATAGTGCTAACTTATAACTATAGCGTGTATATTATGCAAAAACAACTATATATCCCAAGTGCCGCACGTATTGCTTACATTAACACGCTTACACGCCGTTTGCGTACACAAGCCAAAAACTCTAAATCGTTTCTCGAAACAAACAATGCAATCAACAAGTTCTATGTAGAGGAACTTGAAGCTGCGGACGCAGTAGCGCGTGGCGAATATGTAGAACACGCAGGATAAAAACTGCTTGCTAACTTGTACATAGTTTGCTATAATATGTGCAAGTTAGCAATGTTGCTAACTGTTACAAAACTTTATATAACTTTCGGAGCGTATCGTATGTCAAAATTACTAAAAAACACTGTTAACGCAATTAACGCAATAGTAAACAGCAAAACCGAGGAGTTCAAGCTTCCAGCTTATGTGGTGCTTGCTGATGTTAAACGACGCAACGCGGAAAACGAATGCTTGTACAACGAACAGCAGTTACTTGCTGGGGAAGCGTTGTTAGCAGGTATTGAGGATGTGTACTTATGCAGTAGAGTTTTTTTGAACTACAGACAACGCTTTATTGCAGTTAAAGTCAACGCACCGAGCTTTAAGGACAAAGTAAGTTTACGCGCTGCGAAACTAGATGCGTGGTGCGATGCAAACGGCATTGTTAAGGAGTATACGAGACACGGACACATTGTATACAGAGCTAACACGGACGCACTGGATAACATAAGCACAGTGGCTGCATAGGCCCCGCTGTACATATACACACGCGCAGGCTACACGGTAAACAAAGTGCTTGCAATGCGCGTGTGTATAGCGTATAATATGTTTTTACATTAAAGCAAAACGGAGCGCAAATGCAATACAATAACACTTACCCACAACGCCCATATTGCACTACGTGCGGGGACTTAGAGGTACTATACAACATGGAAACAGATGAGCTTGAACCATGTTGGGATTGTGAGCAAACTGAATCAAATGACTTTAACGATAAAGCGGAGCGTGTATAATGGCAACAGGTATCATGAACAACGAAGTTAAACAAAAACAAGCAGCCGAACTAGCTCAACGCGTAGCAATGTTCTTAGCAACCGGCGGCGCAATTAAAACGACTAAAACGGGACGCAGAGGACGCACAACTGTTTCACAAGTCCACACTCCCCGAGTTGTGGTAGTAGAGAAACAACGATACACATGGGACGAGGCTACACAGGATTTGGCATCAATGGGCTTGTTGGACAAACAGGTAAAAGCTGCTATCAAAGCACGCCGATAGGAGAGCAACATGACTATACAGACGCAGTTGAGAAACCATATTAAGTTTCTAAGTACCTTAAATGAGAACTTAGATGCAATCCACAACTCCATACAAGAGAACAATGAAGTGTTCCGGTTAGTATCGAGTGGCTTCCAAAGACTCCCTGCTAAGGATCGCAAGACAGCTTCGAAAGTAATGTTAGATCAAATATCAATACACACTAACTGCCAGCAAATGGATGTAGTCACAATAGTCGAGCAACTCCATTATACAAGTTTAATCGGTACAGTGAGTACAACGGAAAGTGATGTGTATGACTTAGTGTACTGCATTGATATTCCAACAATGATCAATCGTATGAAACATCAACACGCCAGTTTAATGACAATGTAGAAACTCCGTTGAACGGGCGCAGTGATGCGCTCGTTTTTTTGAACAGTATTATAACCGGCATTCCGGATAGACCCCGCTGTATATGTGTGTACCGGCATTCCGGTCCGTGGTTGAATCAGTTAATCGGCATTCCGGTCCGTGGTTGAATCAGTTAATCGGCATTCCGGTCCAGGGACAATTCCATATGCATCACCGGCATATCGCATACGTGATCACACGGATATAAACTTGTAAAATAAATTTGCATTGTTTGTTGTTTACTGTATAATAAGCATTGTAGCAATATTGCTACGTTAACTTAAAAGTGTATATTATGCAAACATTAAACACAGCAACAAAAAACGCAATTAACACAACAACAGCTAACACAAGCAAAGTGCCCGGAATGTATCCGAGCAACACGAGTATACTGGCACTATTGGCGGACGCTGGGTTTGCCGAAGAGTGGAGCACAACGACACATCCGACGCACGTGGTATTAAAGATAGCAGCGATATACAACGAGCATAAGGCAGCAGTTGAGGACATTTGGAATAACGATGCTGCAATGGATGCGTGTATAGCGGAAGTTGAGGAGCATGCGGACTTAGTGGACTACATAAACTACACGGCACTGCAGGACGCAGTGTTTGTGTACGATTGCTTATGCTGCAGCGGACTATAGAGTAACACGAAGCACACGGACGTGCAAACAAACTAACTTAATGATAATTTGGAGCGTAAAGATGAAAACGGTACAAGAATATACAGCAGTATTGAGCGCAAGACTAATTGATACACGAAGCCGTAGACAAGCCGAACGCACACGGGATGCCATACTACGCGAACGCCGCGAGAATAAAGAAACAATGAAGTATGCGGACTTTGTGGCGCTTAGAGCTAGCGCGTTAGTAGACTAATTGGAGAGCGAACAATGACTACGCTATTTGTTTTGAAAGTTATGATGTTTATTGGCGCACAGGAAATTGAGAACACATTCATATATCCAACTGAAGCGGAGTGCCAACAACACCGGGCGATGGAAGTACAGCTACTAGACAGACTGAACGAAACGGTACTAACAGGGTACGCGACACGATGCGATGTGGCAAAGGACAGTGATATGGTTAACACGAAGTAGTGATTTGTGAACTAACGGGCACTTCGGTGCTCGTTTTTTATGGCATGTCATTATTCGACATATCGGTCTCGGGACACAATCGATATATCGGTACAGACATAGCATCGGCATTCCGGTTTCTCGATATATCGGTCCTTCGGCGGCTGCGGATCCATGGATATAAACTTGTAAAATAAATTTGCATTTTGTTTTTACTATGCTATACTATGTGCAAGTTAGCAATAACGCTAACTGTTAACTTAACTATAGTACACTACAATGCAAAATACTAAACAACAACAAGTTACACGTTTTTTAAACAAACAAGCGCAAGCACACAAACAACAATACAGCACTGCGGCACAAACGGGCTTTATGGATCACGTAGTAACAGCTTTGGAGTTTATGATTGTTGCGGTTCCGTTTGCTATTGCAATAGTTGGATTTTGCGGTGCATTTAATTAATAAAAAACGCTTGCAATTTAAAATAACAAGCGTATAATATAAAGCGTGTTAAGCAATAACGTTTAACACGCGCTTTTTAACAATTTAACTATAGTGTGTATATTATGCAAACAATAACAGCTACGTGCAAACAAGCACAAAAAAACAGTAATAACGCAATGCAACAAGCAATGCTGCAAGTGCTTAATGCTTATGTTGCAACAAACAAAGTAACAGCAACAAAGCAAAAACACGCTAAAAAAGTAACTTACACAGCAAATAAAAACTATGTTTTATGCTATGTAACACGCGCTTTTGTTGCAAATATTTGTTTTGCAAGTGCTAACAGTGTAAGTTATACGCTAACACTTGCGCAAAATGCTAACTTAACGCAAGCAAATATTAACAATGCTTACATTAAGTGTGTAACTAAAAAAACGTTTAACAAGTATGTTAACAAAGTTAAAAACACTGTAATTAACTAAGCAATAAATAATGCAAGCACTTTTTACAGTGCTTGCATTTTAACACTACAAATAGGAGTAACGACAATGGCAAGACGATCAGACCGAGCAACTACAGCAAACAAAAAAGCAGTTCGTCGAGTACTAAGACGTAACAAGAAGTAGTAAATAGGCCCCGCTGTAGCATTACATGATATTGAAACGTATGGCACACATTGACCCCGCTGTACGGATACCTTAACTAACATTTCTATCTACCATACCTAATACACACGCTCCACTTAACCCTGTATGTGCCGCATAACACATATGGGGTTTCCTTTTGATCGATCCATCAAACATAACGGCATTCCGGTCATTGGAGACTCTTGGAGGTTTGGTATTCGATAAACTAACTATACTTGACTATTCGAAATGCCATATGCTATAATACCCCGCTGTAACATAGCACGTTTTAGTATATGCGTGTAACACTTACACAATATTAAAACAATATATGTAAAATTTACGTTTTAACGCATGTACACAGCACGTTTATACACTAAGCAATACAGCTATAGCACTATACACAATAAAACAGCTTACACGCAAATTTTGCGCTAGTTAGTATGGATTGTATGATATTCCATATAGAGGAATCACCATGCTATATCAATACCCCGCTGTAAGGTTACACGGTTAAACACATACTTGCATTTTATACGTTTACTTGCTATAATATATTTTTTTAACTTACTTACTATAACAACAATGCTAACACAAAAATTATATATGTATAACATGTCCAGCGCAACCAAATTGCGTGTAATGATGACACACGGTGATGCAGCCGCTAGACTAATCACAAAGGTTAAACGAGTTAAAGGATATCAGGCCCCGCTGTAGGATCGTGTGGGCAGGCTAGGATTGAACAGGCATCTGGTTAGGTGCCTGATACACACAAACTATGCAACCGGAATGCCGATAGCTTTTATTATATCTAAACCGATATGTCGATGAAGGTACAGTGGAACGGATTGGTAGGTGCATGGATGGTATTAGAATGGAACGATTTGACATCGAATGGTTGACATCGGTACCGGCCGTTATGGTGTATACGATTACGGTACGAATTAAGTGTGTGTTTTATTATGCACTGTTTTGGTGCTATAAAACAAAATAAAAAAGTGCAACCCTTTCGAGTTGCACTCATTTGGTGCTATCTGTAAATTAAAGGCATTGATAACACGCTAATACGTTCGCCATTACGCATTAAAAGAATGCGCCCACCTGTTTTGTCATTGTCTAACACTCGCACAATATTACGCGCGTCAATGTCTACAATCTCTTGGCACTCATTTGGTGCAATGGTGTCAAATAACCCGTTATTTAATAATACTTTCATGTTTTAAATTCCTTAAATGAGTTAAAAAAGTGCATCATCTTATTGATGATGCACTATTGTGAAGCGTTAGCCGAAAATACCGTCTTTTTCTACAATATCCAAGTCTACCAATTCGCCTTCACTTTGTGCAATCGCTGATTGACTATGTGAGTTAATGAATGTATTTAGTGCATTCAAGTGATTTTCAGTAAACCCGTTGATTCTTTTTTGTGCATCGCAAATATCTTTGTATTCGTCATAGTTATTGCGTAAAAATAGTGCCGCTGTCAATTCAGATACAGCACGGTTTAATTGCACCATGAACACTTCAGAATGTGCATGAACACCACTTTCTTTCACCTTATTTAAGTGCAACCAACGTGCTTTACAAGTTAAACCGTCGCCCGAAAAACGTGCTTTGTAGCCTAGACGATGATGCAAGCTAACACCCACACCTTGCACTACTTTTGCGCCATTGCCGAAAGTGTTTGTTGTTGTTTGTTGTGCAAAATTTGACATAATATCACCTATTTAAAGTATGTTATGCGCTTTTTTTGTGCATACTTAATGCACAATAAATGCGCGTTAAAAGTAAAGTAAAAATAAATTGTTAAAAAGCTAACTTAAAAATGCGTTTTTTTATGCGCTTGTTTTTTTAAGTTGTGCATAGTTTACAGCATATAAAAAAAAAGTAAAATTTAATTGCAATTTATTTTTACAATTTAGCACTAAAAATGCGCATTTTTAAAAAAAGTGTATAAAAAACAATAACTTATAATTTAAAAATAATTTTATTTAATGCGCATTTTTTGCGCATAATGCGCATTTATAGCGTTTTTAATGCGCATTTTTAGTGCTATATATTGCAAGCGCATAGCAAGCGCATAGCAAGCGCATAGCACAGGCCCCGCTGTTAGCGCATAGCAAGCGCATAGCATAGCAAGCGCATAGCATAGCAAGCGCATAGCATAGCAAGCGCATAGCATAGCAAGCGCATAGCATAGCAAGCGCATAGCATAGCAAGCGCATAGCATAGCAAGCGCATA